TTAAATATATATTTATATAAAAGAAAGAAAAAAGAAATATATAAAGAAAAAAGAAAGAAAATGGAAATAATAACAGAAACAGACATTTCAAGCAACCTTCCAAAGAATATTAAATTTTCTAATAATATTTTACAGCATTATTGTACAGAGCTTATAGAAGATCTAGATATGTCTATCTTAAATCTTAAAGAAAAATCTCTAAGAACTTCTGCTATTAGAAGTAAATGGTTAATTTATCTAATGAAAGAGAAAGAAAATCTAAAATTATTTAAAGAACGTAAAGAAACGTTAAAAACTTTATTACTTAAAAGTTCTGCTCAAGAAAATCCATCTATTCTTAGACAAAAAACAGAAGATAAAATTTTAGAAGGTAATAAAGATTTATTAGAAATTGATAAAGCAATGGACATTTTAAAAGAAGTATTAGTATTTTTAGAGTATGCATGGAATATTCTATCTGATTTTAACTATAACGTAAAAAATGCAATAGAATATATTAAATTAGAACAGGTATAATGGACAATAACTATGATATAAAATTATTTTATGATTCATCTGTTGATAAAATTAAAATAGATGTTAAGACTGCTTCTTTATTAGAAGGTATTCGTAATGAATTTACTAGAGAAAATCCTGAAGCTTTTTTCATAGAACGTTATGGTCATAGAGTAGATCCAGTTGTATGTCCTATCAATATTTTAGGATTTTTTCAAATAGGATTGTTTACTTTAATCTATAAAAAAATTAAAGAATTATATGTAGGCTTTAATGTTATAATTCAAAATCAACAGAAAATTATAGATAAAATTTATCCGTTACTTAATATCTTAAATACTACCAATATTCTAGATAAATCTAATGTTATAAAATTAAGACCCTATCAAAAAGAAGCAGTAGCAAAAATTCTTAAATCCGGTAGAGGTTTAATAGAATGTCCAACAGGTTCTGGTAAAAGTTTAATCATTGGTAATGTTACTCATAATTTATTATCTTCTCGATTAGGTTCTTTAATCGGATATGTTTTAATTTATGTACCAACTAGACAATTAGTAAATCAATTTTATAATGATTTATTAGAAATAGGTTTTACTAAAAAAGAAATATGTAAATTTACTTCTAATGAAGGAAAAAAGAGAGATAATAATTTTGAAGACAATAGTTGTTCTAATGGTTTTAATAAAATAATTATTGCTAATAGAGATTTTTTACTTGAGCATTCTAAAGAATTACCGAATATTTCGATTTTATTTGTAGATGAAGTACATAAAATAAAATATGATTCTAGTACTTACAATTTTGTCAAAGCTCAAAAAACAGATATTAAAATAGGTTTAACCGGTACACTTCCCAATGATGATTATAAATTATGGATGATTATGGGTTTATTCGGTAATGTTTTATTTAGAGACACTATTATTTCATTACAAGAACAAGAATATTTAGCACCATTGAAAATCATATCCATTTCAATCCGAGACGCGTTCGTTGAAAATGACCGTGATTGTCTATTCCATACCCGTTCTAATAAGAAATTTGACGAATCTGATACGTCTGACGACGCTCTAGCCTTTAACGCTGCTTATAACGCTGAAGCAGAATATGTTATTAAGAACTTTTATAAGTTATATTCAAAACCTTTAGAATATATATGCGGTCAGAAAGAAAATAGAAATATTTTAATATTATTTGATAGAACAGATTTAGGTATGGGTATTTATGAATATGCTAAAGCTAATATTAAAAATTTTCAATCCTTTTATATTGACGGTTCAATAGATATAAAAATAAGAGATAAGATATGTTTAGATTTTGAACAGGGTGATAATAAATTATTATTTGCTCAGAGTACAACATTTTCTACAGGCATAAATATTAAAAATTTAGATGTTATTTCTTTCTTTTTTACAGGAAAGGGTTATACTAAAATAATTCAGTCTATTGGCAGAACTCTTAGATTACATAAAAATAAAGATTATGCCAAACTATATGACATATCTTTTAATTATAAATATTCACAGAAACATAAAGCCGATCGTTTTGATATTTATACGTCTATCTATGGAAAAGAAAATTATGATAGTGTAGAAACTATTTTAATTTAATTAAAAATATTCTTCAACACTTTTTATATATTCTTTTATTTCAGGCGAATATTTCCATTTATGTGTTAACATATAATTAGTTCTAGCATGAATGTCTGCGCCTTTTTCTACTAGATATTTTACTATTTCAACATGTCCATAATAAGCCGCGGAAAGTAATGGATCGTCTTCATTAGAATGAATATTCGCTCCTTTTTCTAACAGATATTTTACTATTTCTAAATATCCATTTATGCATGCATTTTTTAATGCTATATCTTCTTCAGCGTGGACGTCAACACCTTTTTCTATTAAATATTTTACTATATTTAAATGTCCATAAAAAGTTGCATATTTTAGAGGCGCATCATCGTCATAGTGAATATTTGCACCGTTTTCTATAGCAGTTTTAACTTTTTTAAAATTATTATATTGTATGTCATTTAATAATTCAGATGTTAGTTCATATGTTTTATATTCTTTAGTATTAATATCAAAAGCATAACATTCCATAGACGATTTAAAGAAATCAAAAGTATTAATTTCATCATTATCTTCTATTAAATCATCTATTTGGTTCCAACATTCAAAAGCACCATATTCATCTACTAAAATGGCCACTTTATCTAAAACATCATTTTGTTTTTGTTTTCGTATTAGAAAATATACTCTATTATTTCCTTCATAATAATATGTGTACCAATAATCAATATTATCAGTACTTATACACCAATCTGTTGAATATCCTTTATAAAATCTTCCTAATTCCTTAGCGGCTTCATGTGAATCTACTTGCCATAGCTCATATTCAGCATTTTCATTAATTTTTACACCTTTACCATCTTTAGTGGTTTGTGCTTTATATTTTTGATGTGTTTTCTTTTCCGTATTAGATTTATAAGTTTCTATAAAATCTTTAAATTCTTGAAAATGTTTTTTAAGCCAGAAATTTATATCATTTTGTGGTGGCGTTAATTTAACTCTTAAAACATTAATATATTGATCTAAATATTTTTTTAAATCTTCTTCTGATGTAGTTGCCCATGTTTTTTTAGCTTGACTTAATATTTTAGCAGAAACATCTTCTAAAATTATTTTATTATATGCTTCACATATTGGTATATTGTAGTATTTCATATTTTTAATCTATATAATCACTGGATGCATTTAGGAATGATGCAAAATCTTTATAATGTGGACTAAATCGTTTTAATAAATCCCAAAACTCAGGAGTATGTGTGCCATTTTTATTTCCAAGTTTAGCATGACATAACTCATGTATGACAATATATTCTATTAATGGCTTTAAATGTTCTGTTAATTTTTGATTGAAATTTAAAATAAAAGTATCAGATTCTTCATCTACTTTACATGAAGCTAATGCCTTTTCATTGTTATTAATTAAAGGTTTAATGTTTATAGATTCTAAATAATATGGAATACTTATTAGCGCCATATATTTTGTACATGTCGGCTTTATAACATAATCTTTTAGATATTTTATTTTAAGACTTTCTATAATATTATTTATATTCTTTTCATCGGCCTTATTTTTTATATAAATAATTAGAGTTTTAGTCGTTGGAACTACAGCGGAAGCCCCTGTTCCGTTTTTTATTTCTACTTTAAACTTGATACCACAGATATATACGCCATTTTTAATCAAATTATCAATAGTTGTATTTCTATTAAGATTGCTCGTATATTCTAATAATAAAGTATATTTTTTTAGATTTATCATATTATTTTTATTTATTCAAAAAGATAATAAATAAAAATAACAATTAAGGATTTTTATCAATGTCAGTTTATACACCCGAGGAATTACGTTATATAAAGAACGAAGCACTTGTACAGGAACGTGCATTAATGGCTAATTATTATAAAGATTTAATAGATAGTTATGGTGTAGATATAATATATATTAAAAGAGATCAGTTTTTTGAAACTTCTGGGATTAATTCTGATATTATTTATGGTCACCAGCAATCTCCTAAATATTCATTAAGTTCTAATATGATTTCCTTTATGGAAGTTGATAACGCTATTATGAGTATTTTGGATATTGGCAATACTCCTGTTGATGAGGTAACTTTTTATTTTGGTTTAACTGATTTTGCTGTACGTTTTAGTAATGAATTATCTCAGTTTAAAGAATATCCTATTGATATAATCGTTGGTGATTGTAGATTAACGAAAACTGTACTATCTGGACATTTTACATCAGATGTAGTTTCTGGTAATTATTTATATAATATTTCTGGAACTATTCCTGCTAGCGGTATTACCAGTGAAGTTTCAGCAGTTATACCGGTGGAAAATATACCAAAGTTAGATATTGCTGCAAATCCCTATATATATCAATCATTTGTTTCTACGATTCAGGGTGGATATGTATTACCGAGAGTAATGATTAATATTAGTAAAAAACCCTGCAAATATGAATATACTCTAAGTGGCGGTATTTTATACTCATCCTTGGAACTTGCTTCTAAATTTTCTAATAAAATTAAACCTATTCCAGGTGATGTTATTAGAATCGATTTTCCAAATGTTGATTTATATGTTGGACAATGTGAAGAGTACGAAATAACGGAAGTTGTTGACCGTAAACCAACATCATCTGATGGAATTAACCCATTATTAGGCCGATATATATGGAAATGTAAAACTAAACGCAGAATTCCTTCATATGAAAAACTTAATGGCCAAGATTTTTCAGAACAAGCATCACAACATCAAGAAGACTTATTATCAAAAGAACAACATAATATTAATAGTACGTTTAAAGACATATTTAATTATTCTGAAGTTAGTAAAGACAATATTTATGGTGGATATGACCAATCTACTTTAACAACATTAGATCCCGATATTGATGCGATAACACCAATAATTGATGGAATGTCTACATATTATAAGATATTTGATTTTAAAAATGGCGTTTCTTTAGAAACGGATGGACAAGATTTGTTTAAAGTTATTAATGGAACTGGTACAAATTTAACTAATAATATTACCAATAACACGTATGCAGAAAATCAAATATTTAATTGGAATGTTCCTGAAGGTGATTATTTAAAAATAATGAATGGCCAAGTTTACTTTGTAACAAGTATTTATAAAGTAAATAGTTTATATGCACAAAATTTATTAACTCCTACTATAACACCTAATGAATTTATAAATACCACATCATTTGATAAATTTATTAAAGAAAGACAACAACGGGGCTTATTGTTCTATACCTTTAAAGATTTTAAATATGCTCTATATAGCACAGGTAATAATATATATGTGCTTCAACCAAATGGAACACCAACATTAATATAAAATAAAAAACCTAAGAATTTCTTCTTAGGTTTAATTTTATATATTTTTGATTCTTTATTTTATTACAGTCTTTTTATATTTAGGCTTAAATGTTACAGGTTTTTGTTCTTTAGGTCTTTTAATACTTAATCTTACTGGACATAAACGTTTTTTAAATGTAATTGGTCTAGTTTTTTGTATTTTTTTAGGTTTTAATGTTACATCTTTAACTTGGATAGATTCATTTGTAGATTCAGTGGATATATCATTATGTGTTCCATCTAATTCTTCAAGTTCTTGATTTGAAGGGTCAGTGCCATTTAAGTCATCGGTATCAAGATCACCACTGTCATCTAAATCTGTAGGAGCTGGAGTATCATTTAACTCTGATAAATCAGGATTTTCTACTTGTCCACCTTCTTCAGTTGCACCGGCTGTAGTAAGAATATCTATAATGTCTTGATTTCCAACAGCTTTCGCATCACCAAGTGGTGTATTTCCCGTTTTACTTGCAATATTTACATCTGCACCTGCTTGAATTAAATCATCTATTACGTATGCATTAGCTGCTTCTGAGTTAACTGCATATAATAAAGCAGTACTGCCTAATTTATTTTGTTTATTTACATCAGCACCCTTGCTTATTAAGAATTTAACAACATTTCTAGCATTTCCATTATCGGCTGCTGTCATTAAAGGTGTATCGCCTAGTTTATCAACCGTATTAATATCAGCGCCTGCATCAACTGCGGCTTTAACCTTTTCTAAATCTGTTGAAAATATATCTTGTCCAAGGTCTTCTTCTGTTATAACTTTTTTATTAAGCATAGCAATATAAGCATCCTGTACTGATAAAATATTGTCAAAACTTATATATTTTCTATTAAGTTCAAAAGCTTCAGTAACAGGTTGTGCTTTTTTTGTAATAGGTTTAGCTGCTACAGTTTTCTTAGGAGCCGCTGTTTTATTCATCATATTACGATAAGCAGTCTGTATATCATATGTTCCTAGTAAATCCATTTTAATAGTCCTTTTATTATTCTAATTTATTTTATTTATTGAAAAGTTTATAAATTTATTTATATTTATTCATTATAAAAACAGGTATAATTATATAATATGAATAGATATACCATAAAATCTCCTATTATATTTCATTTGACTGATATACATTTTGGCATTAAGGCTGATTCTGAAACTCGTATAAATATTGGAATTCAATCAATTAATGAAGCAATTAGTATTAAAGAAAAATTAAAAATCAAAACCTTTATCTTTGAAGGTGATTTATTTGACAATAGATCTAAAATTGATATTAAGACCTTTAATGTTGCAATTGATTGTATAACTAGATTAGCAGAAAATGCAGAAGTTTTCCTAATTGTCGGTAACCATGATACATATCATAAGTCCAATATTGAAATACATTCTATAAAAATATTTAATAATTTACCAAATGTCCATATTATAGATAGCTTATCAGAAATTGTTTATAATAACTATAAAATATTACTCGTACCATGGGGACAATCCTTAGATAATGTTGATAATGAAGCATATGATTCTATTTGTGGACATTTTCATGTATCGTCTAAATATCTTATCGCATCTTATATTGAAGAACAAAATAATGAAACTTTTGAAAATAAGAATGAAGACATATTAGCAGGATTATTAAAGTCTAATTTTGATACATATATTGATAATAAAGAAGATATGTTTAAAGATGATGATATTAAAGATGTTATCACTCATAAAGCTGAAAGTAAATCAGGAGCATATCTTGGTAACTATATCGATAAATGTAAGAAAGATGGTTATATTTTCTCTGGTCATTTTCATATGAGAAAAGAATTTATTGTAAAAGACCGTAATTTTATCTTTATTGGTTCTCCCTTTGAACAGACTATTGCTGATATTAACAAACAATTTGGTTTCTATTTACAAGATGTTCAGAATAATAAAATAAAATTTATAGAAAATAAAAAAGCACCTAAACATAAAATTCTTAAAGTTTCTGATTTTCAGGGCGAAGAATTAAATATGAAGGATTTTGAGGATATAATAAAAGGTAATATCGTTAAATTGATAATTGATGTTAAAATTGATTATAATAAACAGAATGATATTAATACTTTGATTAAGGTATGTTGTCCATTAGAAATTTTAGCGCCCGATTATATTATACCTTTAGATAATAATTTAGTATTGGATATTGATGCTTCTAATATTACAGGTAAAACACAAAAAGCATATATTATTGATTACATAAGTCATTTAACAGAAGAAGAATTAACAAATAATAAACTTGACAGAGAAGATATTTTAAAAATAACAAATACCTATTACAATGAAGCTCAGAAAATTTTAGATAAGGAAAATCAATAATGCAATTAATTTTTAACAATATAATAATAAAAAACTTTTTATCTATTGAAAAAGAAACCTTTGATTATTCTAAATATAGTGGTATAAATCTTATTTGTGGTGTTAACGCGGACTTACCCGATGTAAAAAATGGAGCAGGTAAAAGTACATTATTTTATGCTTTAATTTATGTGTTATTCGGTAAGCTTATTAATGATTTACCTAATGAAAAAATTCCTAATAGATATATTTCACCAAAAGAAAAAACAGAAATTATATTAGAACTTATAGCCGACGGCGTTAAATATAAAATCATTAGAGGTTTAACAGGTGTTAAAAATAAATCTACATTTTTAAATGTTTATAAGTTCAATTCTGAAACTAATGAATACGATGAAGCTAATAATATAACAAAGTCATCTATTTCAGAAACACAGAAATATATTGAACGTTATATTATTAAGTGTAATATAAAAATATTTTTAAGATCAATTCTTTTAACTTCAGATAATGCTTATAACTTTTTTAAATTAGAGAAAAAAGAAAAGAATGAATTTATTGAACATTTATTTGACCTTAAAATCTTTGGTACTATGTTTGAATTATTACATAAAGAAGTTTTAAAGATGGATAAAGAATTATTCGGGTATATATCGGAAGCAAAGGTTTTAGAAGATAATATAAGTTCTATAAAAAGTAGATCGCAGTCTTTTGAGCTAGATATACAGAATAAAAAAGATTTATACAGTAAAAAAATAGAAGAATTACAAACTTCTATTGATAATTTTAAACCATTAGAATTAACAACTGACACCCAAATAAAAGCTATTGACGAAGCCTTAATAAAAGAATTAAAAGATAAAATAGAAAAAATAAATTCTGAAAATGCTGAAATTTTTAAAAATAATGAAAAGAATTCTAAAAATTTAGACCTTCTTAAAACAAAATATCATGAATTAGATTCAAATATTGCTAAAGAAAATACCAATATTATATTTAATAATAAAGCAATAGAAAAACATAAAGAGACTTTAACATTACTTTGTGCCGAATGTAACGATAAATTTGATAAAAAATATAATCTATCTATTTTAAGAAATGAAATAGAACAATCAACAGAAAGTATTAAAAAATTAGAAGTTGAAAAAATAAAATATAAAACCGGAATAGATAAGTTACAACAAATTATTAACACTGGTCATGAAAGTTGGATGGTATCACAGCCGACTTTAAAATCTTTATCATGCCAGATTAAAGATATAGAGCGTGCACAAGAAGAAGAAATACGGAAACAAAAAGAAAATTCTAAAAAAATAGAAGAATATAATAAGAAGGTTGATGTTCTTAAAGTCGAATTGATACAAAATAAAACAAAATTAGAAGAACTTTCTAAAACGGTTAATCCTTTTATTTCTAGCGGAACTGAAAGTTCTGAAAAACTTTGTAATAAAATAAAACAAGTTAATGATATTACAAGTGTTATAAATCATTATAAATATATAGAAAAAATATTAGCTCCTAATTGTATTAAAAAGATTATTATTAAAGATTTAATTAATAGTTTAAATAATAGAATTCAATATTATATGAGTAAAATAGGTTCTAACTTTACATGTATCTTTGATGAAGAATTAAATTACACGTTTATTACAGCTTCAGGTGAAGCAGATTATAATAACTTTTCTACTGGTGAACGTATGAGATTATCTATTGCAACAGGCTTTGCTTTTAGAGATTTTATGTCTATTCGTAGTAATTTAACATCAAATGTTTTAATTTTAGATGAATTTATTGACGGGGGATTATGTTCTGGAGCTATTACAGGCTTAATGGAAATACTTAAAGAATTTAGTATAATTAATAAAACTAATGTATTTATAATTTCTCATAGAAAAGAAATAGCAATTAACAATACGTTTAATAACATAATAACAGTACAAAAAACAAATGGAATTAGTACAATTATTTAAAAGAATAGGAAGACTTATGAGAAAATTTAATATTTATAATATTACACAGAAGAGAAATGAAAACGGTGTATGTGCCTCATCACCACAAGAACTAATAGGTTTATATGAAATGAGTGATGAAAAAATACGAATATTAGCAGAAGTCCCAAATACCGGGGATGTGGAAACTATACCTATTGTGGAAAAAAATGATGATGGATCACTTACTATTATTGATGTTGTACCTGTTGCTGCTACAGGACCCGTTCCCGTGCCAGAACATGCTCAATTTATAACATCACAACAACCACTAGATCTTAAAACAGGTTTACCGTTAGAAGTTAAACCACCATCAATAGCTAGTATATTTGAAACACCTGTAGCTTCATCACCAAAATTCTTTACAGATAATGGAACTGAATATAAGACAGTAGAAGGTCATTTATATAAAAAGACGTGGGTAAATGTCAATATGGATTATTATCGTATTGTAAATGATAAAACAAATAAGATTGTTAATTTAGTAGGTAAGACTGTTCAAACTCTTGATTGGGTTGAAATTAAAGGTGGATAATATGGTGGATAATATATTAGTACCCTCATTTACTTTTGTGTCTGCCTCTCCAACATTTACTTTTATGTGGCAGAAAAATATTCATAATCTTTTAATAACAGAACATAGAAAGTCTCCAATTAAAAATGAATGGTATGTTAAATATGATCTGTATTGTAATAATAAAGAAGGATTATCAAAAATATATAATCGGGCATTTGAAAAGGCAGACACTGATTATGTTATCTGTTTACATGATGATATAGTTATTCATGATATTGAAATATTTGAAAAAATTATTAAATATTCTACTCAATATGATGTTATGGGTTTGGCTGGTTCATCTTCATTTAATATTAATATTGCTGATAGAAAATCTTGGATGCAATGTTCTATGGATAAACAACGTCATTTACATGGTTCTGTAACGCATGATATACCTGGATATGTAGGGTTTTATAATACTTCCACGTATGGATATATGCCTGCTCCAGTTTGTAATATAGATGGTTTATTTATGGTAATGAAAAAAGATGTCTATAAAAATGTTAAATTTGATGAACAATTCACTTTTGACTTTTATGATTTAGATTATAGTTTAGCTGCATTAGTTGCTAACTTTAAATTAGGTGTTATACCACTACCATGTACACATAAATCTGGTGGTTACGGTATTATGGAAGATAAATATTTGACAGCACAAGCACTTTTTGTTGAAAAGTGGAAAAATCTTTGCGTTCAAACGGTATAATTAATACATGAAAGTAATAAACATAACAAATTTCAATATTTTTGAACAAACAATAGCATCAATTTTAAAATTGGTGCCACAGGCAAAATTATCATTTAATTCAAATGGTATGAATATCCATGTTAAAGTCGATAATCAATATAGGGCATCAGTTTTTAGTAATTCTGCTGATTGCACTGAAGATGTAAGCTTTTGTTTTAATAATATTGCGTCTTTTTATAGTATTTTAAAACTAATAAAAACCGATCATAAGAAAACTGTACCTGAAATTGAAATGGGTTACGACAATACTTTCCTACATATTAAATGTAAAAATTTAAAGACGCGTTTGATTACAGTTAAAGAGGAAATTGTCCAATCTAATGTTGCAAAACAAGTAGATATGCCGTTAACACCAGTTTTAGAATTTAAAACATCATCAGATTTGATTAAAACTATTATGAGTAATAGTTTTATTTTTACAGACAAGAATGAATCCCGCATATATTTAAATCAACATCCAGATTTACAAAAAAATACTATTTATGCAGAGGTTACCAATAAAAATGCAAAACTTTCTAACATAATAACTACTAAATTGGGTGATATTACTCTTGGTAAATTAGAGCAGGATCTTATTATAGATTTTAAACGTCTGGAAATTATTAATTTATTTAAATCCGATGAAATAACGGTTCAACTTATGGATAAACCTGTATTAGTTACTAATTTAGCCTTAACAGATAAAGAACATTTTTCTAAATTTACGATATATGTTCTTTTAAGAAAAAATTAAAGTTTATATTTTTTATGTATCAGCTTGATTTAGACCAATCTACATGGTTGTGGGAGCAACTTCGTCCTTATATACCAATAAATTCAAAAATTACTGGTTATGATGTCAATATTCCATGTCCTTTTTGTCAAGAAGCCATTTATGCTAAAAAAAGAGGTACACGTCGTGGACATTATTATATAAATACTCAGAGTTATTATTGTTTTAGATGTGATTTATGGACACATGGCATCAAATTATATTCTACGTTATCAGGCAAAGATGAAGCGGAAATCAGACCTGAGTATTTTAGGTTTAAATATAGCAGTAATAATCTAACCGCTAGTCCAAATGTATCTTCTATAATAGATAAAAATACAAAAATTATTCAATATAATGAAATTCCAAAAATTTTAAAGAATAATTTGTCAGATAAAGCTAAAGAATATCTAAAATCTAGAAAAATTTATGAATCCCCTGGCTTATCAAAAGATTTTAAATTTTATTCTGCTAAAAATAAAGTAAATGAGTTTTTAGTAATACCTTGGTATTTTAATGGTGAAGAATGTTATTACCAATTAAGAGATATTGATAATGTATTAGATACTAAATATTTATTTCCTAAAGGACTAGACAAAGCAGTTTTTAATTTAGATAATATTGATACAACATTTCCCTATATCATTTGTTTTGAAGGCGTTTTTGATTCTATTTTATGTTATAACGGTGTTGCTCTTGGTGGTAAGGCTTTAACTGAATATCAAAAATGGATGATTTCTGTTAGATATCCTAGACATAAAATTGTATTTGCTTTGGACTATGATAAAGCAGGTCTTGAGCGTACAGAGAAAATTATAAAAGATTCCCCTAATTATTTATTTTTAAATTGGTTTCCGTATGTGAATAAGTGTAAAGATTTAAATGAATATTTCTGTGAATATAATAAAATACCGTTTTATGATAAAAAGTTATTAGAGGAAAATATTATAGGTAGTTTATCTATGCAGATTTTATTACCGACACTTAAGGTTTAACTCTTTGTTTATCTGCAGTATCTTTTAAATATTTTGCTATCTCATCATATCCGTTATCTATAGCTATTCGTACTGCATAATTACTATCTGCGTATATATCTGCTCCCTTTTCAACAAGATATTTTACTATTTCTAAATGTCCATTATATGCTGCCCATCTTAAAGGTCGGTTATTATTAGTATGAATATCCGCTCCCTGTTCAACAAGATATTTTACTACTTCAAAATGTCCATTTTTTGCAGCATATCTAAGGGCTTCCTCTTCAAAAATATGAATATCTGCACCTTTTTCTACTAAATACGTCACAACTTCTAAATTTCCCCTATGCGCCGCAATTCGTAAGGCGTAATCAAAATTATGGTGAATATCCGCTCCTTTTTCTATACATTCTTTAATTTTTTCAACAGGTTCTCCTTTTTCTGCATAAACCTGTAAATGTAGTGTTGAAATATATTGAATATATCCTTTATCGTTAATATCATATTCATAATATTTAATATATGGAATAAAATAATCAATGCCTTTAATTACCTTTTGATCTATCTCCGTATCAGCAGTATTCCAACATTCTAAGATATTATCAGTGTCTACTAAAATGGCAATTTTGTTTAAATTACCCCTTTTTTTATTTTTCCCAATTAAAAAATAAATTCTACGGTCACCTTTATAATAATAAGTATTCCAATATTTAATATTATCCGTACTTATACACCACTCAGTAGAGTATCCTTTATAAAATCTACCTAACTCCTTGGATGCATCGTACGAATCTACTTTCCAGAGTTCATATTCATCGTTTTCAGCAATTTTTATACCTTTACCATCTTTAGTGGTAACCGCCTTATATTTTTGTTCTGTTTTTTTCTCAGTATTAGATTTATAATTTTCTACAAAAGACTTAAACTCCTCAAAAGGCTTTTTGAACCAAAAATTTATATCGTTTTGCGGCGGAGTTGTTTTTAATCGAATATTTATCCAAAAATTTTCTAATATATGTAAAAGATCATTTTCTGGTATATCTTTCCATATAGCTCTTGCTTTAATTTCTATTTTATTAGAAATTTCTTCTAATATTAGTTGATTATATGCAGTACAAATTGTTTCATTATAATATTTCATGTTTTTATTTATTAGATATTAGAAAATTAAATAAATAAAATAAATATGAAAACCTATAATTATAATAAAGAACTATTAGTTGCCACAGCACAGATGCGGATGTTATTTAATAACGTCATGGTTAAGCGTGAGGATGGTACAGAAATTCTTGTAAAATGTCTTAATGGACAAAGATCTAGAATATCTAAAATATTACAAAATCCCGATTCTGCTAATTTTACTCTTCCTTTAATTATAATTACACGTGGTAATATCATAAGAGATGATGCTAGAATAGCTAATCCACATGATAATATTATGCGTTCGACTATGCCCTATATAAGTTCACCTAATATTATACCCCCTGTTAATATAAGTATTCAATATAAAGTATCCATTATTACTAAATATCCTAATGATATGGATATTATATTAAGTAATATCATTCCATTTTTCAATAGAGACGTTTATGTAAGTTCACCACATCCAAAATTACCTGGAAGAACTTTAAATCATCAGATTATATGGAGTGGTACAATTGATGATAATTGGCCTTCTCAATTAGATTCATCAAAAGATGATATACAAATATGTAATACTTCATTTGATTTTAAAACTGAATTATTTGGTGGAGAAACCCAAATATCTGATAATCAGGGTATGATTTTATATATAGATTTAACGCTATCTCCTGCAACAACAGCTCATCCTGGAAGTTACAGTACTAGTGGTGACAATATTATGTCAGGATTTTATCCTGTTCCATATTCTCAGGAATTTTCAGATTATATGGATAAAATTATAACAAATCAAATATTAAATCCAGAACGAGACGAATTACATTTTACTGCACCTATTTTAACGGGTACACTACCTCCTAGTGGATGGGATCCTTCAACATAAAATATTGAAAAAGTCATATTTTAGGGTATAATTTATTTAAGATTTAATACAAATGGAGAAATAAATGAGCCTTAGAACGATGATAAATGCCGTCCGTAAAAAAACAGAATCAGTTTCCTTAAAAGAATCGCCATATGCAAAACCAACAGGGTATATTGATACAGGGTGTTATGCATTAAATAGAATTGTTTCTGGTGATGTATTTCTAGGAATTCCTGAAGGCCGTATTACTACATTTTATGGTGAATCTGGTTGTACTCCCGATACAGCAATAGTAAACGTTCTAGTAAAATATTCAGATAGAATAAAAAATTATTTAAATCCTCTTCCCGAACGATCAGCTTTAGATTATAATAATTTTGATGCTAAACAAAGTTTACAATGTTTATTAAATATCGGATTTAGTCAAAAAGAATTGGCCAAAGAAATGGGATTATCCCGTTTATCTATTAGAAGAATAGTTACAAGTAAAACACAAAAAATTAATAAAAATACTCTTAATAAAATTAATAATTTTATTATTAGAAATTTATATGTGTGTACTATTGCCGGTGTTGAAAAGATAAGAGCTATTACTAAAGACTTTTTAATTAAAACACCTGATGGTTTTCAGGCATCTTCCCAAACTTTCCAAAAGGGACTTAAACATTGTATTAAAATTACAACTGAATATGCATTTATTACAGTTGTTTCTGATGACCATGCATTTATTGGAAAAGATAACGAATGGATTTTTGCTGCTAATGTAATAGTTGGAACAGAATTACTAACAGAATTAGGTTTAGATAAAGTAGTTTCAATAGAAGATGCTGGAATGTTAGAATGTTTTGATATTAGTATTGAACATTCAGAACATAGATATTTTGTTGATGGCTTCGCTGCACACAATTCAGGTAAATCAAGAGTTGTAGCACAGATTATTATTAATGCTCTAACAAAAAATAATTACGATTATGTTTTCTACTGTGATTCTGAAGGTGGTGGTTTATATGATTTGATTACCAATTCTGGTGTTGATACTGGTAAAATTGAACATGTATTATTACCTAATATTGAAGAGGCTTTAGTTAAAATGCTTAATATTTATGCAAGTATTAAAGAAGAAATTAAAGAATGTAAAGAAAAAGGAACACCTGCTCCTAAATGTTTAATGGTATTAGATTCTTTTGGTATGCTTGTTTCAAATAAAACATATGATGATGCCGTTGAAAAAGGTAAACAGGTTTCAGACATGGGATTAAAAGCCAAACTTAAAAACGACTTTATTAAATCTATGATGATACCTTCTATTATGACTAATACTGCGCTTATTGTTATTAACCATATTTATGACAATCCTGGCGCAATGTATTCTACTAAAATTAAAGATCAACCAGGTGGTAAAGGTTTACAGTTCGCTTCACATATTATTGTGCAAACAGCTAAATCATTGGCTAAAGATAAAATTGATGGTTTAGATGAAGGTCAGTCTTACTTTAAGGGTAATGAAATAACTTATTTTACCGCTAAAAATCGTTTAGTTAAATTAGGATATGAAGCTAAAATGATGGTCGATCTAAATACCGGAACAAATAAATGGGATGGTCTATTAGATGAGGCTCGTCGTTTAGGATATATTCAAGGTGGAGCTTCTGGTAGATATTTAGTACCTACATATTCAGAAAAGTCACTTACTATGAAAGAACTTATGGCTACTGATGATGCATGGATGTCGTTCTTAACAGCTTTCAATGAACGTAGTAAAAAAGATATGCAATATGGTACTGAAATGGAAGCGGTTTTAGCCAATAAGCCTTTAGAAGATGAAGCACTTATAGAAGAAATTGATGCTGATGGTTTACTAACAGATGTTGTAACAGTTGTTGAACCAGAAGTACCTATTAAAATTAAAACATCTAAAAAGGTTTAATAGTTATGGCAAGACCTAAAAAAAGTACAGAATCTGATATACAATCTGAAACAATAGAAAAAACAACAGGCTCAATGCCTGTTGAACTTCCTATACCAAATATATTAGAAATATTTGGATATTATACTAAAGATCAAATTGAACACTTTATACAAAAAGCATATGACTATGATATGTTTAAAAAGATAGATAAAAGTTTGTTCACGCCGAAGGACTTATTATGTATAATTGGTGTATTGAACACGGAGTTGACCAACAGTAAAAATTTAATAGAAGCTAAAAATAAAGAAATAGAAAATATACAAAATTTTTATAAAAAACAAAGTCTTAAACCTATTTCCAGAGAAGATGCGTTAAAAGTATTAACAAATACTGATAGTTGGGCTCCACAAGCCTGGTAAATTTATGGAACAAAATAACAAAAAAATAATAAAAAATACGGCCGAATTGGATTTTTCACCAGATTATATAGAAAAAATATTTCTTAATAAAGTTTTTTATAATAGGGAATATGTAGTTTTAATTAGTAATATATTTGATAAACGTTGGTTTATATCTTCAGAAATTGGAGATATTATATCCTTAAGTTTGTCTTTTTACAAAAAATATGATAAACTTTTAAATAAAACAGTATTAGCCAATCTGATTAATAAATTTTGTGATACGACCAATAATGATATTGAAAAGTATAATAGTGTTATATCAGAATGTATTTTTACAAAATTCGATATTGATGAAACTTGTATAAAAAACAATATTATCAATTATATTAAAACTAGAAGTACATTTTTTGCTATTTTTGATAATGCCCAGGATATAGAAAAAAGAAATGATATTTCAAAATGTTTAAAACGTTTAGAAGCAATTAATACGATTTCTTTTGATGAAGGATTAGGTTTTAATTATTTTAACGATTTAGCAAAACATATTGATTATATAAAAAACCCCGAGTCTCGTCTATCGCTTGGTTTACGCTGGTTAGATGAGGTCACGAATGGCGGGTTGTTACGAGATGGCAAATGCCTTGCCGTATTTATGGCTCAACCTGGGTTAGGTAAGTCACTCCTATTAGCGAACGTCGCATATAGATTTTTAAAGCAAGATAAAACTGTTGTAATTATTTCATGTGAAATGTCTGAGAATGTATATGGTAGACGTATAGACTCTCTTATTTCTAATGATAATATTGATACACTACAATATACATATGAATCTACTTTTGCAAAAATTAGACATTTTAAAGAACTTCATCCTAATGCAACCTTATGTATTAAAGAATATCCACCTAGAACAATTAGATCAATAGATATTAAACTGTATATTGATAGCTTGATTGCAAAGGGCATAAAACCTGATGCGATTATTGTAGACTATCTCAATCTTGTTCTACCGAATAATGAAGCAACTGGTGATACTACTTATGCAAAAGTGTTACAAGCCGGTGAAAATCTTAGAGCTTTATCTTATATTTATTCTTGTCCTGTTTTAACGGCTACTCAGACAAACAGCGAAGGTATTAATAACGGTGAAGTAGGATTACAACATACATCGGAATCTCGTGGTACTGGACATACAGGCGATCTTATTTTAGCCCTATATCAATTGGATGATGATATTGAAAACGGTATTATTAATATTAAGATATTAAAAAATAGATTAGGTGGAAAACATGGAAAAGTTCATCCATTTAAATTAGATGCTAAAACCTTAAGATTAGATGATGAAATGTCCGATGCAATTGAAATGAATGATAATAATGATACTAATAACACAAATGTGGTGTCAATTGATAATGAAGATGTTATAATGAATTTAGATGATTTAAATATTAAAGGTTTAAGGTAATATGATGAATTTTAATTTAGAAGCAAATACAAGTGATATGTCGGAAAAGAATTTAGATAAAGAACAAATATTTAAATATTTGAATGATACCTTTAATTTAAATACTATACCTGAAAAGAAAATTAAAAAATATATTTTAGAGTTTTTATCAAAACATAAAGTCATAATAGATATATTAGATCTTTTTAATATAACTGAAGAATATTTCATAGAAATATTAATATCAAAATATGCAAATATTTTTACTCCAAAGTTCGTAAAAGATTATCGTAAAATTTTAGTTAATCGCAAAAAGATAATTAGAAAAAATGTTAAGTGATAATATACAAGATATTAATTTTAATCAAATTAATTTAGATAATAATATTAATCAGTTGTATAATGATTTTTATTTTTTATATATGTTAAAAAATAAAAATATTTATATTTCTAGAAATAATAATTATAAAGATAGAAAAAAAGATAAACCAAATGAATGGTTTTTATTTGAACGTTTATATAAAATTTGTGATGAGAATAAATTTAATCCATTTAATTATATAAAGTATGTCATATATCATACCCCTGCTAAATTATCGATTAGAGATTTTTTAAGTATAAAATATATTAGAGAATATAATGAGTTTAAAGAAGTAGAAACTAAGTATTTGAATATTAAAAAATATATTGATAAAAGTATTACTAATATATTAGAACTATGCAAAGAAAATAATTATGGTACCTTTTTTGAATTTTTAAAATCTTCAATAAAAGAACAAAAATTAATGATTTATGTTAAGGGTGGATTAATTTCAAGATATGCAATATGTTTAATACCCGAAATTCTTAAATTTTCAAAATTTTTCAATATTGAATCTAAAACTGAATTTGATAGCTTAATTGGGACACAATACGAGAAACTATATAATGATGCAAAAAATGCATTAGCATATTTAAATTGTCCAGAATATATAAATATTCATATTTATATCAAAAAAATGTTGGAAAATGATAAATAAAATAGTATAATTGATATTACTAGTTGATATTTGTTATACTAACTAAATAAAAACTAAACAAGAAACTAACTAAAGGAACTAAAATTATGCCTATATTAGCCGATACAATGCCTAAAAACTCAAAGTCCGCTGGACAAACTAAACCTTCAATCGCTTTAAGACTTAAACAAACCGAAGGTAAAAATGTATACGTAGTACGTTTACTATTAACAGAACCCGAAAAAACAATTCCTGGTACAATTCCTAGAGATCATCCATTTATTGAAAAGAATGTGCATGAAGCATGGGGTAAAGACGCCGATGGTAAGAGTACATTTCAAGGGTGGGTAACTTGCCCGACAACTAAATACGTTAGACCAACACTTGGTGCTAAAGTAAATCCTAAAGAATATTGCCCGATTTGTAGATATGTCGATTCTAATTTCGTCGCATATAAAAATTCTGGTTGGAAAGATAAACAAGCTCAAAAAGTTATAAATTCGTTTAAAACGCTTAAACTCGTTGCAATTCCATTATATGTAGTTCGTGATCCACATGAAGTTGCAAATAATGGCAAAGCTAAAGTTTTACTTTTAAAACTAAAAGATAAAAATGATGAACTATTTTATAACAATTTAAATGCTTTAATTAAGGCACAACAGCTTAAGACTAAAGTATTTAATGGTAGCGCACAAGCCGTAGATTTGTGGATTTCTGTAAAAGAAGAAACTACTGTTTATAAAGAAGGCACACCTGAAGAAAAGAAATATACTAAAACTCGTCCCGATAGAATTGGTTTTATTGCTAAACCTCATGAAATTCCTGCCATTACAAATGAATTGGTAAGTAATTTCCCCTATGACGAAGATTATTATACTTCTTCTACTCTTGAAGAATTGACAAAGTTTTATAATGATTATGTTGTTCCATCAGGAGCCGTTACAATAGATGGTCATGACTTAAATGATATGATCGATATGGATGGTGATGGTACAGCGAGTTTAGAAATTCCAGCTGCATCAAGTGGAATGCAAAATGAAGGTGATTCAGAAATGGATAATCTATCAATTGATACTGATGCTATTATTGAAAATGCAAAGCAAGAAGTATCTAAACCACAAACAGCTGTAACTAAAACTCCTGAAGTAGCACCAGTTGTTCAATCAACAGAACCAGTAGTAGAACCCGAAGTAGATGAAATGGCGAATGTTAACTTAGATGAGTTAATTGCAGGTTTAGAAGTAAAGTAATAAGTAATAAGTAATAAAAAATGAATGTATTAGATAAAGACTTAGTATTTGATAGTAAATACACTAATGACGATGGTACTGTGAATACACAATCATCAATTATTTTAACAGCAGATGAATTTAATCGTGTTAATAAAGAATATAGTGATATATTCAAATTATTAGAACGTGATATTACTGCTGATAATAATGTTGCTCCTGAATTGGTTAAATGTTTGAATGCTATAAAAACTAAATTTAATTTAGAAAATAATGGTGTTATTAATTCATATAATCTATCTTTTGGTGCAATATTATCAATAATGGAAACCTTTGATAAAACATTAAGAGCGGTTATTGGTGTTCTTAAACAGACAGCAGTAGCTGAAAAAAATGGTGGAGTTATTCCCTCGGGTGTTACTGAGGGACCCTCTACAGCGGAAATAGTATCAGATGGGAAAGAATAAACGTTCTGATATTGTTTATAATGGAATGGAGTTTGACTCTAAAGAAGAACTCCAATTCTATTATTGGTTAGAAGAAGCCTTAGCTAATAACTTAGTTAAGGCTTTTACTTATCAACCTTCTGAGTTTTATTTATCTGACAAATTAACTATAAATAGAACAGTAGAAAGTAAGAAAGGTAAAATAAAGGAAAAGGAATTTTCTTTATTACAACCTCATATTTATACTGCAGATTTTAAGATTATCTTTACTGATACATTTTTAAATCAGATAAAAAATACAGACGCTGAAAAATACTTTAAATATATATTGACCACTGATATGGATGTATTTTTTGATATAAAAGGTTCTTTTAATAGAAATGGTGGCGATAGAGTATTTTCAGTAAACCAAAAATGGGTATATCAAAAATATAATATATTCATATATAAAATTGTTCCAGAAGAATTATTCAAAATAACATGGTGCCCTGAAAAATGTAGATTAACGGATAAAAAGAAACTTGTAATAGAAAAATTTAAAGATTTAAAAAATATTAGTGAATTTTTAAAAATATCAGTATAATTTATTTCATAACATAGTAATAAATCTCGGTGTATTTTATATACCAAATTTATTATCATGGATTATAACAATAACAAATTTAGACACATACAGCAATACAAAATTTTTTTAATTGAAAAAACAAAAACGTGTCTAGGTTGTAAGTAAAAAGAGGTATAATATGAGTAAAGCGTTTGTTAATGCTATGATTGATGATTCTGTTAAATCTGTTACAGGAAATGGTATGGAGTGTTACAATTCTACTACTAATGCCTGTTTAGATTTTTTCGCACTTGCAGGTGCTATGCGTGGTCGTTCTAACGAAGATGTAATTGCTATTTTTTCTAAAGCTCTAGCTGATGATGAAAAAATTGCATTAAAACTATTGTTTTGGGTTAGAGACTGCCGTGGTGGTGCAGGTGAGCGCAAAATCTTTAGAACAATTTTAAACTTTTTAGGAAAAGTTCATCCCGATACAATTAAAAACTATCTATCTTATATACCAGAATATGGTCGTTGGGATGACTTGTTTTGTCTATTTGATACACAATTAGAACAAGATATGTTGGTTTTAATTAAATCAAAATTTTTAAATGATAAGCCTGATTATACTATTGCAAAATGGATGCCTTCTGTCAATACAACATCTAAAGCTACAGTAATGTTAGCAAAAAGATTCTGTAAGGCTTTTGGTTTATCTGAAAAGGTATACAGAAAAACATTATCAAAACTTAGAAAAGATTCAGTTGTTGAAGTTAAAATGTCAGCTAATAAATGGTCTGATATTGAATATTCAACTGTTCCATCGTATGCGATGAAAAACTATACTGATGCTTTTACTAAACATGACAATGATCGGTTTGCAAATTTCATTAAAAAAGTAGAAAAAGGTGAAGAAAAAATAAATGCCTCTACTTTATATCCATATGATATTTTAGCCGAAGTAAAACGTAAATATGTTCCTACTCATGAAGCACAATGGAAAGCTTTACCTGATTATTTTAAAGGTGAACCTGCAAATATACTTCCTATGATCGATGTATCTGGTAGTATGACATGTTCACTATGTCCTGGAACAAGTGTTACACCTATGGACGCTGCAATTTCATTAGGTATGTATTGTGCTGAAAGAAATACTGGTTCGTTTAAAGATGTCTTTATGACATTTAGTTCCGACCCACAAATTGTTAAAATTATGGGTAAAACATTATATGAAAAATATAATAATATAAGTAAAGCTTCTTGGAATATGTCAACTAATATTGAAGGTGCATTACTTAAAGTGTTAGAATTAGGTTTGGTGAATAAGGTTAAAGACGCAGATATGCCAAAAGCATTATTAATTATTTCTGATATGAATTTCAACGAATGTTGTTATGGTGATAATAACTTCAATGGGATCTTGTCAAGATTTGATGCTGTTAATTATTCTCGTCCAACTATTATATTTTGGAATGTTAATGCAAATCAAAATATAATTCATGCAAAAAAAGAAAATGCGGGTATAATTTTAATAAGTGGTTTAAGTCCTTCGATTCTTACTTCAGTGTTATCATTGAATAAATCAATGGTTGAAGTAATGATGGATAAAATCGCTAAGTATTCATTTATTATTTAAAATAATTTAGACTCACACAGCAAACTAAATAAAAATTCAAACTTCAAAATTGAAACGAAAAACGAGTCTAGTAAATTAAATTAAGTAATAGTTAAACATAAACTAAATAAATAACAAAAGTAAAAACTAAAGGTAATAAAGTATGAAGAATAAAATACACAACGGTCTACCACAAGACACTGAATATAAACTGATGTTCAATGCATTCAAAGATAAAAAAGGCATCGTTGAGCCTATCTATGCAACAGCTATATCAGTTCAAGATTGGAAATATAATCCTAAATTTAATAAATTAACAAGTAATAAAAATCTTACTGAAAGTGAATTTATTGATAAGGTTTGCAACATTAGACATAACCAAATAATTGGATATTTCGCAGCAGTTAAAGACGAAGCAGGCGAGTATAAAATTTCAATGTCATTCTGTTCACCAATTGACTTTATGGTTTTTACTAGAAGAACTGGTAAGTATATTGCAATGCTAAAGGCTCTTGAGAACCTTAATACATTAAAGCATATCAATAACCATAAGCGTATTATTGGAAAAGCTTCAACATCTATGTATTATTTTGATCTAAACGATACGATTAAAACACAGTATTGGAAGTTTAATGATAGATGCAAAACATATTATACTCCAGCAGCTAAACCTGAAGTAGAAACTGTTTAAAATCTAAAAATTACAAAGGTTCTGTGGATAATACTACAGAACCTTTTTTATTAAAATAAAAAATATGACTATATTTGATATATTAGATAATATTGTAAAAACAAAATCTAATGTTTTATATAAAGAACATATAGAAGCCGATGAATTTTATCAGCTTTACAATACTTATATGATTATAAAATGGCTATCTATGAATACTAATAAAAGTATTTTACAAAAGCTAACATCATATCAAAGTATTATGGAAAACATTACAGATAAAGAGTTACACTATAAACTTTTATTAAAAATTATTCCACAAAATAGGAATATATTTTTAAAATATGTAAAATAATTCTATTTTGAGTATACATTTTAATCATAATATGTCAATATATTATGATTATTACTTTTATTAAGGACATTATGGATATTAAAGAACTAAAAATTAAGTTAATTAAAGCAAATGCCGCCTATAGATTAGGTTACCCCATTATTAATGATTCAGAGTATGATACTTTTCTTGATATATATAAATCAAAAGTGTCAGAAGAAGAATATAATGAATTTAGAACAAGTCTTTTAGAAAAAAAGGGTGATATTAACCATCCATATATCATGGGTTCTTTGGATAAAGTTAAATCCGATGAAGATGATGCCGGATTGGAAAAATGGCTTAATAAAGTTAAACAAAATAATACAGCATTACATGTTTCTGCAAAAGTCGATGGTTGTTCCTTAAGGCTTGAATATAAAAATGGTGAATTAATAGATGCCGTTACAAGAGGCGATGGTTATGCTGGAACATCTATTTATAATAAGGCTGTATATTTTTCACCCATGTCAATATCTAATATTTTTACCGGAAGTATCAGGGGTGAATGTACTTTAACTAAAACAACATTTAGACAATTATGTGAAAATACCAAAACTGAATGTAAAAATCTTAGAAATTCTACTGTCGGTTTGGTTAATAGTAAAGAAGTAGAAATTGAAAACGTTTCCCTTCTTAATTTTGTCGCATATGAAATTATCGGTAAAGATATATCAAGAGCCGTGCAGTATGAATTACTTGCATCCTTTGGCTTCGATAGACCTACAAATAAAGTCATTTATATTGATAATAAAACTATTAGTGAATTGAAAGCTGAGCTTAATACCTTTTTTAATTCGATATTAGATAGTGCACAATATGATATTGATGGTTTAGTTTTAACTCCTTTTAACCATAGTATTTTTGAAAATGTTTATATCCCTGATAATACTATTGCATATAAAACAAATCAATTAGTTAAAGAAACTAAAGCATTAGATATTGAATGGAATATTTCTAAAGCTGGATATTTTACACCCGTTGCTATATTAGAGCCTGTTGAATTGGGTGGAGCAATGATTAGTAGAGCATCTCTTTATAATGTTCAAAACGTTAGAAATTTGGGTATTGCCTATGGAAGTATTGTAACCGTATTAAAGGCAGGTGATATTATTCCTGCTATTGTGAATGTTAATAATACATCTTTAACTGAAACAGTATTAATTTCTATACCTACTATTTGTCCGCATTGTAAAAATACTCTAAAAAATGATGGATTGGAATTACGTTGTGACAATATAAAATGTCCTGGTCAATCACTATTAAAAGTTACAGATTTTATTTTAAAAATAGGTATTGAAAATGTTAGTACTAAATCATTAGAAAATTTTGGTATTATTACTTTTGATGATTTAATTAAATGGCAGCCTAATCCAAAATATAAATCTCAAAAAAAGTTTTATGATGAGTTATTAAAGAAAGTATTTAATAACAACAAACAAACTATTTTGACATCATTAGATTTTGATGGTGTTGGTAGTAAAATCATTAATAAACTTATTGAAGCTTTTGGTTTTGATAATGTTATAAATGGTAGAATTGAAATTAACGGTCCGATTGCATTGCCTAAAGGTATAAAAGAAACAACGATCAATAATTTTATTATTCCCTTAGAAGAAAATCGTTCTATCTTTAATATGATTATTTCTGATAATAGATATACTGAGCCTCAAGTAGTTAAAAGCGTTTCACCGAATACTGCTTCGCTACCTTTAGTTAATAAATCATATTGTTTTACAGGCGCATTAAATACCATGAGTCGTACTGATGCGCAGAAGAAAGTAGAAGAACTTGGTGGAAAAACTGCATCTGGTATATCTAAAACTTTAACATATTTGGTAACAAATGATACAGAATCTGGAAGCAGTAAGAATCAAAAAGCTAAACTTTTAGGTGTTACTATTATAGATGAAAATGAATTTTTAAAACATATTAGTAATATAGAATTTGATTTGGGATAATTTATTAACATAAAAAAGAAAAAGATCGGTATATTTACTACTGGTAGTAGTATAATATATTTTTATCAGTAACACTTAAAGGAACAATATGGATATTAAACAAAAATATAAAGATTATAATGTCGGAGTAATTGTTGGACGCTTTCAAAGTCCTGAATTACATGAAGCTCATAAAGAACTTATTCAATATGTACTCGACAGACATGATAAAGTATATATATTTTTGGGAATCTCTTTGGTATATTCAATTAAAAACCCATATGATTTTGAAATCCGTAGGAAGATGATTCAAGAGGATTTCCCGATGGTTAATATTTTGTCCATTACAGATATGCCGGGGCAAGATGAAAATTGGTCAAAGATGCTTGATTTTTGTATCAATACCGTTACAGCAAATCATGATAAGGTATTGTTATATGGTTCAAGGGATTCTTTTATTCCATCTTATAAAGGTAGATACCAGACACAAGAACTTGTCCCAAGTATTGAAATTTCAGCAACAGAACTACGCCAACGTGCATCCAGAGGAACTCTTTGCTCGAGAGATTTTAGATGTGGTGTTATTTGGAGTTATTATAATAGATTTCCAATTTGTTATCCGACCGTTGATATTGCAATCTTCAAACAGGAAACAAATGAAATTCTTTTAGGTAGAAAACCTGGAAAAAATAAATATCAGTTTATTGGCGGTTTTTGTGAAACCCGTTCTAATTCTAATGAAGAAGATGCTAAACGTGAAGTTATTGAAGAAACAGGTTTAGAAGTTTCGGACTTGGAATATATTGGTTCATCCTATATTGATGATATTAGATATAAGGGACTTAGAGATACAGATTGTATTAGAACTACTTTTTATTTAGGTTATTATATATATGGTTCTGCTAAAGGTAATGATGATATAGAAGAAACAAAATGGTTTACCTTTAAAAACCTTGAAGAAAATTATAAAGATTTAATTGAAAAACAACATCATGTATTAATGGAATTATTAATTGCTAAGAAAACAAAGTTTAACATAAAGTAAAAAAGGATATTAAATATGAATACGAATATGAGAGTAAATGAAGATTCGGTAATGGTGGATTCGGATAGTTATAAGTTTGGTCACTGTGGAATGTTGCCAGATAATACAAACAAGGTTTATAGTTACCTTGAAAGTAGAAAGGGTGCAACTTTCCCAGAGACCGTATGGTATGGTTTGAAGTATTACGTTAGAGAATTAGAAGCAACAATGGAATATTCGGATACAGATGCTGAAAAATTCGCAGAATTGGTGTGCCAACATGGTTTAGATATGGATGCTGGTAAGTGGATTGTAATGAAGAAGAATTTTAACGGTCGTCTTCCTATTATAATTCGTGCAGCTAAAGAAGGCATGGTTATTCCAGTTAGTAATTGTTTATTGGATATTAAAAATATTGGCGGATACGAATATGCATGGTTGACAAACTATCTTGAAACAACCCTTCAGCGTATTTGGTATACTTCGACCGTTGCAACGCTATCTTTTAATATTAAGAAAGTACTTAAGAAATATTGGGAAGATACATGCGATTCGTTGGATGGTCTTGAATTTTATTTGCATGATTTCGGAAGTCGTGCTTGTACATGCAGACAGCAAGCAAAGCTTGGTGGTTCGGCGAATTTGCTATGTTTCAGAGGTACTGATACCTTTATTGCTATTCCGTTTATTAATAATCTTTATGGTTATAATGATTTTCCTGGATATAGCGTTTATGCAACAGAACACTGCATTATGTGTGCAGAGGGTGAAGGTGGCGAATTTAATGTTGCACAACGTTTAATTAGAAAATATACTAAAAATATTTTAGCTTTGGTTATTGATAGTTTTGATTGGAATCGTTTTACAACTAAGTATGCAACACTATTAAAGGATGATATTCTTGCTAGAGATGGTAAAGTGGTATTTCGTCCGGATTCTGGTGATCCCTGTGATGTAACATTAAAGGTTGTACAAAATCTCGCAAGTGTTTTCGGTTACACTATTAATAAAAAGGGATATAAAGTATTAAATCCAAAGGTCGGTGTACTTTGGGGTGATGGAATTGATATAGTTGGTGTCGAATCGATTCTACAGACGCTACGGTTTAATGGTTGGGCTGCATGTAATGTAGCTTTTGGAATGGGTGGACATTTATTGCAACGAGTACACAGAGATACTCAACGGTTTGCATTTAAATCGTCTTACCAAGAACGTAATAATATTGGATATGATATTTTTAAACGTCCGTTGGATGTATCGAAAGCTTCGAAAAAAGGACAACTAGAACTTTTACAAAGTATTGATAATTTTAGAGTATTTAAAACTATTAACGCTTTGGATGGATATAATGCAGAACAATGGAAACCTATACTAGAAACAGTATATACTCCTGAAACTGGTTATATTGATGATGGTAGAAATTTTGATGATATTAAAGCATTAGTAAAAAGTTTTGAGTAATATTATGGATAAAAAATTAAGAGTATTGATTACAAGCGGTGGAACAAAAACCATGATTGATTCTGTTAGACATATTGGCAATATGTCTAACGGGACATTCGGTAAAAACATTGCAAATGAATTTTTAACTCATGATAATTGTGAAGTTACATTTTTATATGCTAAAAATAGTAAAGCCCCACATATTTTTAATGTAAATGCTTTTGACATTCTTGAGGGCTCTTTTAAAAAATGCGAAGAGTTTAGACAAAACCTTTTGAATAAACCATATAAATATGTATGTATTCCATATGATAATTTTGATAAATATGCAGAATTATTAAGACTTTTATTAAAATCAAGGTGGGATATTATTATTTTAGCGGCAGCTGTTAGTGATTTTACTCCTGAAAGTCCTGCTAATGGAAAAATTGATTCTAACGTCAATAATTTAACAATTAACTTAGTAAAGACACCTAAACTAATTAGTGAAGTTAGAGGATATTGTCCTGATGCATATATTGTTGGATTTAAGTTATTAGTTGGAAGTACTGATGAAGAATTACTTACGGCTATGAATAAACAATTAAAGACTAACGATATTAATATGGTTGTTGGTAATGATTTACGTGATATTAAAAATGATGAGCATCGACTTTTAATCATTAATAACACCAAACCAGGGTATATTTATGATTCGAATGATTATATAATATCCAAATCAGGACAAAATTTAGCACAATATTTAACACAAATTATTTTAGCAAATCATAATAAGGTTACAAAATGAGAAATATTACATTAGGTTTAACTGGAAGTGTTGCAACAACCCTTTCATTGAAAATTATCGAAAGCCTTAGAAATATAAAAAATGTTTCTAGTTTAAATGCAGTTTTTACTCCTAATGCAGAAAAATTTATATCTTTTGATGCTAAATTTCATGATTCTATTTATACTAAATCTAATGTAAAAATATATAAAGAAAAAGATGAATGGCAATGGTATGATGATAATGGTAAATGGATTGGTGAAAGAAATATCTATAAAAAAGGCGATAGGGTGTTACATGTTGAATTAGCTAAAGAATCCTCATGTTTAGTTATTGCTCCAGCATCTATGAATACTATTGCTAAAATGGTATATGGTATTTGTGATAATTTATTATTATCTGTTTATAATGCATTTGATGCTACATGTAGACCTGTAATAATAGCCCCAGCTATGAATACTTTTATGTGGAATTCTGTTCAAAATCAGAGAAATATTAGAAGTTTAAAAGATAGAGGTGTTATTGTTATTGATCCTATTTCAAAAAAACTTGCATGTGGTGATGAAGGTGTTGGAGCATTAGCAGACATCACCGATATAGCTAAAAGAGTACAACAAGAGCTTTCTTGGGTGTGTCCCCTACGCCAAAGCACTAAACTATTCATCCCAACGGGCACACATCCTGGTGCCTTTGGTGCTGTTCGAAAACATGATGTTCATTGTGGTGTTGATTTATATACTAAAAATGGAACTAATGTTTATTCTATGGAAGCAGGTAAAGTAGTAGAAATATCTCCTTATACTGGTAAATTGGCGAATAGTCCTTGGTGGAATGATACAATGGTTGTTAAAGTAGAAGGTCCTACTGGTATAATAAGTTATGGTGAAATAAACCCTTCTCCATGGTTAAGAGTCGGAGAATATATAAAACGTGACTCATATATTGGTGATGTTGAACAGGTTTTACCTGATAACAAACTAAGAAAAGATATACCTAATCATTCTTGTTCGATGTTACATATTGAACTTCATAACCATGGTTATATCCATAAGGATATGATATGGACATTAAAAGAAGATAAACCTAAAGTATTGGAAGATTGCACATCTTTCTTAACCGAGGCAATTGAAAATGCAACCTTTGGATGATAGAAAAACGTGGAAAAAAGGAATAACTTATACTCATGTTATTCCTGAAAAAAAGAATAGAATTATTGGCTTAAGCTTTCCTAAACAGGATAAGAATTTAGGATTAGAACCATCTATTTTAACAGTATTACCTGATGGTGATAATGTAGAATATTCATATGATAATATAGACTTTGATGATTCTGATGTTTTATATTATGCATGTTCTGTTTATATTTCAGGATATAATGAATTTAAAGAATGGTCCAATAGACACAATAAAAATAAAATTATTGTTGGTGGTTATCACCCTACAACATTCCCAGAACAATTTGTAAATTTTGCAAATAAAATAGTAATTGGGATGTGTGATAATTTCTATGAAACCATTAAGCAAGAAGGACAAATTGTAAACGGTATAGTTGATTATAATAAAATTCCAAGATATGATTTATATGATATTAAATATAACCAACAAGTTATACCCAATAAAAAACAAAACGAATTATGCACATCCATAAATACATCATATGGTTGTCCGTTTAAATGTGATTTTTGTTGCAGTCCATTAATGTGTCCGACATTAATGAGTAAACCTATTAGTTTAATAGAAAAAGAAATACAATACATAAAAAATAGATATAGTGATAATTTGCCTTCTTATATTTTTATTAGAGATGAAAATTTTCCGTTACAACCCGACTGGAAAGAGCGTCTAATTGCCGTTGAGAAACTAGGAGCTAAAATATATTTATTTGCATCTGCTAATCTATTAAAAGAAGAAGATGTTAAATTCATGTCAGAACATAATGTATATATGATTTGTTTAGGTTTAGAAGATATTACAGTTACATATGCTAAAAATGTTAAACTAATAGAAGTTTGTAAACTATTAAAGAAATATAAAATTTATATTTATCTATCTTTTATTGTTAATCCTTTAAAGATAATAGGACAAGAAGCGGCTATAAATTTTTATACTTTATTATTCGATAGAATAAATGAAATATGTCCTGAAATGATTTGTGGTAATTTCTTAATGCCATTCAGGGGTACAAAGGTTTGGGATGAATATTACGCTTTTGTATCAGAAGAAGATTATAATAGTTATGATAGTAAATCCGCCTTCCTAATAAAAAATAAAGTACTGAGGCAGAAAATGGAATTTTTTATGTTTTGGTATCAATATAAATATTATCTATCTGATGAATATAAGAACGTACGTGACTTTAATTGTAATGATATGTTACAGTTACGATTTATAGAACTATACGATAAACTTATGCCGAAGTATAATGCAATAAAAAATACAAGGTGTTAGGTGTACTTATATACCATATGAGCATACAATATTAATATGAAAATTTACAAAATTGGCGGATGTGTTAGAGATAAATTAATGAGTAGAGTACCACATGATATTGATTATTGTGTGGTTGGTTCTACTATTGATGAAATGTTATCATTAGGTTTTAAACAAGTCGGTAAAGATTTTCCTGTTTTTTTACATCCTAAAACAGGCGATGAATACGCATTAGCTAGAACAGAAAGAAAAACAGGGAATAAACATACTGATTTTGCTTTTGATTTTGGTAAAAATATTAATATTGAAGATGATTGTTTTCGTAGAGATTTTACTATGAATTCTATTGCTGAAGATATTACAAATTCTACTATTATTGATATGTTCGGCGGACAAAATGATATTAATAATAAAATAGTTAGACATATTAATGCTCAATATTTTATACAAGATCCTTTACGGATTTTAAGGGCTTTACGTTTTTGTGTAACATTAAATTTTAACTTAGCTCCTGAAACTAAAATTTTATTAAAAATTATGGTTAAAGATGGAATGTTAAAAGATTTAACACCTGAAAGAATATGGAATGAAATTGATAAAGCTTTGCAGTGTAAAAACTTTTATACTTTCATAACTCTATTAGATGAAATTGGTGGGTTACCTGATATTTTTCCAGAATTAGAACATTTAAAATATGTACCAGAGCGTGATGATTATCATGGTGAAAAAAATACATTTAATCATATTCTTTTAACATTAATACATTTAAACAATAAATTTAATAATATCGGTGAAATTAAATATTTAAATTTTGGGCTTTTAGCTCATGATTTAGGTAAAATATTAACACCTATCGCAGACTGGCCATCACATCCAAGTCATGAAGATTCTGGTGTGAGTGTTATTGAAAAATTATGTACACGTTTAAAAGTTCCTAATGATTATAAGAAGTTTGCAATATTAGCTTGTAAATATCATATGAAAATTTCTAAATATTTTGATATGAATATTAGTAAACGGTATAATTTTATTACAGATGTAACTAATAATTTTAGAGATAAAAGTAATTTGTCATACATTTTTTCTATATATTTTTATGATAAGGTTGGTCGTTTAAATTTTAATTTTGATTATACAGATTTTGCGGACAAAATGGCAAATGCGTATGAAATGTTTGATGTTATTTCTAGGACAAGTGCTGATATGTTCCCAGAATTATTAAAATTTAAAGGATCACAGTTTGGAAAATTATACAGAGATAAACGTATTGAATTTTACAGAAAACAAATAAAAAAGTATAAGGATAATGACAATGCTTCTAACACGCAGGATATTCGAGACGAATAATATATTAATGTATAACATCAAGAAAGAAAGTGAAAGCTTTCTTGATGTTTTTCTAAAACTTAAAGATTCATATAATTTTACAGTTGCAGATTTTATTGTATTATTAGAAACTCATTTACTAATGAAAAACTATTCTAATAAAAAAATTAAAAAGTTTTTTGATATAATAAATAAAAATACACAGTCTTATATTAATAATCTAATAGAAGTTGAAAAAGAACTTGTTAATACTGAACTAGGTCGGAAAAAAGAAATTAACGAATTAATCAAAAAAGAAAAAGAATTGGAAAAATTAGATAATGAAGAAGAAAATAACTGAAGAAGTTGGGATGACTACAGGTATTGTTACAGGTGGCAATACTGATGTTAACACAAATGGTATACTTGGACCTGGCAATTTCCAAATTCCTGGTGGTAAAAAACCCAAAGTTCTTAAACGTAAAGCTTTTGAATCTTCATATAAAAATATATGTGAAGGTATTAAAAAGAAAGTTATCAAGCCGGTATAATTTAAGTAATAAGTATAAGGAAAAGTAACATGGGTAAAATATTAGAAGATTTCACAAAAGAAAATAATATTAAAATAGAAGTTTCAGATTCTATATACCAAGATATGGAAAAATATCATGGTATGTCGCCTGATAAAATAGACGCCATACTTGTTGAAATGGCAAAAAACACACAAAAGGATGAAGTAACATGTCAAAAGTAATAACGTATTCAGAAAAAGAAACAGACCTTAAAACACTAGCCGTTAAAAAAGGTAAACTTGGAAAAAAAAGATATTATATTCCACAAGAAACTGACGAGCTCGTAGTTTTATTTAAAGAACAGCTTAATTTAATTAATGATAAAGCATTAGTAGATACACATAATATAAAATTCCAAGTCAATTATATATATCCAGCGATTAGTAAAACAGTATGGGCTCATATTTTTAAAGTAACGCCTTATATGAAGATGTTTACTGATCTTGATTATGTCGTAGAAGTAAGCGGTGATATTTGGGAAATGATTGATGATGAAATGAAAAAAATCCTCTTAGAGCATGAACTTGATCATGTCTGTATTACTGAAAAAGATGATGGAACACCTGTTTTAAAAACATTAAAGCACGATGTTCAAGACTTTAGAAGTATTATTAGAAAATATGGCATAGATTGGACTGTTAAGAAAGACCTTATATCTGAACAGTATAAAGAGATTTTGCATGAGCGTAAGCAACAGGAAAAAATTGATAGCAAAAAGGCTTAATATAAAATGTCAATTGAATCAATAACTCCAACTAATTTTTCCGGCCTTTTTATTATCACGAATGAAATATTTCGTGATAATAGAGGCGTTTTTATTCAAAATTTTCAAAAAGAAGATTTTGATGAAAAACTATCAAAATATACAGATAAAAAATATGAGTTTGTCCAAGACAATATTTCCGTTTCCGCTGATAACGTTGTCAGAGGTTTACATTATCAGTTAAAGAAACCTCAAGCAAAATTGGTATCTGTTTTAAATGGTTCTATTATCGATGTTGTAGTTGATATTAGAAAAGACTCAAAAACTTTTGGCAAATATTTTATCTATCAATTATATGCTGGCAGTGCAGAGCAGATATTGATACCTGAAGGTTTTGCACATGGTTTTAGGTCTTTATATGATAATACAATTGTTTCATATAAAACAACCAACCCTTATTGCAATGGTGATGAATATGGCATCATTTATAATGATCCACATTTAAATATTGATTGGACGCTTAGCGACACATATCCTATGTGTGATGGTGATAAATTTATAGTTTCTCCTAAAGATTTATCTTATAATGAATTAATATTCACTGAACCCTCTAAATTGTTTTAATTATGAATACTAAAGAAAATATAAAAGAATATAAAGTTCTAGAAAATGGCGATGAGCTAATTATTGATAATAATTTTAGATACCATTTGTTTAGAAATGAAGAAGAATTGACTAAAGGTATTGAAGCTTTAAAAGCTCAATCATATCACAATAATTATTGGAAATATAGAGATCTTAATAATTTTGAACATTTATTTGATACAAATGGCATAGAATTGACTAAAGACATTAAAACAATGTGGGTTGAAGCATATGCTAATGGGTATTGGAAATACATGACAAAAGAGGGATTTTGGCAATTATGTAATGATAAGAACGTATGTATTACTAAAGATCCTAGTATTTTCTCAATTACAGTGTTTCCAAATGGAGATTGGGAATATAAATTAACAGAATGGGCCATTCCAATATATGTAAGGAAATGATAATTTATTTTAATAAATAAATTATATGATAAAAGAAAAATCCTTATATAAAAAAAATAAATTTCATATAGATTTCTGTAACATCGATATTATATTCTATATTATAGAAGAACAAAATTTTTTAGATTTTATACAAACGCAAAAAATTAATAATATCCTAATAAAAGAATATCTTAATGACACTGATACTCCTGATGAAATGAAGTCAGGAGCAGTTATAAATGCTAATAATACGTTGTATATATTAATAACTGCCTTTAAAGGTGAGTATCTTGATATAATGAATACTATTATTCATGAGTCTACGCATGCAACACAGGAAATTTTTAGAATAATAGGTAATGATAAGGTAACCGAAGATTTAGCTGAATCTTTTGCATATTTAAATAGTTATATTGCTACTAAGATTTTAAAAACTATTTTCAAAAAAGATTCTAAGGATAAACGGTTTTATATTAAAATCTAATAAATAATATAAAAATTATCTATAAATATGCCATATAAAACCTCAAACGGCCTTTGGAAATGGGGCAATCTAGAAAAATCGTCAAAACAAGAGTTATGTCGATTAGTTTATGGTATTTGGAAAAAACAAGGTTCTGAAGGTAGTTTTTCAAAGTTTTGGCAAAGGGGTAAAGTATTAGAATCAATTTATGATAATGTTTTAGATTCTATAAATGAATCAAGAGTTGATTTCGCTGAAAAAAAATTAAACCCTGATATTTGGTATAAAGAAGATGATCAATTTTTTCTTAAACAAAATATTAAAGATGAATTGTTAAAGATTAAAGATAAATTTGAAAATATTTCTAAATATACAGTTGAAAGTATTCGTTTGGTTGGAAGTAATACATCAACTCAATATAAAAAAGATAGTGACCTTGATTTTCATATAACAATAAATACTACCAGTTTAAAAGAAATTGAAAAATGCAGAAAATTAATTGTAGATAATATTAAGGGTAAATATTACTATAAAAAATATCCATATGAAATTTATGTGCAAGAAAATATCTTTCAAGACTTAGCCAGTATAGGATGTTATGATGTACTCAATGATACGTGGCTGGTTGGTCCGGATCTAGTCCCAAACTCGTTCAACCCATATATAGAGTTCATTGATATATTCAGCAAGGTGGAAGCAACCTGTAGCGAGTGTGATATCGAAATTGGAAAGCTGAAAAGAACAATTCAAGATTACAAAGCATTAAAAGAAGGTTTATCTAAAATAAGTTCTAATAAAAAAACAGAACTAAAAAAATTATTAGATAAAAAATTAAAGGATATTTTTGATACTGTTGATACTTTAACAGAATTAAAAGCTGAAATACGAGATGATAGAAAAGTTTCATCTACGCCTAAATCTGAAGCGGATGCAAAAAAATTAAGAAAAAATAAACAATGGCAAAAAGCAGATGCATCATTTAAAATGATTGCCAAATATGGTTATTTACAATTAATTTCAGATTTAGAAATAATAAAAGATTCTAAAACAAGATTTTTAGATCGTGACATAAAAGACATTGAAAAAATAGTATAACATTTTGTTCGAAAAGTATAATGGATATACGTATAATTTTTTATAATGTCAACACAAAATCAAAATAATATCGAAAAACCGGATTTAACTAATGTTTATCCAGGGTATAGAAATATCTCTTACCATGTTACTAATGGTAAAGGTGAAATTGTATTGGATGGATGGGATAAAGATAAAGTTCCTAAAACTTTTTATTTTCCACATTTAAGCAAAGTTGTATATGAAACAAAAGAAAAAACAGATACAAAAACATTATTTGATACATACGCACAAACTAGATATTTTAATAATAGTTACGAGCGAAAAAAATGGTTAGCGTCTATTGATAAAAATATTAATATCATTGAGGCGTTTAAACCTGAACAAGAATTTTTAGTTGATAACTTTTACGATAAAGTTTATGATAATGATTTTAACGTTTTAGATTTACGTACACATTTCATAGATATTGAAGTTGCAATAGAAACGGAATTCTGTAAACCTACAGAAGCCAAATATCCTATTAATATTATAACGGTATATGATACATACTTAAAGAAATATTATAGTTGGGCATTGGATATGTCCATCACTAATACTATTGCAAATAAAAATATAGAATTAAGAAAATTTAATTCTGAACAGATTATGTTGCGTGATTTTATTGAATGGTTTTCTGTTAATAGACCTGATATTATTTCTGGTTGGAATATTTATTTTTTCGATATGCCGTATTTACTTAAAAGAGTTGAGAATGTTTTAGGTAAAACATATTGTGAAAAGTTTTCATCAATTAAGCGTTATTGGTTCGCAGAGAAAAAAGACAAATTCAATAGTGCATATGTTAATATTCCCGGTGTTTCACAATTAGACTTATTAATATTGTATAGAGATAAGTTTAAAGTTAATCCTTCATTGGATGGCGGCTATAACTTAGACAATGTTGCATTTGAAGAATTAGGTGAAAATAAAATAAAATATGAAGGTTCAATGCGTAATTTTTATAAGAATAATTTTCAAAGATTTTGGGAATATAATATAAAAGACGTTGAACTTTGTGTTAAAATTGAAGCCAAAAGATCACTAATTCCTTGTGCTAGACGTATTACTACTCTTGGTTTATGTCAATACGAACAAATTTATGGTTCTATTAATTATATTATAGGCTCGGTTTGTATTTATTCTAAAAATCATCATAATAAAATTTTTAGATCTTATACTGATTATGATAATATTGGTGAAGAGTTTGAGGGTGCATACGTATTCCCAACAATGGCAGCGTTTTATAAAAATGGATGTGCATGTATTGACGTAAACTCACTATATCCCAATACAATGATAGCTTTAAATCTATCGCCAGAAACCAAAATTGGGCAACTAATAGATAATCTAAATGGTACTTTTAATATTGTATTAGATGATGGTACTATAAAAATTATTACAGCAGAGGTAAGAGCTAAATTATTAGAAACCAAATGTATTTTAAGTAAGAACGATACTTTATTTTATAAGCATTCTGTTAAAAAAGGTATTCTATCTGGTTGGTGTAAATATTATTTTGATAGACGTAAACATTATCAAAAGTTAGCAAAAGCCGCGGGTAAAAAAATAGAAGAACTTGAAAATCAATTAGTTATTAAAAAGCAAGAAGGTTCAGACTATAGTGCTATTGATAAAGAATTAGCAGAACAAATTAAATATAAAATGATTTATCATACTACACAGTATGCTATTAAAATCATGTTAAACAGTGCATATGGTATGACAGGTACTAAATTTAGTCCTATTTATGATATAAATTTAGCACAAAGTATTACTTTAAATGGACAATTTGTAAATAAATCTGTTGCAACATATCTTAAAAAGAAGTTTAATGAAAAATATAAATGTTCTGAAGATTTTGAAGTTACAATTAGCGGTGATACTGACAGTGTAGCAGGTGATACAATTTTAAATATAAGAATAGGTAAATAAATATGAATAATGATAAAGCTCAAAAAATTTATACAATAAAAAGCGTTAACAATAAAAGCGTTATTGTTTATGTAAATGGCGGTCAATATATAACTACAATAAGGCATGACCATACACAGGCTCTTATAAATGATACAGTTATTACTATAACTACTCCTAGAGGAAAAACAGTTCAATATTCAGTTTATGGTGCCTTTTTACGACAATTTTAATAAATAAAATAAAACATATAAAAGGTTGAATTATGTCTGAAAGAATGTTTGTTACTGGATTTACGGGTGTTTATAACACTAATGATAATATATTATCTGCAGTTGTTAATAATATTAAAACTATTGCGGGAAGCGCTATTATCCCCACAAGCGCTAATATCGGATGTTTAATTAAAGGTTTTTCGGCTGCATCTAGTGGCGATTTTTTATTAAAATTATCAGATTATTCTACTATAAAAGCAACTGTTGATGATGGTGTTTATTCTGTAGATGTTGGCTTATATACAGATAATATAAGCGTTCCTATTGATCAATTAACACTATTAACTGGAAATAATCTTACCCTAGATTTTAATGTATATTATATCCCACTATAAGATATATTAAAGATTTTTTAAATCCTTATCGGTTATAATTACAAAATTATAACCTTTTTCTTTTGCCATTTTTTTAGCGGCTGTCCATTTTGACATATTTTTAATATATGCCTGAGATTCTAGGATTTTAGTGGGAGCCATTGTAACGTTAACATCATTTTTTGATTTAACTTCTATCCAAACCTTTTGTGTACCATTTTGGGTTTTTATTGTCGCAACAAAATCAATATAATATTTTCGCTTAATGGGTTGTGCTCCACGATCTAATAACAACGGGCTCTTGTCCCAATATTCTATTGCAAAAGGTTCATAACTCCAATTTATAACATTTTGGTTATTATCTAAATATACCATTGTTTTTAATTCAAGTTTTGATTTATAATGAGGTAATGCGTTACTTTTATATTTTTCTTTATTCCTAGGACTATATACACCGTGTAATGATTTATATTTACCTGATTTTTTTAAATTATTTAATGATACAAACCCCATAATTAAGTCCTTTTACATATAAAAACATACAAACATTTTAAATTATTTATTAAAAAATGTAAAATTTAAATATAAAAATAGAACGTAAAAGGATTTATGAAAGCTAATAATACAACAACAACATATCTATATTATCTTGATGGACAATTAATGTATACATTACCATTAGTTAAAGAAAATGAAACAGCATATTCAGTAGAATCGCCGGTTATATGTACAGTACAATATTTAAATGAAGAACACACAGAAAAACAAATTATTCTTTATACCAATCCTGAAATTTTAAAAGAAGAACGCTTTTTCTTAGCCGGTTTAATCGCTGCCATAAAAGAACAAAATGAAGAAATAATTATACAAGATGATAAAGATGAAAATATGATGTATAAAGTTGTATGTAAAAAAGATGGATTATATTTTAATGATAAACTAGTTAATCCAATGTATAAAATAGATTTAATAGAAGCTAATAAATTCTTTGCAAAAGAAATTGTAATAAAATGAAGATAGAATTAAAAGATAATGAATGGATAATAACCGATACTACTATTAATTTAACCAGTAATATCGAAAGATCCATTAGTATATGTGTTTCAAATAAAAACAAGTGCACTCTTAATTCAGTAGATTTATCATTAGGTGTTGGAAATTTTTATTATTTTATAGATAGATTTTTTAGAAATTCTTTTCCGCCTGGTGCTGCACTACATGAAGTGTTAACATTAACACAAAAGAGATTTATTAGAGATGTAGATTTACGTAGTAATATTCTTATTAATTCTGATAGAAACCAGGGAAAAACTTATATTATGGCAATGTATTGTCTATATAGTCTAATTTGTGATTATTATAATGAAAATAGTAAAGGTACTGATAATATTGTTTTCATTACACATACTGATGCGTCTAAACAAAATGTACGAAATTATTTTAATAACATTTTAATGCAAAATGATTTATTTAAATATTTTAAAATGGAACAAGATAGAAGCAAAATTAAAATGGGAAGTAACGCTGTTCATTTTGTTACTTATAGTTGTAATAATGCAATAAAGGGTATGGGTTCTAAAATATTAGTATGTGATGAATTACAACAAGCAACCCAGCAACAACAAGATAATATGCTTGCTGCTATTGTACCAACACTATATTACAATAAAAATTCCAAGATTATAAGTAGTATTTAAAATCTACTACCTGGTAAATATTCTAATTTCTTTTCTACACTAAAGCTTGTATCAAAATATTTCATAAGTGTATTATATATAGAATTTAAATCCGCATGTGGGAATACCATTTTATATTTGTTGGCATATTCTATAAATTTATTAATAATTGATGATGCTTGTTCTTTTGTAATATCGGAATGAATATTAAAAAATAAGCTATTAATTATTTTTACTAGTTTATTTCTAGTGACTATAAAATTATTATCTATTCCATAGTCTAATAATAATAGATATGCGTTATATCCATTAATAGTAAAGTCACTGATAAGAGCACTTATAAAATCTTCTGTATTAACTGGTTTATATTTTAGGTTTTTATATTTTGCATCTTCGTCTAAATTTTTACAAGCGTTATAATTTCCTGTAATATTTACTATACAGGGAATATTCATTTTATTTTTTACTCTGTCTGGAATTATTATTAAAGTAATTATTCCATTATAATTTACGTCTACTCTATCAGGTAATACCTTTTTACAATCTAACATATTTTGATTATAATTTTTCCAATAGTTTGATATTTCGCTTTGTATACTTTTAGCTTCTTCAGGACGTAATCTTGTATTTAAATTAATATCACATTTCCATGTTCCATCTGAATTATTACGGGACCATTTTAAAATATAATTTTTACCGTTAAAGTCCATACTGTTTATAAAACCAAAAGTTTCTATTGCTCCTGTATATGCTTCTAATATTTTATCATCAGGATTAAACGCTGAAACTTTTGGTTTAATATAATTATCTATTGGAAAATCTGGACTATATGTTAGCCATTTCATTAACTTTATCTCTCTTTTTATATATTATTTATCACAAATATGTATAATTTAAATAATAAACGACTAAAAAGTATTTTACTATGATAAATTTAAATATAATTATACAAATGATGGGTGATGACCTTAAGCTAGATTTTAAGCCTATAAGGGATAGCACTTCTAATGATTATGAACAATTCCTATGTGATGAGATTCTAAAAAAAATCAAAGATTTTACCGAAGAATTAGTTAACGAGGCTTTATCATATGAAGAAGAAGAGGATACGTCATATAGTGTTGTACCAAATTCAACATTAAAAGGAATGCCTTCTGCTAATGCCGTAATAGATACGCCTATTAAAAATAGTTATAATAAAAATAATATTTTTACTACGGGTCTATTAAAAATAGCATATGTTTATACCTTTAAAGACAATAAAAATAATGTAATAAAAGATGGCGATAGGGATATTACCTATAATATGGATGATCCAGCTTTTGCTAGAGAATTTAAACAGGATAAGAAAATTCTAATTACCAGAGTCCAGGCTCATGATTATTTTACCAATCCTATAAAAATTTATAGTAAAATAGATGTAATAGAAAATGTAAAAAACTTTTTATTAACTGGTAAAAATGATGAAGGTAACGTTTTTGCAAAAGAAGCGGTAGCTGATTTAGATTTTGATAATTCAACATTTATTGAATTTTATGAAGAAGAAAATATATGGTGGAATAGAGATAAAGAAGAAATGGATAATTTCCTAGACCAATATAATAAACATAAAAAAATTACAGGATTATATAATGATGGTATCTGTTATCTAAGAATACCTTTACTTTCAGATCCAAATATTTATGTTAATTTCTATTTTAACTATTTTGATTGTAATAATAAGATAAAACATATTAAAGATACGACTGTTATATTAGTTAAATCCTTTAATAAAAGAGATGAAGATCCGTTATATTCCTTTGGTAAAAATTTAGTAAGTTTAGAATATTCTGAAAATTATGATTTTATCTTTAAAGATATAGAGTTAAAGAAATTCTTAAAATCTAATAAATAAATTTAATTAATAACTAAAGAAATTGAATTTATGGCAAATGCATCAGATGTTTATAACGATATTATAAATGAGGATACTCAACGAATTAATGAAAAAGGCCTATTACCTGCATTAGCATTAGCTGCAGGTATGGCATTTGCTAATCCAGCACAAGCTAAAAAAGTTATAGATGCACCCCAAGCAGCAGTATCTACTAATGTAAAAAATGTAGATAATAAAGTAAAAAAGGTTAATGATAGAATTGTTGAAATTTTAGCGAAAACTATATATACAGAAGCCCGGGGAGAATCGTATAAAGGTAAATTGGCAGTTGCTACTATTATTTGGAATAGAGCAAATAATAATACTTGGCGAAAACTTGGCTTGTCTGGGGTATGCTTACAGAAAAAGCAATTCTCCGGTTGGAATAACGGTGAACCAAGAATAAAAATCAATACCTATCTTGAACAAAAAGCTTGGAATGACAGTTTAGAATTAGCAAAATCAATGGTTGATAATACGTTTAGACCATTAGCTGCTTTAAAAGATTCTACTTATTATTATAACCCTAAAAAAGCTACACCTTCTTGGGGTAAGAAGTTAAAAAATATAAAATTTGTTGGGAATCATAAATTCGGTAAATTATAATTAATATGGTTTGGGTTTAATTTGCCATTCCTGTATACCATTATTCTTTAACTTTTTATCAATACTTCTACTTATTGCTTCATTATTTTTATTTATAGCATTAATTACTGAAGCATTATATTTATAGTTATAATCACCAGCATCTAATTCTTTTTTTCTTTTAGCTAAATACTCTTTGCTAAAAATAGAATTCTCTAATATCGTCTTAACATATGGATGAAATTTTATCATATTTTTATTTATTATTTTGATAAATAAATAAAAAAGAAATTAATGCTATGGTTTATAATATATTAAAAAGATTTAATACTTTTCTTAAAAACAATGAAGTAATCTTAGAGGCTAATGAAAATTCGCCCAGAAATCAATTAATTAAACATTTATCTACAAATGTTTCAGATGAAGCGGCAAAACAAGACATCGTAAAAAAGGTTGACTTATTCTTTGCTTTTAAAAAAGAAGGTAGATTGTCTGGTATAAAAGAAAAAGAAAAATTAGATATTAACTGGTGGATTAAGAATAATAAAACATTTACTGATTTTAATCAATATTTTGATGAATTTTTCAACAATCCCGACAATGTTTCAGTTGATGAATATTATTTAAAATATTTAAAGGGTAATAGATTATATAACTATGATTTAGTTCCTAAAAGAATAATAGATCATTTGAAAAATGGTGAAGATTTCGATGGACATCCTGCCGTAAATCCACATACAGCCGTTCCACATTTAACTAAAAAAGGATTTTCTATAGCATTTGAAAATCCTAGTTGGTTGGTGGTTGTTCCACATACTAAATGGGCATCTATATTTTTTAGTAAAATGAATGAAGAACCAAGTTGGAGATATGCATCTTGGTGTACTGGTAAATACGACAAAGAAGATCATAATAATTACTTTAACCGTACTAATTATACTCCTCATGGTTTTCAATATATTATCATAGATAAAGTTCGTAGAACTAAATATAATATTCAATTCTCTAATCATTCGTCTGGTAATAAACAAACAGAACAGAATAATACAATTAGTCAGGGTGAATATGATGTATTCCCAATCGAGCTCATTACTGCAATGTTTAATTTTGAAGATAAAAATGAAGCTAAAAGTTTAAGAGCAGATAATATAGCAGATTTTTATAAAATATTAACACAAAAACGTTATAGTAAAATAGATGAACTTGCACAACTACCATTTATTAAACAAATAGAAACAAGAAAGAGATTAAAAAATCTATTTGATACTGTTCCTATTAATGAACGGGATGATTTAAATACATATAGAACTACTATTACTGATTTTATTAATAAAAATTTAAATACATTTTTTACTCTTGATGATGTAAAAATATATCTATCTGAAATGATTCCTGTATGGTCTGATACAAGACTTGATTATACGTTTAAACTACATATACATATTTTGTCATTACAGGAATTTTTCATTGAGACAATAATACAAAAAATGGATAGTCTCAATGTAGAACAAAATCCAAATGATAAATTAACATTATCTACTACTATTACAGACTATATTTTTAATGTTTTAAATAAACCTGAATTATTTGAAAGAGCAAAAAATAGTGCTATTTCTAAAGGGTTAATGCTACCTAAATCAAGTACTTTTGATGTGTTTGAACGCTTAACACCAGAACAAAAAACAGAGCACTTAATCAATAAATTTAAAAGATCTAAAGTATTAGAGAAAGATGTTAATTTATATCCATATGAAGCTATATTAGCGTTTGTTAAATATTTAAATACTCTCGATTCTTTTTCTATATCTGAAATTGTTGAAAATAATGATGTAGTTGAAATACTTTTTAGAAAAACAATAAATTGTTCTAGTAAGTATAAAGCACATATTGAAAAAAATACAACAGAAATAGAAAATGATAATGATATTTTAGAGTTAAACGCTAATAATACAGAAACGGAAGAAGAAATACAGTTATTTTTCCAAAAATGTTTATCTACTGATTTTAGTAATAGCAACGGTCAATATTCTACAGGTATTTTTAGAATTTTTAATGCTGAAAATAAACAATTATTTCTTAATAAATGTTTAGATAATGGTTTATCTTTTTACTCTAAAGAGATTTTAAAAATATTATCTCCAAATACAATTAATACCATTTTATTATCAGCAACTAATTCTAAATATATATTAAACCCTTCATATTTAAAAAATGCTGAATTTAATGATATACTATCTAATTATATTGATATGATTTTGGCAAAAGAAGATCTTTATTCTTTAGAGTTATATGTAAACGTTAATGCAATTTCACAAAAACAATTACATACCCTTATTAAAAAACGTTTTGAACATGAAAGATATTCTATACCAATACCTATATATGGAGTATTATCACATGAAAATAAAAAAGCCTATGTGAAATTACTTATGGATAAATTGGTATCATATCCAAATGAAGATTATCCTGCTATTCATAGTCTTTGGACAGAATCTTTAATTGAAAATGTTTTTGATGAAGATTTATTTAAATATTATATTGAAAAAGCTAAGATAAATCCTAATATTTTTAATGACCTTATTATAAAGAAAATGCCTGAGTCTTTAAGAAATGAATATCTAAAAATTAGAATAGATGGAAATGTAAAATTAAGAGATTTAGAAAATTCTTATGTAACAGACACGTTGATATTATATTATATCGAAAAAGCTACTAGAGACGGTACAAAAATATCAGAAACAATATTCGTTAAAGCCAATGCTCTAAATCCAGAATTAACAAAAAACTATATATTAAGTAGAATAAATGCTGGATATACATTAAGTTTAGTAGAACAAGATAATTGTTCTGTTGATGTTTTATACACATATTATAAAAAATGGATTGATGATAAAAAAATATTAGCTTTTTCTGAATTTACTAAATTAAGCAACGATACACTTCGCCCACTAAAACATAGATATTTAAAAATGATGTTCCCGAACATTGATCCTATGTATTTTGCTGATGTGTCAGATGTTGTAAAAGAAGCAATTCTTAAAAAATATACAGATGCTAATTTAAATATTCCTAGAAACATTTTAGCAATAACGCCCGTTGCAATACGTGAGAAATTCCAAGATGTAACATTTACTGCAATAAGTGATGAAGAATTTAATGGACTAGATATAAATTCTAAGAAAACATATATTACAAACTGTATTGAAAAGCATATATTAGTAACACCTCATCAATTATCTAAATTAAGTGCAGGTTTACAGAAGAAATATATAGAAAGTAATGCAGGTAGATTTGCATTAAGTAATAATCATTTCAATGTTTTAAGTGAAGAAAATAGATTGTTATATATACATACTTGGTTAGAAAAAGGTAAAAATTCTCTTATTACTCCCGGTCAATTATCATGGGCAAGAGCGCACGTAAATAAATAAAAGTAATAAATAAAATAAAAATAAAAGTTATGAAAAATAGATATAAAGAATTACAAAAAAAATTATTAAATGAAGATTGTTTAGAATTAATTGTCGAAGCTAATATAGATAAAGATAGATTAGCTAAACATTTTCTAGAACATAATTATGATGGTGATCATTCTGAAGATAAAGTAAAAAGTTTTGTAGATTGGTTTTGGTCATTTAAACCTACTAAACAAGCTGTAAACTTTAATATTTTAAATCCACAATATTGGATTAATTCTGGTTCAACTATAAAAGCATTGGTTCCAATACTTAATAAATATGATAATAACAGACAATATAGACTACCCGCTGTTCCAGTAGGACAAGAAAAAACAGAAGAAAAATTATTTGCACATTTTACAAAATTTGATGATTATAGTAAAGCTGATTGTAGATATTATGTAAATATATATCTAAATATGTTAGATAAAAAGATTTTAAAGCCTATTAATCCCTTAGATATTAATTATTGGATCAAATCTAATATTGAATTTAATGATTTTTATAATTTCTTTTATCCTTATTATAAAAAAAGCTTAAAAACAACAATAAACGAATCTATAACAGTAAGAGCCTTTTATGAAGAAGTATTAGATGCTGATGATGTTTACAATTATAATAATATTCCTCCATTTATTTTAGATAGATTATTAAAAAATCAAAATTTTGATGGCCAAGCTTGTGATAGAAATAATATAGTAACGGATAGAGGTTATTCTATCTTACATAACGATAATAATTGGTTAGTTGTATGTCCACATAATGAATGGTCTTCTAGATTTTTTGGTAAAATGGTCCAATCATATGATGGTGACTGGGCTTCTTGGTGTACATGTAAATATTTAAGAAACATGTATTGGAGTTACGCTGAGTATGGTTTTCAATACATTATCATAGATAAAGTTAATAAAACTAAATATAATATTCAATTTTCCAATAGATCTGGTGGCAATAAACAAACCATCGAAAATAGTTCTTTAAAAACAGGTGAATATGATAGATTCCCTGGAGAATTAATAAACAAGATGTTTATATTTGAAAATACCAATAATACAGATGCAGGCAAAAAAAATGCTAATATAAAAGATTTTGCAGAAACATTAGAATATAACAAGTATAAATATTTATATGAAATAACTATATTGAAAGATCTTATTAAATTTAAAATTGTTAGTAAGGTTTTAGAAGTAGATAATGATATTACGGCTCTTGATAAGCTAGATATAACGCCTGATGATCTAAAAAAATATATAGATTCAGCGGTTACAACTAGTATAAATATATTTAGAGATTCTGATTACGCTTCTTATAAAAATAATACAAAAGACTCAATTGTTAAAAATGTTATGGATAAGTATGATTCGAATTTATATATCTATCTACTTAATGCATTAATAACACAAATGAAGGCTCGTACGGATATTAAAGAAGGCGCTTTTTCTGCATATATGATAGATTATATTATTGATACCTTAAACGATCAATCTACTCTTGATATATGTAGACAATTATATATAGAACGTGGATATAAAAATGCTCATAGATTAATTTATAGTAGTGACACATATGGTGGTGATAATACTGTATTAAGTAAAAATGAAAATGTTACAGATGAACAATTTGAAACATATACATTAAATACTATTAAAGACAATATTAAGAATCTAAACGTTCAAAGTTTTGAAGCATATTCACCATCATTAAAAAACAAATTAATAGGGGTAATTGCTAATATAAGTGATATGTATAGAACCTCTACTTTAAACTTCATGCTTAAAGGTGAGCCGAATCTATTAACTTCTATAATAAATAGCTCAGAATTATATAAAAAACTATATGCAGATACTAATTTATTAACAATGGAAATGTTAATAAAAGAAGAAAATATAGAAAAATTATCTGATACCGATCAAAGAATAAGTATTATATTAAATTTAATCGTTTCTGCTTTTGTTGATAATAAAACTGGCGGCGGATATATAAGAGATGAATATTCAGAATTTATTAAAACAAATATGAATGCTAATTTTTTAAGAGTTTTAACAACCGATAAGTTTAATAAAATGTTGGATGTACTTTCTTTATTAAATAATGTAGATATTAATAGATATATTAAAATATTAGCTGAACCTATTATTGTTAAATATATAAATATGTGTATTCTTAAAAATAATCCAATTACATCAGAGGCTGAACAATATGTTACTTCAGAATTATTTGAATTATATATCAACTCTAAAATTAATAGTTTAGATAAAGATTCATCACAAGAACTTTCAGTATTATTATTCAATAAGTTTAAAGATACGAACACTGCAATATTAGAACAATATATTAAAGCTAAAATGTCTAAAAAATTAAAAGTTTCATCACATGAATTACAATTATGCGATAGACAGACACAACTAAAATATATAGAGTCTTTAATTGTTTCAGGTAGAACTATTGCTTTAGACTTGTTTGAGATGTGTCCTGTTGCATTACAACATTTATATGTTTTAAATACAGGATATAGAAATATTTCTGGTAATTATTATAATCTATGTAAGATTATAAAAAATCCAGATGGAACAGAAAAAGCAAATTTGAAATTATATCTATGGCGTGATTTTATTAATAATGATACACTACCTGTAGGATATTTACAGTTCACAACACCTGAACTATTTGCTAAAGTTTCTGAATATTTTTATTCTAAAGATAGAAGTCAATCATTCATAGAGCATTTCAAGAAGCTCGAAGAGACTATGAAGAGTGGAATAGATATAGCTAATCAATAAGTATTAGTTATATCATATAATTAAATCCTAATCTAAATTAAACATTAGATTAGGATTTAATGTTTTATATCCTGAAAAGGATACTTCAAACTCTCCATTAAAATATAATTCAAGTTGATTTAAATTAAAAATATTATCTTTATTATCTGTTATATTTTCAAGATTATCTAAATCCGCTAGAGTAATATCGTTGTTATAAACAAGTCTACCGCCCTGTATTAAATCATTATTTTTATATAAGTCTATAAATAAATTTGAACGATAGATTCGTATTGCTGCTAATAAAATATTTAAACTTTTTATTTTTTTAAGATAATTTTTAAGGATGTATTGAGGTTTTATTGTTTCAGGGTCTATTAATTCATCCATATCAAGGCTAGATGTATCAAATTTTGATAATTCTGGTAAATCTAATAATTCAACTAATCTAATTTGTATGGGTGGATTTAGGTGAAAGTTTATATCATCATTAATGTATAAAATATTATCATTTATATAAAATTTAGAAAAATGTCCTCTATCTATTATTTTTTTAGGTGTACCATCAGTATCACGGAATTCTATTACATCATCAAAATTACCGTTATTTAATTTAGACATTATTACAATATCAGAACTTATATTAAATAAACGTGATCGTATATATTGATCTGTTCTATAAACTACATATGCATTATAATTAGTTTTATATGTTTCTAATAATTTCTTAAAATATTTAACTAATAGGTTAAAATTAGTATAACCCGCTTCATTTTCTTGGGCTTCAATCAATAATTTTGCTCTTAAATTTTCAAATCTTTTCATTTTATGAATTCCTTGGGATCAATTATTTTATACTTTAAATACCATAAATGTGTAGTTCCTGCTGATAATAATAAAAAGTCTTTATCTAAAAATCTATATACCTTATAATTAATATCTCCTCCACTATATGATATTTCATGCGTTTCACGGTCAGTAGATACTCCAACAGAATTATCTTTAATAGTATCAAGTGCTGGAAATAACATGAATCCCGCGGTTAATGCAATCTCTACTTTTTCTGTTTCCATAATCATTTTAAAGAAATTATATAAATTATTTTTTAATGAAGGTTCTACGTCTAATAAATCATCTAATTTATTGTAATCAACACTTGGATAATTACTAAATTGCTGCATATCATGTATTTCAATTATTTGAACCTTGATATTTACATTATATACGCCCCATTTAGTAGAAATTATTATTTCATTACCATTAATTTCAAAATTAATAAGTTCCTTTGCTTGAATCAAACGATTATCAATTCTAATATAGTTAGAATTATTATCCACACCCCAAACTCTTCCCCAAGATGTACTACGAATTCTTGGTGTATTGGGATATAATAACAAATATGGTCCATCGGGTAAAGCATTAGTGGCTTGTTTATATAATAAACAATATTTATTACCATTATTATAAAGCCTATTAAACAACATAAAAAGAGTGTTAAATTTATTTCTACGCTCATTAATAATAGTATATACATCAATATCATCATCTTCACATAATAATTTAGCTCTTAATTTTTTAAATCTATCCATTTGATTAATCCTTTACCGATATATTTCTATATTTAAATACCCAAAAAATATGTTCATTAATATCTTTAGTCATTCTTAAAACATTAACACCAAGTCTTTTATATTCAGTGCTAAAAGAAGTTATATATTCTAAATCAAATTTTTCATCATAATAACTTGTACTATTATAACTTATATCAATATATGAGTTATGTGCTATTTGTCTTTCTCTAATTAATACTTTTTCTAAAGGTACCAAACTTCCTCTATATAATGACATATATTTACTAGAAAGATCAGCCTTTAACGACTTTAACCATTCTGCATATTTTATACCAACATTGTTAATAGCATTAATTTTTTCAGAAGATAATAATTCATCTAAATTATCATAGTCTATTGGATTAAAGATATATTTATCACAATCCAATGCTTCTATAAATTTAAGATATATTGAATATACTATATTATCTCTATCTGGTCTTATTCTAAATATAATAAAATTCTCTCTTATATCTTTACGCCAACTTACAAAGTCTTCTTTAAAATATTCTTGTGATAATTTTATTGATGAATCCGTATAAAAATAAAACTTTTTAATGTTCATATCATTACTATGTTTGCTATCAATATATATTTGTGGAGCTTTAAAATCATCATCAAGATCTTTAAGTACACATACAGAATTACTAATGCCTATCATTTTTTTAAAAAAATTTAAAAACGCATCAAAATCATCAGACCATTCACCATCGTTAATATCTTCACATAGTAACTTTTCTCTTATTTTTTTAAAGCGTTCCATTAATAATATCCTTTGGATTAAGTGTTTTATATTTTATAAAATTTCTACTATTCATATTTCCTCTATACCTATTCAGAAATTTTACATTTGTAACCTCAACATCAAATTTCTTTATCATATCTACAATAAGTTCTCCATACGTTGCCCCTATATCCATATCTAAATTCTGAAGACCGGTATCCTCTACTATTGTTTTTATGTCATGTATTCCACCATACATAATCCCACTCTATTATAACCGTCTGATATTTTTGCAAGTGTATTAAAATATTTCTTTATATTTTCTACTTTATAATTTTCATTATATTCAAGTAACTCATCTAATTTATCATAATCTATCTCAACTATTTTAAATGGTTCTATATCTACTAATTCTATTGGAACAAGATTAAATGTAGAAACACCTGTTGTATATTTAAGTATATTTTTTACAATTAATGCTCTATCAGTTACTTCTACACTTTCAAACTGACTATCTGTCCATATTCTAGCAAAATCTGGCATACCTTCTTCATTAATAAAATAAAAATTATCATAACCAAATTTATTTTTGTTCTCCTTATTAATATATAAAAATGCTTCATTTTTATTATTAACATTATATTTTATCATAGAAATATCGGGTCTTTTTATAAACTTATTAAATATTTCTATAAATTTATTAGAATCAGTAATAATATTAGGTTCTTTTCCTTCGTCTTCTTTTATAAAATTTTCATTTAATAAACGACTTCTTAAAGTATCATATCTCTTCATTATATAAATTCCTTGGGACTAATTACTTTGTATTTTATTAATTGTGGTAATGATATTTTATAATTTTCTATAACTAACGTTTCTTTATTATAACATTTTGATTGCTCTACAAATGTATTTTTATAAAAATCTATAAATAAATTAAGTTTTTTAACATATATTCCATTATTTTTAATATTTTCTAATAATGGATAAATTTGTTCGTATTTTGTAAAGGCATAATCATATGTACCTTCTTTTGCTATCTGTACTAATCTATTAATATAATTTTTTAAAGTATATTGAATTAATCTATTTTTTTCAGGAATTAATTCATCTAAATTATCATAATCTATTTCAACCTGTTTAAATTCATCTATATCTTCATTTATAATTAATTTGATTTTACTAGTATATGTAACATTCCTTATACCATATATAACACCATATTTAACATAAATATATCCGTCTTCACTTATTTTATATCCCTTAAAGGTCCCTTTATTTATATTATATGATAATTGTACACTTTCTCCGCCCTCATAATGTCCATCATAGTCATCATCGTTCGGTATATTATTAACTCTATTATAATCAACCTTAACTTTATAAGTATCATGTCTATATGAAAAACTCGTTCTATCATTAACAAGTATATACGTATAAACATGATTAGGGGTAGTTTGCTCCTCTATAAGGTTTATTAATCTGTTATTCATAAATATATTGCTAAAATAATCTACAAATTTTAAAAAATCAGTATTCCAATTGTCATCAATATTTTCAGAAATCGTATTATCTTGTTCTGTAATAACATTTGTTGTATTATTTAATAAACTCTCTTCTAATAGACTGTACCATTTTCTCTTCATTATATAAACTCCTTAGGATCAACGCGTTCAAATTTAAAAAACCAAAAAGTATAAGAGTCATCTGTTACTAATAAATATTTATTTTCAAGTCTTAGTGTTCCAGGTAAACGAATACGGTCATACCACATTTTAACACTCTGTATATCTATATAATTCTCTTTTAAAATTTCAGAAGCATCATATACTCTATAACCACGAGTAACCATCACTTCTAATTTTTCATTATCTACTATATTTTTAAAATACTTTAATACTATTTCCTTATTGGTACTATCAGTATTATCGGGTAACAATGAATCTAAATTATCATAATCAACAGGAACATAATTTAACTTATTCATATTTTGTAAATTTATAATGGTTATTATTATTGGTCTACTTGTTGACATACCAAAACCATCATGTTCTACATAAATATATATCTGATTATTTTCTATCTTATAATCTTTAAAATTTTCATATGTTATCATTGCGCCTTCCATAAAACTAAGACCACCATTAAACTCTCTTATATGCCATGTCATATACCAGCCATCAGCATTATATTTACCCTTTCTATGATACATAGAACGTTTATTATACACTTGAAATTCTGCAATTATTTCATAGTTTTTTTCATTAATAGCTAACTTCTGAAATAAAGACATAAAACTATTCCATTTTTTATCTTTTTCATTAGAATCATTATTCTGATCACCTATATCATCAAATATATCATCCTCTGTAATAAATGATTCTTTTAACAATTTACCCTCTATATCACTAAACCATTTTCTTTTCATATTATCACACAAAAGCTTATCAATATTTTTATTTATTTATCACTATTTTATAAGCATTACCTGTATAATTAGCATATACATAGGAAAAGATTATGAATAAAACATATCAAGAATTACCAGAAGAACTAAAAATATTAGCAGACAATATAGATAAACCCTATAATGAAAATTATAACTATATAAAAGATATGGATAAATTTGTTAAATATGAAAAAGAAGTAAAAGGTTTAACTCATCTGAATATAAGTAGTGGTATTTATGGTAATACTTCATCACCGAATCAAATAGCTTATACTTTTATTCAATTATGCTATTCACCAACCTTAATAAAACAAGACTGTACAGGAGTATTTTTCTAAAAGATTATGAAACAAGAAGTAACGCTAATAACAGCAGAAGAAGCCAGACGTAGAGTAAACACACCTCAACAACTACAACTGGTAGATATTAATAATAAAATCATAGAAGCCTGTGACCAGGATAAGTATTTTATTGAATATAAAGATCCCTATCAAATAGTAATCAATACCCTAAAACAATCAGGATATGAAGTAATGGAAACCAATCCATTAGCACCTCAAGCTACTATAATAGTATCCTGGAAACCTAAACAAGACTATTCTATGTTTAAACGTTAACTTGTAGTGAAAAATAAAATGTTATGAAATTCTCAGACTTTTCAGATATAGATTATGCTTATATAAAGAATTATATCATCACTCAACATGATATGTTTCAAGATTTACAGGCTATGCATGGTATAAAAAATGATGCAGTGGGTATTCTGGGTAAAGCTATTTCACTTCAAGAATTAGAACAACTTAAAGAAACGGATGAAGAACTTATTCCCGATCTAGAAATACTCTTTAAAGAAATAATAGAAAATGAAAAACTTGCTCTTATTAAAAGTAAAGAATATTCTAGAGATATAAATCAATCTATTGGAGATTTTGAATCAGAATATCAAAGTATTCCTAATACTTTATATGACCAATTCGGAAATGTCTATACTATAAGTAGAGGTTATACTCAAGAAATGGGACAATAATATGTTCAATATTTCTATATTAAGATTAATACAATTAACTAATACTCCTGATAAAGAAGAGAATTTAGAAGAACCTTGTATAAATTGTGTCGATTATACAAAAGGATCGCTTAGTGATAGAGTATGTGATGAATGTCATAAACCTGAATATAAAAAATTTCTAAAGAAAATAGAAAGTAATAAACCTTCTAAAGATTCAAAATGCCCTATTTGTAATTCAAATTGGTTAGGCTGGGATGAAAATTGTACAACATGTTTAAACTGCGGATATGACTTTAATTAATAAAATGAATACACAATCAATAACACTTCTATATAAAACTGATGTTCCAGGACCCAATGGACGTATATATTCTAAAGATGTCGTAAAAGCCGCATTTGAAGAATATTACAGTAGAATAAAAAATCAACAATCTTTCGGTAATCTAGGTTTTCGTCTATATTATTCTGTTCTAAATAACCCCGTACAAGATTTAAATAATGCTAGTCATCGCATAGATGACATAGAAGACGTACCAGAAGGCTTTAATATCACTGCCACATGCCTCCAAAAAACTAAAGCGGGCAAAATACTATCTGAAATGCTGACCAATAAGGTAGCAGTGAGATTCGGTTTAAGAGGTATAGGTCGTATAGAAGATAATCACGTAAAAGACTTTAAACTTATTTCAGTAGATATACTATCAGCGGATGAATAACAATATGATAACTACACCAGAAACAAAAGAACTAAATAAGGCTTGGAGAAAATTCAATAAAACATTTGATCATTCTAAGGATTTTATTCCAGGTAAAGAAGCGTTTAAAGCAGGATATGAATTCTGCAAAAGCCTTCAGACTCCTAAACCCACAAAGAAAATCTATAAATATATCGTCGTCAATTATAAGTTCGATAGTCCTGATTATAACGAAAGTATGGTATTTCAAGATAAAGACAGAAAAGACTGTATAATTGTAAGTAAAGATGAATCTAACTATGTCAAAAGAAATTTCGATGTAAGATGGATGGCTGAACACCTTAAAGACATTAAGCTATATAATAAAAGAGAAGAAGCACGAGAAGCTGTAAAACTCAATAAAGAAAATGATCCTGATATAAAAGAAGTAATCTGGAAAGTCGAAGTAAATGAACATTCTCAATTTATTAACTGGATAAAAAAGACACCCTAAGGATATATTAATATAATGAATAACGATATAAAAGAACTTATTAAAACATATGATGATTATTTAGAGTTTTTAAAGAAATCTAATGAAGAACCTTTATCTATTGCATGGGCGCATGGATATAAATGTCCTGAAGAACTTATAGTACAAGGTCATTGTTTTAGAGAAAATATTAATAATTTAAAAAAGAGGGTAACATAATATGAAAAATAAAAAATATAATCATACTCAAAGAGATTGTACTCCTTTATGGAATATAGTCGTTAAATGTTCAGTAGATGGTTTTAATAACGGACTTTCAGATGAACAATTAAAAAAATACATTACAAAGTTCAGAGATAGACTCGATAAACTTATAGAAAAGAAACTTTCTAAGAAGACCTAAATGAAATGTAAAGAATGTGAAAATAAACCAGAACGATTACTTTCATTAAAGGGTGATGGTTGGTGTGAAGTACATAAAATGAAATTCTTTTTCTCAGAAAGAAATAATCCCTGTCCAATATGTGCAAGAGAGAATAATCTTTGTGATAGATGTGGAAAAGAATTAAAGGAAAAATAAAGTTCTAAGAAAACAAAAGAAAACCTATGGTTTTTGAAAAGGTCAAAAAGGCCCCCGTGATTGGCCCTTTTGGATACAACAGCCTATATACAGATACAATCACATATACGCAGATACAACCCCTATATATCAGATACAGTATGCAGTATATCAGATACAGTCTACATACAGCAGATACATATGATACGTATCAGATACAGCTATACAGGCTGCAGATACGCTGTATGAATACAGGGTGGGCCATCCAGGATCAATATTATAGAAAATAGCGCTGCAGTGTTTTAAAAGAACGAGTATAATTATATTATAAAAATATATACAGGAGATAATTGATATGTCATATAGTATTAAGCCGCAAGGAGATAGGTTGTTATTGAAGATGGATGTTACAGCTGAACGTGTTGTGTGCGGCGTGATCTTACCGGATCAGGCGTGTGGCGACTTGCTGCGGCGTGGTGTGATAGTTAGTGTGGGTACAGGCTGCGCCTCATCCTGGAGTGCCGGGACGCGTGTACTGATTGGCAAGGAGACAGGCACACCAGTTAAGATGGGCGACGTGCAGTATGTCCTTATACCGGCGGCAGACATCCTAGCGGAGATAACAGATGATTAATTTCTTAGATAATATTGTACTGTTTATATTCGATTCCGGTTTAATACTGTTTAGCTTTATAGTATTATGGTTACTAGCAGCAGTATATGGAGCAGCGATAGTATTGACACTGTTTGCATATACCAGGAAGCTGTACAGGAGTTGGAAGTATGTGTCGAATGTGTTTATAGACAGTGTGGTTAATTTTCAATACTGGACTGAAATGGACTTTTTAAAAGATAGAGACAGAGAAGAATAAAAGGAGTAGAAATAATAATGAGCAATAAGAAGCAGATAGTGTTTGATAAAGATGTACGGGAAAAGATACTGAAGGGTATTACTATCCTGGCAAAGAGTGTGGGTTCTACGTTAGGACCGTCAGGTAAGTGTGTGGCTATCCAGAATCAGTACGGATCACATACGATCACCAAGGACGGCGTGACAGTGGCTAAATCGATCAGCGTCGAGGATCCGTTTGAGGATCTAGGGATTCAGCTTATTAAAGAGGTGGCGTCTCAGACTGCGAATGTGGCAGGTGACGGTACGACTACTGCGACCATCCTGGTTGAAGCGATCTATAAGGAAGGACTCAAGTATCTTACTGCGGAGTATGATGCGCAGCAGCTTAAGCGTGAGATTGACGCAGCGGTTACATTTGTTCTAGGGAAAGTTAAAGAGCAGTCGCAGCCAGTGACGACATCAGCGGCGATTGAACAGGTGGCTACTATCTCTGCGAACGGTGACAAGGAGATCGGTAAGATGCTGGCTGAGGCCTTTGAGAAGGTAGGCCCTGATGGAATGGTAACAGTAGAACCTGGCGACAAGGCGGAGACCTATTTGAACCTGGTGACAGGTATGCAGTTCAACCGTGGTTATACATCGCCTTATTTCGTGACCGACGTGGACAGTATGACCTGTACCTATGAGCGTGCGGCAGTGTTGCTGTACGATAAGAAGATCTCTAATGTTAATGAAATCCTGCCAGTGCTGCAGTACGCGGCCAAGCAGAAGGTGCCGCTCATCCTTATTGCAGAGGATATAGAGGGTGAAGCATTAAGTACACTGGTCGTGAATCGCATACGCGGCAACATTGCAGTGTGCGGCATCAAGGCACCGGAGTACGGACAGCAGCGCAAATATGCTTTAGAAGATCTAGCAAAACTATTAGGCTGCAAGGTGATCAGTGAGGATACCGGGCAGAAGCTGGAGAACGTCACTGATGCTATGTATTTAGGTGTCGCTGACAAAATCATTGTTACCCGGGACAGTACGACTATTATTAAGAAAACCCCAGAAGAAGGCTTCCAGGAATATGTTGCAGCGCTGCGTGAACAGGTTAAGCATGCGACGTCAGACTATGAAGTCATGAAGCTGCAGGGAAGAATCGCTAAACTGGTTGGCGGCATCGGTGTTATTAAAGTAGGCGCAGTAACAGAGGCTGCCATGAAGGAGAAGAAGGACCGGGTAGACGACGCGTTCCATGCGACTAAAGCTGCTATCCAGGAAGGTGTTGTACCTGGCGGCGGTATAGCGTTGTTAAACATAGTCCACATGATTTCTACGGAGTTCGGAACAGGTGGACGTATAGTTCAGAAGGCTATCGCTGCACCTATCCAGAAGATGCTGTCGAATGCAGGATTGGACCCAGCTATCTATATCAACCGTCTAGAAGTATTACAGGACGCTGCACAGGCTAACGGTACCTGGAACGTTGAAGGCTATAACATCCTTACCCGTACGTATGTTGATATGTTCGCTGCAGGCATTGTTGATCCTGCTAAGGTTACCAGAACAGCGCTGGAGAACGCGGCAAGCATCGCAGGCTTGTTACTTACTACAGACTGTATGATAGTTGATATGCCCGACGACAGGCCTCAGTTGGTGATGCCAAATATGGGCGGCGGCGGAATGATGTAAGCTGCAGCTAAATGTAGGTGTACAAATTATATAGTCTTCTAGGAGATTATGTAACGTAAAAACGAAGGCCTCTCATACCGTAATTGATATGAGAGGCCTTTAATATATATTCTTGCAGCTTTATTTAAAGTTCAACAATCTTCGCGTCCTTAACATATTTGCAATAAAGGCTTGCATAGCCCCAATTAATGTTCTTGCTCTTTTGACGCTCGAGGATCTCACTAATCCGAAAAGCTTTAAGGGTTTGCCAAACAGCACCGACTGAGCCATATCCCTCATTAGGACGACCCTTAGTGTGCTTTGTCATATCCTTGATTTGTTCTTTGGTCAAGGCTCGCATGCAATCACCCTTCTTAGTAAAGCCCGATGAAGGTGACATGATGATAACCGAATCAAAGTAGTTGACGCCACAAACCCCTTCAGCAAATTGATTTCCACCCCAATGCAAAAGAGCATATTGCTCCAAGGCTTCGGGATGTTCTTTTACGAAGGTTTCTAATCTATGAAACATTTGATGCTCCTTGTTGTGTGATTGAATAGATATATGATGTCACATATCCTTAGAACAATACACTTAAAAGGCTAATGCTTTTTCTTTTTTTCTTCCTCTTCGTTATTGGTGTATGTCCAATTAGTACTCTTACATTTTGGACATACATAATCAAAATACTCAAACAAAGGCGATAATCCGAATCGTGGCAATTTTTCGTTTTTATCGTATTTATTTCCACATGCATTGCATATATGAAACCAATGTAGCATAAAAGTTTTTCCTATTTCTTCTTTTGTGGTTTACATAGATGGTAGGCATACCAACACCAATAAATCCAGAAAAATGTCATTGCTGTTGTCATTTTCTATTTTTGTTCGACATATTCCATGGTGTACACATAAGCGAAATATGCATAGAGCAATGCTGCTCCGATTTCAAGGATTGATAACAATGGACGTTCGAAGATGTTGATTCCGAAACGAAAACCATACGTGATCATAAGATCGATTGAGGCGAGAACGATGATGGCATTTAAAGACTTCTTAAAGAATTTTTTCATGGTGTTCCTTGTTGCTTGATTGAATAGATATATAATGCCAAAAATCTTTAGAACAATACACTTAAAAACTAATGGATTTTTATTTTATTTTCTTTGAAATTCCTGGTGAATTGTGGTGTACAAAGATTTATAGAAATGATATTCGCGTGCGCATTCCTATATAAGATATACATTGAAAAAAGATTCAGATAAAATAAAAATCTCAGTGTATGTTTCTCTTCGGATTGTATAATATATATCTATCTTAAATGCACAACGCATTAAGAACAAACCAAAAAGAAAGAGAGTTCCAATATGAAACGTGATGCAAATGGTCGCTTCCTCCCCAAGTCCGCAACAGTCGCTCCGGTCGCCAAGAAAGTTGTCGCCCCCGTCGAGCAGAAGCCTGTTGAAACCGATCCCGTCAAGATGATCAAGCCCCTCGCGAAGTTGCTGGTCGGCGTGGTCGGCACGGGTGTCGCAACGGCCGTCGAGAAAGAGCTCTTCGCCAAGTATCGCACCTCGGGTGTGTATCAGGCCAACAAGGCCAACCTCTGCGCGCTCTATACCCAACTGGGTATGACTGAGATGGCCGAGCTGGTCGCGGCTGACATGATCGGCGAGTAAGTCAAGAACAAATCGAGGGGGTGAAAATCCCCCAAGTTTTTTGTTTTGCTTTGTTGTATCTTAATGAGATATGGGTAAGACGTTTATGAAGTGGAATTACTAGTCTCCATGGATTAAGCATTCAGAGATAGATTGAGGGAACTAGTGTTAATGGTTAGCACAAGGGCCTTTGTCCCTTAGAGCGGTTCGAATCCGTACCCTTAGAACAGATCTTAAGCTATAGCTTAACAGGTGAAATCCTCTGTATCTTACCTTGATTCGGGACATGTTAAAGTGTCCCGTTTCTTTTATTTAGTGTTAAGGTTCTAGGAATTTGTACACCGGATAAAAGAAAAACCTGATAACTATTAATTATCAGGTTTCATTGTAACGTATCTTGTTGAGATATTACTCACCAGGAGCGACAGGCGTACCAAAGTCTTTAGCTGTAGGGGGTAGTTTAGGTTGAGCATTCGCTTCTCTATCCCATTGAGCCTTCATTGATTTAGCACCGGTCTCAGACATATCTTCCCAATACCAATAACGTGTTTCAGGTTTCATCTTTGACTTGTAATCAAACATTTTACCAGACTTAGTTGTAGGTTGAATTTTGAAGTTGATGTTTGTGATGTATTTGATTTGGTCATCAGGCGATAACATTTCAAACTCTGCAACAGCAATCGGCTTACCTTGAGCGATCTTGATCTCTAATGTCTTAGCACCAGTATTAGGAATAGAAGCTTGGCTTGTAGATTGTATACCTGTTTGAAGGTTCGCTGTGCGTCTGGCTGAATCATTATCAGTTAACCAACCTTTAGCACCGACTCTATCTGTAGGAAGAACATCTGGACCTGCTTCACCCAACTTCTGATATTTCTTATCGGCGGCTTTTATTTGATTTATACCTTTAGTGATATCATCTGGAGTGATTTTATTTTTTATTTTATTATACATCTCCATTATTTTGTCTTTGCCGCCCATATTATACCAGTCAGTAATACTGTCTAAACTATAATAAGTAGCCAATGCTGCCACAATTTGTACTGAGACACTTGCTAAAACCCCTGCGAGTGCTCCAGCTAAAATGGCGCTTTCTTTCACTGGTTCCTTCTTGAGTTCACGTTTTGATTTATATTCGTTAACAAACGTACAGAATTCTTTGATATCCTTCTTCATCCAGTAGCTGATATCTTTTTCTTTACCAGTTAATTTATGACGAATCTCTTTCACGAATTTGTCACAGCAAGCTTTGTCAGCAGCAGTTTTACATTTCTTATCTTTGAATACTGCAATGGTCGTAACAGGTTTCTTTTCTGCTTCTTCCATTTCTTTAGAAAGATCATATGTTTTATAAGATTCTTCTATAGCGTTACCAGTATAAGGATCTTCATTACTTAGGTCAGGAGCATCCTCGATATTCTCGAAACAGTCTGTAATGAATTCTGCGATCGCTGTAACCTCATCAATGCCGAATTCCTCGCAGCAGTCATCATCTTCTGCGCCGCAAGTAACTAAAACAACATTCTCCTTAATCAGTTCTATTTCTGCCTTCTGTGTAATAGGATCGCCTGCTTTAATTACTTCTAGGATATTCTCATCTTCATTGAATTCAATTGAATAATCAAACATGCCTTCTAATTTAGCTCTAAGGTCTGTACACCAACAAATGTCATCTGAATCAATATCTCCTATATCGTTTTCAACAATTTCATCGTCGCCAATATCATCTGTTGAAATAATAGGTTCAGCTTTGACGCTGCTAGTAGTCGCCATTCCATCTTCTTTAATGACTTTACCTGTAGGCGCTGCTTTAGTTACTTTAGGTTTTGAAACAGCAAATACCGGTTTCCCGGCATTTGGTTTCTGGTTGCAGCATGCTTTACTTTCAGAAATAACCTGTAAGTAAGCATCTGTTATTTTATCTTCATGCTTTATATACATGTTAATATCTCCTGTTAATTACTTAACTTTCTTACCATTAGGAGCTACTGCGATAACTTTTGCTTTCTTACAGCATGTTTTGCTTTCAGTGATTTCTTCAGAACCTTCTTCTGGAAGTTCTTCACCGGCATCGCCTTCGCCTTCTGCAGCAGCTTTGAATTCCTTAAGTTCCTTCAACCAGTCAGCCATTTGAGTATTTACTGCAGCAGCTTCTTCATCTTCTTGTTCTTCTGCATCAGCAGCAAGCTTTTCATAATTTGCAATAGCTTCATCAAGTGGATCTATTTCTTCTTCACCGGCGTCTAAATCAACATCATCAGTACCAGTGTCAGCAGCAGGATCCATTTCAGTATTTTCTAGATCTTCATCAGCTTCGGACACAACACCTTTTCTGCCAGTGCTAAAAATTTTCTTGTAAGCATTTGCAATATCATTATCATATTTGGTATACATATTCTCTTCCTTTATTAGTTTCGAATTTATTTTATTTATTAAAAATAGTGTATATTTTAGAGGGGCCTTGCTATAATTATATTTATAAGGAATTAATTATGTCTATTCAACAATTCAAGAGTACCGTAGAGTGTCCAACCTGTAAGCATGAGCATAAGGTAGAATGGCCTGGTGATCACGCGCTTTTCCATATGGGGATGCACTACATCTGTGAGAAGTGTCGCTGTGATTTCCATGTAGAGGTACAGATTCAGGGTGTTACTTTCAAAACAACCCGGCATGATCCCCGAGAACAAGACCATTACTTGACGATTGATAAGCTCAATGGTCGAGCGGATCTCTGGAAGGTATTTCCTTTTCCTAAGAATCTTCTTGCGCCGCTTCGCTGCTTAAACGGAAAGGTCGGTGATGATTCCTGGAGCGGCAACTGTTACATTGAAAGCTTTAAACATATCCCTTGGAGATGGGAATTGATCGGTCCAGACAGCAAAGAAAATCTTGTGGAGAAGGCAAAAGAGTTTAAACGAAAGTAGATTTGTATACTGTATAACGTATCCTTTCTAGATATAAAGAAACCTATGGTTTTCATCCCATAGGTTTTTGCCCTCACGATTGGGCCTTTTGGATACAGATACGAATACAATCAGATACATTACACGAAAGTATCATCATCTTCGTTCATATTAGCTTCTTCTTGCTGTATGTAATCCTCAAGACTACCACTGAATTTGCCGTTATGAACTAACTCATTATACTCTTTTAGGTACTGTTCTTCATCTGAACCTGTTACTTTATAACGAGGTTTGTTATCTACTTTTGGAATTCTGCTTTCTGCTGCAAACTCTTTTGATTCGCCTTTAAACCATTCCTTTATATACTCTATAAATTTTGAACGTTCAGCAGGGTTGTTAATGTTAAAGACATCTGATTTATCTGTAGAAGGTTTGCCATTTTCAAAAACCTGGAATTGAATTTCTGCCATACCGTTATCAGGTTGAAATACTATTTGTATACCTTTTCCACCTTGCGTAGCGTCAGAATTTTCATAGAAGAATATCTTTATTCTGTTGTCTTTAAACTCTTTCTTGATTTCGTTAGACTGATAACCTTCCTTCTGATCAGTGAACCAGGTTTCATTCTTAAAGTTAAGCTGCACAGAAATGAATTCATTTAGTTCTGCTGCACTGTTAATGAATGTGGCATCACCTGTTTTTAGAGAACCATTACCTTCATTTAGTTTAGCATACTGTTCTCTAGAACGAGCAGAATGGTTTCCTGATATTTCCCTTGCGGCTTTCTCTAATTTATCTTTAGGTATGTTATTATATCTTTCATCTTCTTGTGATATTCTAAGTTCTTTTTCATCATCAGTTTCTTCATTTAGATTAATACTTTCAATATCTCTATTGACGTTGATATTACCAATCGCTTTATTAACTGAATCTTTCCACTTGGCTAATTCCTGGATAAGTTCCTCTATGTTTGAACAGTCAACAGCGCCTTTATCATAATGTGCAGCGCCATCTCTTACATTTAAATAGTCATCAATTGTTCTAGAAATGGTGTACGTATTACCTGGTTGAGTTTCTACCTCTGCGGTAAAAGTAATGTCGCCGTCTTTAGTATAGATCTTGATTCCATAGGGTTCATCTTCTTCCATCGTCCAGTCTGAATCAAAGATATCAGCTTCATCGATCGCTCTGTATAGCTGTGCAATGTCTGATTCGTCAGTTACTTCTTCAGGGATAGTACCAAACTCCTCACAGATGAATCCGCCCTTACCATATGTAAAGGTAATAGAATAAGGATACTGCGTTGTAACAGATTCAGTTACAGGTTCAGGCGTCGCAGATTTCTTAGAAGTGAACAGTGGCTGGTGATTTAAAAAGTAAAAATCATAAACAAAGTCTTGAGTTACTTTTTTAGTAAGGGTATTGATATGTTTAGCATAACCCTTGTTTAGAAGTTTTGTTTTTAATTTCTTGGATTTAGATTCAGTAATTAAACTTTCAAATACCTCATCCATTTCCTTGATGCTTAAAACTTTTTTGGATTTGATAAGAGGTGAAAATACTGATTCTAATATTGAATATTCTAAAAGATCTTGATTTGTAATCATATGTGTATATCCCGTTTTTATTTTATTTATCACAAAACGGTATACAAATCAAGATCTTTATATTAATCCGGCAGTGAAGTAGAATCAGTATTAATTATTTCATCTTCTATGCGCAGGGTAACTTCAACCGACCTGCACCAAATACTCACCTCAACCTTAAGGTTTTCTTTTAGATATCTCTTTATTTCTTCTTTATCCATTTTACTCCGTTCAGGTTGATAGTATTATCGCAGTCCCAATTGTGAATACGATAAATCCTACAATACCGCAAATAGCTTCTTTCATGTTTACTCCTTAGAACAACACACATCCTGTCCAGATTGCAAGGCCGGCAAAAAAGATGATACCAATAATCTGCTGCCAATCATCGAGGCGGGGATCAGGCGTCATGATGCAAGAAAACATTTTGAAGAGGAAGAGAATGAACATTGTAATCAGATATGCTTTCATTTGGATGCTCCTTGTTTGATTGTTATAATATTATTATAACGTAATTTCTAAAAAATTACACCTCTTCTGACAGTGTTTTTAAAAATTCTTTTTGATCTCTTGCTTTGTCGCGGCGCCGCAAATCTCTCTTTAAATTGGCATCACGGTTACGGGTGTTATCTGAACGTATACCACTTCCTAGAAAAATGTTTGGCGGCAAGCCTTTATTGCGAATAGCTCGACACGCTTTTTTATGCCGGTGTGTGTTACTCATCTTGCTTCAATTCTTTCTGTAAGGAGCGTTTATCGATTGCCCGTGCACGACGATGTGAGATTTTGAGATTCTCACGCTTGTTCTGTTGTGAGCTTCGACCATTCATTCTCCAGGGTTTAGCTCGATAGGATTTATTATTTTCGCCCCAACAGCGCTTAGACTCAATATCGATAGTATCATTCTGTTTCATAATTTCCTAGAATTTTGGTGTACAAATTATTCTACTTGAAGTCTTTCAACTATGCCATTTCCAAGACATACTCCACATTCAAAAATATCTCCACCACATCCATCTTGACCAGATCCATCACATTGGGGACAGGTAATAGCCTTCCACTTTTTAAATCCCTGTTCTTTAATACATTCACCGCATGGACGTTCTTCTTTTGTTGGATCAAAGTTTGAAATTGGTGCTCCATGATAATAGCAGGTAAGACAGGATTTTTGTACAATTTGTGCCATAAAGTGCTCCTTGCTGCAACTTGTTATACTTATATATTAGCAAATGTTCTTAGAAAAGTATACCTAATATAATAAAAAAACGTGAACCAATCGCTTGATCCACGTTAAAAGGAATACGGACAGTTTACTTCCGCTTAATTTTATTTATCATTTCACAATAAAAAAATGATAATCAGTGTACAAAAAGTTCTAAGTTCTTTTAAATCATATATTAATATCTTCGCCTGTGATGGCTGTCCTCATGGATATTGTACTCGTCATCATCCTTATCCCATCCTTCTCGGTGCTGGGATTCCCACTGGCCAAAGCTAAAGCGATCCTTATTCTTTGGTATGTTCTTTTTGCGAAGTGTAGCAGCTCTCTTATCTGAGCTGTCTGTCTCTTTGTGAATTGATTTGCTCATGTTTTTATTTATTCGTTGTTCATTGAATACTTATATATTATACTCTTATTTTAGAATAATATACTGGAATTAATCTGTTTTTATTAATTATTTTTCTCTAGAATATAAAAAATTGCAGTGTACATATAGTGATATTCGATGCAAGATTCTAATTACTTTTTTATGAATATCGGTGTACTTCCTAAGCAATACATCATATGATATTACTTTAAACAAAACACGAGGAGACTTTATATGATTAAGTTACAAACGCCTATGGGTGATCTTTCGATTCCAATCGCACTGCTGAAGGATGGACAAACAGCAGTGATTACAAAATATGCAAACGGGTGTATGTATAATGGACATATTATTATGCGTATGGGAAAGCATCTGATTAATATCACAAGTTGTGATTGGTGGTCTGATGCTTATTCTATTGGAACTTTTAACCGTGATAACGATAATATCAATTATCGGTGTGAAGTTCTCCCCAATGGCACCACCCTTGTTGTATCTCAGCCGGAAGCATAAGCTATATGCAAACACTACACAATTGGATGTTATCATGGGGGTTTGATTTAGAAAAATCATTACTCCCTATTGGGCAATGTGATCAGCTGTCTTTCAATACACTATTATATACATCGCCTATTGATGATTTAGTAGTTAACTTTGATGATAACACGCTTAGCATTCGCTTCAATGATTACTATATATCACTATATAGTAATAATGTCGGTACCTTAATTATAACCATCGAAAATCCCCAGGATGGTGTTAATAAGATTTCTACGTATGCCATCACGCGGAAATTAAACGGCGAGTATTTCACCCTGGTCAATCATAAGAATCGCAATAAGATTGACGACAAATATGTTGAAACTTTCACCTGGAGAGATTCTAAGAATAATCTTGAAATAATTAATACCTAACAGTGTACGTTATGAAATTAACAGAACGAGAACAGAAAACATTAAACACTATTATTCGCTGCGGTGATATGATAGGTGTTACAAGAGGTGTTACAAGCTTTACTTTTAGATGGGCAAAGGAGAATGTAACTGAACCTTGTCCTATCTGGAAGGATATTCGAGGATTGATTCGAAAGGATAAAGTGTTTGGTCTTCCTTTCAGTGCTCTTGGAATTCCTGGTACACATGTGTTTGTAACTAATTATGATCGATTCCTTATTGATACTTGGAATTATCATCCTAGATATATTAAATGGCTGCGTGAACATAATCGAACAGAAGATCTTTGTAATGAATTTGAAGCTGTTATTATTGAAGAACATGGTTTAGAATGGTCTAAACAAATTAATTCAATGGAATATAAAGCTTAGGTGTACATTAGCATGATCTATAAAAACATACACGATGCGAGAGAAGCGCAGCATAAATTCCATGAGGAGTATGAAGCACTTTTAGAAAAATATGGTGCAAGTTTCTGGGAAAATGATGATTGCGCTGGTTCGGGCTATTCCTTTCAATATCGAGATAATAAAGGAAATGTTCAAACTTTAGAATAAGTTAGGTGTATTTTTCCTAATTCATCTGTTAATATATAAGTATAACAAATCAACAACCAAGGAGTATTATTATGAAACAAATTATTATCATATCAGTTATAGCTGCCAGTTGTCTTTTATATGGAGCGATAGTTGTTAACGGTCTGATTAAGATTAAAGATACTAAGAGTACTACAGAAACCATAGTAACAGATACCGTTCAATTAAAGAAATTGGAGCTAGATACCAAAGAAAAAGAGCAGCAACTAATTCAGTTGGAACTAAATAATAAATACGCCGATTTAGAAAAGGAAAAGATTAAAAAAGACCAAGAAGAGTTAGAATATAATTTAATGGTAGAAAAGAGGAAACAGTCCGAAGAAACGCTTAAACGAGAAACCGAAGAAATTGTTGATGCTCGAAATAACGTAAGTGTTTTGTTTGCTGATCTATATAACAGAGCAGGAAAATTAAAAATACAAATTCCTATATTGATTGATGAATTGACTTCTATAAATAGAGATATTCCTATTCTATTAGATAGAGTATCTGAATATAAAAATACGATTGTTACTAATTCATACACTGTATTAGATGGGCGAGCAAGAATTGATTATACTAAGAAATATACTAGAACTCCTATGGAATTTGTCGAAGTATTGAAGAAAGATAGAATAATATTGTCTATATTGATTAGGTATGATAACGTCTTATTTAAACATGAATTAGACAAATTTGTAAGAAATTTAGAATTTGAGAATAATAGGTTGAAAACGTCGTTTGCATTATTGGCAAGAAGTCGAAACATATATGGAAATAAATTATCAGATGCTAACACTTCTACAGACGATATTAATAAGGCGTTTGAGAAAGAATTAGAAAAAATTAACAAGAGGATTGAATTTCTAAAGTTTAGATTGAGTACATTGGATGTGTCTTCAAATAATAAGGAAGCTAAAGAACAATTAAAGCGAGAAATTCAAGATGAATTAGGACACTCTGAATCTTCAGGTTTATATGCCGAAAAGAAGCGGCTTGAACAGATGTCAAAGTTGTCTGTTAACACTGCACAACATGCTGATGCATCATCTAGTGGTATATGTTCTAACTTTGATCTTCAGGAAAAGAACTTACGAGATGAATATGAATCTAATGTTAAGAAATGTTTTGATGATATAGAACGATCTTTGTTGATGACATTGTATGTTAAGAAAGAAAATACTGAACAAATGTTAAAACATTCTAAGGATGCTTTAGATTCTATACAGAATATTATTAGTAATTATTCTAATAAGAGTATTGATAATAAATCATTGTTAAAGATGAATAGTAAGTTTAAAGAGTTTAAAACGAATGAATTAGATGTATGTTTAGATACTGTATATAAAAAGTAAAGGAAATAAATTAAATGAAAAGATTAATTACTATATGTTTTTATATGACATGTTTATCATGTATTGGAATTGATTCTACTAATATAGTAGAGCTTCCTCAACAGAATAGAATATGGACCGCCACTGATGGAAATACCATAATGGCATATTATAGAGAATATAAAGATGCCGAAGATGTTGTATATTTTTTAAGAAAAGAAAAAGATAATTATAAGACAATTAGCATAAAATTTGATAAATTGATTTTAAAAGATAGAAAAATTATATTTGATTATAATACAAATATAAAAAATAAAATAGAAAAGAAAGAACAAGAGATTGCTGATAATTTACAAAAAGAAAAAGAAGAAGAATGTCGCTTAAAATTAATAGAAAAATATAAAAATATAAATTCTATAATTGGTAAATATAATATTCTATTAACAAACAGAACATTTAGTGTATACCATTATTATTCGGGTAAAGATAGCACATTATATAATTCATTCTATATTAAAAGAATAGTAGAATTTAGGGATATAATAACTCAAATTAATGATGAAGCTAAAAGGCTAAATTTAATACAATATGATTTTGAAAATAAATCATTAGAACCAATTAATGAAGTTATATATTTATTTTGTATGACGTATTTTAAAAAAGGAAATGTATTATCAATAACTAAAGATGGGGTATTATTTAAAAATAAAGATGAAATATTTCATATAATAAATCTTGAAAATCAAAATCATTTAGTTGATGGATCATATTTAGATGGAATTTTTTGTTATGTTGATGGAAGATACCAATATGCTTCAGCAGATAATTCTTTAAAAACCGTAAGACAATATAAAGCGCTTTATCCTTATAAATATTCAGTTGAAAATAAACAATTTATTGATATAGATATTATACCATTTAAGCAAATATTTCAAACATTGAAACCATTAGTACTATTTTAAAAGTGTAGCTGAAATAGTATAATATATTCTTTTATAGGGACAGATGGTTGGTGCCATTTGGCATATTTATTCATATAATATGTCTAACCTATTTATATTTTTGATAAATAAAATAGAGGTTACACCAATAACCTCTTTAAAATAAAGGTAAAACAATATGATTAATGAATTAAATACTATACATAAATTATGTGATTGTGGCTGTGGTAAAGAAGTTTCTATAAATAGAGATACCAAAAAGCCTAATAAAGTTATTAGGGGACATACATCAATAGCGATTAGAAAGAAATTAGCAGAATCGCATACTGGGAAAAAATTCTCAGAAGAACATAAAACAAATTTAGCACTTTCACATAAATGTAAAGAAACACAACAAAAGCTAAAAGATACCAATATAAAAAAATATGGTGTCGAAAGCCCAATGCAATCGCCTATTCTTAGAGAGAATCATAAAAAGGCATGTTTAAAAAACCTAGGATATAATACACCACGAGAATCCGCTCTGGTTAAAGAAAAGCATAATAAAACATGTATAGAGAAGTATGGGGTAGATAATTGGGCTAAATCAATAGATGGTCGCAAATTTGCTAGGGTTAATAGAATAAAGGTAATTGAAGTTCAGAAACTAAATGGTGAGCCTTTAAGCCCATGTATAGGTATAAAAGAAAGAGAATGCTTAAATGAATTACAACCCCATATTTCATTTAATATCATTAGGAACGATCACTCCTTTAAAAAATTAACTGGAAGATTTCCAGATGGTCATATCAAAGAACTTAAATTATTTATACAATTTGATGAGCGGCACCATTTCATAGATAAAGAAATGTTAATATATAAAGAACAAGATATTCGATGTACTAAAGATTTAGAATCAATACCTGGTTATACGGTTTTTAGAATTTCAGAAAGAGAATGGTTAGACAATAAACAAAAGGTTATAATAGATTTTAAAAATATATGTAAACAGTGTACATTACCACAAAGCATGTCTGAAAATAATTTTAACTAAATTTAGATTTGCGGTGTATTAACAACGACGTTTAAGGTAATATAGTATTATCTTAATTAAACAAAGGAGCAACAACTGATGAAGACCGTGACCAATGGAAAAGAGATCAAGCGAGCAACCGATGCGCAAGCAACCAAGCTCGTTGATAAGCAGGGTTGGAAGTATTGTTCGAAAGAACTGTGGAAAAAAGAAGTTCGTGATGTAAAGTAAACAAATCAAACAAGGAAAAAATTATGAGCAAAGTATTCAAGTTGGACAAGGCTGGGCGTGACACATTGTTACAGGCGGTGGCGGCAAAATTCGCGGCAACATCTGCGTGGCCGATCAAGGAGTCAGATCGCAAGGAAAATTACGTTTTCCTGGATCCGGTTATGGGCATGAAGGCATACAATGAAGGCGTCCGCTTCTGTGTGCAGTCGTCAGCGAAGACCGTCAATGTCTGCCTGGAAGTTTATTCCCGCAAGGAGGATGAAGCCAAGCAGCACGCGTTCGCCGCTCGTTTGCAAGAAGTGTTTGCGGACAAGGTTGAAGTTGCAGGCCTCAAGATGGAGTGGAAGGTTATCTATAAGGGTGGATTGCTCCGCGTTGCAATTCCCGCCAACAAGACGGATGACGAAATGGTGACCATCATGTCTGACTTCAAGGCCGCTTTGATTGCCGAGTATAACGGCTTCTTCGCTGAGCTGGCCGCATCTGCTGATGATACACCCATCACACCTGTGCCTGAGCAAGCTCCCGTTGAAGAGGTAGCTGCTCCTGCCGAAGGTGCACCGGCCGCTGATCAGGTGATTGAAGATGAAGCGCCTGCTGCGCCGCCCGTTGTTGAAGAGGAAGTTGACTTGGCATAAGCAAGTGAAATGGTCTTCGAGAAGGGTGTGTAGCAATACACACCTTTTTTATTTTCTATAGGTGTATATCATCTAAAGCTTTTGTTATTATTAATATATGAAAGCAAAGAAAAAGAAACCTGTTATGAAATCGATTAGAAAGTCTTGGGGGATCCGACCTGTAACAAAGGTAAAGGAATCTAAGAAAATCTATAAGCGGGATAATAAAAATCCGCAGTGTATTTATTAGAATAGTTTTGGCATTATATAAGTATAACAAATCAAACAAGGAGCACGTTATGAATGGTCAAGACTGGGATGATGATGGAATCTGGTGGGGACGTGGTGATTGGTCAAGTTACTAAGGAGAACAAGTTATGAGAATCTATGGAATCTTCGCATACTTTTTTCCAAAGCGCAAGTATATGTGCCTTGGTTGTGGTGTACATGGAGAAATGGATCAGATTAAGGATCCTGCCATGAAGTGTCCCAAGTGTGGACATTGGACTGTAAAGTTTTTAAATTAAAATTAAAACTTCGGTGTATTATCTTCAAACTATCTGTTATATTAATAGTATAACAAATCAACAACAGATGTTAATCAAAACATCTCATTAAGAAAGAGAACAAAAACATGAACAAGCGTGATTCAAAAGGTCGGTTCCTTCCCAAGTCGGCGAAGGTTGAAGCTACAGTTACCCCCAAGGTCGCTCCTCAGGTCGAGAAGATGATCCAGGGTATTCCCATGAAGGAAATCGTTGCACTCGGTCAGAAGGCAATTTCCCTTCTCGGCACGGCAACCATCCAGAAGATGGAAGCAGCTCTCATCGAGCAGTACAAGAATGAGCCCATCTTCGTCAGCAACATGGAAAAGCTTCTGCCCATCTATCTCAAGCTCGGTATGACGGATGTTGCAAATACCGTGGTTGACAAGCTGATCGGCTAATCTCCTCACAACATAGGGTTGGATAGTGTCAGACTATCCAATCTTATTTTTTTAAAGACTTTACTTAAATGTAAAGATCTTTTTATTTTACTTTTTGCCTTTTGTTGGTATACACAACAGATTAAAAGGTTTTATATTTTCTAATAATGTTTAGGTGTATTATTAGAAGACTTTTTGTTATATTTATATTATAACAATTTGTACAGGAGCACGTTATGCAGATATCGATTAAATCCTTTGTTACCGAGACAATGACTAAAACCTATAAGATTCCTTTAAATAGGGATGCTAATGTTCGAGCTATTGCCATCAATGTACTTGCTCCTGATGTCGAGTATCCTGTCTGGCTTATCCATGAGGTAGATGGTGCAGGACGTACCACCTTTAGAGTTGCAGGTCGTATTAATGACACGTATGCGCAGGCTGTTGGCAATGAAGTAGTTGATGTTACGATAGCATCACAACAGTATTATGCCTTTGTGACAGAGTGGAATGTTGAAGCCGAACGCCTACAGGAAATTGAAAAACAAAAAGCCATTGCAATAGAAAATGAAAAAATTGCAGTGATAATGGCAGATATTAATAAGGTGTTTCCTGTTATGGGAGCAATCGGTGGTGAAAAGGTAGACAATCAATGGTCGTTTAATGAACCTCCTACTTCTACTGTTGTTATTCTTTACTGTAACCTCGTAAAATTTAGACTAAGAAAAGAATATGACAAATGGGAGTTAACCGTTTTTGGTGAGTACACTTCTACGGCATATGAAAGCAAAAGATCAAAAAATCTTTTACCCGTTCTAAAATATATTCTAGAAATCTGTCAAGAGTATTTTGATCGGGCTAAAATCCGGTTTGAAGAAAGACGTCGTGAAAAACTATTAAGAACCGTGATGACCGAGGCAGGCTGGGAACATGATAGCGGCAGCCGCTGGATTAAAAACAGACCTGATGGTGGAGAGTATAAAGCCTGGGTTGAAATGGATGATGCACCAAGTGAGAGGGTTTATATCGTTTCTCTTTCCAGGAAAATTGCAGGAATGGAAATAGTTCCTAGCAAAAATGACTGTTGTATCATGGAGTGATGCGAGTGTATTTCTTCTAAGTGTTTTAGTATTATATAAGTATAACAAATCAACAAGGAGTATCAAATGGTCTTAACAATTATTATTTTGTCGGTTGTAATCGTAATGCTCATCGGCGTTCTTATCGTGGGTAAAATGTTTTATTCTGATTTGATTGCCGGCTTTGAATGGGAAGCTGAAGAGTATAAGAAAAAGCTTGAGGTCTATAAAGCAGAACGAAACACATATATCACGCGCAGAGTGGATCTTGAATGTGCTCTCCTCTGGTGGGTGAATGAATGTATGAAAGACTATTCCGATAAACAATACGGAAAAGGAAAGTTGAAAGAATTGATTGAAAAGGATAAATTAATTAACATTTCGAAAGTGAGTAAATAATATGAAAGATCTAATTGCATATCTAGGAAATTCTACAACTGATGAACGCTATCAGAAACTGATCGGGTTACTTCAGGAATGCGGCGCAGACTTCTATACACAAATGAATGATCCCTTTAACGCATTCTTTGCTGTGAAGAACATTATCATCCCGGCTCGTGAGCAAGTGAATAAGATTGTTCTCTGTGCACATTACGATGTTGTATATGGATCGTCTGGCTATTTGGATAATACATCAGCTATCGTTTTGGTGTTGTCCATTCTGCCTGATCTGTTGAAGCATGATAACGTTGAGATCATTTTCTCAGATAGAGAAGAGCAAGGCGGAACAGGTGCAAGTCACTATTGCAACATGTCCAAAACCGTTCCTCGCTTGGTTGTCAACCTTGACATCATCGGGCATGGCGAAGTGCTGTACTATTGTCGGTACAATGTACACTCTACAATCTTGGAGAAACTGAACGAAAAGTGTATTGAACAGAATTATCCCTTCTGTGATTTCAATATCTTTAGAATGAATCAGTTCCCTTGTGTGTCAATCATCTCTGCTCCATCTGGACCCTTTCAGGCAGCACTCACAGCAGACTACACATGTATGCATCGCGGGAAGTTCGATGGCGACATGGACAAGATTGACATCAACACTCTTGAACGTACACAAATCGTTTTACTTGAGCTGCTGGAATTTATGAATTCTTAAAAGAGTAGGTATATTTTATAATAGAAATAACCTACAATAGTATTATAACAATTCATTAAGAGAGGTATCATTATGAAGAAGATGCGAGTTTCAATTTGCGGCAAGAAGCACACCATCGAAGTTCCTGAAGGTTACAAGCGAGTCTTCAAGGGCCGGATTTTTAATGGCGACCTTTGGTTTGATGCTAATGGTGATCGGACTGTTCTTGCGCACGCTGAGCATGCTTCAAATATCGAAGATGGCTGGGAATGTATTTTCAGAAAGATTGAGGATCTTCCTGCGCCTGAACCCAAAATCGATGTTGTAATTATTTTGGTAATTGTTTAATCCATCAGTATATTTTCAGAATGAATTGTTATATTATTTAAGTATAACAATTCGTTATTACTTATTAGAAAGGATTAAGTATGCCAGTTTATACTGTGAAGAATATTAAAACTTTTAGAGGACATGAGGGCCATGGTTTTAATGTAAGCTTATATTGTGACAATAAGAAAGTTGCATTTGTAATGGATCAAGCAGATGGTCACCCTGTCATTATTGAATGGGATGATCCTTCTGCTGAAGGCGTTTTAAATAATCATATTAAAGATATGACTTACACTTTTTATGAAACCGTTAATCCAATGACAGCTGATATTTTCATTGCACAACTTGTGGATAGGGTTGAAAATGAAAAAGCTGTTCTCGCTCAACAAAAACGTTGGATTAAAAATCAAACGGTTTTTCATATTAAAGGTGAACCTGAAGGAGACTTCAGAACTGTTAAATCTCCTTTTTCTAAAAAGATCAAAGAGTTTATCATAAATAAATATGGTGATCAAGTGGAGTATATTCTAAATGAACGTCATGGACAAATCGCAGTTTAACAACCCTTTAACAAACCCTATTGCAATCAATAGGGTTAATCTGCCCTTTATGAATGTTGGTGCAGATCCGCTGTTTGTGTTCTATATTGGTGTATTAGGAGAAGTTCATTTCTATGCTTTTCCGATTAGCTCTAAACTCAATCAAGAAGAAACGTCTGTCTTCATTGAGAAAGCTATTAAATACATCAAGCTGGAGTACTCAAAGGAATACATCCTTGTGACCAGGGTTGAGCCTGATGGGTTTCTGATGTTGCAGGACGTAGACAAAATAATCGCTGATCGTAAAGCAGCACAAAAAGAAAAGTAAAATAGAATTCCTAGAGAACACCAATCTAGGAATTCTATTTTTTATTTAGAATATACGGTATACATATTATAATATTAATATGTTTTGATTTTTAAATAAATCCAGTATATTTCTTCTGAATGATTTGTTAATATATAAGTATAACAAATCAACAAAGGTTATCGCTATGAAGAAGATTACGTTTTGGGAAGTGTTTCAAAATCGCGTATCGAATTGTGCTGGCTGCAAAGGCTGGCAATGTGCGTTCACAAAGGAGAATGGTTTTGAATTCCCTTATCGATATTCGAAGGACACAGAGCGCAATGATGGTGTGCCAGGGCCTTACACACCGGCTGAATGTAAGGTCATCAATGCTGATCTGTCTGATGCCAAGCGGCAGTTCAAGGCATATGTGGAGGGGCTCAAGATTCTCTTCAAGAACAATTTCTATCCGGGTGCATGTGAATCAATGGTACAGGGTGAAAAGGATCGCGTGGATTTGATCGCCAGGTTTCACAAGCTGATCTATTCCTTTAACAATGGGACGAAGGATATTATCAAGATTGGAATGGGATCTAAGTATTCCATTACCGATTATGTCGATGGCAGCTTTGTCGGGTATATAAGGGATTAATCAAACTAGGTGTATTAATTAAAATCATTCTTATATAATAATAAGAAACGAAAGGATTATATTATGACAGATGGAGTTTATGCTATTTTTACGACTATTTTACTGATTATTGCGGGCGTTCTCTTTTTTAGAATGGGAATGTCTTTTACGGATTTTGAATTTTCACGTGGCGAACGTAAAGTTTTTGCCTGGTCTAATGTTTCAGATCTGAATGCTGAATTGGCAAAAGGCTGGACGGTCATCAGAACATATGATGTTACAAATAATGTTCTAGGAAAAAAGTACAGGTAGCTGTATCTCGGTGGAATACATAAGGAGAAAATGATATGTTTACTAAGTTAGATGTCTATGGTTTTATACTGGGATCTGTTATTTTTTTCCAGGTGTACGGCCAGCAATATAGTGTAATGATTTACGAAATTACAGTGTGCAGCGTTTCAGCTTTCTGTTAATATGTTGTTATGAATAAAACGTATAGCAACTTGAAAATCTTTGCACAATTCTATGCTTTATCTACTGGATATGTGGAAGGTACTATTCCACCGGTATTTAAAGAAGAGAACAAAATGCTTATTCCCGTGTGCGGATCAGATGGAACATTGCTTTTAGACGGTAGGAAATGTATTACTACTCTAATGAGCATTGCTAGCAAAACCTGTAAGGAAAGAAATTTCCTAGGATATGTTATCAATAAAGGAACTTTTGATAATCCTAGACAACTTACAATGTTACAAACAGTTTAAAGTTTTAGTGTATTTTCTTATAGTATAAGGTTATATTATAAGTATCAAAACAAACAAAGAAAGGTTATAAAACGTATGAACATTAGTGCATGGTCTATCTATTGGTTGATTAAACTCGATGCGATTATCTCTATGATGGGGGTGTTTGGATTTATTTCACTCCTGTTCGTGTGTGTGGCAATTGGAGGTATGTGTATATCTGCGGCCATTAAGTCAGATATTACGGTTAATTATTACACCAACAAAGAAGAGGCAGAAGCGAAACGGGTGCGATTCACGGGGTATATTAGTTTCTGGTATAAGTTGTTTAAACGTCTAATTGCTTTGCCGATAATCTTTCTTATTATGGGACACATGCTTCCTACAACAAAAGAAATGGCTGCGATTTTCGTAATCCCCAAGATCGCCAACAGCGAATTCGTTAATGAAACACTTCCTGCTGAAATGGCCGAGATCTACAGTCTGGCTAAGGATTGGATGAAGTCAATCGTTCCTACTCCTCCGATTCGAAAGCAGGCCGCAACCAATGAGGTTGAAAAAGCCAAGTAAAAGTCTTATCAAAAAATAAGTGGTGCACAGGTGCATGAAACCTGGTAGATGAAAGTCTACCGGGTTTTTTATTTATTTTATTAACTATTACAGTGTACATAACAAATAGAATGTTCCTAAAAAATAATTAATAAATTTAACAATCTTCGGTGTAAAACTGTTTGATTCTTTTATATTATATAAGTATAACAAATCACAACAAGGAGTTTATGACAAACGAGTTAATAAACACGATTATGACAATGACCGAGGATCAAGTTGAAGAGGTTTATAAATTCACGGCCAATCGTCTTAACACGTTCCTCAGAGAGCGTCAACGTCGGGCAGCGTTTAACTTTAACATTGGCCAACGTGTTCAGTTCTATTCGAGCAAAATGTGCCGGAATATAATCGGCCCTATTACAAAGATTAATTCTAAGTCGGTTAAAATGACAGAAACATGTTCTGGAATAAAGTGGACGGTTTCTGCGGATCTTTTGAAGGCAGTGGTATAAAACAAAACAACAAGGAGATTCATTATGGCAGCAGGCATTCAAGAGTTTGACAAAGGTGTGCTTAAGGGCACAAGCTGGCATATGTCACCCAAGTTTATCCATCAGGATACACCCGTGACACGTGAGCAGGTTAATACTGTATTCGGTTTCAACATCATTAAGAAGCCGTTGCACTTCATCACTGATGCAGGCGTGACGGTTAAGGTTGATGGTGCAAATGCTCTCATCCGTGAAGATACCGGTCATATCCTGGTGCCTTCTGTGGGCGATCGCTTTGTCGCTGAATCAAACCTCAAGCTCGCTGATATTGTGTATGGCGGCGTTTTGAAGGCCTTCCCTGATCTGATCGTTGAGGGTTGTATTACTCTCTGGAATAATCAGACAGCTGTTCTGCAGCTGCACGGCGGGGAATTCCAAGTTCGCGGTGATCAGTCACCATCCTTCACCCGGATGATGTACGTCAATCCCCTTGGTAAGGGTGCATACTCGGCAATGGTTCACAATGAACGCGTCGTGTGTAACAATACGCTGCGTGCGGCGATGGCTGAAGGTGCTGCTAACAAGAGCTTGCGCCGGTTCTCACACACTCACACGGCTTTTGATAAGATCAACAGCTACATGGAGGAAATCGCAGCGACCAAGCTGGCTCTTGCGCGGCATGTTGAAGAGCTCAATGTTCTGTCTGGCTTGAACGTAACAACTGAAGAGGTCCAAGACTTCCTCAAGGTTATGTTCCCGAAGTCGGAAGCTATGTCTGATTGTCAGCTCGAACGTTCGGAACTTGCACGGGCAAATCTTCTGGAAGTTTTTGAGTCTGATCAGAATCTCGTCGCAGAAAACAACAAGTCTCGTTATGCTCTGTTGAATGCCCTGACGTATTCGATTGATCATGACGCGTCTAAAATCGGAAAGCGTGGTCGTGACGCTGCGGCAAACCAGTGGGATAACTGGACAGGTATGGGCATGGACAAAAAGATTGAGGCCTTCAACTATCTCAATCGTCCGGTCTTAGCACCAGTTGCTGCATAAATTTAATAAAACTTGGTGTATGTTATTGTTGTATCTTACTATGATACATACATCAAGTTTAAATTAAAGGTTACTTATGAAGACAAGTTTTAAAGCTGCTCCTGCTGTAGAAACCGGAATTAACAAATTTCCCTGTGTTGGTGTTCTTGATGATTCCTATAAAACGGATCTTAAAAAGGAATTGGTGGTTTTGTTTACCGCTAAACAAAGGGGAACAGTCCTGCACGTTCGTAAATCGAATTGGAAAGTTGGCGAGCATGTTGTATGCTGGGATATGGATCAGTTCAGGAAGCTGCGCCCAGGTGAAGAGATTATTATCAAAGGTTAAAAAAGGAAAGTTTATGAAAGTTATTATCACGGCTATTAAAACAGCCAATAAACCGGTTCTCACACAGGCCGAACGCAATGAAAAGTTTTGGAAGGAAACGTCTTATCCGAGACTTGGTATCGATGAACAACTGGGAAATATTATTTATTTCATGTCTTATGGTAAAGGTATGAAGATTGTAAATACAACACCCATTGGTCGTGATGGCCATGCAAACGTTGTCCCAGGTGTCTTTAGAGATAATTGGACAATGGGGTATTATGCCGAATTGCCAGAAGATGTGAAGGTGAATGTTACCTTTTCAAATTAAGGATTGTTATGAAGACATCTGGATTTGATAGAAGTTTGGGTTCTAGGGAAAATAAAGGTTTCCTTCAATTGACGAATAATGGAGGAGCCTTACTTTTCACGACATCTTTTAATGGTAATGAAGTTCCAATTATGTTGGGGCCTGCATTAGAAAAGAAAGGTGTATCATCTTTAACCGGTCAGCCATATACCTATATGAATAGTATTATATGGATCCCTAATAAGAACGGTCCAGGCAGGGGAGCAGTAGTTCCTCTAGAAGAATTCAAACAGGCATATGCCGATAAGAATGAAGAGTACATTAAAAAGTTATGTGATTTGGGAATTCCTGATATCACATATATAAGTAAGAGATTTTTGGTATAATTATGCTAACAGAAGTAACCAAAGATTTTTATAGACAGATTACAGAACATAGAACTTATGAATTTGAAAAGAATCGTAGGGGTGAATGGAATGTAAATGTTTATTCAAATGATCAAAAGCTAAATGAAGATGAAGCTTTTATTTCTAGAGAATCTGGAAACATCATGGTTATAACTGAAGCAGAAGATTTTATTAGAAACAACGAACAAGTGATTATAGGGTAAGAAAATGAGTATTAAGAAACCGAAATTAACTATTATGCGTACACCAAAAGCGGGTAAAGTATTACCCAAAATTGGGGAGTTCTTTACTGTTAAGAATTTTGAAAATCCGGATAACAATGGATTAGTATTAATTAGAATCGATCCTTGTTATATATCTCCAGCAATTGTTGAAGCTGGATGTAGTTGGAATAATTGTGGTGCTCATGAAATTGTTTTTGGTATTCCGCTTGGAGAAGCATTTAATAGTGCTCAAACTAAAATCAATGGCGCATGTACATGTCCTATTAAAACTATGGATTTTATAGTTTTGGATATTGAAGAAATTAAAGCAAAAATTAAAAGTTAAGGTGTATATTGTAGCGAGTATCAAGTATAATTAAAGTATAAATTTTGATTCCATCAGGGGAATGAAAAGTGGTTTAAGCCTGATGCGTCTCGACGGTTTGCTGAATATTGTTAGGGTCCTTTCTTCCTAATAATGTTTATACTGTCGAGGGTACCGATAGGTTACGGAAAATTATTTTCAAAAATATTTCATTTTTATTTTTGGAAATGATAAATAAAATAAAATTAAGGATAAAGCAAATGTTTACGAACACATATAGAGGCAATGATAAAGGCAATACAGAACTATGTATTACTAATGCCGGGGCTTTATCCAATCTTACAGCAGTAAATTTCCCAGAACGAATAAAGCCCGTAACCCAAGTTTAATTTAAACGGTAAAATGTTTTGGGTTACTACTAGGAGAGGTTAAGCCTAGTGCGTTCTATAAAATTTACTGTGTCTAATGCTAAACACGAAATTTTGTAGAGGTCCTCAAAAGAAATGAGCAATTATTTCTTTAGATTTGATCTGTGACAATTGAATAGAAAACTTTAAATTATTTTTTGGTGGTTTTTATAACTCAAAAAACTACCCAACTTTTATGAGCTCGTAGAGGAAATGGTTAACTCATGTGGTTTTCATCCACAAGATTGCCGGTTCGAATCCGGTCGGGCTTACCATATAAGCATGACGACTAGACTAGCAATGCTTTCAGCTTATAGCTAAACTAGTGACACGGCGGAGAGCACGTCGGACAATTTTATAATTTATGGATAGGTGCTCCTGAATGGTAAGGGGACGGTCTTGAAAACCGTAGGCTAACCCCACTGCACGTTCGATTCGTGTCCTATCCTCCAATTTGTGGCGCGTCACGGTGTGTGTATAAGTCGCTTCGATTTATTATGGGGCCATAACTCAGTCCGGCTAGAGTGTCTCCCTTGCACGGAGAAAGTCGGGGGTTCAAATCCCTCTGGCTCCACCAATTTGGCTGCATTCCGGATGCAGTCGGATCAATTCACCTGATGTACTAGAGCGAGTCAGGAATTATGAAACAGTAAAATTCTGTATCGGTCTGCCAATTTATGTAGAACGTTCGCGTAGTGGTTAGCGCACTAGACTGTCGATCTGGATTTCACGGGTTCGATTCCCGTACGTTCTGCCATTTTAATTTACGGAGTGTGGAGGCAATTGGCTGCCCACGTGCCTTGGACGCATGGTTATGTCGGATCGTTCCCGACCACTCCGACCAATTTTTCTAGAAAGCCAACTTGACTGAATGGTTAAGTACCTCATTTGTAATGAGACCCATAACGGTTCGATCCCGTTAGTTGGCTCCATATTTTATATACGAAAGTAATATATTCTAAAACCGGTACTTTCTTTTCAAATATGTATACCGGCTTTAATAAATAAAATTAAAGGAATATATTATGAATACAGTAATTTGTCCAATATGTGGAAAAGAATACAAACAATTAATAGCACAACATATTTTTAAACACGGTTTGACTATTGAAGAATTTAAACTTAAATTTCCAGATTTTTATTTAGGTAGTCCGGGTATTGAAAGTACTAGAAAAGAAAAAATGGTACTTCAATATGAAAAAGATAATATACGATGTAAACATTGTAATAAATTAATAACATCACCAAATAGAAAACATAGAATCTTTTGTAGTACTTTATGTAAAGCTACTTATTATTCTTTTAACAAAGAGCTTGTTCAAACAAAAGGAAAACATTTTAAAAAAATCTGTTGTGCATGTAATAAAGAATATAAAGCCTTTAGAGATAATTCTAAATTTTGTTCTAATAAATGTCAACAAGAATATATTAATGTTCAAAAAATTAAAGAATGGAAAGACGCCACAGAACAGGGAAAACCTTTTCCCTATAGAAAATGGATAAGACATTATCTTTTTAAAAAATATGATAACAAATGCTGTAAATGTGGGTGGAGTAAGATTAATCCTTTTACAGGAAATGTTCCTTTAGAACTTGAACATATTGATGGTAATTCAAATAACAATAAAGAAGAAAATTTAGAATTGTTATGTCCCTGTTGTCATGCCTTAACTTCCACATATAAGGGTGCAAATAGAGGTAATGGAAGATTCTCTAGAAGACAAAGATACCAAGAAGGTAAATCTTATTAATAAAATTTAATGCGTCTGTAGCTCAATGGTCGAGCCCGTCCTTGCCAAGGATGTTATACGAGTTCAATTCTCGTCAGATGCTCCAATTTAAAATGTTTAATATGAGCTAATGGTAAGCTTCCAGGTTTAAAGACCCAGAGTATATAGGTTCAACTCCTATTATTAGATATTTATGCGTTTGTAACTCAATTGGCAGAGTGCTGGGCTTCCAACCCGGATATACGGGATCATACCCCGTCAGATGCTCCATTTAAAGCGATGTTAGCAAAATGGTTATGCGGCGGTCTGCAAAACCGCTTACATGTGTTCAATTCACATACATTGCTCCATTTTATTTATGCTCTCTTATTTCAGTGGCTAGAATGCTTCCTTTACACGGAAGAGGTCAGGAGTTCGAATCTCTTAGGGAGTACCATTTTTTCGAAGTATAACTCAGTTGGTTAGAGTACCTGTCTGATACACAGAATGTCGGTGGTTCGAATCCATCTACTTCGACCATTTTATTGGGACTGTGGCGTAATGGCAGACGCGCTGGTTTTAGACACCAGTGGAGAAATCCGTGAAGGTTCAAGTCCTTTCAGTCCCACCAGTTTTGTTTCATTAAAGCATATAATATCAGTGTATAAAAGCCAATGAATATACTACTATATTAATATCAATTACGCAATTGATACTGTTCTTTGAATAACAATTTTTAAATCGCAGGGTGGCGTAATTGGCAGCCGCAGCGGACTTAAAATCCGCTGGGTGGTAACACCCGTGAGGGTTCGAGTCCCTCCCTTGCGACCATTGATCCTTAGTTAGAAGATTGTGTTCTGTCAGCCCATCAAGATAGACGTTTGAGATCATGCCTCTTCTGGAACAAGTATATAAACTTTAAGCCTTTGAGCGGACAGGTTTATATTAAGTGAAATCCTTGATGGTCGGCGGTGTATTCCAGTCTTTTGTTTTAGTATGATATTAATGTTTTCGTTACCTGACCGTTGGACTAAGTGCACTTCGTAAGAAGGCTCCAATCAATCAGCTTCTCCATTAACCAGCAGCATATAGGCGTGTAGCTCAGCTGGTTAGAGCGGGATCCTTATAAGGTCTAGGTCGCTGGTTCAACTCCAGCCACGCCTACCATTTTTTAGAAAGTAATTATGCTTTATTATTGGACAAGAGTTTATAATACAGGTGCTGCCCATTATTGGGAAGTAGAAAGTGAAGAAGCTTTACTTATCGCTGCAAAAGAAAAGTATGGTGAATCACTTTTTGATTATGGAATGACAACTCAAAAGAAAACAAAGTAAACAATTTTTAATGGGAATGTATCTCCCCCGCCTTCTAAGCGGACGTTAAAAGAGTAATTGGAGTATGCAGGTTCGATCCCTGTCTTTCCCGCCATTTTAGCTAAGAGTAGTAAATATTTAATTTACTTATATATTTAAGCTGCGCTTTTAATAAATAAAATTAAGGGTATAACTTAAATATGAAAAATAAATGTCATAAATGTAATGTAGATATTCCAAACAGGGTTAAAATAGATAACTGTTGGAAAACAATTAACCATAGAAAATTTTGTTTAATCTGTTCACCGTGGGGTAAACATAATACTAAAAGCGTGGATCCTTCTAAAAGAACGCTTTCAGAAAAAGAAAGACATTCCTGGAAAAATTTAACAGATAAACAAAAAACATGTCATAAAACATCACAACATAAGAGAGCCGTTAAGCGTAAGGTTGAACTTATTAATATGCGAGGTGGGAAGTGTGAAAGATGTGGTTATGATAAATGTATTGATGTATTTCATTTTCATCATATAGATCCATCGTTAAAAACCATGAACATGGGATTAAATTCTCTATGGTGTAAATCATGGGAAAAGATTTTACAGGAATTTGAAAATTGTAAAGTATATTGTTCTAATTGCCACATGGAAGTGCATTATGAATTAAAAAATCCTGATAATAAACAATGTACTTTAATTTCAAAATAATATGATTAGCCAGTGTATAAAAAGAAGAGATTATCATATTATATATCTATCAAGTATGTACTTGAGCATGTTCTTTGACAATTAATAGCAAATGATTTTTTTAATGGAAGCGTGGCCGAACGGCTAGGCATCGGACTTTTAATCCGAGGGAGAAATCCTAACGCAGGTTCGACCCCTGTCGCTTCTACCATCTTTTTAGTTTTCAAATTGTCCCATAGTGTAATGGCAGCACAGCACCCTTTGACGGTGTTTGTATTGGTTCAAGTCCAGTTGGGACAACCAATATTCCCATGTTGTAAAGGATGCATGCGGCGCTACGAACGCTTCGGTTGGAGTTCGAATCTCTATGGGAATACCATTTTAAAGACGCAAACAGCAATTCAAATAAAAATTCACTGTTAATGAAAAAAAAAACGCGTCTTGTTTTTATAGTAGAGTAGGCAAGTGGTAATCCGCCTCCCTGTTAAGGAGGACAGCGCTGGTTCGATCCCAGCCTCTACTGCCACTTTGGGAACAGATGGTTAGCGCCATTTGGCATATTTATTCATGTAGTATGCCTAACCCATTTATATTTTTGATAAATAAAATAGAGGTTACGCTAAGAACCTCTTTAAAATAAAGGTAAAATAATATGATTAATAAATTAGATGAATCATGGAAGCAAGTAAACGGTTTATATAAATGTCCAATATGTAGTAAAGAGTATTCTAAAAAAGGAATTTGTTCGCATATCTTTAGATCACATACAAAAGACGGTAAATATAATTCTTTTAAAGATAATAACAGATTATATACTTCATCGTGGAATAAAGGTTTAATAAAAGAAACAGATCTTAGAATCAAGAAATCTGGTGAGAAACTTAAAGAAAGTCTTAACTCTGGTAAAGTAATACCACCACAAACAGGAAAACCTATTGCTCCTGAAATAAAAGCTAAAATATCCAATACGATGAAGATTGCTCATAAAGAAGGAAGAGCGTGGAATATTGGAAAGTCTAGATGGAATAACAAAGCTTCATATCCAGAAGAATTCTTTATGAAGGTTATTGAAAATGAATTTGAGGATAAGAATTATATAAGAGAATTTAATGTTGGTATTTATTCTATAGATTTTGCATGGACCGATAAAAAGTTAGCTATAGAAATAGACGGACAACAGCATAAACGATTTGAAGAATATAAACAGAGAGATCTTCGGAAAGATGAATGTTTATTAGAGAATGGATGGAAAGTTCTAAGAATTTTATGGATTGATATGTATAAGGATCCACACAAGTGGATTAAAATTGCTAAAGATTTTATACATAATTAAGAATTTTATTAATGCGATTGTAGCTCAGTAGGCAGAGCGTCGGACTCTTAATCCGAAGCGCGTGGGATCATAGCCCTCCAGTCGTACCATTTTGATGTACAAGATCAGATAGACATGAGAATTTTATTGCGCGGTTGAGGAGAGGCCCCTCTGCAGGCTCATAACCTGCCTACGCCGGTTCGAATCCGGCCTGCGCAACCAATTTAACAACACGGCGTGAGGAAAGAACTTGTTCTATGATTCTTAATTCGATTCTAGTAAGATAGTACTGTCTGAACGAGGATGTTATTAAGCGGAGAACAGAAATCCTACCGGAAACATGTCCGGAAATCGCAGGTATCGAATCCTGTCGCCGTAACCAATTTTAGGAGTTTTGTTGTAGATGGTTCGCAAAACGGTCTGAAAAACCGAAGGATAGGGTTCGATCCCCTGAAACTCCACCATTTTATTTTCTGGTAGTTTATTCCGTAGGTAGTCTCGGGGCGCACTGTAAATGCGCTGGCTAATACCCTAAGGTAGTGCAACTCTATCAACTACCACCAGCTTTAAATAAGGACAGATGGTTAGCGCCATTTGGATGTTTTTCATATGACACGCCTAACTTATTTAATTATTTTTTCATATTTTTTGATAAATAAAATAGAGGTTACGCTAAGAACCTCTTAAAAATAAAGGTAAAATAATATGAGTAAAAAATTAATTGATCGCATCGGTGCTGATAAAATCATTGAAGTCTGCAAATCTGCAAAAACATTTAAAGAAGCATGTGAAAAACTTAACTGTGGTTATAGATATTTAATGACAGCAGCCGTTGAATTAAATGTTTTCGATGAGTTAAAGTCTAGATCTAAAGAATTTGCACATAAATTTAAAAAGGCTGATGGTTCAAGATTATGGTTGATTAAAACTAATACGGGACAAGGCTTTACATCATACAGAACTGATACTAAAATTTGGTGTGAAGAACTTTTTAAAGGAAATCATACATCAACCGCTGTTAGAATTAAAACACATTTAATTAATGCTGGGTATAAAGAAGATCATTGTGAATGCTGTGGTATTAATGAATGGAACAATAAGCCAATAAGTTTACAATTACATCATATAGATGGAAATTCTAGAAACAATCAGTTAGATAATTTAAAAATTCTTTGTCCTAATTGTCACGTTCAAACAGATAATTATGGTTCTAAGAATGCTCGAAATAAAGAGCGCGAGTAAAGATTCCACCATTTTAGGGCAGCATGAAGGTACAAGCTCTACCTATAACTTAGGTACCTGGTGAGTTCAATTCTCATCCTGTCCACCATTTTATGTAGCAGTAATTCAAGAGATAGAAATGCTGGGGTAATTCCTGGCGTGTTGTTGGTAAAAATCCAGCCTGCTACACCACTTTCAGTTGTAATTCAAGCCATGTCCGATAGGGTACTTCTATATGAGCGCGCCCTATTTGTAAAGAATGAGATAGACGAGAGTCGGCCGTAAGAGAATCCTCTGCAGGGGTTCAAAGACTAAAGACTCAGGAGGAACGTGTTACGTGAAATCCTCATTGACAAAGATCCCTAATGAACGGGAATGATAGTAAGTTAGTAAGAGAGATATTTGTGATTATGCCTTTAGTGTAACGGTTAGCACGTGGGATAATTCCCTTAGATCGGTTCGACTCCGCAGGAAAAAACAAATCACATACAGAACCTTGTGAAATCCTTATATGGTACCTATCCAACTGAGCCATTCCAAGAATCCCCAGAGACGGTGTAGTAGGGATATACGAAGCAACACATTCATAGGCCTATCGGTGTTGTTGTAGATAGGACAAGACCGTTTCATTTTTATACTGAGTAATGTAGAGAATTGGCAAATCAGCGGGCCAGTAGGCAAGTCTTAGAGATGCTGAAATCCGGCGGAATAACATTAGCTGGTAAGAGGTTATTCATTTATGGGTTCGAGTCCCATCATTATTCAGTGTATTTCTTTTTAAATTTAGTTATAATATAATTTATGAAAACCAACAAATTTGTTTTTGAAATCAGTGTTGAAGGCCCAGGTTATAATGAAGAAAATGTAGAAGAACTTTATGGTGAAGGTGCCATGTATAATCCAGATTTTTCAGAACACTCTGTAGTCATGGATGAGGTCTATGAAATCTTTAAGGATGCATTAATGCAGCGAATGGAATTTAAAATGAATGCATTAATTAAACCTGTTCCAAATGAAGCAGCACAAAAAGCTTATCTAACTCATGTTGATGCAGCAATTGAGCTTTATAGAAAAGTTCAAGGAAGTTTAAAATTCGTTAGAAAAGAATAATTTATGGGGGTTGTTGGCTGAATAGGCATAAGCAGGGCACAAGAGGCCTGACAAAGCATAAAGGCATGTAGAAAACCGGCCGGGAATATTCTATATGTACTGTGCAGCGTGGAGGTTCGATTCCTTCCAGCCCCACCAATTTATATAGCAGTAGTTCAATTGGCAGAATGGCGATCTCCAAAAGCGATGAAGTGGGTTCGATTCCTGCACATCCTGCCATTTATGGTAGTATTAGCTTAGTCTGGCCTAAAGCTACGGACCGTGACTCCGTGATCGTGGGTTCGAATCCCATATACTTCCCCAAAATTAATTCATAATTCGATCCCACTATTTGATAAATAAAATAAATATCAAATAGTGGGATCGAATTATGAATACTTTATTAATAAGACATTGTGAAAATTGTGGAATAGAACATGATGGAACATATGGATCTGGAAGATTTTGTTCTAAAGAATGCGCTAGAAGTTTTTCTTCTAAATTAAATACAAACATACGAAATGAAAAAATTTCAAAAACATTAAAAAATAAACATATTAGAGAAACTATATGTAAAAAATGTGGAACTATTGTATATACAAAGGGTTCTAGTCCAAATGTATGTTGTGACAAATGTAGACAAAAAAGAAAAAGCAATACCCCCTATTGTAATAGATGTGGTGCCGAACGTGGAAAATGTAAATATCCATCTTTATGTAAAAAAAAGTTAAAATTATTTGATGGATTAGAAAAATATTTTGGATTTGATAAAACAAGTTTTGGGTCGAAAAGATATTATGAAGAAATCTTTAGAATAAAAGCAATGATAGAAGAAGATTATTATGAAAATAATAACTCAACAGTTGAATTATGTAAAAAATATAATCATACAGCATGTGGTAGTTTTATAAGAATACTAAAAAGCATTGATATTGTATTAAGAAATTTAAAAGAATCTTCATTACTGGCATATAAAACTGGTAGATCTGTTATATCAATAGATAATAGTACTCAATATAAACATGGGTGGCATACTGCATGGGATAACACACAAATATTTTATAGATCTTCATATGAACTTGATTATGCTGAAAAATTAGATGAGCAAAAAGTAAAATATGACGTCGAAGCTTTAAGAATATCTTATTTTGATACTCAAAAATGTATAGAAAGAACGGCAATTCCTGATTTTTATCTTCCTGAAACTAATACTATAGTTGAAATAAAATCTTCATGGACATATAATGAACAGAATATGAATGATAAAATTAAAGCTTATAAGAAGCATGGTTATAATTTTAAACTAATTTTAGATCATAAGGAAGTTGTTTAAAAAATTTATTTTTTTGCGTATAATTATAGTATACAAATAAATTGTAATACAAATAAGGAAAACAATATTATGTTAAAGAGAGATAAGCTCGGTAGATTCGTTGCTGCTAAGAAAGCACCTAAGGCTAAGCCCTGTGCACCATGTAAACCTTCCAAGAAGGATTCATGTAAACCTTGCGCACCTAAGAAAACAAAGAAATGTTGTAAGTAATTTTCAACGTTTAGATAAATAAAAATATCAAACCTGCGGTGCCTCTATTCGGGTGGATTTATTCCTTCGTACTGAATATGCATAATTCCGCGGGTATTTTATTTCAGGTGTACTTTTTAAATAAATCCGTGTATTATATAATCATAACAAGTTAAATGGAGATGAGACAATGGATATTCCTTTTGCAGAATTAATGATTAAAGCTGGAGAATTGAACAAAGATACTTTCGTAATCGATGTTGATACTCTTAGGAGATGGTTAGATGAACAAAATCAAAAAGAATCAAACACAATGTAATTGTGAATCCCAATGTAATTGGGAAGTTCAAGGAATGTCTCCTTCTCCCATACAGAATAAAACAATTGTTTTTAGAATGTCATGTGATGGTAAATACTTTACGACAACTACAAATGAAGTATCAACCCTCACCATCTGCCCTCACTGTAATCAACCCATAACTCACCTAAACAAGGTTTAACATTATGCGTACACAAATAGAAGGTATAAAATACGAGATGCCTGATGGCTATTATCGCGTGACTAATAAGCTCGATATGGCCAGACGTGATGATTTAGTTTGGGGATCTTGTGAAGACCTATGGTCTAAACCTACAGGAAGACTTGATCTTGTTGGTAATTATTATGCGGTTATCCGTAAAGGTGTGAAACCTCCAAAAGTAATTAAAGAGAATTCTAAACCACCAGCTTATATAAAAGTTACTTCAGTTGATGATATCAAAAAATATAATCTTAAAGAAGGTTCTAAGATTATTATAAACGATTTGAAATATACAATCGTTAAAATCCATTCAGCTGGTAATTATGGTTGGGGATTGTTAAGCCAACAATTTGCTATTTGTCTTATCACATCAAAACTTGAGCTTTTAATAAGCGCTTATACTCTTGGTATATAATTTAATGGAAGTGTGGCCGAGCCTGGTTTATGGCGGCTGATTACTAATCAGCAGGGGCCTTAAAACCCCCGTAGGTTCAAATCCTATCGCTTCCTCCAATTTCTAAGAAATCAATATCTTAATCGATGTTGATTTTTTTTTATCTTTTCTAAATTATTTTAGTATACATACTATAAAATATTATTTTCTAATTTTCTTAAAATCACGGTATATTTACGCAGTCTTTTTTATTATAATATTTATATTGTTTAACCGATAAGGATTTGTCGATGGAATGTAAATACACAAAAGGCAATATTGTTCAAGTATCCCTCATACCAAAGATGTATACTTGGTGTGAGCCTTTTTATAAAAACAACATAAAAGTTTTTATAGAAGTTACAGAGGCCGTAGCAGATAATGGCGGACATGAAGGTTATTATAGGGGAATTTTAATACTTGAAAATGTAAATACAGAAACCTTTAAGAATCTTTATCGTTGGGATAGAACACTAGAACAATGGCTTGCCTATATATTGCCCTTATCTGTTAATGGTGAAAAATATGCAAGTCGAAATAAAGAAGATCCATACCCCTGGTCTTTTGTTGAAAATGAATTAGTCCTTAACCGAATTACCAAAGCTCTTCCTGAAGATATTGATTATGATAATATGCTGCCAGAAGCATATACTGCTTCTGTCTCAGATACATTATAAGGATTATTATGAAACATAAATTTGACGTTGGTGATACAGTAGATATTATTTTTATAGATCCACCTGTTGGTGATGGTTATCGTTATGCTAAACCTTATCATTGGCAAGTATGGGCAGATAAACAAAAGGTTAGACTATATGGTAAAATTACAAAGCGCGATGAAGAAAATGGATATAGAGTAGATATCTATAGATATGATACTGGAAATTTATGGAGAGTAGAGGCATTTTTTCAAGATTCTTGGAGTGATGCTTATAACTGGCGTTTGTATGAACATGAAGTAGTATCACAAGTACCCATTTGTGTTTTACCAGAAAATATTGATTATGATGATTTTCTTCCAGCATCAATTGTAAACGTATTTTAATATGAATGAATTAGAAAATTTAAATGTTGGCGATCGTGTGATGTTTAATAGCCTGTCTATGCCTTGGAGATGGCATAGTGAACTACAAGCATTAAAGATTCCAGTGGTTGGTGAAATCTTTGAAAAACATCAATCCATTCTAGGACACGGTTTGCTTTTTACAGTATATGCACATATTCCAAATATTTCAATACAACAAATAGAGAGACTTGATAATTACAATCCTGGAAGTTTCTTTAGAAGATTTATTCCTAGAACTGTAAATGGAACACCTTATATATCGGATATGGGTGAACCACAAAGACATACATGGGAATATCATATCAGATATGTAATACCATTTATTCCGGTTTCATTACCTGAAATTTTTGATTATGATGCATTACTTCCTGAAGAAATTATAAGAGGTATTTAATATGGATATTCCAAACATAGATAGAAACATTAAGATTGTAAGATTGTCAAGTGGTAATGTCCTGGCTAGATTTACTAAAGCTGGTGAAGACTTACCAATAGTTTCTTTTTATCTAAAGGTTTTAAAATCAGGTATAGTTATTAGGGGTGATCATGTTATTGAAGCTGTTGTATTCGATATGGATACAAACCAGGAATTGCTTGATGGTAAAGTCTTTACTATATATTTAAACAATATTAACGTGTGGGAATATTGTGAATATGTTCCTAAAGTAAATGTAGATCTTTCATCTCTTGATGAAGATAGTCTTATTCCTGAGGATTTATATAAATGAGTAAGATGGATTTTGAAAAAGGTGATATAGTTTATTTTGATGCAGCAATCACTGACACCAGTTGGAGATGGCATAATGAACTGCGAGCATTGGGCATTACAGTACATGGTGAGTTTGCCTATAGCTGGGATTACTCCTATGAAGTATATATACACCTTCCGAAGATTACCGAAGAACAATTAAGGGCTTTAGATAAAGGTGATACTCCTGGGAATTTCTTAAGACGCTTTAAACCCAAATCAATAAATGGAATATCATGCAGCTATTTTCATAGTATCTATGAAGGGTGTAGAACGTGGGAATATAGTATGGAAACCGTACCAATCCACAAATTAAGTGCAGTCAAACCCCTTCCTGAAGATATTGATTATGATGCTCTTATTCCTAAAGAATTATATGAGGACCTATACAAATGAACGAATATAGACTAACAGCTAAAATCGGAGATCTTGTTCGTCCCATATCTATTTCTAGTTATGACTGGTGGCAAGAATTAGGTATCAAAGGACAACATGATAATGTGTATGGAGTAGTTGTAGATCTAGCACTACATCTTTCAGGGTATATTGCAATAAATTTCTTTTATTGTGATACTGACTTGCCTATTCGTCCATATCTTCATGATGATAGTGTGGCTAATCATTGGAATTTTTTGGATGATAGTATTGAATTTATACCTTATGTTAAGATAGATAATTCTAAAATAAATATTCTAGAGATAGATGAAGATGCATTAATACCGGAAAATTTATATAATTAACAGTGTACATTTAATAACAACAACTTCTAATTTATACTTTTTAATCACGCTTTTTTCCTCCACCCTAGAGAATATCAAATAAATTTACACTTTTCAATCATTTCTGGTGTACATTCCATAAGAAAGACTTTAGAAATCCTGATAAATAAAATAAAGGATTTTATGTATTTGAAATTTTTTAGAAGCTTTTCGGATGAAATCATCAGGTTTGACAATTCTAATATTAGAAAATCTGAAGTTTTCCTAGTAAAACACCTGGGTATATCTTATAAGATAATAATCACTTCATATTGCTGTATAGTATCTTACTTCATATTAGGTAGAAATATCCCAGATAAACTAAAAGTAAATCCACATGATTACATCATCATCAAAAATAATAGATCAATCCTTTTAAAAGATGCTTATACCTATTTTATAAACTAAAATATTAAAGCTAAACCCTTATTATTAAAGGATTTATATATCTAAGAAAAGCCTATCCCATTGTATCTCCGTGAGATACTTAACCTATATTAAAAACACCAGTAAGAACTAATAAGTTCAGTGTATATTATAATAAGTATAAAGTATAATATTAACATCTTGAAACATTAAAGGATTATAGTATGATGCTTGCATGTATAACATGGTTCGGTTTAGGTTTATGTGGTGCTCTCGTTTATCTATTAACATCTATTCACTGTATGTATATGGGTGAATCTATTACCATGGGTGATTTTCTACTTATGGCTGTTATAATTATTATGGGACCTCCTGCTTTTATAATTATAGGCTTTCTATGCATTCTCGCTGCTATACCTAATAATGAAAAGTTAAATAGATTTCTAGATAAAACAGTAATCAAAGGAAAATAAAAGGATTCATATGATAACTTACTTCACCATATTACTCCTATTCGCGCCAGGTATCATCCTCGCCATAGTCTATACGTTTAGCTGCATTCGTAAGAAGAAGCTTACATGGGGAGATCTGGCTATTATCATACTCAGTGCAGTCTTCGGTGTATATAGTACCATATTCGCAGGTGTAATCTATATGGGTAATCATCCTAAACGAATTAAAGAATTATGGAATCGTCCAATATGGACTAATAGACGAATCATTTAAGGTGTATTTATGTATGATTTTTTTATATTATATATCTATCTTATTTGTTATTAGTATATTCATCACACCAAACTAAAGGATTAAACAATATGAGCATAATTACTGTCTATATCATCATAGTCATTTTCGCTTTGGCTTTTAGTATTGGTCCTGATAAGCGATAACAGATATAAGGATTTAATAATAAAGGATTTATATGTGGATTTATTTAATTTTAATAATAATTATCGGTGGATTAATAATGCAGTTTCACAGGAGATACTAACAATATGAAATATAACATGGATGATATAATCGATACACTAACACCTATGGAAATGGTAGAATTTTTAAATAAGCTTCCTCTTCAGATTAACGTAGATGTAAATGCTAAAGCAACATTCTTTGGTAATATAAAGGGTGATGTTAAAGTAGAGCTTATCTATAAGGGTAATGTATTACAACAAAGAACTGAAAAAATTTAAATAAAACAGTAAATAATTACATGGGAATATTCATAGTAATTATTTGTATACTGCTCGCGCTAATAACCTTAAGCCTTATCATTAAAGAGATGATAGGCTAAAATTTCAGTTAAAAATTAAAGAACTTTAAAAAGCAGACATTACGCGCGAGAAGAAATTTACGCGCGAGGAATCTAGGAAAAGCACTCGGTCCATATTTTATATTCTTAGAAGGTAACTTTATATGAAAATAATTAAACGTGGTTTCTTCAATAAGGATATATATGAAGCAAATGGAAGGTATCCTATTGATAGAGGAGAGAATTATACCTTAGAAGATATACAGGGTATGTTTACTCTTGTATATAAGAAGGGTACTAAAGTAAATCTCTATAATGATGGTGATAAAGAAGAGCCTCATTATTTCTGGTATCTTAATAAAGATGTTGATGGTGGTTGGTGGTCTGAAAGTGATTTCGTTAAAGCCAATATTACTATTAAAGAATAGTTCCATATTTTATTTTCTTAAAAGAGGTAACTTTATATATGAATACTAGAGAGAGTGCATTACGTTGGTGGAGAGACCTAACTCATTTACAGCAATGTGAATTGATTGGTAAATTTTTTCCAGGAAAATCTTTTATTGAAGTATCTACATCAAGCAGTAGAATCGAACAAATATTCTTAAAGGTAACTTTTTAAGTGTATTCTTATCCTTATACATGTTAATATCTATATATGAATATTCCAATACATATCTTATATAGATTTATGCAGACGATGATTGAACATCCATTTCCTAGCATATGTAAGCATCATGTTTGTGTAAGTCTAATATCAGAGTTAGAACTTTCTGGTTATAAACTTACAGAAGATGAAACTTCTTTAGTGGTTTCTTTATGTGATAATAGTGCAGGTGATATTCAATCTCTTATTACTCTCGATAAATTATTAAAGGTTTAATTAATATGTATGAAAATTCTAGAATATTAGAACCTAATGAAGAAGTAAAGAAAGGTGATTTAATTCTATTAGTAGGTAAGAGTTGGATTATTGCAATAGATACACCAGTTAAATATTTAGCTAAAGATTTTATAGAAGTAAGAAGAAGGAAAGAAGAGGTTTAAAGATTATGGTAGTAGTTGATATTGAATGTTTATTACATGTGGTGACATTATCGGAATTGTCATTAGTTTGTCCTATTGTTATGGAAAAATTTAGGAGTAATGATAAGTATTTCCATATCGATCAATATGTCAGAGAGAATGGTGCAACTGTATGTATAGATTTAAATGAATGGTGGAATGTTTTACCTGGGAAAGAGAAGGTAGATATTATAAGTACTTTCCATAGAGAATATAGACAGAGGCAAAAGGATTGTGAATATTCTGCGGATCAATTGTTTGAATATTGTTATGATATTAAAGACTAGGAGAATATAGATATGTTATCAGAAGAACAATTAGAAGCTTTAAAGGATTTAAGAGATGCAGGTATCATGGATCACGGTACGATTTCTGATTGTGGTGAAGCGTGCAACTGTCCTGCTTCTAATTTTATGTCTAAAGAAAGATGTGAATGTGGAGCAGATGAACATAATGAGCATCTTAATAGGGTTTATGATAATGTTCTGAAAATACTTACTGCTAAAGAAGTCTAGATATGAATAAGTTTAGTGTAGGTGATAAAGTTAAGGTTGTTCAATATGCAGGACGTGATTCTGAGAATCACCGCTATTTTAAAATTGGTAACGTCGGGATTGTTAGACAGGTAAATCTTCGTGGTGTCGGTGGATATCAGGATATGTTATTTGTTGATTTTAATGATCCTTCTAATACATATATATTCGGAAATGGTTGTTGGTATGTTTATAATGAAAATAGTTTAAGGTTGGATACTATTGAAATTGATATATCAACTTTAGATGAAGATGCTTTAATCCCTCAGGAATTATATGAAAAATAATATTTATAACGGAACGATTGAAATAGAGAAACACATCTATGGATATGAATGGTGGAGTAATAAAAAAGCTTTTCCTAAAGAAATAGATGAAATGCTAAAAGCTTATTCTGAGAATTATATTAAGACGTGGTATTATTGTAAGAAGACGTTTAGTAATGATTGTGATTTTGATTATGCTAATAATGGATATTTTCCTGGTATTGAGCGTTTTAATATTGAATTAATAGGATGGTTTGATGGTAGAAGAATTTCTTGGTGATAACTTATGGATGAATTATTAGAAGAGTTAAGTAAATGTGATAAGATTCTTACATCTTTAGCTGGAAGGTATTATAGTAATGATCCTTTAGCTTGGAGAGGTACTGTATCGGAAAGACTTTCTTATATAACGGATAATTTAATAAAAGATGTAGAAGAAGGTAGAGGAAATGGATGATACCTTTATGTGATAGAACTTATGAGACTTGTCAAGTATGGGATGATCCTGAAATGTATGACGATGATATTGTAGGAACATCTGTTGCTGAAAGTAATGCTTTGATTAGAGATTGTGAATATTGTAGAGATTGTCCCTTTCATTTTAGAAATGCAACGTTTACACCTCTAAAGGAATAGTTTATATGAAATTAATTTATGTATCAGAGAATCATTCTACTCCTATTTGTGCACAAACAAGTAGTGGTATATCTATTCTTTTATATTGGTTAATTCAGGATAGAGATATTGGGAAAATTGTTAAATTTAATACTTGTTCACATTCTGTAGAAATTGGACAAGTTGGTAAAATCTTAGTTCATAATAGAACAGCTGGAACAATTGCTATTATTGATTCTATGTAGGTGTATTATCATTATTTCTTTTGATATTATTTATATATGAATATTCCAATAGATATATTATATAGGTTTATGAAAACCATAGTTAAGCATCCTGGTCCACATGCATGTAAGCATTATGTATGTGTTACTCTTATATCAGAGTTAGAACGTTCTGGTTATAAACTTTCAGAAGATGAAATATCTTTAGTTCATTCTTTATGTGATAATAGTGCAGGAGATGAACAGTCTCTTATTACGCTTGATAAATTAATAAAGGCTTAGGTGATATTATGGATGACTGGGAACGTACTTTATTAAAGGCAATGCATGAGAGGGATATGAATGATCCTGTTTATAAAGAGGGTTTCGAATCGGAGTGGGAGTTAAACCCTTATGTATTTCCAGAAGAGTTGAGCGATGCTAGAACGAGAATTGCCTGTTTAGACCGGGCTCTTACATCAGAAGAAAAAGAAAAATTGTTTTTTCTTGGGAGAGACTTCGATGCGACTGATTGGAATAGATGGTCAAAGGGTTTTTATAGGAGAAATCTTTTTAAGAAAATGGAGTAATATGAAAATAAATGATTTATCAGTAACGGATATAACAAATCTTCTAAAATTTTCTCCTATTTCAAGGGAGCTACATCAAATTTTAATTAAAAGAATTGATGAGATTAAAAGTGACCTTATTAAAGAAGATCGGGATAAAGGCTTATGAAAATTAAAGCTCCTAGAAAAGTAAAACCCTTTATAACAACTGAATATATTGTAGGATGTCCTAATAGATATTACTTTATAATTTATGTGAATAAAAGAATCTCACCATTGAAAAGTAAATATTATACTTCTAAAAAAAGTGCAACGAACGCATTAAATAAAGTATTGAAGTATTATAATTTAATAGATGAAACTGTTTTAGATTTTAGTACTACAAAATGACACAGATAGAAATAATTTCCGAGTTACTTAAGATTATACGAGATCCTATTAAGGGTGCCAATTTATCTATTAAAGATATGGCGATAACTGAGGAGGCCGATCTGATTGTTAAGAACGCTAAGGATTCTCTTATATGAGCACATATTATCAGCAACTTGGTAAAGCTTCTAATGCTAAAAATAAAAGATGTCGGAGAGGTAACGAGTCTAGAAATAATATCTTTGATGAACCTTGGAAACAATTTATACCTAGTCACATTTCTAAAAGAATTATTAAATTTAGAAAATTAAAGGAGTCTAAATGAAAGAATTAAAATTAGTACTTGAAAGTTGCAAAGGTTGTCCTTATCTTACATGGGAAGAGAATAATGGATGTGGAAATTATGCTGGCTGGAGTCATTGCAACAAGAAGAATCAACATATTGAAAGAAATACTATGTATCCAGAATTCCCTGTATGGTGTCCATTAACCGATAAACCCAAAGCGTAGGAAATTTATGAAGGATATTTTTAAACAATTGATGCATGATAATTGTGGTGTTGGTGGTATAAAATGCTATTGCTGTAATGATTGGAAAGGTAAGGCTAGAAAAGGTTTGAATAGAATTGTTCGAGCTATGTTAAAGCAGCATGACCTAAAAGAAAATATCAGAGAGCAAGAAAAAGATTAACGTAATAGTGTATTTATCGAAGAGTATTTGTTAGTATTTATATATGAGTATTACAAGTAGAAAGTTAACATCTGAAGATAGAATACCTTTATATAGAATATACGGCCATATGTATGAATGGACGAGCGGTATGGCCTCTAAAGGAATTCGGGATGGTGATGTAACTATTAACGGTGTTGTAATTACAGATGATAAGTTCTTAGTAAAAGACGGTGATAAGATATGTGAATCTAAAGGTAAGGAATATGTTATAGAAATTCCTTCTTATTGGAGACAGAGTTGTAATACAAAATAGATTTTTAGAAAAGAAAGAGAGAAATTATGATAGAGTTATCAATATACTTTGGGTGCGGCCTGTTGGCATTTATAATTTGGTTTATATTATGTAAGATTGAAGGTTCTACTATTAAAGAATTACTTTTAGGTTTTTTATTTTTTGCATTGGGATATGTTGGGCTTATGCTTCTTTTAGGTGTAACTATTTGTGTTACTGTTGACCAATATATAGTAGGTAATCCTAAATTTCAGGCATGGTTAAATAAAAAGATTTAAAATATGAAGTTAAAAGATTACGTTGATAATTCAATTTTGTATTATCCCAGTTTATATAGAGCTCATAATTATGAAGACTCTAGGCTTCTTGTATTGGATCATATATTTCTAACAATTGGTAATGGCTTAGAATGGCATAAAGATGGTTTTATTACCGAATTGGGATATAGGGGAAAATATAATACAAAGTATAAAGCCAAAAAGATTCCCGAAAATTTCTTTTCTGATGATTTATGGGAATTGCATTTACTTAAAGAACATTTAAAAGAAGTAAAGAAATTGTTGAAGGGTTATTATTCTTATATATTAAGAAATGGACATACTAAAATAACATTAGCTTTTCTATGTAATGATATGTCTTTAGTTAATTCCATTTTCTTGAAATATGATATTAAAACTAGTATGGAAATTTGTTTAGAAAAGTTTTTGAAAGAAAATCAAATTGAAAAAACAAGAACACCTAGAAAGTTTCAAGTTAATAAAGAAGAAGAACATACGCCTTACCCGATGTGTCATTATAGTGCTATTGTAGAAATGATTAATAGGAAGACGGAGTCTCTACATATAACAAATTTTGGTTTAGTTAATATCCAGCCTGATTATATAGAAGGTGCATTGGATGCTGCTAAAAGGGCATTAAGATTTTATAAAGATCCTGAAAAAAATAAACTGGACCATTACCATCCGTCGAAATCATTAAAAGGCTTTAAAGAATTTTATGAAACAGATCCTGAGAAATTTAGACGTGAAAGAGTAAAAGATGGAATGTTACCAGAACATACGATTGAGCAATGGTGTCAGATTTGTTGGGAGAAACATCTTGTTGAACAAATAGGTTATTGTGAGAAGCTTATTGAGATGTATGGAAAATAATATTATATCTTAAGTGTATTATTTTGTTTGAATTACTTATAATGTAAGTACTTAAAGGCTTATTATATGAGTAGATTTAAAAGGGGTGATAAAGTTAGAGTTGTTTGTTATGCCGGTAATGATACTGGTAATACAAGATATTTTAGTATAGGTGATATTGGAGTTGTTGAGTTTATCGAGGTTATCGGTATAAAAAACCCGAGTATGATACAGGTTAATTTTAATGACCCATCAAATAAAAAAATATATCAAAAGGGTATATGGTACGTATATTGTGAAGATAGCTTAGAATTTCATGGTAAATACGATAAAATTGATATTTCAACTCTTGATGAAGATGCGTTAATTCCTGATGTATTATATAAACAGGAAATAAAATAACATGAGCCGATTTAAAAAAGGTGATAAAGTTAGAGTTATACAATTTGCAACTCCTGATATTGGTAATAATCGATACTTTAGTATTGGTGATATCGGAATTGTTATGGAGTCAAATGTTCATGCTCGAGGTTTAATATTGACGGATGTTAGTTTTAAGGGGCAGGGAAATAAAAATGTTATAGACGGCGGTAGATGGTGGGTTTATTGTGAAGATAGTTTAGCGTTAGTTTATGATTTTAAATTTGATATTTCGACTCTTGACGAAGATGCACTTATACCAGAGGAACTTTATAAAAAAGGAGAAAATTAATATGAAACGTTGCGGATTTACTATTGTTGAGTTTATGATTATTGTTGCTATTCTTGGAATACTTTTAGCTATTATTATTCCTAATGTTATGGTTTCTAATAATACTCCTTCTTCTTTTTCTAAAAATGTTAAGGATAGCGGAAAATTTACCTGTAACGATCATTCATATCTTAAAATTGAATATCAAACCACTGCAACAATTGTACATGATCCTGATTGTGGTAAATGTAATGTGGAAAAATAAGAGGAATTTATGTTTTTATTATATAGTTTTATTATAGGATATATTGCGGCTGGAATAATTTCTTGTGTTTTGTATTATGAAGGCGAAAAGAAAATGTCACTAGAAATGGAACATGAATATTGTATATTTAATTATTGTGATTTATTTTTAATTATAGTAATTTTTATATTAGGTTATATTTCTTTAATAGCATCTATTGGGATTATTCTTTGTAGCTATAGTGATAAGGAAGCATTTAGAGTTAAAGTAAAATAAAGGAAATAAATAAATGAAAACTGCTGGAAATTGGATTAAGGTATTGGATCTTTCTACTCTTAAAGTAGGAGATATTGTTAAGTATTGTAGTCTTGAGGGTAATAAAAAGTATTGGTGTGGTGATGGTACTACAGCTGGTGGTGGTGGTCGAGTTGTTTTTTATATTGATGAAAAAAAAATTAAAACCTGTAACCCTGATGATGTAGACCAGAATTTTATGTCTGAGCTTATTAATGATGAATGGTCTGAGGTTTATGTTTGGGTTTCTGATGAACAAAATAATGTTGAAGAAGTAGTACTTGATATTAAAAAGTCTTCTGCGAAAATAGCAACAATTCATATTGAAAGAGGATGTGATGAATATTGTTGGCTTATTGAATTACCATTTAAGTCTAAACCTATATTTGAATCGGCTGGTTTTTATAATAGAAAGTATGATGCTATTAGAGCAGCCGTAAAGGTTTGTAAGCAATTGGGTATTTTATATACAGTAAGCAAGGAATTAGTATAAATAGTGACTATATTCTATAACAATGGAAAAACTCTGGCAATATTTACCAAGAACGAAAATGGTAAATATGTCGGAGATTTTACTTGTTATTGGTTTAATGGGAATTTATGCGGTATGTGTTCATATCATGCTGATGGATCTGAGAAAAGAGTTGGCATGTATGAATACTATACATTTGAAGGGGATCTTTATAAAAAAGGATCATTTGATAGTAATGGAAAAAATGAAAAAATATATTTTTCTTTAAATCCTTTGGATAAAATTTGTAAAGATTAATACTATTAGGAATTATCATGAGTAAAAAATTTGAAGATTTACCACAAGAATATAAAGATCTTGTTCAGAAGATTAAAGATGCAAGGGTTGAAACGGAAAAGACCAGAACTAAAGAGGTTGAAGCTCAGAATACCGAAACCGAATTTAAAGAATATTGTAATATTGAGTTTTCTCCCTTATTAAAGGAATTATCAAAGATTGCTTTAGAATATAAGAAACATCTTAAAGCCCAAGAAGAACATGCAGCAGCTCAGAAAAAATTATATGGTAAGCATATTGATGGTGAATATCGTTATTACTGGGAAAAATGTGAAAACTGTCATGGTAACGGAAGTATTCGTGTTGGTACTGGTCATTATAAACATCAGGGTGATTCTGATTCAGAAGGATTTTATATTGAATCTGAAGTAATGGAAGATAGAACTTGTACTAAATGTAGTGGTTCTGGGGGCTTTATTAAATATATCAAAGGTGGTTCAGTATGGGAACAACAGAAACCTTGTAGTATTTATCAGTTTGAACGAAATCAAGATGATTTTCTAAAAATTATATTAGATTAATAAAAGAAATGTTGGTTAGTATGTTTGAATTTTTTATGACTCTAGGCTTTATATGTTTCTTTGGGGTATTTATATTTATTTTAGCTATAATGTTCGCAGAGAGATCTGAAAATATTCCTATATATTTTCTTGGGATATTTTTCTGTTTATTATTTGGTATTATGTTTGTAGTAGGATCAGAGCAATTTTTGCAGATTGATACTATCAAAGAAGAGATTCCTATTGAATTTATTAAAAGAACTCCTGATGGTGTTATTAATGTTTATGGCAACGGTGTATGTGTACGGTCAGAATTAGCATCTCATTATATTGCATCTTCAAATAATCTAGCTATCATGAGATATAAAAAAGTAAGAAACAATACAGTTCTTAGTTATTCTAATGTATTAGAGCTTAAATAAAAAATTAGAATAAAAATATTAAATACATTATTCATATTGAATAGTGTATTTCATACTTTATAAAGGCTATTATATTAATATCTTAAATGACATTAACTAATGTATAAAGGATTTTATGATAATTAATAATATTGAAGAAGCCCAAGCTTTAGTGAATAGAGTTTTAGTATTCAATAAAAAGGTAGAAAATACGGAAACCGATTTTGATGTCGGGATGAAAGCTCTTGTAACAGGTGTTTATTTAAAAGATGATATTTTGCATATTAATTTAGATTTTTCAAAATTTGAAGAATATAATAAAACATTAATGCAATCGACATACTGGGATAAAGAAGGAAAGCCTACACTTAAATGGTGTGAAACTCCTTATTATCCTAAAGACTGTAAAACTACAGAATATTGTGCACTTTATGATGATGAGCAATGTCCGTTTGATGTAGAAGATACATCTCCACTTTTTAGATATTCGGTACAAGAGTTAATTGATGAATTAAAATCTAGAAATGTTATGTCATTTGATGAGTCTGGATATGTTATTCAATCTATTAATGAGGAGAAATAATATGCCTGATAAAAAACCACAAGTGAAATATGTTACCGTTAAGCATGATGGATATGTTTTTCATATTAATTCTAACAGTTTCTATAAAACCCCTGTACATGTTGGAACTGCCCCTATCGGTTGGTATAATGATTATAATGGATTTTTACAGATAATTTATAGGGATAGTGTTTATGGTGCTGCTGTTACAAGAAAAATGCCGGCTAAAGAAGAATAGGAGTATATTTATGAAGAAAATAATTGTATTGTTTGTTTGTTTAATGTCACTGTGTGGTTATTGTAATTATAATACCCAACAAGTTGTTCTAGTTAATTGTGTTGGTTCTCCTGATATTACATTTCTTTCTAAATGTTTGAGTGAGGGGTGGAGAATTGTAAATTCAACTCCTATTACAAACTCTAAAAGAGAGCATTCTATAAGTGGACCAATATCTATAGTATATACTTCGTACATTATATACATTATTGAAAAAGAAGTTATAGAAGATCGTGCAACTGAACATAAAAGAACCGGGAAATAATTTATGGCAAAAAATATTAAAGATGCTGGTAAATGGGTTATCGTTAAAAATTCTAAAAATCTTAATGTTGGTGATAGGATCCGATATTATGATTCTTCATTTAAATATGGATATACCGATAGCTCTATGGGTATTAATAGGCATAGATTTGTAAAACAAATTTTTGAAGAAAATGAAGTATCTTCTGCTGATGAAACAGGCAGGATAACATGTAATGATATTTTTAGAAATGGTTTTACTAAAATTGAAGTATGGGTGCCATCAGGAAATGTTAAAAAGTTGAGAAACGATAATAAAGAAAAAACACTTATCATATCTATTCATAAATGTTCTGGTAAATATTCACTTCAAATTAAGTTTCAATCTTCTATTGAAATTTATGGATATTCACCATATAATTATCGTTTAAAGCATAAAGCAATAGAAGCTGCAGAAAAATTTTGTAATGAATTGGGTTTAATCTGTATCATCGAAGATAAAAGCGAATAATATTATGACAAAAGAACAAATTATAGAAAATTTTCAAAAGGCTATTCAAGGTAGACTTGATAATGCCATTTCTTATCAGAATAATCTGTATTTTGATAAGCTTTTAGAATTTTGTAATACTGATTATGGGTATTTATTATTTTTTCCTATTGCAAAAGGTTATTTCAATTGTGGTATTCAATTTGACCATTTTTGTGAATTATTCGACAGAATTGATTATGCTTGCACTGATTGCGGCATGATGCTTTGTCATGTTGTTACTGAATACGCATTTACTAAAGACCCTGTATTTATTAAAAGATTTAATGTTGATCCCATCCTGCAATATAAAAATACTTTTATCTTAAATCGTGATTACAATGATTATAATAAAGAAGTTGTTTTAGAAACAGCCATAACCCATTTCAATTATGAAAAACATACTTTAAAAGAAATTCATTCTACTCCAATGAATTATGCTCTTATAGATTTTCTATATAGTATTATTCCAGATATTAAAAACTTTAAAGAATTATCTAAGCTTGATGATAACGGTGAAGCTTCCATGAAAGCTGAAAAACTTTTAGAACAAAAAATAGTAGATTATATTAAAAACGCTAAATTTTATTATGTTCAAAGGTTTTAGTGTATTAGTATATTAAGTTTTGTTATAATAGGTTTTTATTAAATTAATAAAGGAGAGTTGTTATGATGACGTGTCATTTTGTTTGTATGGGTTTGATATTTTTTGGTTTATTTTTAATGACTATTGATTTTATATTATTTTCTAATGCTGTTGGAAATCCTGATAGTCGAGATGTTGCAGTAACCGGTGTGATGATTATACTTTTTACTCTCATTTTTGGTTTTGGTATGTGGTGCACATGGGCAACCCAAAGATATGAGATTAAAGAAATTGAGCCGACTGAAATTGTTAGATTTAAAGATAGTCTAATTGTTAAATATGAAAGATCTAGACTTGAAGATGATACCGTACGTATTTATAATGCTGATGATAAAGATATAGTAATTATTAGAAAGATCGCATATAATTCTTATAATTGTCGGAGCTATTTTGATTATGATGTACTTGGAATCAGATCAAATAAAGTTCAAAATGTTGAGAAGTCAAAATAATGAAACTGTATATTTTATATAGAGGTAGGAGTAAGAGTAATTTAAAGCCGATAATGATTGATCGTATAGAAAAGGTCGATAATTATTATAAGACATTAATTAAATCTGATCCTGGAAGCGGTAAGACTTGGCATTATGATATTCAAATGGCACCTTCTGATGCAGAAGTCTGGAGAAAGAATAATAATTCTAATCAATGGACTAACTATAATTCGTCTAATCCACCTAAAGTAAAAAATGGAAGTAGGTTTTAAATGTTAAGTATTGAACAACTAAAAAAATTAAGTACTCAGAGACTTGTTGCCTATAAAAGAAAGTATTTTCCTAGAGAAATTGGAAATCCTTTTGAATACCAAAAAGAATATAATGCATATCATGCTGCAATTAAAAATATTCTAAAGACCAGGGGACATGTTAAAAGAAAACATGAAAAAGCTTAGTGTATTATTTTTAATGTTTTTTATATAATAACATTATTAAAAGGATAATTATGAATGTACGAAAAACAAATAAAAAGATATTAGCCGCATGGTTTGAATATAAAGAAATGCCTAATGTTTCAGATAGATTAAGCGTGCCTTCTTTTGTTGCTGGTTATCAGTTTGCAATAAGAGATCAAAAGCGAAAAGTTTCTAAAAAGAAATAATTATGTCTGAATTATCAAAAAGTAGAGTTGTTTGTGCCGCCTGTAGAAATAAAGCAGGAGTTATTGTTTGTGGTCCTAGACATTTAGATGGAACCATGAGGGCTTTGTTTACTTTAACGGGTGGAAGAGATGCTTGGCTTTCTTGTGAACAAGGTTTTGTAGATCAGCATGGTAAATTTCTTACCAGAGAAGAAGCCCATATTATTGCAACAGAAAATAATCAATTTTATAGACATTGTGGCGGTGATAAAGAAACACTTTATTCTGAAAATCTTTATTAATAAGAGAAAAACATTATGAAAGATAAAATGAATTGGATTTTTGTGGCTGTTTTGGTTACCTTTGGTATATTGTTTTATTTTCAGGGAATTCAATATTCTAATATAACTGAATTGGAAACTGAATTTAAAGCGCATTCCCATCATATTGAAATAAATCTTGATACTGGTAGAGTAACAGAACATTATGAATAAAAAAGAAGATAGTGAACTTTTAATGTATTTTGAAAGAAGTAGTGGTTATCCTGGATATAGATGTCAAAGATGTGGAAAATGGGAATATCTACAAGACGCATCAAAGCATAAATGTCCAGAACAAACTTCTTCAAATAACAAATAAAGTTCAGTGTATATTGTGAAGTAAAATATGCATAATATGTATATTAATTGATTAAATGTAAGGAGTATAAAAATGAAGGCATTGAAGGTCGTACTATGGGTTATGGTTATTTCTGGTGGTTTGCTATTTAGCAATATTTGGACAAACGCTCTAGAACCCCATGTTTTAGCTGATGCATCTATTGCCGCTGTTAATGGCAAGGATGGGGACGCAATGAAGCTTAATATACTTCAAACGAATAAGCATGTTGGGGCAAAGGTTGGTGGTGTTGTAATGATGATTGGTATCATCGGAATTCTCTGGGTATTGTGCCCAAAGAAGGGTGAAGGTCAAAAGACGGTAGTATAAGTAATAACAATAAAAAGGAAAAGATTAAGTATGAAGAAGAATATGTTTATGTATGGTATTATGGCGGCATGTATTGCAATGGTTACGGTAAATACGGGCTGTATTAAGCCTTATGATGTTCCTGAGTATGTTGATGTTAAGACGAGTGAAACGGCTTTTGTTATCAAGCTCGAGGGTGATAGCAGTAAGCAGGCAAAGTTTGATTCCGCAGAGAAGTTGGCTTCTAACAAGGTTGCTTCTAAGCGTATTCAGGTTACGCATCGTTGGAACCAGACGGGACGATGGGAGCATATTGGGGAATGGATTCCTGAAATTGCAGTAATTAAGGTTGATCGTTCGCCTGTAACGGTCCAATGGGAAAGTATTGAGACTGCGGGAAAATCAAAAGATAATGCAATTTGGGTAGAGTCTGCAGATTCTGTAGGATTTTCTATGGGATTTTCTGTGACGGCATTTATTAAAGAGGAAAATGCGGCATTGTTCCTATATATGTATCCAACGGGTGGTCTTAAGGCTGTTATTGACAGTGAAGTAAGAGCTCGAATTCAACAGGTTGCGGCCGATGTTTCTTCTAAATATACTCTTGATAATCTAAGAGATAAGAAAGCAGAAATCTCGGACGGTGTACGAAAAGATATTGTGCCCTTCTTCGAAACTCGTGGAATTACAATCACTACTGTCGGTATGTTCGGCGGTATGACATATGAAAATCCAAAGATTCAAGATGCCATCGATCAGACGTTCATCGCTCAACAAGAAAAGGTTGTATCAAAAGCTATCCTTGATGCACAAGCTGATAAGAATAAGAAAATTGAGCTAGAAGCTGAAGCTAAGGCTAAAGCATCTGAAACTGAAGCTAAGGGTATTGCTAATGGTAACTTGCTAAAGGCAGAGGCTGAAGCTAAGGGCATTGAAGCGGTTAATCTTGCAATCGCTAAAGCTAATAACAACCCGATGCTAATTGAGCTTCGTAAGATTGAAGTCCAAAAGGCTCAAATGGAAAAGTGGTCAGGCAAGTATCCTGATACGGTTGTAGGTGATGGCGCAAATACATGGGTTGGCCTGTCATCTAATGTAGAAAAAGCAAATATTGTAAGTACTTCTACTAAGTAATACATATAACAAAAAACCCATCGGAAATATTTCCGATGGGTTTTTCTCTTTTAATAGTGTATTATAGGGTTAAGATTATGTATAATAATTTTATTCAAGTTTAAATAAGGAGCGTCAAATGAGTTATGTTGATTGTATGAGAGATAATATTGATTGGGATTGTGTTGTTGGTTGGATTATTGCTATTTTATTTGTATCGTTTGTTGTATTTCTTATTGCTGGAGTAACAATATCTGGAATAAACGAACAAAAGGAATTTAAACGCCAATGTGTTATTCAAGATACTTTCTTTAAGGGAGAGCATGAACTTCAATGTTTAGGTAATAAGAGTTCTATGTCTGGAAGCTTTACATATTCACGTTCTCTTTTCGGCGGAAGCGGTTCGGGTAGTATGACAGGAAGTGAAAGTGTTAAATTTATCTGGAAAAATGAAGACACAAGTATGCTTATTCCAACAGTTCTTCCTGTTAATAAAGTTAAAATAGTACTCTTAGGTAAAGATGATCCTAGAAAACCTTTTGTTCAGTTTGGATGTTGGTATTATACTCGTGATTATGGCGCATTTGAAAACAATTGGATGTCTAATGTTATTATTGCATATGTCTGTATTAAAGAAGAACAAGTAGATAATAACATTTATTTTAAATTAGACACTGATAATACAAACGTTGAAAGATAAGGAGAAAGTTTATGGAAGTTATATATTGGTTGGGATTGGTTTTATTTTGGCTGACGGCGATGATATTAGATGCATCATATGAATCTAAAGAAGGATGTGGTTATGACTTTGGTGAATTTATGGTTGGTGCTATGTTTATGTTAGCGCTTTCAGTGGTTTGGCCGGTTGTGATAATGCTTTTGATTTTTGTCGGATCGTTATATTGTTTATTTAAACTGTTAAAATTAATTTTTAAAATAAAATAAGGAGCGTATATAAAAATGAACTGGAAATTCTGGAAGAAAGAGATTATAGAAGATGATCCCGTAGAAGAAGTTGTACCAAAAGTATGGGTCGTACGAGATCCTGTGACTATCATGAAGATTGCACAATTATGGGATGACATGATTAAAGCAGAAAGAACGGCTGTTACTACTATGGCTCTTAGATTATATTTAAGGGAAATTCTGGATATTGGTGATGCAAGTGTTTATGTTGCATTTAAAGCTCGCAGTATTCAAATTACAGAAAATTTGGAGGATTAAAAAATGTTTAAGATTAAAAATTCTACGAAAGCTATCTTTTTTACATTGGGTTTGTGTCTTCTTACAGGAATAGCTGCTCAATGCTCATTGGTAAGTATTTCAGTAAGTCTTGGGTTTATGACCGTTATCGCTTTTATTTTTTTTGGTGTATGTCTTACTAAAGAACTTGATGGACAAGATTAAAGGTTTATTATGGGAAAATACCTAGTATTAGTTATAGCCGCTCTTTTAACAGGGTGCTCAACCTTTAAAGTTGATTCTATTGATTTAAATATATATGCAGAATCGGATTATGCTTTTATTAAAATCGGTTTAGTTTTCGGAAATACCCAATATAATCAGTATAATGAAGATTATTATATTGAAAGTATGCGGGATACTTTTAAAGGTAGGGGTAACGGCGGCGGATCTTCTGGGTGTTCAAATTGTTCTCTTAGATAGGATATATTATGAGTAAGTGTTCTATGATAGTTAGAAAGATTCCAAATAATAGTATTCGTATTACTTTGAGTCTTTTAAATTTTAGTATTCCAGAATTGAATACCATTCAAAACTGTAGAAAATTTGTTCTTGGCGGGTTTTGGCTTACTACTGAAGATTCTAAAATACAAGAGCAATTAATTAATCTTTTTGGAGAGGATAATCTTGAATTGATTAATTGTAATGACGGAGAAGTGGATAGATATACTGGTTGTTTTGTAGATGGAGATGCTCTTAAATTAAATGAAGCCGAAGAATGGTATAATGGTTTAACTGAATATGAACAAAATAATGTTCAGGTTCTAATTAAAGAATGGGGTTTACACCCTGCAATGGCTTATCCAGCAATGGGCTAAAAATAGGATAATATAATGCCTAAAATACCAAATGATGTTTTCTATTCAGAGATTGCACAAACTATCGCTAAGCGTTCATATGCTAAACGTAAGCAGGTGGGAGCTGTCGCAGTAAAGGATAATAATATAATAGCCTATGGCTACAATGGCATGCCAAGCGGTATGGATAACGTTTGTGAAGACCAAAATGGTGAGACTAAACCCGAAGTGCTTCATGCTGAATTAAACCTTATATGTAAATGTGCTAAAGCTGGAATTTCTTTAGAAGATTCTACAATATATATAACACTCTCTCCCTGTATAAATTGTGCCAAATTGATTTTACAGTGTGGTATTAAAAATGTTTTCTATATTCAAGAGCATACTAATTTAGAAGGTATACATTTTCTAAAAAATAATGGTATTAATATCGAACAAATCTTGAAGTAGTTTGGTGTATTTGCCTCTTAATTTTCAATATAATTATTATATTGAATGTTTAAATGTTTAAAGGAAAAACAATATGAAAAAGATTTTAGATGAATCAAAAGGCCAATGGGTAGCAGTCAAAAAGTTTAAAGATGTACAAGATGGCCAATTTATTAGGTACGTCTATGGTGATGGTGATAAATGTGGATATTCTGATAATGATAGAAGGGTTCTTCGCCTTAATGATGATGGCACCTTTGATACATTAATAAATGGTGAAAGTAATGCCGTTGGTGTATATAACTTCTTTAAGTTTTTTAACAACCTGGTTGTTGTGGAAGCCTTTATTGAATTTACTTTGGTGAATAAAACAGTAAAAGTATACATTGACGACTGTATGAATGGTAAGGGTTTTTGTTTTGAAGTAAAATTTGCATCCAAGATAGATACAATGACATGTTCAGGGAGTTATACCCTTAGGAGTTCTGCTATTAGAGCGGCTAAACGTTTTTGTGAAGATTTGGGTTTTAAATGTGAAATTGTAAAAGCAAAGTAAGAGGGAATTATATTATGGGTTACGCACATATTGAAAATTTATATAAGAATACATTGATTCTTCAGTTTAAGAAATGTTATGAGATGGAAAAGACTCATGGAACATCTGCACATATCAAGAGAAATAAAGACGGAACTATTACTTTTTCTTCAGGTGGAGCATCACATAATGTTTTCGTAAGTCTTTTTAATGAAGAGGAACTTAAAGCAAAGTTTATTGAACATTTCGGTGGTGTTAGTACTGTTACAATATATGGTGAAGCTTATGGTGGTAAGGAACAAGGAATGCGCCTTACTTATGGTGATAAGTTATGCTTTATTGTTTTTGATATTTCTGTTACCAATGATGACAAAGAACTTTGGCTAGATGTTCCAGTTGCTGCAGATTTTGCAGCTAAGATGGGATTAGAATTTACACCATATTCAGAAATTGAAGCGACACTTGAGAATATCAATGCTGCTAGAGATAAACCCTCAGAGGTTGCCGTTCGTAGAGGATGTGGAAATAACGTAGATAAGTTTGGTTTTAATCCTCCTATTAGAGAGGGTACTGTACTTCGTCCTCTAATCCAAGTGGTTGATATGTATGGAAACCGTATTGTTTCTAAGCATAAAAGAGATGAATTTTCTGAGAGAGCTCAAACCCCTAAAGTAGAAGATGCTGCTAAAATTAAGGTTTTAGAGGAAGCAACAGCTATCGCAGAGGAATGGGTTACTCCAATGCGTCTTGAGCATGTTCTTGATAAAATGGGGAACACTAGAGATTTGCAGAAAATTCCTCAGCTTATCGTGGCGATGATTGAAGATGTATACCGTGAAGGTAAGGGCGAAATTGTAGAAAATAAAGATGTAGAAAAAGCTATCGGCAAGAAGGCGGTTCATCTTTTCAAAACATTGGTGAAGACAGAAAATCTTAAGTAAATGAATACTCTTAGATATAGATATTTTATAAATCATCCTGATAATAAGGATAAATGGAAAACCATTTTATTTATACGATATGACAATATCGATAGAAAGTGTTTATATTATCTAAATAATTCTCAATTGGAATCTAGAACAACCCTGGCTGGATATTCAATTGATGAATTACAAGAATTAGCATTACATAATAAGTTAGTAGAAGTAAAAATTAGAATATTCACTTATGCTGATGCTCCAATGTATTTAATTGAATCCATCAATAAAGAAAAGATGACACAAGTAATTTATTATCGTAGATATGCCGATAGTTATACTAATATTGATGAAGATCAGCTTGAGTCTATTTTAAAGGAAATCGCCGAGAAAAGGTATACTGAAGTAACAGATAATACAGAAATTAATTTAGAACAATTATATCTGTATATTAATAAAAACGATCCACTTAGACAAGTATTAGTATCGCAGTCCAGATTAGCAGAAACACAAGAGATTTTTAGAAAATGTAACAATTCCTTATCTGAAAATTATATTGAAATTTTTCTTGGGGCTATTCATATATATAATGAATTTGCTATGACTAACTCACAAATAAGGAAATATATTTAATGAAAACAAAAAGTAATTGGGAAAGAGTTGAAAATTCATCTTCACTTAAAATTGGAGATAGAGTAAGATACTGGAATAAAAAAGTAGTCTTTGGTAAAGATATTAAAGATAAAAGAATCGTTCGAAGTATTCATGCAAATGGTAGTGCAAGCAGCCAACATGCTAAAAATATTTTTGATTGGGCTAATGTAGAAGTTCTTAGAAAGAACCCGAAAGTTATTGAGTTCTTTATTGTCTATATGAATGATGAATGTTATTTTAATGCAAATATTGATAAGCCGTTTAATATTGCTATTAAATCTAGACTTTATAAACATAAAAGAAGTTTAGTACGGGCAGCAAAACGTTTATGCGAAGTATTTGGATGCACATATAAGGAACTTAAGTAAAGGAAATATTATGTTTAGTATTATTATGCTGGTTTGTTCATTTATTATTGGGTGTTTGTGTTTAACTGATTATATGGCGACAATGCATCCTAATGGAGCATGCAATATTTTTGGTGTATGTTTTATTGTGTTTTTATCAAGTATTATCATGACAATGATTGAACCAGTAAAAGAAATATCAACACCTGTAAAAATTCTACAGATTTATAAAACCCCTGATAGAATGATTATTATTCATGAAAAGGGTGAAATTGTTACTAAAGATATTTCTATCTATACTGTAGATACTAATAATATTAGTATTGTTGAAAATGGTGGAAAAAATATATATGGTTGGAATACCCTATCTGATTTTCAAATTAAGGTTAAATAAAATGGATGAAGAACTAAGACAAGTTTATTGGGATACTGTAAAAAATCAATTCTATTGGATTTCCTGGTTTGATACAGGAAATGGTGAAATACCAACAAGGCATTATATCCAGGTTGTTGTACAAAATTTAGTAAAATAGTATAATTTAAAATAAGGAACAATAATGCTTCGAAAATTTAAAAAATGTGATGTTGTAGAATGGGTAAGCCAAAGTCATGGTACGTATACTTTTAAAGTGGGTACCGTTGTGGCAGTTATTCCACCAGAAGGTTTTCCACAGGATTATCTTCAAGGCATATATAAAGCTAGGTCCTTTGGTTTTACTAGAAACCATGAATCATATTTAATTCAAGAAGTGAATAAGTCTTATGTTTCATGGCCGCTTGTTAAGAATCTTAAACCTTCTTTCCATAGAACATTCGATTGTACTAAAGAAAGAATGGAAGAACTAAATTTAATTATGTATCGAGAGAGGGCAGAAGAAGCATTATATGCATGTCTTGATAAAGTGAATAGTTCTTCTAATAAGAAAGCTCTTGAACAAGTTAAAAAGTATTACGACTATATAGAAAAAGCACTTTAAGGAAAATTATGCGTACAATTGGAATGAGTTCACAATTATTTGAGTTTCTAAAAGAAAATGAAAAAGGTGGAGTCGCCTTTAGCTTTTGGCCTAAAAAGTTTCAATCTGAATTTGAAAATTTTAAAGAAAAAGATCCAACTCTTTTTAAAGTTTTTGGTTCACAGGGATGGCATCAATGTGATAATATATTTTGTTTAGACTCTTCTGTTTATTCTATATGTTCAGATGTAGACTTAAAAGAATCAAAAGATTATTGGTATTATGTTCCTATTAAAAGGGAATACGCTGAACTTTGTCATAACATCTATGAAATTATGATAAAGGATATGACCACTCCCAATTGCGGTATCGTTAAAATTCCTATAACATGGGCACCTTCATTTGAAGGATTTGCAGGATATGAACATGAAAAAAATCCTGGAGAGTTTCTTTCAAATATTGATTATACTTTAGGTAAAGTTACACGGGTTAGATTTGTTTAAAATGAATACTGATTTAAAAATTATATGGGTTGGTGATAAAAATTTTTCAAAAGACGGGTTTCCTTTATATATAGGATATGTAGAGGATAAACCTATCTATGAGGTTTTAGATACTCTTGATGGTATTATTGCCATGTTTGAAGGGGTTTATCTAAAAGATAGAATTTTAGTTTCTATTAAATCAGATGTAACTTATCCATTTTATTATAATTCTATAGCTGATGCAAAGATAGAGTGTCAAAAACATTTAGATACTTTTGGAAAAGATGCAACTGTTAATATGAGATTACAGCATAAAATTAATTTATCAGAAAAAATTAAAAATTTTTGGGGAAAATTCAGAGGCTAAAAATTAATGAAAATTGTAGTTAATAAAGGCTGTACTTCTGATTCTATTATTATAGATGGTAAAAATATAAATGATTTGAATGAATCAGATATTCTAGATTATCTTTTACCAAAAGTTAAAGAAGCTTGTTTAAATAATCAATTTAGTATTAGAGAGATTATTGAACTTTTTCAATATGATGATGAAGTAGATCTGGGATATTGTGAAACATGTTTCGATAATGCTTACAGTATAACATATAATATTTAAAAAATATGGTGTATAATATTTTAAAGTTATACTATCATATATACATAACGTAAACACAAACAAGGAACAAATTAATATGCCACATTATCTTATTTCAGGTAATACAGTAAGAATTATTGCAGAAGAAGCTATCAATGTTAAGACGGTTCTTCCTCTTGGAACATATACCGTTGAAATTAATCCTATGTCACAAGAACTCTTTCTTCAGAAGGCACAGGGTTTTGATAAGCCTACTCGGGTATATGGTGAAGCTGAAAAGCATTCAGATCGTATTATTAATACTTTTGAAAGCCGTGCAAAAAATACAGGCGTTCTATTAAATGGTGAGAAGGGTTCTGGAAAAACCTTCTTGGCTAAATATATTTCTTGGAAGCTTCACACTAAGGGATATTCAACCATTCTTATTAATGCTGAATATAATACGGTTGCATTGTCACAATTGATTCAAACTATTTCTGAACCCTGTTTAATCATTTTTGATGAATTTGAAAAGGTTTATTCTAAAAATGATATGGATGACGAGAAGGATCCACAAAACGGTCTTCTAACACTTCTTGATGGTTTGCTTGTTACCAAGAAATTATTCATCTTTACTTGTAATGATGAACATAAGGTTTCAGGTATGATGCAAAACCGTCCTGGTCGTATTTTCTATAATATCGCTTTCGGTGGCCTTTCTACAGAAACTGTTGAAATGTATTGCCGGGAAAAGCTTACGAACGATAAGCATCTCAAAGAAATTCTGAACATGAAGAAGCTTTTCGGCAAGTTTACTTTCGATATGCTTCAAGCTCTTGTAGAAGAAGTTAATCGTTATGATGAAAATCCTCTAGAAGTTGTTAAGCTGATGAACATTATCCCAACTATTGAAAATCAATATTACCATGTTGCGGTGACATCTGTTATCGATAATACTAAATATTGTACAAATATGGATACAGATAGTGACGGCATCTGGGCAAATGCTTATAATACACGGGTCGCCTCAATATATATCTGGGAAAAGCCAGTTAAAACAACAGATGATGACAATGCAGCAGAAGATATAAAGAAAATTCGTATCAATATTGGTATCAATAATATGATAGAACAAGACGGAAATGTTTATACATATCTTATTGATAAGACTTACAAAGTGGTCTTAACCTTAAATGAAGGTGCTAATAATAGATCAATGTGGCGTTTTGCTGATCCGTATATGGCATTTTAATCTCAACGGGGAGTGTTTAAACGCTCCCCGTTGCATTAGGTTGAAGATATAAGTAATGTATACGTCTTATTGTCAATGATTCAACATGGTTCAAATATGGAGGTATTGATATGTTTGGATTTAATACCGAAGATAAATTAGAATATGCTAGACTATTAGATGAAATTGGAGAAGACTATTGTCCTGCTGGAAATTATTGTATCTTTAAAATATTTCTAGTTAATGCACATCCCTCTAGAAGATTATTAGTACAATTAAAATGTATGGATAGATTTAAATACATTAGAAGTAAAGATTCTGGTATTGATATAGGTTGGGATATTACAATGACGTTATGGATAGATGAAGGACATGCTAAGAAATTTGCAGAAGTTTATTCTGATTTTAAATCAGATAAAGTAATTTTTAAAGAGATGTTCGGCTAAGTATACTTTACTTTTACATTTTGGTATAATTATTTATAAAGGAAAATTATGGAATATAAAATCATACAAAGCGATGATGTTGAAATTTTTAACACAAGGGTGGAGCATTTCTTAAAATTAGGATTTAAATTATATGGAAATCCTTTTGCTACCCTAGAAAAACGTTACCATACACATTTAACTAATGATGTTAGTTTATATAATCAGGCCGTGATTAAGGAATAATTAGATATGGTTAATAAACATGGTAATAAAATTTGCGGAGAAATGTTAACATTAGCTTTTTCTGCTGATAACGGTTCAGGACTTAAAGAAAAGTATGAAGCTTTTTATTGCACACTACCGCCTGGACATCAGGGCAATCATGTTGCTGTAGGTGATGAACTATCTCCAGATGAATTAAAAGGTAAGGTTCTTAAAACTTGGGCTAAAGAAAAATTTAAAAAGAAATAATATAGAAGATATTTATTTTTTGTATCTGCTGTAGATACAGTGTATTTTATATTGATAATATTATAAAATATATCTTTAAATTAAATTTAAAGGAGATACGTAAGTGAGAATGTGGATGATTCCGGCCAAATATCTTTGCAATCGTCATATTTTAGGGGAACATGGTGAGATCCATAAACATAAACATAATTTTGTTAAGGGTCATTCTATGGCAGGTAGAATTTCACCGATTGTTCAAATTGAACCTGCTTCAATGCAAAGTAGACATGATGAACTGGCTGCAGAAATGTTAAGTAGAGGATTAAATCATAAATCCCCATATGAACAACCTGATTTATCAAAGTATTCATTAGAAGTAATAAATGCAAAAGTGGATTTAGGTATTACTATACGTACATTACATGAACGTTGTGAAGGCTGTCGAAAAAAACTTGATCATGAAGAATAATTTTTAAAGGAGATATTATGTTAGAATTTTTTATAGTTGCTGTTATTATATTTGTTGTTGTGTTTTTTATCGGTTTGTATTTTTTCTGTAAAAGAATTAAAAGGAAATATGAAACAAAAGAAGCAAATGATACGTCTTTAAAGTTTTGTAAAGATTGTAAATTCTTTATGCCAGATACGACATGTAGGGGTGATTTAAGTATTAAATATGCTAAATGTAAAAGATCAATTAGAATAGGCTCAGATGATTCTAATTATTTTGTAACAGGTATAGCACCTGTTAATTCCAATTATACATGTTCTGTTGAAAGACAATTTGAATGTGGTAAAGAGGCTAAATTTTTTGAAAAAATAGAAAGTACTTATGAAAATAGAAAATAGAGATGAAGCGTTGGGCTTTTTTTCAAATAATGAATTAAAAGCAGAATTAAAAAGACGTGAAGATCTTGAAAGATTAGCGGCTATTCCAAAGCCAATAGAAAATCCTAATTTTTCAGAACTTGTAACTCAATGTAATACATATATAACAGAACTTTCAGAAAGTATTTTCCCCATTGAAAGCGGCGATCATATACAATATATTTTTGAAGAAGCCATGAAAGCTGTATATGGTAAAAATGTATTTGAGTGGATTAATGAAAAGTTAATGTAAATGATTAGAAATATTATATTTATAGATGTAGATGGTGTTTTAAATAATACTAAATGCCCTAATACTTGCACATATAGTTTTAAATTACAAAACTGTCCATGTAAACCTGAGTATGGAATTCAAGAAGTATTTAAAAATAGATTTATTAATTTAATAAAAGCCTGTCCGGAAAATACAGAATTTGTTTTAATTTCTAGTTGGAGACTTCAAACTAGATTATTGAATACTTTTAAAGAAACCTTTAAAGAACTATCTAATAAGTATTGGGGATGTCTAGAGTTTACTTGGGATGAAGTACATAGAGAAACTTCTATATCTCAATGGATTGCTAAAAATATAGAAACATGGACAGACTATTTTATGGGTGGAGAACTTGTTTATCCAACTGATAATAAATGTAATTATGTTGTTTTAGATGATCGAAAGTATAATTTAATAAATAGACATAATCCTAATATTAAAGGTTTAAAAATAGATGTTGTTTCTAATATCGGATTAAGTGATGAAGATTGTAATGCGGCTAAACTATTCTTAGAAGCAAATGCATCATAATAAATGGTGTATTTATTTTACAACTTATATTATATTAATAACATAACGTATGAATAAATCAAATACAAATATGACTCTTTTAAAGTTTTTAGGATGGATTGAAATTCCTAAAAATTCAAATTATCATGAAGAGATTAAATTGGCGATGATGTTAGATCCGCATAGGAATTTAAAGGTTCCGCCTGATATTGAAAAGGATTTGAATGCTTTACATGATGTTGAAGTCTTATTAAGCAAGGTTGATAATATTTTATATAATGTATATTGTAAAAAACTTACATATCTAAAAAAACCTATATTAAAAATTACAGTAAAGGATAGAGCTAAAATTTTAGCAGAATTGATGCAAGGATAAAATATGAATAGATCAAATAAAGAATTTACATTTTTTTGGCGTGGTCCGTTTAGTCAATGGCATAAAGCCAATATGACTATTAATAATGTCACATATTTTTGTGCTGAGCAATATATGATGGCAGCTAAGGCAAAAGTTTTTGAAGACTATGAGACTTTAAATAAAATTTTACAATCAACCTCTCCTAAAGAAATTAAAGATCTTGGTAGAGTTGTTAAAAACTTTAAACAAGAGGTTTGGGATAAAGTTAAGTATTCCATTGTTTATACTGGAAATTTCTATAAATTCATCCAGAATTATGATTTAAAAACATTGTTATTAAATACAGAAGATAGTACTTTAGTAGAAGCCAGTCCATATGATAAAGTTTGGGGTATTGGTATGTCTGAAGATGATCCCGATTGTTTAGATGTAAATAAGTGGAAGGGCGAGAACCTTTTAGGTAAAGCTATTACTAATGTTAGACAAACCATTAAAAAAGGTATTACGATTATACTTGATTATCAAAATAGCCCTACTCTTTTTGATATTGGTCGTACTAATGAAGAACATAAAGCTATAATTGATGAAAAAACATGTACCCATAGATTTGATTTGAAGTATAAAGGTGATACTCCAAGTTGTAATAGATGTGAAATATGTGGATATACGGAGTGGTTTTAATATGGGTATTCTAATAGGAATTGGTATTGGAATAATGGCACAACTGGTAGCAGTTGGTTTAGATTTATGTACAATACGAATTAGACTCACTGAAATACGAGATTTACTTAAAGAAAACAAATAAAAAAGGAAAAAATAAAATGCTAATATCATTATTCGAATTACGTAAAAAAGTAAATGATCAATATGATTATCTTATTAAAACACAAGGTGACATAGCCAAGAATATTGAAAAGTGTTATGTTGCTAAAATTCAGGAAAAAGCTGCAAATAATTGGTTTTATAGAACATTTACTGATTATAACAATAAAATTTATATGGCTTGTATTTATTGTAACTATTCTAAGGATACGCTCTATAAGAAAATAGATAAAATGAAAGCCCAAATAAATAAACTATATCAAGAGTTTTATTATACAGGTAGCAACTATACGGATAAAGAGCAGAAGAAAATGTTTATTCGTTTAACAGATGAAGAAGCTGCTGTTTTAGATTATAAGGTATAAATGAGTATTAAAGTATTATATACAGGTAGTTTTAATCCCTTCCATAATGGTCACCAATATGTTTATGATATTGCTTGTAAATGTTTTGGTAAAGAAAATGTATGGATTGGGATTGGCCAAAACTCTGAAAAAGCTACATCTAATCTTAATAATTTAGCTTTTAGTGTTCGTCCTATTACTAAAAATATTATTACTTATACTGGTTTAACTGCAAAGGTTCTAAGAGAACATAATTTTGATTTAATTGTTAGAGGTGTTAGACCTGGTAGATCACTAGAAGATGAAAATGATTTACTATATTGGAATCGTAAGTTAAGCGGCGGTATAGAGACTATACTTATTCCTACGCCACCAGAGGTCAACCAGATTTCATCTGGTGCCATTAGAATATTGGATGCTAATAATGCAACAGTTCTTCCTTATATGAACGAAATAGTTTATTATCGTTGGAAGGATAATACAGATCCTTATGCTAAAAAAATTCCAGTATATTTTGGAAAATGTTGTTCTGGTAAATCTACACATTTAATGGACCATGTTGCTAGATCATGGGATAATATTGTTTTAGATATGGATAAAACTCTTTTAACCTATCATAATAGAGCAGACGATCCAAATTTTAATATGGCCGAATTAAAAGAAGATATTAAGAAAATTTTTTATTCTAAAAATGTAAAAGCATTTTATGAGGAAATTGTTGATTTGGGACATGATATAAATTGGGAAAAATTATTTGGTGTTATTACAGAAATAGAAAAAAATAACTGTAAACCTTTGTTTGATATGCCAAATATTGGTTCATATTATAATTGTATTCCTAAAAAATTATTAGGTCGTTTTAAATTTGTTAAGGTTTCGACTTCAGAAGAAAATAGAAAATATTTTGCAGAGCTTAGAAAGGTTAATCCGTTATTATTAGAATGTAATGATTTAATGTATGTGGATATGCCATTCTGGGATGAAGAAATAGTTATAGAAAGAAAGTAATATGAATTTACAAGAACTAAAAGATGATGCGGTAGATTTTGCTAAAGAACCTGATGAAAAAGTAAGAGAGTTGCTACTTGGTGGTGTTGAAAGAGGTGTGGCGATTGTTGAAAAATTACTAAATTATATTAAGAATGATGGATATACTTTAGATAAATGTGGTCATTATTTAAGTGGTATTAACCCCAAAGATGATGAAGAGTTTATTTGTGCAATGGTTTATGGCGTAATGGGGGGATCGGACCGTGACTATAAAAATTTAGCAGATAATGATGTTGTTATATTTTCTAATATATATCAGTCTGCTTGTTGGAATTGTGCTGAGAGCGGGTTTTCATTAAAAGTAGATAAAATACAAAAAACAATATCATTGGTTTCATGTAATTATGATAGAACCGCCCCACTTGGTTCTTGTAAAAAAATAATTAAAGATACCGTATGTAAATATAAAGATGGTCGTCCACCATATAGTATTAGATTAAACATTTCATCGGGTGTAATGTTATTTGCTAATCATTTTAAACGTTTATTTGATTTTACAGAATTACCAGAATTTAAAGGTAGAGCATATTCTAATGAATTTTGTATTAATTATTTTGAAGGTAGAAAACGCAGTACAGAAGAATATGCTAAATTAGGATTAGGCGAATTTAATATTGGTAACTGTGGATGTAATATGTATAAGAAATCTGATGAAGAGTTTTTCGTCGGATATGATTATACAGAATATGACGATGATGAAGCAAATAATAAGCCTAATGTTTTTGATAATACTAAAGTTGTCGGAAATGTTTGTACAGACTTCTGGGGCTTTTGTGTTATAGATAAAGATACATATGAAGCCAAGGTAGGAAAAGACGATTTAACTAAAAGGAAAAAAGAGAATAATATAACATATCTTGATTCTAAAATATTAGATGATACTATTAATGCTATTAAATGTACGCCTGGAATTTATGAATTTACTCATTACTATCATCTGTTAAAAGATGGTGATCCTAATGTTTATACAACAATTAAATTAGTGGAGAAAATTTAAATGGATAATATAGTAAAAACAGATGCAGAAGCTTGGAATTTTCTAATTGAAATGGGCGGTGAATTTAGAATTCATACTAATAGGGACGGATTAAGGGTTTATATTTGTATTTGTGATAGAAAATATAGTGGATATTGTAAAGCATTTGAATACCGATGGGATTTATCTAAACCAATAGATAAAAATGCTTTAAGCGGAAGACCTGCATATATTAATAAGAAAGCTATTAAAGAACTTACTACAGGTTATAATGGAACACATACGGGTAAAACATTAACCGAGGCGGTTAATAAACATATTATTGATATGCCTGGAGATGTTCATATTAAAGCTGATGATGAATTAGATATTAAAGACTATTTATGTAAAGATAAATGTTGTGTTAGATGGACTTTAGAATTTAAAGGTTCTGAAGAAGAATTTAAAAAATTAAGTCTTACTGATGAATAATATAGTGTATTCTTTTTCATAATAAGAGTATTATTGTTTTACTTTATGAATGCAAGTGAAACAAAACATCGATATAAATTACTTAGAGCCCAAAAAAGAAGAGAAAAGAATAAGGTTCGTAATAATAGAATTAAACCACGTTATCGTCGGTGTGATAATTGTGGTGGTTCAGAGCAATGGTGTTCTTGTTGTAAGATGTGGACCAAAACATGTTGTGTTGATTATGGGACATGTATGTGTAGTTAATTTTTAATGGGTATGTAACTCAATTGGTAGAGTCATTGTGTATTGCAGGTTCGACCCCTGTCATATCCATCAATTTAAATGATTAGGAGAAAATATGAAAACCTTTGATCGTGTTGTAAGCTGTATTGTGGTTGTTATTTTTATAGCCCTTTTTGGGGTCTTTACCTATGTCCTTTTAACTATGACAGCCCCTAAAAGGACTGTTGTTAATAATACATCATGTATTGAAAGTGAATATGATATTAAACCTTTTACATATAAGGGGCATACTTTATTAAAAATTTATAGAACAACTGATTATGCATTTGTACATGATCCTGATTGTATTAAATGTAAAAAATAAAATAGGAAGGGATTAATATTATGTGGTGGGGATTAATTAGAGAAGGTGAATTGGTATCAACATTAAGATCTGGTTTTCGTCCTGTAACAACTGATTTTAATTTTCCTCTTTTTAGCGGTTTAAAATATAAAGTCGTAGAAGTACATATTACTTGGTAATTTTTATGTCTAAAGAATTTAAAGTTGGCGATATAGTTTATTATAAAGCGGGTAGAATTGGTAATGGCAAATATGGATCTATTGATTTTGGTCCAGATAATACCCTATGTGTACTCGATAATGAAGGTGCACCTGATATGGATGTTAAGGGCAACGAGGAATTATTAGAAGTTGTCGGAAATATCGATGACAATATCGATTTATTAAATGAGCACACATATCAAGATTCTCTGTATAGTATAGAAGATTTACGCCAAACATACATTGAATATCAAATTGATATTAATACTAATTTCGATGACATTATAAAAGAGATGAAAGCTAATGCTCGCTTTTTAATTAGGCAAGAAGCTTTTGAAAATAAAGTATTAAAAACCGTTAAAAATATTTATCCTGACTATATTTATAGATGGAGAAATTCTGAAGATGGCGGTCGTCTTTTTGAAGTGTTTAATGTAGACGAAGAAAAAGTTAAGGAATGTGAAGAGGTTTGTCATAATGTAATAGATTTTAATGATTCAACACGTGAATTTGATTCTTTAATTCATGTTGTCAATAAAAAAATTACAGAAAGACATTATTCAAAAGTCTTAGAAAAATAAAGGAAAATAATATATGAAGAGTGTTGACGAAATTATAGCATTATGGAAAGAAATGGGTATTTCTAACTTAGAAGATTATCGTAGAAATACCGCAAATAGAGCATGGTTTGATGATAATATAGAAAATTTTAAAAAATTTGATGCTAATATTATTGATTGTAAATTATTCTGGCAAGCGGCTAGAAATGAAAAAGCAAAATATACAAACGAAGTTGTTTGGCAAGTTTTAGTTAATATTAAAAAGAATAAGATTGCAAGCTGGATGAAGAAGAATCCCTAGAAAAATATATGAATATACTTATTGATAGAGGTAATGAAAGTACGGCTAAATACAGTGTACACTTTTTACAGGAATTGGATCTGTATTGTACTATTTTAGATTCTGAAAGAGTTTATATTTTTAAAAATAGAGGCTCTGCAGAACGTGGTGAGGTTGATTATTCGACCTTTTTGAAAGTTCTTAAAATATTTGATGAAACATTATATATGAAATATTATATTCAAAAGCTTAGAGAAATTTCTGAGAAATATAATTGTACGATTATTACGGCAAAACAACAGCCATATGTTTCATATACTACTGATACTTTTGTTAAAATGACAGCACCGAGATTTGTATGTATCGATTATGTAGATGTAATTACTCCTTCTAAGAACATATAAAATATGAAAACTGAGCTCATACAATCACATATTTATAAAATGTTTTATATGCCTATTATCGATCATTTGTTACAAAATGATCCTGATAATATTAATATAATTTATAAGTATTTTGTTGCAGGTGGATGTTTTAAAAATCTTTATAAAGACGAAACTCCTAAGGATTTTGATATTTTCTGTTGGGATGAATCTATATCATTAGAACTTATAGAACTTTTTGAAGCGGTTGGTTGGAATGAAGTTCCAGCTTGGAAGTCTACAAAAAGAGCTGTTTCTGTTTTAAAAGCGATAAGCCCCGATTTTAAACCGATAATGGAAAAAACGTATAAACCCTTTGAAAACGGGCCGAATATTATTATACCTAGATTTACTAATTTAAAGCATCCAGAAATTCCTGGAACGTTGCAAATTATTCATAAATTTTCATTTAATAATGTTATAGATTGTATTAATAGTTTTGATTTTACTATCTGTATGGCAGGTGCTTATTTAAAAAGAGTTGATTTTCCAGAACCATTACCAAATGGTGAAACATTTAGTCATAATGAATGTGTAGTAGAAACAGGGAAATATTTCTTTGAAGATATGCTTACTGGTAGATTGAGAATTAATAAAATTACTTTCCCTGTTGATTCTCTTAGAAGAGCTTTTAGATATTCCGATTATGGTTATAAACCCTGTAAGGGTGTTGTTAAAGAATTAGCTGATGCAATTCACAATATGCCAAACGAGATTTATAATAATACAACCCTTTCACAATTCTATATGGTGGATTAATTATGTGTCATACAAGTATATCAGATTTAGAACTTAGTAAAATGTTAAGCCTTGTCTTACGACATAAACCCGAAGCTATTGGAATTTCTCTAGATAAAAATGGCTGGGCTAATGTAAATGAATTAATAGAAAAGTTAAATACCAAGAGAGAGTTAAAATTAAATTTAGCCATCTTAGAACATATTGTAGAAACTAATAATAAGAAACGTTTTATCTTTAATGAGGATAAAACTAAGATTAGAGCTAATCAAGGACATTCTATTGAAGTTGAATTAAACCTAAAAGAAACCGTGCCGCCTGTTACATTATATCATGGGACAAGTAGTAGGTTTACTAGTTCTATTTTAAAAACAGGATTAGAGAAACGAAATAGAAACCATGTTCATTTATCATTTGATATAGAGACTGCTAAAAAAGTAGGACTTCGACATGGTGGAACGCTTGTTATTTTTAAGGTTAATTGCAAGCAAATGTTAGCAGATGGTTTTAAATTTTATCTTTCTGAAAATAAGGTTTGGCTCACTGAAAGAGTTCCTGCTAAATATTTAAGTCTTTAATTTATTTCTAAGACATGCGCTTGACGAGATGATTTTAAATCATCTTTTTTACAGAAAAAACTTTAGAAAAATACAAAATCCTAAAAAAATTATAAATTCTTATTATTAAAGGATTTATATAATTTTTTAGGATTAATTTTTTATAGAAAAAATTATCTAAAATTAGAAATTCTATGATGAATAAAAAAAGTGGTAACTTTATTATATTTATAGGGGCATGGTAACTTTTATTATGTACTTTTTAAAATAAAAATGATAAATAAAAATATGATAAATTTTAAAAACGTAATAATAGAAGCACAACAGCGTGATGCTCTTCCGACCTATAATGAATTATTTAAATATTTAAGTAAATTCTATCCTGAAAATCTAAAAGAAGGTTTAAAGGATATTAGATATGGAATGTATAATATAAAAAATCCTAATAAAGAAATTCAAAAAATTTTATTATGCACAACAGTTACTGAAGAAGTTAAAACTAAAGCAATAAATGAAAATTTTGATTTAACCATAACACATCACCCATTTCTAAAAGATGTCCCTGGAATAATTTTCCATCTAACAATGGATGAATCTACTCATGGGCACAATGTTTATTTCTTAAATCGAATGGGACTACAAAATAAACATATTGGAGATTTAATAGTTTCTGGTGATTTATATAAAGACATGGAAATTTCAGAATTTATAGATTATCTAGAAAAACATGGATTTAAAGTAAACGGTATATTACATAAGAATAAAAATTATCCTGATGAAGATGATTTAATTAAATCCGTTTTATATTGTGCAGGTGGCGGCGGAATATTGTTAAATAAGCATATCTTAGAGATGCATCATTTAGCAGGTAATCCCGAATGGGATATGCGTAATATTGAAAAAGATGTGTATGTTACAGGCGAGCTTAGTAGTAAATGGGATCTAGATAATAATAAATTTAAATATATTATTGAGCTATCACATACAACTTCTGAGAAACCTTTATTTAAGCTTATTCAGAACAAAATTAAGAATAAATGGCCTAGACTAACTGTTGAAATAGCAGATAATAAAATCGATTATGTTGGATGGGAATCTTTAAATAAAAAGACTAGAATTTAAGTCTTTTTATAATGTGACATGATTGAAGTATAAATATTTTTATATCTATCATGCTTTAAATATTTTTGACAGAAATAACCAATATTTAGTCCAATATTATCTTTAAGTTCCCAATCAATATTTGGATATTTTAATAATGATTCAATCATTTTCCTATTAAGATCGACACCACCATGGTAATAGGGTGAAGCTTCAATAATAGCCAACATTAATGGTGTATTTTTGTCTATTCTATCTTGAATATTAATGTCAATACCTGGATATGTTGATAAAAATTCAGTAAGTTCATAATTATTATATGTTACGGCTGTCATTAATATATTGGTATTATTAAACGGCTTATTAACATCAAATTTATAGTTACTAGCCAAATATTTAAATAATTCTACAGAATCATGATCATATGTCTTTCTTGATAAGTATAGTAATGCATTTTCACCATTACTATCAGTAAGATAAACGTCTAGATCTGGGAAATTTTTAAGTATATCGGTCGCTAAATCAGAATAACCCCAATGTATTCTATTTAAAAATAAAGGAACAGTAAAACCCCCATCAAAGTCTAGAGGAGTATTGATATTCATATTATACCTAGAGAGTACTTCTTTTATTTGATTGACATCCTCACAATTTATTAAATTAGCTTTTATAACTCTATGTTTATCTTTATCATCAAGCATCTTAATATTATCATACCATTTTAAATCTTTTATTATATTTTTTAATTCATTAGATAATTTATATTTTTTAATACCCGGTGAATCTTCTTCATTAATATCTAGAATATTCCATATATCTTTAGCTTGATCGGGATAAACTGTTATTGCAAATTTTGTATCTATGTCTGTATTAGTTATATGTTCAGATAATGTAAATACATCATCATCAGTTTGAGGATTCCAGTCATCTATTTTTTGCACAGTATCATCAACTTTTTTCATATCGGGGCGATTTGTTTTATGAATAATAAAATAAAATCTTAGATTTTCATCAATATAATAACTTTCCCAAAATTCTGGATTATCTGTACTTATACACCAATGGGTAGAATATCCCTTATAAAATCTGCCTAATTCTTTTGCAGCTTCATATGAATCTACCTGCCAAAGTTCATAATTTTCAGTTTCTTTTATTTTTTTGCCTTTACCATCTTTAGTTTTCTGCGCTTTATACTTTTGTTCAGTTTTCTTTTCTGTATTAGATCTATAATTTTCTATAAAAGATTTAAACTCTTCAAACGGCTTCTTAAACCAGAAATTTATATCATTATTAGGTGCTTGTATTTTAACTCTAATGTTAGTTAAGAAATTATCTAAAATAGGTTTAAATTCTTCTTCAGGTATAGTCGACCAAGCCTTTTTAGCTGCTAATAATATTTTATTAGAAATTTCTTCTAATATTAATTGGTTGTATGCTTCACAGATGGGGATATTGTAATATTTCATATTTTTTATTTATTAAAGATATAAGAATTTTTGTTCAAATAAATATTACAAAAAATTAATAAATAAAATAAACAAAATAGACGAAAACTATGAGTAAAAATAATTTTAAAAACTTTTTTAAGAAACAGAATATTAACAATGAAATACTTGGTTATTTAGATCGTTCAGAGCGTGAAAAATTAATAAAGTTTCTTAATATAAATGGTTTAACCCCTAATTATAAAGTAACAGTAAAGAAACAACCCGTTCCATTATTATCGTATGCGGTTGTTGTAGGATGTGGTACGATTGTAAAAGATTTGCTTAATTTAGGAGCAGACGTTAACGCAAATAGTGACCAAGCATTATCTATGGCAATTGAGACTGCCCAAGGTGTTATAGCTAGAATATTATTAAAATCCGGTGCAAATCCTAATGCAGATAATGGTGCATTATTAAAAACAGCAGCACTGAAAAATAATTTAGGAATGCTTGAAGAATTATATAACTATGGCGCTAAATTTACTGAAAAGTTAGGCAAAGAACTCTTTGCGATAGCATATAGAAATAATAATTATGATATGCAAAGGTTTATATCAGAACGAATTATTAAACCTGAAAAAATTGAAAAAATAATTAAAACGGAGTTTAATAAATAAAAATATGAATGTTTTAGAACGAATAGTTACCAAATTGTTCAGTGGAAGATGGATATTAACGCTAATTGCGGGAATTTCATTACTTATTATAACATGTGTTTCTTGTTATGCCGCGATAATTGGTTTACCACCTATTGCAGATCCTGGAGCGTTATTATCAGTTATAGTAATGGTATTTATGAGTTATTTCCAAAAAAATACTGATAACAATAATAGAGAAATACATTAACCTTCTTTATCCAATTCCTCAGAAGTCAATGCACCATTTGAAATTAATATTTTTCTAATATTAATAAGTTGATCATCGTTTATTCTATCTAAAGCAGTTAAACCATATTGTTCATCTTTAACGTTTAAATCCGCACCTTTTTCTATAAGCATCATAATTAATCGTTCTTTTTCAAATGCTTGTAATATATTAGAATCTAATATAATCATTAATGCGTTATACCCAGTATAATGTTCTTGTATATTAACATTTATATTATTTTGTACTAATAATAAAGATATAATATCAAAATTTCCCAAATTACATGCCAACATTAACGGTGAAACATTATTTTCATCTAAAGAATAAAGATCAACGCCTTTATATATAAGAACTTTTACAACTTCCATCTGATTATAAGTGATGGCAGCAGCCAGTGGTGTTTTTTGCGTTGTTTTTTCAACCATGTTGATGTTTGCTCCATCTTTAAGTAAAGTATCAAGGCTATTTAAGTCGCCGTTAGAACACGCATTAATAAGGTTTAATGATGAATCTTTATCAGGCATTATATTAGCTTCAATGATTTTTACTTTTTTCTTAGGTTTTATTTTTATATTAGTATCTGCTTTTGATTCTAATATTACCTTAGTCGGTTTCATTATATTTTTTATAACTTGTAAATATGCATCAGCTATTATATTATTGGTTTCAAGATTAAACATTTTATTTTTCCTATATATTTTATTTATCACATTTTTTAAAATACTTGGTATATTTTGTAATATACTTTTTATATAATCATTTTATGAATAATAAATTTGGATATGTTAATTTAGCCATTGTCGGTACTAAATCTTACAATGATTATGATAAATTTTTAGAAGTTATACATAATATTTTAGATGTGTATAGCATTGTTCCGGGATGTATCATTTCGGGTGGTGCAAAAGGCGTCGATACTTTAGCTGAAGATTATGCTAAAGAGTTTGAAATTAAACCAAAGATTTTTCCAGCGGAATGGACAAATGCTAGCGGTATTTATGATAAGGGTGCCGGAATGAAGAGAAATGCTCTTATTATAGAAAATGCAGATTTTGTTGTTGCTATATGGGATGGTAAAAGCTCTGGCACTAAGAATTCTATTAAAAGGGCAAAGAATTTGAATAAGCCATTGGTTATTTATAACTATATCGAAGATAAAATTTATGAATTTAATATTAAACATCAGGATATATTAGAATTATAGTATATTATATAAAAGGTAAAATATGGAAAAGATGCCACATGATTCAACGGTTTATAGGCTTCCACCAGATAAGGATTTTCCCAATGGTATGAGAGTTTATAAGTCAAGTTTACCAGAAGATAATTGCCCTATTTTAGGACAAAAAATATGTTCAGTTAAAGATGGAAAAATGTGGTATACTGAAAAACCATTAACAAAGAGTAAATAAATATGAACTTAGAAATATTAAAACAATCAGATAGAATTATTTTTGAAACCATTTCTGGAAGTAGAAGTTATGGAACGAACACTCCGGAATCAGATACAGATATTCGTGGTATTTTTATGCCAGGAAAAGACGAAATAATTTCCATGCTTCCTATGATAGAACAAGTATCAGATGAAAAGAACGATACGACCTATTATAGCGTAAAGCGCTTTTTTGAATTAGCATCAGGATGTAACCCTAATATTTTAGAGTTATTATTTATGCCTGCTGATTGTATTCAAGTTTGTACGCCTGTGATGCAAAAGATTTTAGAGAACAGACATTCGTTTGTATCTAAGAAAGCTAAATTTACATTTTCAGGATATGCCTATGCCCAAATTAAAAAGGCAAAGGGTCAGAATAAATTTGTAAACAACCCGCTTTCAAAAGAGCATCCGAAACGTGAGGAACATTGTACTTTTCTTTCTGAAAAGACTTTCCCGCCAATGAGACCTATTAAATTTGGTGAAGAAGGATTTCCAGACTTAACTAAACTTTCTGTATCTAGAGTATCTGGATCCAAAGAAATGTTTAGAGTCTATAATATTCCAACCGCTAAGGGTGTATTTGATCAAATGGGAAATATTCTTTATGACACCCATACAATGGAAGATGAACAAAACTATTATGTTGGAACGCTTCAATATAATAAAGAGTCATATGATTCTATTGTTCGTCAATGGAAGAATTATTGGGAGTGGAAGAACAACAGAAATGAAGCTCGTTGGAAAGATTATGATGACAAAGAATTTGAATGTGACTTCAAAAACCTTTCTCACTGTGTTCGTTTAATGTTATCAGGAAAAAATATTCTTTTAAACGGTGAACCTATTGTTAGACTTACTGGAGATGAACTAACTCTTGTTAGAGATGTTCGATCTGGTAAAATGCCATATTCACAAATTATGGAATGGGTAGAAGCCGAAGAAAAGAAATTTGATGAATGGTACGAAAAGTCTACGCTTCCTCATAGTGTAGATATGAAACAAATTGATGCATTATACAAAGAAATTATGTATAATTATATAAAGTAGAAGGAAAGAATAATATGCAAGACTTAGTATATAAAACAGCGTATAACGTAAATAATGGAGAAAAAATTTGTTATAATATTGCAGAATTAAAACAATATTATCTAACAAAACTTAATAAATTGGATTGGAATCCAATTTCCGGTAATAGCTATTCAACATGGGCTAGTAAAAAAATAACAAAATTTACTAGAGACATTTTTAATTTAGCGGTTACCGATTTGGGAGTATTTGAATATTGTACGATTAAAGTAATTTATATTTAAAATGAAAAATAAAATTAGAAATATTTCATTAATATTAACGTTAATATTAATAACCTTAAAAGTAACATCTACCATCAATTGTTCTTGGTGGTTGGTGTTACTACCTATTTTACTATATATGGGAGTATTACCCATTACAGTATTTTTTGGTCTTTGCTTTTTTGTCATGTTGTGGATATGTTTTGCATTAAATAAAATACCGCCATTTATCTAAGAAAGATATAAAATGACAGATAATGAAATAAATGGTACAATTGCTGAAATATTAGGTTGGAGATTTGATCCTACTTGTGATCAAACTCAAAAATATATTGCTACTGCCTGTTGGATTAGACCTGGTGGTGAACCCTGGCAGTTAGAGAATCTTCCTAATTATTGTAATAACCTAAATGCGATGCAAGACGTTTGGAATTGGCTGCGCCAAAACGGTGATGGAAGCGATGACGAAGTATTATTTTGGGAAGGTCTAAGAGATAGATATGGTTATGAATTATTTAAAAGAGCCGGCCTTTCTATGAGAAAAAATGGTGGAAGTATTGATTATACTCTAGCCAATTTAACAGCAAAGCAAAAAGCAGAATGTTTTATATCTAGTATGAATGTAATTATGAAGGAAATAGAATAATGAAAAAATGTTATTTGTGTCATTCAGGCGGTTATGATTCCACTCTATTATTATATGAACTTTGTAAAAATGCAAAGCATAATAAAGAAGATTTAGAAATTTTTCCAATCTATTTAAAGTCAAAGTGCAGACCCTTTGAACCTGAAATTTTTCATGCTCAAAAATCTATAGATTATTTTTATAATCTATATAGATATGATAAGATTATTATCCATCCGCTAAAGATATTTGATTATGGTGAGATAAAATTTAATGATGATACTAAAGAAAATGAATTTAGTGTGGAACATCATTATTATGCCAGTTTTCTAGTAAATATCGCTCAAGCATTTAATATTAAAGATGTAACAGATGTATTTTTTGCATTCCATCAGGGTGATGCTATATTTGCATATATTAAAGACTTTGAAATTGCTATAAATAGTCTTAGACGATTAGCATTTTTCAGTACAAAGAAATCACCTGTTGGAATAGGTAATGATTTATTTTGGAATAACTGTAGGGATTTATCTTTTCATTATCCTCTCAGTACGACTAAAAAAGATTGGATATTAAATCAGTATTTAAATGATAATGTTTTAATAGATAAAAAATTAGCATTTGCTTGTGAATGTAGATTAAATAATTATAGTTTAGAAAATAATGCGTATACTAGTGGTCACAATGCTGTATTAGGAAGTCATGCATGGTGTGATAAGTGTACCGAAATTATAAAAATATACTTTGATTCAACTACTCCACTATATTTCTTTAATAAAATTAATAAAGATGAAATACGAAATTTAGATTTAGATGATCTTCTTAAAAAATCAGCAGTAATGCCGGTTTCTTGTGAAGTTGAGGAGGAAGTACCTCAGCTAGAAGAACCCATAGGTCCATTGGCAATTTCACCTTCTGAAGAAAAAAAGATAGTGGAAGTGCTTGATGGTGTTTTTAATGGAAAAGGTATAGATGTAACAATAAAAGTGTGTAAAGACGAAAAAACCAGTATACTTTAATAAACAATATTGATATAATTATTACATTAAAGGAGATATTATGGTTTCTGTATATTTAGTTATTTGGTTCGCATTTTTACATTTCATTTTTGATTTTAGATTACAGAGTGATAAAGTAGCTTGTAACAAATCTAAAGATTTTAAAGTACTATGCAAACATTGCTTTATATATGCATTCTGTGGTTTATTTGTTCCTGGTATGATGATAGGTGGATTATTTATTCTATTCTTTTCACATTTATTAATTGATTTTATTTCAAGTAAAATGACATCATATTATTGGCAAAAAGAAGATAGACATAATTTCTTTGTAACTGTCGGATTTGATCAATTTTTACATGCAAGTGTATTGGTATATATTTTAAAATTTTGGGTTGGGGTTTAATATGGAATTAAAAGCTAGTGTTAAAACTGTATTTAGAACTCAATATTATGATGTTGAGGAATTAATAGTTAGGATATACGGAAAACCATATCAGCTTTTAGCTGATATGGAAGCATCTAATGATTCAACTATTGAAATAAATGGTGTAGATGGTTCTGATCAAAATATTGATAAATATGATATTAAAGAATTTAAAGAAACTGGAAGATATAAACACATTTTAGGTACACTTATGAATGATTTATGTAAAAACGGTCTTATTGATAAAGGCGACTATAGTATAAACGTTTGCTGGTAAAAATATGAAAAATGATAAGAAAACAATAGTTGTAAATCTCTACGGTGGACCGGGTTCTGGTAAGTCTACCCTTATGGCGAGTATATTTTCAGAATTAAAGCTTAATGGAATTAATTGTGAGATGGCACCTGAATTTGCTAAAGAAAAGGTATGGGAAGGTTCGTTAGATATTTTAGCAAATCAACTTTATATTTTTGGAAAACAGCATCACACTATTTTTAGACTTTTGGGTAAAGTGGATGTAATTATAACGGATTCACCTATTATTCTATCTTTATACTACGGAAAGAATTGTAGTAATACATTTAAGAAATTAGTATTAGAGGAATATGCTAAATTAAATAATATTAATTTTTTTGTAGACAGAATTAAGAAGTATAATCCAAAGGGAAGACTTCAAACAGAGTCTGAAGCAAAACAAATTGATAAAGAACTTTTATCAATTTTAAGTAAAAACAATATACATGCCGTTCATGTAGAAGGCGGACGAAAAAACATTAAATGGATATCTAAAAGTATAATAGATATTATTAAAAAGGAAATAATATGAACAAGGATTCACTAGGCGATCGCATGAAAAATTTTGAGTCAGTAACCGCAACAAAACTAATTAGTAGAATGCCCGTAATTTTACGGCTTGATGGTAAAGCATTCCACACATTTACCAAGGGTTTTGATAAACCTTTTGATACTCTACTATCAGATACGATGATTGAAACTACACTTGAATTAGTTTCAACTATTCAAAACTGTCAAGTTGGATATGTTCAATCAGATGAAATTTCATTACTTCTTGTAGATGATAAGCACCTTAATACTTCTTCTTGGTTTGATAATAAGATTCAGAAGCAAGTATCGGTTGCGGCATCGATGTGTACTTTAACTTTTAATACTATTTTTCTATCAAAAGTTATATCCCTATCAAAAGTAGAAGATATGACAGAAGAAATGTTTAAAAAAGTTGATATGTATAATGGTAAAATTTGTTCTGCGCTTTTTGATTGTAGAGCTTTTAATATTCCAAAAGAAGATGTATGTAACTATTTTATCTGGAGACAGCAAGATGCAACTAGAAATTCTATTCAATCTCTAGCACAAGCTAATTTTAGTCCTAAACAACTACATGGCCTAAGTTGCAATAAGCTTCAGGATAAACTTTTCGCAGAAAAGCAAATTAATTGGAATGATATTTCTACAACAAATAAAAGAGGAACATGTGCAGTAAGAAATTTTAAAAATGGACCTGCTTTTATTATTGATCGTGAAATTCCTATCTTTTCTCAAGATAGAACGTATATCGAAAAGCTTGTTAATATTAGAGAGGATTAATTATGTCTGATGGTGATTATGCTTTTCCATTTGACCCAGAATCAGAAAAACGTCGAATGAAACAATTAGAAATTAATCAAAAATTTTTATTAGATGCAATTTTTGAAATTCATGATAATCTGTGTCCTAAACAATACGGAACATGGCAAGATAAAGTTAAACAATCAGTTGAAGCTTCTAAAAAATTAAAAAAGGATTAAAATGGACGCAAAATTAGAAATAACATATTTGGATGATAATACTGGACATGAAAGAACTATTACATTAAATACTATAACATGTTCAGAAGAATTTTATAATGATGTTAATGCGGTTTTAAAAGATAAACCTGTTACATGTAGATTAGCATTGCGATAATTTTATAATTATTAATAAATAAAATAGAATATTCATAAGGAGAAAATAAATGAATAACGATAAAGTTAAATGTTAGGTGCTTAAACCACCATAATCCTATTAGTGTTGAAAAATGACTGATTAATGTAAAAAACAAACAAACTAATAAGGATTATAAAAATGAGAAAAATAGACGAATTAAAGTTAAAGAATAAAGAAACAAGTAAACAACTTAGAGAAAGAAATCTCAAGTTAAAAGAGAACCAGAAGCAAGGTAAATGTTGTAGTAATGAAATGTGTTCATTGTATTATGCTAGAAAAGAATATAGACATTATCACATTGCCTATTGTGAGTTAAGAGGTAGAACTAGGGATCAGATTGAAAAACCTAGACGTGGTAATGAAGTAAACGAACAGCTTATTCAAAATATTAAAAATGAATATGCATGGGAAATTCTCGATACTGGAGCAAACAATGAATAAATTATATGTTTTAGTGAGAAAAGATTTATCTACATCTTATCAAGCGGTTCAAGCTGGTCATGCTGTGGCGGAATGGTTACTTCAAAACCATTAGGGTTCCGAATGGAAAAATAATACATTAATATATTTAGGTGTAAAAGATTTAGATGATCTTAATCACTGGATGGAAAAACTTAAATATAAAAATATAGAATTTTCAGCATTTAAAGAACCTGATATTGGAAATGAAATAACAGCAATCGCATGTTTAAATGATGGTAAATTATTTTCCAGTCTTAGATTATTATAAAACGGCACTATAGCTCAGTGGTTAGAGCGGGAATCTCTAAAATTCTGTCCGCATGGGTTCGAATCCCATTAGAGCCGCCAAATTTATATAAGTTCCACTCCAGTGGAAAAAGTTAAACAAAAAGAAAAAGTTAAGGTATATTTTACCTTAACTTTTTTATATTATATATCTATCTCAAATGTAATTAACGTTTAAAATAAAGGAAAAATAAATGAAGACTGGACTTATTATTGGTGGTGTTATTGTTCTTGGTATTGTGATGATTGGAAGTATGTTCATTAGTTGCAATAACAAGGATGTTATGCTTAGGACGACAATGGCTGCTCAGCAACTAGATAATACGAGCGTGTTTGATAATATGGGCAAGAAAATCAGTCAGGTTGCACAGGTTTCAGTTAAGCAGATGGAAATGCTAAAGGAGATCTTCCAAGCTCATGCGCAAGCACGTTCAACTGGTGGTGACAATCAAGTGATGACATGGATTAAGGAAAGTATTCCAAATATCGATACTGCAACATTTAATAATCTTCAGAATATTATTGTTTCAAGTAGAGATTCTTGGACAATGAGTCAACGAAAACTTATTGATCTAAAACGTGAACATGACCAGTTACTTCAACTTTTCCCTTCAAATATTATCTTAGCAATGTTAGGCAAGAAACCGTTTGAAATTAAGATTATTACTTCAACAAAAACCGAAAAGGCTTTTGAAACAGGTAAAGATGATGATGTAAAATTGTTTTAATAGAAAGGATAAATATTATGATATTAATTATAAGTGCAATTGTGTTGTTTATTGGTATATTGTTTGTAGTCTCGAAATATTCTGAAGCATTTGGGGTATTTTTGATTATTACGAGTATTCTCGGGGGATTTTTTATGTTGGGTCTTATTGTTCCGATATATGAAAAGGATACTGTTATTAACCCTGCTAAAATAGAGAAAAATGAGTTAGGTGTTACTGTTTATTATATGGATAATGACCGATATACGTCTAAGGACATTAAGCTTGTTCATTCTAGTGATATTCGGTTGGTAAATAGTACAAATAACCTTGTTATTAATAAAAGACTGTCGTCAAATTCATATACCCTGCCATTAATGACAGAATACACAATTATTGAGAAATAAATGGAAAATAATATACCATGTGATTATTGCGATACTAAAGCAACATATAAGTTTGAAGAACCATTTGAAGATGGTATATTATTTCCAGGCAGGATATATGTATGTGATGTATGTAAAAAAGAACATAATCATGATATTGACATACCATGTTATTTTGAATGTATCAAGCTTTAAGGAAAAATAAAATGTTTTTACTGTATTTTTTAGCAATTATTCCGGTTATAATTTATACTGTACTTTATTTCAAAAAGGAATCAGTACATTTATATGAATTTCTTACTTGTTCTGTTGCATGTTTAATTATTGCAGGTATATTTCATATCTCATTATTTAAATATATGACAGATGATGTAGAAGTTTTATCTGGTGAAATTATTAAAGCTACTTTCCACCCGACATGGGTGGAAAAGTATAAAGTTGCTCATTATAAAACCGTATATAGTGGTTCAGGTAAACACAGGACGTCTCATAGGGTATTTTCACACTATACAACACATTATCGTACACATTCTGAATATTGGGATTGTGATACAAATTTAAATACAACTAAAACTATTAATAGAGATTTGTATGATGAAATTTGTGTAAATTTCAATAATAAGAATACAGAAACACCATTCAAAACAGGTTTCTATTCTGGCGATAAACATGTATATACAACATATAAGAAAACGTCATATATTTATCCTGTTACTAAAACACAAGCATGGGCAAATCGACTAAAATGTAGTAAAACGGTTTTTACTTATCCGTCTATTCCAAATGGAACTAAATTGTTTGAATATCCGGTTCCAACTGATTGGCGTGCTTCAAATAGACTTATAAATGAACCATCTATTAATTTGTTGGAATTTGATAGAATGAATTCACGGTTAGGTTTTATGAAAAAGGTAAATATCATTTTAATAAATTTTGGAGAAAATACTGATCCACTTATTGCTAAATATCAAGAAGCAAAGTTTTTAGGTGGTAAGAAAAATGATATTGTAATCTGTTATGGTAATAAGGTTGACGGGATTCCAAGTTGGTCGTATGTATTCTCTTGGAGTGAAAACTGTTTAGTTAAAAGAAATATTGAAACGTTGTTACTTTCTAATAAAATTAATAATACGTTACTTATTTCTCTAGAAAAAGAAATCGCAATAAACTATGAGATTAAAGATTGGAAAAAGTTTGAATATATAACAATATACCCTTCAGGCAATTCGATCTTATTATATGTTTTAATATGTATAATTTTAAATGCAGGCATGGTATGGTTTATCACATCAAACGATGTAGACAAGGACGGTAAATATGGAAGATATTAAAGATAATACAGCAAGAAAAACCCCATTTGAGATGTTAAAGACAGACGATTTATTTTATAATTCTGATCTTTCTAAGGTTTATAAAAAAATAAACAAGTATCAATATATGGATATGGCAACACGTGAAACTATTGAGCTCCTTCAGGGGTTCGGAAAATTAATGGTATATATAAAACAATGAGCACACCAACATTTACAGATACAGATATTTCAAATTTTATTCAGCATATTTTAGGACCGCAAGTAAAATTTATATTAATAGAAGAAACAAAAAGTGAGTTAAATCAATTAGTAGTAGATTTTGTTGCTAAAACAAATGTAAAAATAGAAAGTATTAAAACAAATGAATTTCATGTAAAATGTTTTAGTATGTTTAGTAATAAGTATTTCATTAATATGGTTGCTCCTTATATAAAAATAGAAGAGCCCATTAATGCTGACTGAAGTAACAATAGATTTTTATGGTGATCCACTTACAATAAATATACCTCTAACATATGAGCAGGTTACAGAAGGTCTTGTTGAAGAAGATGATTATGCAATTAGTCTGCCCAATGAAACATGGGTGAATATTAAACATGATTATTCAGAATTGGCCGTTCAAACAGGAGTAGGTGCCGAGATAAAAGACTTTTTCTGTGTTGTTAGAAAAATAAAGGAACAAAATGATTCAAGATCTCAATAAACAAGAGTTTTTAAATGTTATTCTAAAAGATGATTTATGCTTAATAGAAATTTATGGTTCTACTTGTGGACCATGTAAAATGCAAGCAAAAATCTTAGAAAATATTCTATATAATAAGCCAGAACTTGATAATAAGATTAAATTTTATAAGTTCTGTATCGATGATATGGATGAAATTGCCCAAAAATTTGAAATTAAAATTCTTCCAACCATTATGGTTTTTAAAAATAAACAAATCCTTAAAACCTTTATGGGAATGTCTCCTATGAATATTTTAACGGCCTTTTTGGATGAAATTTAATAAATAAAATAAAAAGATTAAGGGATAATATTATGGGAATTTTAGATACAGCAGGCGATTCTATTATAAAAAACGCATACAAACGTATTTTTGATAAAAAATCAGCCGCAGACCAACATGAAGCTTTTAAAGAAAATCTTATAAAAGTTTGTAATGAAATGGCAGCTTCTAGAAAAATTAAATTACTTAAAATTGAAGATAATTTATCTAAGAGCGTCGATACAAAAACTAAATTGATGTTCCAATTCGCAGAAGGCAGTGATAAGTATTTAGAAATTACTGCAATGTCTGGTGGAATTAAGTATATGACAAAGATTCTACTTATTGCACATGGCGATAGAATTGAGAAAGTTGTTAAGCTAGTTCAGGAGCATTTAAATGAAATGTTTTCACCTTTTGGCACATTTAAGAATAAAGGTTGGACAGATATTGTAGAAAATGATGAAGAGCCTGAAAAGAAAGCAAAAAAATAATTTAAAGCTCTATATATAAAGTAAAAAGTCTTAGTTTTCACTAAGACTTTATTTTTTATAGAGCAGTAACTGAAAAATCATATCCAGTAGAGCCTGTTGCTTCTTCTTGTCGTTCTATTTCACCGACAGTGAATCTATTTAATTTTTCAATTAATGACTTATAAGATAATATTTTTTCTCTATTAAAAGAACCAACGTGAATTACATTATATTTCTCAATCCAATTTAGAAAAATATTTTTAAGAGCATTTTTAGCAGATACTACTTGTTTTATATCAAAAGAAGGGTTTTTATATGTTTGATTGTCCGCAGTTAAAACTGGATTGTTATGGCTAGTTAATAATACCATATTTACGCCACGAAATCTTAATAAAATTAGTTTATATATACCCGCGGTAGCTTCTTCTATTTTTCTATAACCCATTCTTTCAATTAATCTAAGATCGTCTTCTAATGTTTCTAAAATAATCGCATCTTTTAATTTACTTTCGGTTCTAGATAAATTTATTAAATTTTGTATATATTCACTCATATTTTTTACTGGTTTCGGTTTATTTTTATTTATTAAAAAAGTATAATATAAATATCTATTATGAAAAAAGACTATTACACAATTCTTGGTATAGAAGACAAAAAAGCAACAGCGGATGATATTAAAAAAGTATATCGTAAGCTTGCTTTACAATATCATCCCGATAAAAATCCTGGAAATAAAGAAGCCGAAGAAAAATTTAAAGAAATTAATGAAGCATATTCAGTTTTAAGTGATGAGACCAAAAGAAAAAATTATGATAATGGTCATAGTGATGATTATACAAATTTAAATGACTTTTTTAATAGACACAGTAATTTTAATAATACTAACTTTAATCCATTTAAAACAAGAAATAATAAACCACGTGATCCCTTTACTCCGAGTCGTGGTGATGATATTCAATATGAACTTGCTATCTCATTAGAAGAATCTATTTCTGGTTGTACTAAAGATATTACACTGGATATTTGGAAAGAATGTCCTGAATGTAAAGGTACAGGGTTAACTGATAAATCTGAAAAAGTAGTATGTAATGTTTGTGGCGGTAGTGGCATGCATACAAAACAAGCAGGTAACATGTATTTCCAAACAATGTGTCCAGCGTGCGAGGGAACAGGCATTAAGGTTACCAACACTTGTGCTGCCGGATGCGACCACGGACGCGTAAGAGGTCAAAGAATCTATACTGTAACCATTAAACCTCATTCCATAACCGGTAGCTATTTCTGTTTGAATAATGTTGGAAATATGGGTAAGTATAAAGGTGAATCTGGAAGTATTTATGTTATTATTAGAGTACAGGAACACGAGTTCTTTAAAAAGAACGGTGATGATTATTTTTGTACAGTAAGACTTCCATTAAGAACGTTTATTGAAGGCGGAATATACAAAATTCCTAGCTTTACTGAAAATAAGTATATTGAGCTTTCTATTCCAAAAAATATTAGAAATGGTGCGATGTTAAAACTGTCTAATATGGGAATTAACACCGCTCATCTTTATGTTAAATTAATGGTAGAAGTCCCCACTAATTTAACGGATTGGCAAAAAGAACTATTAGAAGAGTTCGAAAAATCTCAAATACCTGAAAATTATCCAGAAATTAACAAAATAAATAGCGCTTTGGAAGATTTTAAAAATAAAGTTTGGAAAAAAGAATAAATTTCGGTATATCTTTTGTTAATACTAACGTATATTGATATTAACAAAGGAAGAATAATGGTTCAAAATTTTATAAATTTATCAAATGGATTATTGGCAATTAAAGAATATAATTTAACAGATTATAAAATTCTTAGAATTCAATCATCACATTGTGAGCAAAAACTATTTGAAGATATTTTAGTCGGTTTATCTGATGATTTTTTATTTAGAGTTGCAATGGGTGATGAAGTAATTGTTTATGATTATGGTGCAAAGAAAAAAACACCAAGAGCAATTTGGCAGGGCTTAGAATTTATTAAGTATGTTCTACATAAAAGATGGAAAGATGAAGAATATACCCCTATTTATAGAGATAAAAACGTATTGCGGATATATTACGGACAAGAAATGAAGAAACTAAGCAGGGGCACAAAAAACAAAATAGATTATTATAAAAAGTTTTTCAAGGGCGTAATTAATATTAAAGCAATAACAAAAAGTACAAAATTTGATGGAGATACTAACGTATTATTGGAGTGTTTAAAATGAAAGTAGAAATGGCAACATATGAACAAGCATTAAGTTACGCGACATTAATGCATAAGGGACAAAAGCGTATATCTGGCGAAGATTATATTACACACCCGATTAATGTAGCAAAAAGATGTAAATCTGATAGGGCTAAAATTGTTGCTCTATTTCATGACTTGTTTGAGGATACGGTAGCAAGATATGTTGATGTTTCTGTTTTATTAGCGTATGATGAAGAAATGATGGAAGCATTAAATCTTTTAACTCGTGATGAAAAAGAGACATATAAAGAATTCATTCAGAAAATTAAAGATTCTGGCAACCTATTAGCAATAGAAGTTAAAATTGCAGATTTGCAAGATAACTTATCATCAGTTGATATATTACCGCCAGAAAAACGTTCACTAAAAACTAGATATTTAGCGGCATTAAAGGTATTACAATGAAACCAAGTATAAAAGTCGTAGAAATCTATGCCGATGCAGCAGAATCTTTTAGACATGATCAAGGTATTGATCTTGAAAAAGAAACGTATAATGAATTGGTTAGGAATTGTGAAGTACCAGAAGGTACACAAATAGAATGGAAATATTATACATATGATCCATTAAGTACAACACCAAATAAGAAAATTTACTTAAAAACAAAATAGGAATAAAAATCATGTTAAAATTACAAACATTACTTCAATCAATGCCCTTTGAAAAGGCAAAAGAAATACTTTCACTTCCGCCTTATAGTTTTAAGGTTCAAGAAAATGATCATTATGTTTTATTTGCATATAATCAAATTGAAACAGATATGTCTTTACCTGAAGCTATTGAAGCTCGTGGTATTATTTTTGAAAAAAATGCAGACTTTACACCTGTTTGTGTTCCGTTCTTTAAGTTCTGGAACTATGGTGAATCCAAAGCTTCTGTTTTAGACCATTCTTCTCTTTCTATTTATGAAAAAGTAGACGGTTCTCTTATTAAGATTTGGTGGTCAAATATTTATGATAAGTGGGTTATTTCTACAAATAATACACTAGATGCATATACTGCAGGTCTTGGTGATAATCCGCATTTTAATAATTTCGGTGAATTAGTAGAAGATATTTTAAAACAAAAGGGTATTATTAATTTCGAAACCGATGCTAATTTTAGCAAGGGTAATACCTATATGTTTGAATTAACTTCTATTTATAATAAAGTTGTTATTCGCCATGTTAAATCTGATTTAACATTTTTGGGTTATAGAGATAATTCAACGCTTCAAGAATTTGAACCCTATGATATTTATCTTAATAACGAAATTGTTCTAAATAAAGTTAAGAAGTATCCCTTAATGTCTATAGATGATATTCTTAAGGCTTGTGAAATTATGCATGGTGAACAAGAAGGCTTTGTTCTTGTAGATAAAAACTTTAATAGAGTTAAAGTTAAGTCTCCTTTCTATGTTACATTACATCACGCTAAAGATAATGGCCAATTTACTTCTGAAAAGGCTATTAGAATTATTCAAATAAATGAAGTAGATGAATTTTTAACATACTTCCCTGAATTTAAGCCTTTCTTTGATGAAATAATTGTTTTAGTAGATGATTATGTTTCAGATATGGCACAATGTTTATGTATTGTTTTAGATGGTGTTGAATTTTTATCTAGAAAAGATATTGCGTTACAACTTAAATCACATAAAGCAGCCTGGTATGGTTTTATGGTTTTAGATAAAATTCTTAAACATGAAGTATATCAAATGCCAAGAGATTGTTTTGAAAAGATGGATTCATCCAGAGCAGCAAAGTTTATAGGAGAAAAGTCAATTAAAGTGGCTTAATTATGGCAAAAGAATTATATATATGGGGCGATCCACATTTAAATCATGATAATATTAGACGTTTTTGTGGGCGTCCCTTTCCTACGGTTAAGGAAATGAATGAAGCATTGATTAGCAATTATAATGAGGTTGTTAATCCTAAAGATGATGTTATAATTGTTGGTGATTTTGCTTGGAGTGATCATAACCATTTTCTAGCACAATTACATGGTAGAAAAACACTAATAATCGGTAATCATGACAAAATGCCAGAAGCGGTACTTAGAAACTTTACTCAAGTTATTGGAACACCGACAAAACCAGGTATTTTAGAAACATGTATTGCTGGACAAAAAATATCGTTTAGTCATTATCCATTATATTCATGGAATGCTTCATTTCATGGAAGTTGGAATATTCATGGTCATTGCCACGGAAGATTAACAGAATTTGATGATCTTCTAAGAACAGATGCGGGTGTAGATTTATATAATTTCTATCCTGTTAATTTTGAAGTTCTAAAATTAAAATTACAAAGTAGAGTTCCCGCTTGGAAGAAGAAAATGGAAGAAGTTCATCCAGAAGGTGATGAGACATCTTTATCTAAAAATAAAACAGAATCTTTAAAGTTTAAACAAATGTTTGAAGAACAAAAAGCTAAAAATACAAATCTACTTAAAGTAGACTATACATATAGAAAGGCTTAAAATGGACACACCGACATATTACGATAATGTATGTAATGAAGCATTAGATCTTCAAAAACAAATGAATTTAACAGACGTCCAAACCCTTCTTTATAATCATATTTGTAGGGGTGATTTCTATCTTAGGAATGAAGATGGCCAACATTTTTATGATATTAATAATGAAGGTTTCGGTTATTTTGGTGAACGTGCTTGGGTTAAGAGACAATTTAGTAAACTTGTAAATGCGGGTTTAGTAAAATTTGAGTCTTTAAGAGATTGCAGGTCAAAACAATGTACTTCTTGGGTTTGGTATTTACCTAAATTTAATTATAACGATTTGGTTGATGCTTGTTGCTATGTTACTACACATAATTTAGCAATGATCAAAGACCGTTTCAATCTCCCAGATGGATTTTCTAAAGTTGGTAAATATGGAGATTTAGAATTAATTAAGAACAATGAAGGTTATACTTTTAAGTATAAAGGCGAAGAAAGTATATATTCTTGGGATTATGATGGTAAAGGTATAAAAGAAGATTTGACGGATATAACAGGACAACCAACATGGGAATCCGCTCAATATTATGATTCATTTTCTGAGATGTCGCATGATATTATATCGTTCATGGTTAATGACGGGTATAAATTAAAAAATGTTAAGGGATATACACAAAAACGGAGGTTTAAAATCTAAAATGAGTAATGTAATTAAAATTCGAGTTGAAACATCACAAATAGTGGAAACATGTAAACAAGCGGTTGAAAAACTTGCTATTTATAAAGCTAAAAAATATGAAGAATTGCTTTTAGCTATGGTTAGACCAGTAGAATATAGTTTTTTTGGTTTAATAAAAACACAAAGCGCTGTTGATAGAGAAAAAGCTATTGAAATTATTAAAAATTGTGAATTTTATGACTATTATGAGCGTTATGCTGGAAAGGCAACCCAAATTTATTACGAATATAGAAGTCAATATGAAGGTCTTAAAGAATTAATGTTAAAATTAATTCCATATGCTCCTGATAGTACTGAAGGCTCAATGCTTTTGCCGCTTGATGCATGGAATGAAATTTGTAATATTTCATTGATGAAAGTATAACCATGAAAACATTAGATAAATATGCATTTAAAAATGCTACATGCGTTACAATGCAAACGTTGATTGGTGTTTCTACTAGAAGGTTTCCAGTAGATCACGGTAATTGTTTTTCTATTAAATGTGATAATAATATACAGTATAAAATTGTTAATTTTGTATTAGAAAATTTAGAAAGATTGGTAGAAAAAAAGATTATAAATTGGCCTATTAGAATTCTTCCAATTTCAGAAAGACACGCAGTAATTATAGATGAAAGAATTCCTGAAAAGTGGTATAGTAAAAAATATTGTGAAGTTTGCTGTCCGTTTGATTTATTACCTCATAATCAAAAAATGTCATATGTTAGAAAATTATTGACTAAAGAAATTGAAGAAATTGAATGTCAAGATGGTTCTATTATAGTAAAAAGAGAATTTAAAACGCCGCCACAAAGAACATTAAAACCAGGATGGACTGTACAACAAGAAACTGATAGTGGTATTATATACTGTGATAGTATTCCGGTAAATTTAAAAAAGAAAATATGAGAATTAATAAAATTATATGTATACTTTTAGCTTTTTCTTTTATATGTGGATGTGCCACATATTTTGAAAGAAGTGAGTATCCTAGATATAACCAGTATTATCCTGCAACTAAAAGGGATTATGAAGTATTATCTACTGTAACACATGATATTATTTATGGAACAGGATCTCCTCACAATGTAGGGGGTGAAATAGGTGTTCTTTTGTCTCCGATAATAATTCCATGTTTTTTAATAGATTTACCTATTTCTATAACATTTGATACGTTGTTTTTCCCTCTTGATTATTTCGATAAAAACTCAAACTAAAATATAAAACGTTGGTATATTTTAACCTCTATGTTATGTATAGTATTATACATAACATTTCGTATTTATAAGGAGCAATTATATGGGTTACATGGGATTAGAGAATTATATGGCATCTGATGAAGCATCAGATTTTGTTTGTACTGTTCTTGGAAGCATTGAAAAAGACTGCGAAAAACAACTTAAAAATAAAGCCAATGAGTATAATACTCCAGGATATGTTAATATTGCTCTATTTGCTGAAGCATTTTTAAAGAATATTTCAATCTATTCAGATGATAAGCTATATAAGATTTTAGAGCAAGTAAAAAACAAGCTTGATGAACAAGTAAAAGCTATTAAGAAAATGGAATATTGGAAAGACCAACAAATGCATATTACAGCATTTAAACGGATGTCCAAAAATATTAAGAAAATTTTAGAAAATGCCTATTAAAAGGGCGTGTTATGATAGTAAGCGATTTAATAGAACTATTAAAAAGTATGCCGCCAGATAAACACGTTAAAATATGTGCAGGCTATACTTTTTTGTTACAGGGTGTAACATGTTCTGACGATGATGATTATGTTGAATTATATTAATTAAATAAAGGAATAAAAATGAACGATAACAAACTTAATTCAATCGGTTTCTATACAATGTATGATGAGCGCGTCAGTAAAGTTTCAGCGACTTCACAAATGAAGCGTTGTGAACTTATTATTACAGAATATTGTAATTTCAAGTGTCCTTATTGCCGTGGTCTTGCTGATTATATCTATGGTAATAGAAAGATCAAGCAATTGACATTTAAGGAAATTTGTTATATCATCGATCAGTGGTGTAAGCTTGAGCCTTTGGAGAGTATCAGATTTTCTGGTGGAGAACCTACTCTTCATCCCGATATTGTAGATGTTATCAAATATGCGAAGGCAAAAGGTATTAAGAATATCGCAATTTCTACAAATGGATCTTCTCCTCAGGAATTATATGATCAGCTGTTAGAAGCAGGTGTTAATGACTGCTCAATTTCATTAGATGCTTGTTGTGCAGAAGATGGCGATCATATGGCTGGTGATAAGAAGGGTGCTTGGGATATTTTAACAAAAAACATTGCATATATCGCTAAGAAATGTTATGTTACTGTTGGTGTAGTTTTAACTCCTGAAAATGTTGATAAAACTATTGATACTGTTAGATTTGCTCATACATTAGGTGTTGCCGATATTCGTATTATCAGTGCTGCTCAGTGGAATCAGCCAATTCCTAGACTTAATGAAATTGAACAGGAAATTTTAGAAGCACACCCAATTCTAAAATATCGTGTTGGACATTTCGCAAATGGTGTTAATGTTAGAGGTATTTCTGATACTGATAGCAAGAGATGCTCACTTGGTTACGACGACGCAATCGTAGCGGGTGAATATGCGTTCCCATGCATTATCTATATGCGGGAAGGTGGTAAACCTATCTGTAAGGTGGGAGATGATATGCGTGAACGTAAGATAGAATGGTTAAAGACACATAACACACATCTTGACCCTATTTGTAAAAAGAATTGCCTGGACGTGTGCGTTTCGTACAACTGCAAATACAGAGAAATTCATGGAGAACAAGCTTAACATAGAAAGATTTCCAGCATTCGAATTTACCTTTGATAAATGGAGTGCCGGAAGTTTATATAACCTTGGCATAGATGGACATAAACATCTAATGTTTAGATATGCCATGCGTTATATTAGACAATATGCAATTGGTTATTGTCATGTTGAGTATATTCAAGTTCGACCGAAGCTTGATTGCGTAGCTGTTATGTTTTTCAAAGACGAAGTACAATTTTGGACACATTTAACTTTTTCCGAGTTTAGAAGAATATTCCCGGAAGTTCCTAACGATGAAATTTATGAATAAGAATTTAAATAATATAGAATTTTTAAGAAAATTAGCATTTACTGATTTATTAACTAAATGCTATAATAGAAATTGGTTAAAGTATTGTTATGACAGTACTCTTAATGCTTCTACTTATTATTTATTCATAGATATTAAGAATTTAAGGGGTATTAATAATGATTCCGGGTATTTACATGGTGATACCACGTTAAAAAATACAGGAATATATTTAAAAAAATTCGGAGATGTTGTTCGTCTTGGTGGTGATGAATTTCTTGTTATCTGTAAAAATGAAGATATATATTTAAAGGCTTTATCCTATAAGTATAAGAAATTTCATATTACAGGTGTTAAGAGTTGTAGTCCTATAACTCGAATAATCGAAAAATTAGATAAGAAGTTAAAAAAGTAAGGTATATTTTAATGATGATATTACTTATAATATCATCATTAAGTATTTATTAAGGAGAACATATGTTAATGATTATTGGTTGGTATTTTATTGGTTTAATTGGAATAACGTCATTTTTATGGCTTTTAGACGAATTACCGTCTTTAAACCAAATTATGGTAAAAGATATACTTACGGTATGTTTTTTTAGTTCATTTGGACTATTCGTATTTGCAGGTCATATATTATATTTTATTATATTTTTAGTTATTACTATTCAACCGATTTTAAATACAAAAATTGTTGATATTTTTAAAAGAAAGACAAAATAATATGAAAATTAAAACAATATATGATATTAAACCATTATGGTTGAGAAGAGTTTGTGTGATATTTTTAGGTGTTCCATGCCTTATATTTATAATGTTTGGTACAGCCTGTTGTGAATGCTGTTCAGGTGTTAGGCAATTTATTAAAATATGGAAAAATGAAGTTTAAAATATAAAACAAGAATTAATGACTTATGCAACACTAACGGAGGTAAATTAACATGAGAAATCTAGCATCTATACAGACAGTTGATAAAATTATTGAAATTCCTAAAGCGAATACTATTGAATTAGTTACATTTAAAAATGTGGCTTGGCAATGTGTCGCTAAAAAAGGTGAATTTGTACCTGGTGGTTTATGCGTTTATTTTGAAATCGATTCTCTTTTACCCAAAGAAAATACAGCTTTTGCTTTCATGGAAGCTCGTAAATTCAGAGTTAAAACCGTAAAATTCATGACTGAATATTTATCACAGGGTCTTGCGTTACCTATTTCAGCTTTTCCCGAGCTTGATATTGAAAAAATGGCAGATGGTTTAGACGTTACAGAAGTATTAAAAATCACCAAGTATGAAAATGATGCAGGTGATGATGAAGAAGCTGTAGAAGAAATGTCTAAAAATAGAAAGAAATATGGAAAATTTAGAAATCTATTAATGAAGTATAAAATTGGTAGATTTATTGTTCGTACCTTTATCGGTAATAAACCTACTGGTAATTTTCCTACACACCTTTGTGCCAAAACCGATGAAACACGTATTCAAAATCTAGTTTCTTTATTTGAAAAGGCGAAGGGTATTGAATTCATTATATCTGAAAAATTAGAAGGTCAATCTGGTACATATATTCTACAAAAAGGTAAATTCTTTAGAAAAAATACCTTTTATGTATGTAGTAGAAATAATTGCTATCCGACAAAGATTCCTAATAACTTCTGGTATATTGCAGATAAGTATAAAATCCAAGAAATACTTGAAAGTCTTATGAGAAGTTTTAAGGATGCAACACATATAACACTACAAGGCGAAATTGTAGGACCAAAAGTTCAGAAAAATATCTATAAATTAGAAGATCTAGAGTTTTATGCGTTCAATATAGTTGTAACCTTTAAAAATGGCGATGTTACAGCTTTTAACCCTAAATTTATAAAAGCCTTACTAGAAATAGTATATGAACATACAGTAAAGGCGGAAAATAAAATTACACATTGTCCTATTTTAGGTACATGTATCTTAGGTGTCACACCTGGATATAGAACAGTTGAAGAAATTTTACAATCTGCTGAAGGATGTTCAACTCTTTTCAATACACATAGAGAAGGATTAGTTCTTAGAAACATGGGAATGCATTATTCTTTCAAAGCCGTATCAAATGCATATCTATTAAAACGCGGCTACTAAAATTGTATCTGTAGCAGATACAATATGGAGCAAATATGATAGATAAACATATATATATTGAAGGTTGGAGAGATTGGCCAAAAGAATCTTTTGGTGGATGGGCGCCTGGAAATTATGAGTATTCTATTATTTGTAGAAAATGTAATGGTAGTTACGTTGGAAGCAAATATTCATACCATTGTTATCCATGCGCATTGAAACAATATGAAGAAGATATTCAAAAGAATTTAGGAAGCGGAATATGAAAATTAATATTAATAATAGATGTAAAGTTATTCTTACAGAAAATGCTCTTGAATCATTATGTTTTAGTAAAGATGAAATTAAAAGACTTAATAAAGATACAAGAGAATATACCGATGAATTATGGTCTTTAATGAACACTTTTGGTGAATATTTTAAAGCAGCTGGCGATAACCAAATATTTGAAAATAATGAAATAGAAATTATAGAAGGTACATAATGAGGGCTAAGTTATATTTAGTTCCAGATAATGCATTTTAAGGAGTGGTAAAAATTATGAAAATTAAAATAAGAGATTATGGCCAAAATGGAAAAGAAATTTCTATTAAAGTAAAAAATAATGGAAAAACTTCTACTAAAAAGTTTTATTATACTCCCTCACAATTTGGTTCATCGGAAAGTTTTGAGGCTAAATCTAATACAAAGACTCCTATTTTTGTATTACTTAATATGTTATTAGAAGATATTGGACAAAAAGATGCATTACAAGTATCCAAAGAACAAATTAAAGCCAAAAAAGAAGCAGAAAAGGCTCGTGAACATAGAATTAATGAAACAGTAAAAGCATTTAAAGCTATGTGTAAAAAAGAATTGAAAGATAGAAAAGCCAAAGGTTTATGTAATGCAATATTATATCATGGACCAGGACATCAATCTAAAACATTTTGTGAATGCAAAGGTCCACATAAAAAACATAAATGTAATTTTGGTAGATATGATGAAACAGAAGAATGGACAGGAATGAAGGGATATGCAGGGTATTAATATGAACCTAAATAAAGGACAATATGAATAAATTATCAAATTATCATTTTGGTGCCGTAAGAAAAGTTCCAAAATGTAATGAAAATAGAATAGTTATAAGTACCTATTATCCATTATGTTTAGGTGAAGATTATACACATATATATAATCCACCTGATGATTATTTGTGTATGCATCCTACAGATTGGAATATGGTATTTTGTGAGAAATGTTTAGCCCTTAAAAAACAACAAGAGGAAGTAAAATGAAATTTAATGATATAAATGTTGGACAAGTTTTTATAACAAATTTATTACCAGTAGATATTGCGAATAAATGCGGGGTAATTTGTATAGAAAAACAACAAACACCCAATAAGCTCATTATGAAAAGAATGAATTCAGATGAACAATGGATGATTTTTGCAGATAAGACCACTGATGAATGTAATATGGGAAATTGGATTAAAAAAGATTAATATAGCAAAGATGCATTAATTGGTGTATAGATGTTGAAATATTGTATAATGTATTTATACAAATGGATATACCATTTATCATATCAGAGGAATATAAAAAATGAAAACAGTAATTGGAAAGTATAATGAAGCAAAAATTTTTGCAACAACAGTTGAAGCTTCATGTGAACAGCAAATTTTAGATTTATGTAATGAGTCTTGGGCGCAGGATTGTAATATCCGTATTATGCCTGATTGCCATTCTGGAAAGGGATGTGTAATCGGTACTACTATGACAATCAAAGATAAGATCGTACCCAATTTGGTAGGCGTAGATATTGGCTGCGGTATGCTTACTACTAAGTTCAGAGCATTAAAGCTTGATTTAAAGCAAGTTGATAGAACAATTAAGCAGGAAATTCCTATGGGTAGAAATATTCATAACGAAGCTCTTGTTGATTTTTCGCCTGAATTGAATAAGCTTTGGGCCGTTAAAAAGGAAATAGGTTTTGATAAGGTTTCTAGAAGTCTTGGTTCTTTGGGTGGTGGAAATCACTTCATTGAAATCGGAAAAGACGAAGATGATTGTTATTATCTAGTTATCCATAGCGGTTCAAGAAACTTTGGTAAGAAGGTAGCTGAATACTATCAGGGTAAAGCTGTTGATTATCATAAACTTCTTACAGGTGATGCTAGAAAGGCTTTTATTGAACAATTAAAGTCAGAAGGTCGTCAAGATGAAATTAAAGATGCTTTAATTAAATATAATGAGCAGTATAATACTGATTTGTGTTATTTAGAGGGCGCATTATTTAATTCATATTTAAACGATATGAAAATTGCTCAGAAGTTTGCTTCTTTAAACAGATATACTATCGCTAATATTTTATGTAAGGCTTTTCAGGTTGGACCAATAGAACAATTTGAAACAGTTCATAACTATATTGATACTGATAATATGATTCTAAGAAAAGGCGCAATTTCAGCTCAAAAGGATGAAAAGTGTTTAATCCCTATTAATATGAGAGATGGTTCTTTATTATGTGTCGGTAAGGGTAATGTTGATTTTAACTATTCTGCTCCTCATGGTGCAGGACGTTTAATGTCACGTACTAAGGCTAGACACGAGTTATCATTAGATGAGTTTAAGGATACAATGTCTAATGTATATTCATCTACTGTTGGAATGTCAACACTTGATGAAGCGCCTATGGCATATAAGCCAATAGCAGAAATCTTAGAAAATATTAAAGATACTGTTGATGTTATAACACAGATTAAACCTATTTATAACGTTAAAGCAGAAGAGTAAAATTATGAGAAGAGAATTCATTACAGAAATTTGTTCATGTTTTAAATGCCCTATTTTAGAGAATAGGGAAGAAATTAAAAGCTGTATTTTGGGTTCTGCTTGGTTTGAATATAAACATTGTTTTTATTTTGGTAATAGTTGTAAAACAGATTTCTCAGAAGAGCAAGATAATAAATTAAGACTTGAATTAGAGGTCTGGTTTAGAAATTGTCCAAAATGGAAATATATAGGAGAATAAATTATGAAAAAATTCTTTAAAAACCTTTTTATTAAAATTGGTGTTATTAAAAAAATTGATAAAAGTCAAACAATAGAAGAAAGAGAACAGGAATTAGTCAAGAAAGTAAATGATATTCTTCTTGAACCTGAGAGTATTGATACAATGATTCCCCCGTGTAAGAAATGTATTCATTACAAGGGGTATGATTTAAAATCATTACGGCCAGACTGTATTAGACCAACCGGCGATAGAACTATCGTAAATGATTATGAAAATGGTATTAGTAGTTCTATTATTGATAGAATTCATAGAGAATGTTGTAGAGAAAGAGAAATATCATCTGAAAAATATAGAATTAGATGTGGTCCGTGTGCACTTTTCTTTAAAGAAAAGGAAATAAAATAATTATGACTAATGTAGAAAAAATGGCTAAAATCTTAAAAGATGAAGGCGTAACACATTTTAATATGTTTTTACCTTCATGTCCAAAGGATGCTTCAGAAGAATATAAAGCTGGTGAATTTTTAAGAATGTATAAAAATATGAACAGTGGTAAAACAATTCATGGTGTTGAAGGATTCGATTTTTGGTAAGTTATGAATATTAAAGACTTACCTAAAGATGCATATGCTAGAATAATAAGTACAAGTTTAAGTATTTATAAGAGAGCAGAATTTGTATATAGAACAGATGAGGATAGTTTGCTTACGCCTGGTACAGGTTTTCCAATATTTACAGGTTTTTTTAAAAAGATACCAGAAACATATAATGATTTTGAAATAGAAATCATAAGTAAAGAGGAATTTAAGAAGGCTGATGTTTATAATAGACCTAAAAAGCCATTAAAATTACTTGATAGTCGTATAACATTACAAGAGTGGAATAATTTATCAAAAGAAGAAAGATGGCCAGATTTATATGAAAAAGAATTATAAATATGTAACACCACTAGAAGCATTTAGACTTGGGTATGAATATGAAACGACATGTGTCTTTTGTAAGAGAAAAGGTTTGACTAATATACATATGCATCATATAGTACCTAGAGCAAAAGGTGGAAAAGAAGTAGCTCCTACCTGTAGTGATTGTGAAGGATTTATTCATAATACTTGGAGTCATAATGAACTTAGAGATACATATAATACCGTAGAAATTATCAAAAAAGACGAGAAATATCAAAAGTTTCTTAAATGGCTTTTAAAACAGAAACCTGAAAAGAGTTTTAAAACTATTAGAAATAATAATAGACCAAAAGGAAAATATACATGAAGACAGTTGTTTTAGGTAATGGATATTTAGGTTCAGAATTTAAAGATCAAGGTTTTACTGTCTTAGGAAGAGACGAATTTGAAGTAATAAAACTTCCCAGGGATCAACATAAATATTTTGATAAAATATTATCTGAATATGATGTTATTATTAATTGTATTGCAACAAGTAATACTAGATTCTGTGAAGAGTATTTTGAAGAAGCATATTTTACAAATTGTCAAATTCCTGCATATTTAAGCACTTGGTGTAAGAAAAATGGTAAAAAATATGTTCATATTTCTACTGGATGTTTATATGATAAGAATAATATCCCACAAAAAGAAACAGATTTTATAGCAGCACATTGTAACTATACTCTTAGTAAATGGATGGGTGAAAAAGCATGCCAACCTCAAGATTTAATCATACGCCCACGTTTACTTTTTGACTATAAAGATAATCCTAAAAATTTATTATTAAAACTTAAAAAATATAACAGACTTACTAGAGAATTAGATAGCGCAACTAGTACAAGGACTGTAGTACAGGCTGTTACACATTTACTTAAAGCCGAACAAAGTGGAATATTTAATGTTGCATGCGAAGGTTATATTAGTATGGCAGAAATAGGAACTTTACTAGGAAAAACGACTATAGAAGAAGTTTCAATAGACGATGTTCGTAAACAACAGAATTTATATATTGTTAATACAATAATGGATATATCAAAATTAAAACAATTCTATACTCCTTCTGATATTAAAGAAGAAATTGAAATAATGAATAAAGGTATTAAAACATGAAAAAAATTATTGTAGTGGGTAGATTTTTGGTTGCAGATACAACTAATAAAAATGGTTCATATTCCAGAATATATGATAAGGAATATGTACATTTTTTAAAAACCTCGGTTAATAGTAGAGAGAAAAACAAAAAATAATATGAATACACAAGATGCAGAGTATATAAATACGACAATAAAAGAAGAAGGATTTGATTATTGTTTTGATGGATATTCTAGTTTTGAAGATATTAAAGATGAACGTTTTCATTCTTTAAGACAAAAATATCTAAATGCTAAAAAAGATCTAAAACAATATATTCAAGTAAGTTTACCTAATTGTGGTGTTCCAGAAGGAATAGATATTGAAGCTGAATTATGGAAAGCTTTAGGTGAATCTATGAAAGAAGAAGCAAAAAAAGAAGATTTAGAATTTTTAGAACAGTTAGAAAAGTTTTATAAAAGAACAACATATAAAGGTGAGATAACAGAATTAAAACCTAATCAAGTGTTTGTGTTCGGTTCCAACACACAGGGGCGTCATGGAAAAGGAGCAGCATTATTGGCTAAGGAGAAGTTCGGAGCTATCCAGGGGCATCCTGAAGGCTTCCAGGGTCAATCCTATGCTATAATAACAAAAGACTTAACCAAAACAGTCCACCCGTCTGTTTCTGAAGAAAAAATAATAGAACAGATACAACGATTATATGAATTTGCTAATGTAAATAAAGATCACGAATTTATTGTTGCATATAAGGGAAATTCGTATAATTTAAATGCGTATACATCACAACAAATGGCAGTTATGTTTTCAAAATTTGATATTCCTGAGAATATTGTTTTTGAAGAAGAATTCGCCAAATTAATAGAAAAACAACAAAAAGAAAAGGTATAATATGGATAGTAAATTATTCATTCCAAAGAAAATAAAAGTAGGGTTTAATAATAGAAGCGATACCTATACAGGTAAGCTTGGATATGTAATTTATTGGGATGCTAAAGGCGTTCTTCGTAAAGTTAATTCTTGGGAAGGTTGGAGATCTAAGGAAATTGAACCTCAAGAGTTTAATAATGAACCCATGGAAGGTTTCGTTTTAAATCGTGATGTTGGTGGCGGAAGACGCTCATATTATTCATGGGATGCACGTATAGAAAAGGTTAGAGTTTATGATCCTAGAGGATTTGAATTCGAAATTTCTATTCCTAATTTGTTGTTTATTCTACAAGAATGTACTTCTACTAAAGGTAAAGGCATTGAGGGTGAAATGGTATATTCATGGAATGGTCCAGAATTAGTGCTTTTACCTGTTTCATGTAAAGAGTATAAGGAATGTCTAAATTATACAGAATATCAGAAATGTAAGTTCAGCGCTAAAAACTTAAAGGTCGGTTTGACATATAGAACTAAGAAAATGGAAGATTATGTTTATATGGGACAATATGTCTGGACACCTTGCTATGGTTCATCATATGGTAAAAAATGCCATATATTTGGACAATATGAAATAAATCAATATAGTAAGAAACCATATACAAATTTTAGAGCTACTACTTCTACAGATTTCTTAGCAGAGCAAGTTGGTGATGCAGTAGATCCTACATTCGCAGACCTATTTACAGCATTAGAAAAAGAAGATGGATATGCTACATGCACTAGTATTGTAGTAAAAAAACCTGAAAATCGTTATAGCAGCAGAGATAATTATAATAAATGTGGAATTTTCTATAAGAATGAATATTATATTGGAAGTCTTTCACATGATTATAAATATCCCAATAAGGATTATAGTAAACAGGGTTCATATAAATATGAAGTCGAATTAAATAAAAAGGTTTCAATTGTTGATGGGGGTTTAGTAGAAAAAATAATTAAAGAACCCATTAAAATTGAATGTACAGATCTTACAGCAGAAGGTATTACCTGTGGAGCGCTTATCGCGACAAATTCAAAAAATAAAGAAAATCATATCGTATACGTATACTAAGGAGAAATAAAAAATGACACAAAATGATATAAAAATTGATGGATTATTGCAGAAAATTGCAGATCAAAAGAAAAAGTTAGGGCCAAAACCTAAATCAACTCTTATTACAAACGGTGTTCTACAAACACACACTAAGACATATAATATTAATGTGAGTGGAATACAGCAATTAGTAGAAGCTTATGCTGACCTACTAAAGATTAAGCAAGAACATTCATATATGCAAGATGCAATGGATATTCTTAACGTTAAATCAGTTGGATATGATATTGGTGGTTATTCTATTACGGATTGGATGGAAGATATTAAGAATAAAGTAGCAGCCGTACAATGGAATGAACGTAAGCGTGAATTAGATAAGACTGAAGAAAAGCTTAATCAAATGGTTTCTGAAGATGTTAAGACATCAAAAGCTCTTTCTGATATTGAAAATCTACTTCAATGATAAAAAATCAAATTAATATTAAATATGGAATTATAGTCACAAAAAATGATGAACCCTATCCTAAAAGGGTTCATCATTTTTGTGGTTATGAAGCTCCACCTGAAATATCAGATATTCAACATCTAATCTATGAGTTAATGTATGATAAAGAATTTAATTATCCAGATTTATTACTTAATTATACATTAGCATTAGCTAAACCCGATGTAGTAGAATATTTTAAAAAAGAACTAGAATGAATAAAAAATTAATAGCATATGATATAACCGGATTACAAAAAGAAATATCTATTGGCGATGAAGAAGATTTTTCAAATATCCGGTGCCAGAGATGTAATTGTGTATTAGTGATTAAAAGTGGATATTGGCATAATACAGCCGTATGCCCAATATGTAATAATCAAAATTCAGAGTTTTATTCAAATGAAGAAGAAATAAAAAAAACATCTGAATATATTAACACTTTAATTAATGACCTATATTATTATAACAATCTATTAAAAGTTATTACTGATAAAAATAAAGTTAGAGAAAGAAATAAAAATATTATAATACCATAAGGTGTATTAGTTTATTACATTTTAATATAATATTTATATGAATGAATTACTAACAAGAGATGATTTTAGAGAATCCGTTTTTAAAAGAGACGGATTCAAATGTCTTTTTTGTGATTGTACTGAAAATTTAGATGCGCATCACATTATAGAACGTCGTTTATTCACAGATGGTGGATATTATATTGATAATGGAGCAACCCTTTGTCAAAAACATCACTTAATGGCAGAATCTACTGAATTAACTTGTACTGAACTTAGAGAAAAAGCTAATATCAAAACGATAGTTTTGCCTGAAGATTTTTACAGCGATTGTAATTATGATAAATGGGGAAATATTTATATTGGCCAATTGCGAACAAAGGGGCCGTTATTTTTTAATGAAAGCGTTCAGAAAATATTAACTGGTAGTTTTACAGATTTTGTAAAATATCCTAGAACATATCATTTGCCCTGGTCAGAGTCTAAAACTGATGATGATAGAACACTGACAAATGTGGATCATTTTCTTAATGAAGAAGTAGTTGTTACAGAAAAAATGGATGGTGAAAATTCCACTCTTTATAATAATTATTTCCATGCTAGAAGTTTAGATGGAAATAGTCATTGGACACAAAATTGGTTAAAGAATTTTCATGCCTGTTTTAAATTTGATATTCCGACTGGTTGGCGTATTTGTGGCGAAAATGTATATGCCAAACATAGTATTAAATATGAAAATCTTCCTTCATATTTCTTCTGTTTCTCTATTTGGACCGATAGAAATCTCTGTTTATCCTGGGATGATACTCTAGATTGGTGTAAATTATATGAAATTGAACATGTTCCAGTTTTATACGAAGGTATTTTTGATGAAGAAGTTATTAGAAACTTACCTTTAAATAAAGAAAAGCAAGAGGGATATGTTATTCGTAAACGAAAAGCTTTTGCTTATGGTGAATTTTCAAAATCTATTGCAAAATTTGTAAGAAAAAATCATGTACAAGATACTGTACATAATTGGAAAAGCAGTAAAATTGAAGTTAATGGTTTAGAATAAATATGATTAATTTTAAAAAAATATGGAATATATGGGCAAAAGCGTTAGGCCCAAAAGCTTCTGATAATGATAAAGAAGCCGATTATATTGCTATAATTAGAACAGTAATCTTATTGATATATATTATAACAAATATTGTAATTATGGGTGGTGTTTGGAGACATTGGTAATAATATGAATGATGAAATAAAAGTTATATTAGCTGCAGGACTTATTCCTACAGACAGTATTGTTAGAAAAATTACTGGAACATACAAGTATAAAATATCAAGACAAATTAAAATTTATCCTGATAATAATGGTAAACCAGAAGTAATAGATGCAAAGGATGGTAGTGCTTTCTTGATTTCATGTGAAAACGTTAGATCCGACATCAGCTGTGTTTCTGGAACTTCTGAATTAGTTTGGTTAACAACTGAAGAAGATTTACATTCATGGTTAGCAGAAAGAATAGATAGGGATTAAATATGAAAATAATTTTTGTAGATGTAGATGGTGTTTTGAATTGTAAGAATACTACTGATACTGTCATGGGCGATGATGGTCGTAGATATGATGGCATAGATTCAGATAAAATTCAATTATTAAAAGAAATAATTGATAAAACTGATGCTTATATTATTTTATCTTCTACCTGGAGATTATATGATACGTTTACAGAATACCTAGAGGAAAAACTTGGTGACTATAAAGTCAGAATAAAAGGTATTACTCCAAGATCAAAAGCTTTTACCTATACCTATAGATTTAGAGAAATTCAAAACTGGTTTAATGAAAATGATACTCGGGATATTGTTAATTATATTATTTTAGATGATATTGATGAAGAAATGGTTGAAACTTTTGGAGATCATTATTTTAAAACAGATGTTGATATCGGATTAACCAGAGAAATCACAGATAAATGTATAGAGTATTTAAATAAGGAATAAAATATGAATGATATTGTATATTTAATTCATGCACATTATGATGATCGTGAACATATTTGGGATAGGGTTTCAGAACATGTTGTTTTAAAAGATGCGATCCTTACAAAAAAAAGTCATGAAGAAGATCAAGATTGTAGATGGTGTTCAATTTTCGTTGGAAGAGAGATGACAGATAAAGAATTGGAGTAAAAAATTATGCAAAAAGTATTAGTTTTATCAAAAGATACAGATTTAACTGAAGATTTTAACTTTAACGATCTCGAAACGTTATTACTAGATGGATGGAAAGTAATATCTTCAGAAAATATTTTAGATTGGTATTCTTGTTATGCTGGAGCAGCATCGTATACATATAAAATTGTTTATATTTTAGAGAAAGAATAAAATATGAATTGTCCAATTAATAAACAACAGTATGATAATTTAGTAGAGAGAGAATTGACTCGTAGTCGTAATGCTAGACGTACATTAAAAGATAGACTACTTGCTTTTCAGATTACATGTCTGCACAAGAATACTAAATATGTTCCAGATGCTTCAGGTAATAATGATTCATATACTGAATGTATTGAATGTGGTAAGGAATTATAAAAAATTAAATTATATGAAAAGAATACCTGCTGTACAATGGGGACTATCTAAAAGTCCAATAGAAATGCGGAAATTAAAAATTGAAGCGGGTACTTCAATTATTCCAGCAGGCTGTTATTGTTATGATGAAAAAGGTAAATGCCCTTACTTTGATAGTTCAAGTAAATACAATGAACAAAATGACGGTTTTTGCTGGTATTTAGAAAAAGGCGACTGGATGACCAGAGAAGAGGGTGGAACATTTTTATTATTTGATCAATGTAAAGAATGTGGAATAAATGATAATAATGATGAAATTTATTTAAATAATGATAAATAAAATATATAAGTATATAATATATTTTTCTAGAAATAATAAAATATATTAAATCTTACATAAAAATATTAGATTTTCTAAAAATTTAATATAATAAGAAAGATTAATATGGATAACGAAGTAATTGTATTAGATGGAAGCATTGTAAATATAGTAAGTGAAAAAACTATAGGACCAAATAAACTTAAATATTGTATTTTATTGTTACAAGTAAAAGGTTCAAAAAATAATATCATTCCTATAAATGTATATGGTATGAATGTAGATAAAGCGAAGTCATTAAAAATAGGTACTAATTGTAGTGTAAATACTACTATTTCAGCTAAAGGATATAAAGATAATTATTTTATTTCTTTAGACTTAGTAAGTTTAATGGTAAAAATGGATAGTAAGTAGTATAATTGTATCTAGTATGGATACAATAGGAGTATTATAAGTATGAATAAGTTAAATGAAGTTCTTTGGGAATTCACAAATAAGTGTAATAAAAACTGTGAATATTGTGGATCTAAAGATTTAATGAATAATGGAGCACAAGAGCTTACAATTGAGCAAAAACTTGATGTATGTAAGCAGATTGTATCTATGGGTATTAATGAATTAACTTTTACAGGCGGTGAGCCTTCTGTAAAAAGTAATGATCTATATAAAGTAGTTCAATATTTTAGAGATAATGCTCCAGGTATAAAGTTGAAGATTTTAACAAATGGTAATTTGTTTAAAGGCCATGATTTATATAGACATGGTGTAATTATAGATAATATGACATCTATAGGCTTATCATTAAATACATTAGACGATATTTTAGAGTTAAGGAAATATAGGGATACTATCCCATACGAAAAAACAGCAGCTGTTATTAATTTTGGTAAGCATAATATTGGAGATTTTGTAGAATTAATTAAAGCGGGTTTAAATTTTTGTGCTATACAGGTTCAATTAACAATGGGAAATGATCTCCAGTTAGATTTACCACAAATTAAAGTTCTTTTATCTTCTATACAAAAAGTAAATGAATCGGGTTTAGGAAAAATTTATATCGGTGATAATTTGAGTTATCACACTTCATGTGTTGCAGGTAAAAGCGCTTGTAGTATAACTTTTGATGGAAAAGTTGTAGCATGTTTATCACATAGATGTTTTACTAAAATTAAATACCATGGAAATTTGTTAACAGATAAATTTTCAGACATTTGGAGTCTTTGTTTTAGAGAATATAGAAATAGAGATGCTGAACCTCTTTCTTGTAAAGATTGTACTAGAATATGTAAACTAAAACAATCAACAGATACAATACCAGATACAACCACAACAATAACGTGGACACAAGAAGAATTAAAAACAGATTGGACAAAAGTAACAATGCCAACTCTTATAACATATGGTGTTGGTGATTTTTCAAGAGATCAACATGTATATGTTTATGGTGTTATTAATCCCAATACGACTGGTTATTATGCGGGTAAATTAGATATGACATCTCATAATAACACAAATAATTTAAAATAAAATTTTATGATTAATAAATTAAAAGATATTAAAGAATCACTCTGTTATGATGATGTTTTATTACTTCCTCGGTATAGTACAATAAAATCTAGATTTATTGACGTAGATCTTAGCGTTACATTAGATAAGAAAAGAGGTATAACTTTAAAACTACCGATTATTTCTAGTCCAATGGATACAATTACTGAAGATAGAATGGCTATTGTGATGGCTGATGTGGGTGGATTGGGCATCATCCATAGATATAATACAATAGAAAGACAAATTTTCTTGTTATCTACCGTATTATTTGATAATTCAGATAGAAATGTTGCATGTGCTATCGGTATAAGCGGTGATTATTTAGAACGAGCCGAAAGATTGGTTAAATCTGGATGTAGAATTTTATGTTTAGATGTTGCACATGGCCATTGTGAACAGATGAAGATTGCGTTACAAACACTTCGTCCGCTATATCCCGATATTCATTTAATGGCCGGTAATATTGCAACAAGTATTGGTGGATGTGAATTACAAGAATGGGGTGCTGATAGTATTCGTTGTGGTGTGGGTAGTGGAAGTATCTGTAGTACAAGAATTCAAACAGGTCATGGTCAGCAAGTTCTTCAGACAATTGTTGATTGTGCTGAACATGTTTCTGACGATTTACCATTAATTGCCGATGGCGGAATTAAAAATTCTGGTGATATAGCTAAAGCTTTAGCAGGTGGAGCATCGTTTGCTATGATTGGTTCTCTATTTGCTGGAACGACTGAAACACCTGGTGAAATTATTTTAGATAAATCTGATAAGAAAAGAAAATTATATAGAGGAATGGCATCTAAAGAAGCACAATTAGAATGGCGAGGAAGAGCCGCTTCATTAGAAGGAGTTTCAACAACAGTTCCTTATAGGGGAACAGTATTAGAAATTCTAAATAATATAGATACTAATTTACGTTCATGTTTTTCTTATTCAGGTGCACATAATATTAATGAATTTTGGGATCGGTCTATTTTTGTAAAACAAACGGCTGGTGGATATAACGAGAGCTTTACACATATTTTGAATAGGAATTAAGATGACGGTTAATATAATAAGTGATTTACATGTAAATCCAAATTATGGTATTTATGATAGATTTGATCCGACTAAATTAAAAAATGCAGATGTTATTGCCATTGCTGGTGATATTTATACTGTTGGTGGGAATGGTGTATTTGAAAGGTATATAAAACGCTTTTCTGAAGATTTTGTTGCTGCTGATGGATCTAAAAAATTTAAGCATTTAATATGTGTTAAAGGCAATCATGATTATTATACATATGATTTTAATGATTTATCATGTATAAAACAAGATGTAGACCATAGAAATACTATTACAACAATTGATAATGTTTCTTTTTTATCAACGACTCTTTGGACAAATATAACAAAAAATATATTAATGCTTCAACAGTTTTTCCCTGATTATAGAATGATTCCATATTTTCTTGTAAATGATAGTAATAGATTATTTGTAGAAAATCTTGAATGGTTGGAAGAAAACGCTAAAAAGGAAAAAGAAAAAGGTAATAAAGTTGTTATCTTAACTCATCATGTACCTCATAAAAAATTATCAAATATATCATATAAAGATAGTAACGCTAATGAACGTTTTACTGTTATGGCTAGAGATTTTTATAAAAGATGTACTGCAATTAAAGCTAAATATTGGATTCATGGACATTCACATGATTATATGAATAAAAAAATAGGAACTACCACTTTTATTAGAAATCCGTTTGGATATGTATTAGAACAAACAGGCTTTAAATATGATTGTGTTATAAAGGTTTAAAATGTTAAAAAGAATAAAGAATAAAATAGTTGAAATATATTGGAAAATTTATAGAAGATTTTTTGATAGATATGATTTGATTAAAGCTGATACTTTAAGTAAAACGGAATATTATGATACCGATACTCGAATATTACATTGTGTAATGCAAAGTATTATAGATTTTTATGATATTGAAATGACTGAATATGAGAAAAATGAATATCTAGAATTTTTAAAAGGTAATAAAACAACACTAGAGAAAGATCATATACATTTCATTAAAGCTATTAGATCAATATATATATGGTGGAAAAACTACCCTAATAGAGAAGAAGAAATTTCAAAACTATATGAAAATAATGCTCCCTATAAAATTATTAGAAAAAAGGAAGCAGACTTACTTAAAGAAGAACAGACTGAATTAATGTCTGCTATTGCTATACGACCAAAACTTTGGTCGTAACTCTTAAAAAAAATAAAAAATAATTCAATAAATAATATAAAATCAAAATTTTATATTATTTTTTATTTATGAAACTATTAAAACTCTTTCCATTAGTCTTAGAAGCAGTAAAAGACTCCGATTATACGCAATTAACACTGGATTTAAAAAAACCAGAACCGAAATATAATAAATATGCCGGATATAAGGGTGGGATAGTTAAAATTGAAAAAATTGAAAATTCTGATAAATGGCGGGTTGTTGAACGAAAAGCCGGAATGAAACCATATGCATTGGAACGTTTGGGTTTTCATGATAAAAATACAATGCAGGTCATATTGGATAAATGGGCCAAAAAGAATGGAAGAAACCCCCTTCCTATTAAAGGATAAATAATGAAATATTATAACATACACATTTGTGAAGCGTATAATCAAATAATCTTAGAAGATATTTCTAATAAGATATTGATACAATCTCAAAAAATATGGAATACTATACCCGAAGAAGAAGTAAAAACAATTTTGGAAAACTTTTTACTCAATATTAGACATAAAGTAAAAACTCCTGATAATGATATAAACTTTTGGTTTAAAAAGCCTTTTAGTGAATTTAAAAATTTCGTAGAAAATTATAAATCATTAACACAGAGAAAAAAAGAACAAAAGTCTATTACTAAAATAACAAAAGATGGAAAAGGTATTGGTATTATTCAGAATGATGAATATGAACTTTGGAAAGTAGATTCATACAAAGCAGCTAAAGAATTAGGAAGATTTTATAAGGGTTATTCTACCAGTTGGTGTATAAGCACTGATAATGAGGAATTTTGGAATAATTATTATTATGGTATAGAAAATGAAGAGTATGATTCTGACAATGATAGCGATGATGATGAATGGTCAGAACTACCACATCGAATTTATTTTCTAATTAGAAAAAATAGAAAAAATGATGATTATGATAAAATTGCCATTTTAATACATGAACGTAGTGAATACTTAAGCTTTTGGACGGTTTCTGATGAAAATGTAGAAATTTCAGATATTTATAAAGTATTAGATATTGACTTTTTTAAACCATATATAAAATATTATCCATATGATCAGAACTCTAAAGAATATATTAAATATAAATTAGGAAAAGATTTCATTAATGCGTGTGGTCATAGCGGTAGATACGGTGATATATCTAGAATTAAAAAATTTGTAGATAATGGTGTTGATCTTAAATCACATGGCGAGAGTGCATTAATGAAAGCGTTAAAAAATAAAATAATACCTACAAGTAAATACCTTATAGAATTAGGAATACCTATTACTAAAGATAATTATGGTAATATACTATATTATGGTAGTAAAACTAATAATTTTGAATTAATAAAAATTATTATAGAAAAATGTATTGAACAGGGGTTTGACGTAAATTATGATAGTATGTTAGTATGGCTTTATCGTACTACAACAAATATAGATACAAATATAATAAAATATCTATTAAGCCACGGGGCAGATATTCATCACAATGATAATCAAATAATAAAACGTTTAGTATATAATTTTTATGATAAAGATTATGGTGATATATTTAAGTTTTTAATAGATAATAAACATATTACTAAAGAAGAATTATTAAAAATTGCAGTTAACAGTAATCATTTTAGATCAACAAAATATTTTATAGATATTGGTGCAGATATTAATACTATTACTGATGAGGATTTTATCACAAACACTGTGCTAAAAAATACAAGACCTGAAATAATTAATTTATTTAAAAATAGAACGAAATAAGAAAGAAAATATAAATGAAAGATTATAATGATATAGTATATAAAGCATATCAATTAGTACTTGAAAGTACTAGAGGTTCTGCTGATATAAATATTCCTAGACCAAATAGACTTAAAACACCACCTAATAATTATGGCAGTTCAGGGCAAAATGCTCGTGAGTATGGTATGTATATTCAAGACCAAGCTGAAGAAGTCTATCAAGATAAATATGGTAGAGAAAAAGGTACCAAAGCATGGGAAGGTATCATTAGTGTTGGAAATGCAATGTTTAAAGCATGTGATCAAATTTTAGGTGAAAAACGTACAATGACTGATATAGTTGGTGATTTTATGCGAGATCAAGTTGATAATATGATTACCGATGAAATATGGCGCAAAGCTACTGATTCTTACATTTGTTTATGGTGTGCCTGGATTTTATTACAAAAAACTAAAGGAACCAATTATACACAAGACTTTTTATCAGAATGCATCCCAACTTTTAAAAGTGTACTATCATATCTACCAGGTTTCTTAGAACCATTTTTACTTAAAGCAGAAATAGATATTAATAATTTTGCATTAAGTAAAAAAGTTCAAACTGCTGTTGATTTAAAAGAAAAAGTTAGACAGCAACTAGCAGCATTAGACGCAGTAGAACAGCAACAAAAACAAACAGCAGCGACTAATACCAAAACAATGATAGATACGTTTGTTAATGCATTACCAAATGCTGCAGCTATTAAAGCAAATACAAAATATAATAACTATATATACGATCGGATTAGTATATTAATAGATTCTAAGGCATTAACTAAATTAATTAAATATGAATTTAATGGTCAAAAAGATAATGATAGAATAGTTAATATGCTTAGAAAATCATTACGAGACGAATATAAAAATGAAGCAGATGTTATGCCATGGATGATTGATATATCAAAAGCTAGAAATTTTGCTGATAATATGAATGCCGCTATTACTGATGAAGGTAAAAGAAATGCTCGTAAAAAAGCCGCAGAAGATTTAGGTGTAAAATATATTGCCGATCGTTTTACAAATGCGGTACCCGAATAAAAGAAAGTATTTTATTTACGTTATTAATAAGCATTTATACGTATAATTTGATTATATGTCAAATGAACAACTGTCCAAATTAGATCAATGTTTAGCTTATTTTAATAGTAACAATCTAACACCCAGAATTAACCAAAGGGAATGTTTAGATTTTTTATTAAAAAATGATGATAAAGAATTTTTTATATTAAACCTTCCGACAGGAACGGGCAAAAGCTTTATACCATTATCACTTGGTGAAATTCATAAAAAAATATTAATCGTTACTTCTACAAACCAATTAATAGAACAATATCTTAAATTGGATAAAAATGTTGTAGAAATAAAAGGCGCAGGTAACTATAAATGCGCAAAAGAAGACTTCCTTACATGTGCTGAAGGTCCATGTAAAAATAACATGGCATTACGTCAAAGCTGTATTATTAATTCATGCTGTCCACATATAAACCAATTAGACGCATTTAAAAATGCTAAAAAAGGTTTAACAAATTATTCTTTTGTTTTAAGTAGTATTTTATATGGTATATTTTCTGAAGAAAATAGAGAGTTTAAATATGATTGGGTTATATTTGATGAAGGTCATAATATAGAACAACATATGATTGACTTCGCAACCATAAAAATCGATTATAATTATCTAATAGAAAATCAGATAATTCCCTATGACGATTATATCATTAAAAACAAACAAGAAATTACATGGGTAGATATTATTAATTCTTGTAAATTTATTCAATCTAAAATAGCATATAGATTAGAAGTAATAAACTTTAGATTAGATGAATTGAAAAAATCTAAAAAAACGCTTAAAATCAAAAAGGAAATTAAAAAGTCTTTAGAAGAAAAATCTTTCTTGGATAAGATATTAACACCCTTCTTATTATTTCTATCACATTCAAATGAAAATAATTGGATATATGAACCCAATTCTTCTGATAATACTTTTAAATTGACACCTATTAATGCTGGATTTATCTTTAATTCGTATTTAAAAACTATTGGTAAGAAGTTTATCTTTATGTCAGCCACAATCGGCGACCAGGACGTGTTTAAACGCATCTTGGAGCTAGAGCCAAGTAAAACTACTTACTTCGAATGCGACTCACCATTCCCCGCTAAAGCAAGCCCTGTGGTCGTTCTACCGAAACTCAATTTATCATATACTGCTATTGATAATTCTCTAGAAAAATGTTTACAATATGTTGAAGCTATTTCATCTAAGCATAAAGAGGGTGGAATTATCCATACTGCTAATTATAAGATTGCAACATATATCTATAATAATTGCAATCCGACATTAAAAAATAGATTAGTATGTAAAGAAAAGTACAAAAACGTAAATAACTCTAGATTAGTAGAAATACATGAAGAAAATATTAGAGGCGGTCTTAATTCTATCCTATTATCACCGTCTATGATTGAAGGATTGGATCTTATAGATGATTTAAGTAGATGGCAGATTATAATTAAGTTACCTTTTGCTAGTTTGGGTGATGGAAGAGTCAATTATCTAGCCAATAAATTTAAAGAATGGTATGTTGATGATGTTGTTAAAAAAATCATTCAGGCTTGTGGCAGAAGTACTAGAACTGAAAATGACTGGTCTATAACATATATTTTAGATAAAACCGCTCCAGCTATATTTGAACAAATTAAATTGCCTATATGGTTTAAAAATAGACTTATTTTTAAATAGGTCTATTCATATATAAATTTATTTTTAATAAATAAAATAAATAACTTTTATTAAAAATAATATGAAAACAAAAGAATCCAAAGTTCAATATATAAAGAAAATAATAGATTTACAACCAGAACATCCTGGTAGTATTAGTTCACAAGAACACAAAACTAAAGCCGGAAAGTTGAAAACATATTATTTATGGCAAACTTCTGTTAACGGTGAAAAAGTGTCTGTTCGTTTATCAAAACCTAATGATATTTCAGAAATTAGGGATTATATGGATAAACTAAAACATAAAGAAAAAGCCCATAGTCGTAGTGTCTTAAAAATGGTTGATACCTTTAAAGGTGCAATTTCAGAATTAGGTGCTGGAAAACGTGGAAATATCCAAAATTTAAAAGGTAAGAAATAACATGAAAATAGATAAAAAACAGTGGCAGCAAAAGATATATGAAAGTTTCTTATTGAATGAATTAGCAGCAAACGAAAATCAAGCAGTTAGAGACCTAAGAAAAGAACTAAAGCTTGATGATAAGTGGGAATCGTCATATGAACTAAATAACAACAATAATAACATTATTGTTAAATTTACAAGTAATGATAAAACCTTGGAATTTAAATTTATTCCGTCTGCTGGAAAAGACTGTGGCTATCAAATAAAGATTAATGATGAAATTATAAAAACTTCAATAGAAACAGATCCTATAAAAAATATCTGTAATTTTATTTATGAGGATAGAGTTTTTAGAAACGTATTAATTAAAGCTAAAGAGAAACTACTTGCTCGTGAAAAAGAACAAGAATTAGATGCTCAAAAGGATGTGTCTGCTGATGATAATGTTGATAAGAAATTAGATCAAGCAATTCCGCCGGCTGAACCCAAGGCTGAACCTTCTGGAGAACCATCGGGAGAACCATCGGGAGAACCAACAGATGAACCCACTGGAGATGAAGAAGCCAATCAGGAAAAAGCTCCACCAGAAACAGATGAAGAGAAAAAGAAACGTACAACAAGCGTAAAACTTTAATCTTTTAAAATAAACTGTTTAATAGAATCCCGGATTTTATCTGGGATTTTTCTTTCTATATAATCAATGTTATCAAATTGATAGTTGTCATATTTTTGATTATATCGACTTAAAACAAAAGAAGGATAGATGGTGATAAACATATAACAAATATCACTCAAATTAAGCTTTTTATGTTTTATAAAAACGACATTATTATATGATGATTTTTTGAAATTGATTTTAAAAAACTTATCAAATATTTGATTTATTTTTATTTCGTTATATACAATATCAGGTTCATCTATTGTATATTTAGATGTTAATTCTATATTATCAGTATTCGTATTAGTATAATGGTGCTCGGGATAACATGTATCAATAATATAAAATTTATACTCTGAATTATAATGAGATATAATATCTAAAATAATTTTATCTACAGCTTTTAATATATCATTAGCTTTTACTTTTTCTGTAAATATGTATTTACCATTTTCATATATGAATGCATTATTCTTTTCGTCAAAATAATTTTTGACGAAAATATTATATATGTCCTGATATGGTATTAAAATTATCTTCATTTAAAATGGCATTTCTTCTTCTTTTAATAATTTTTCTGATTCGGTTATTACTAATTGTTGTAAATCAGTAGGGATATTATCAAAATTAATAATCTTGTTATTAATTACGAATTGTTTTTTAGCAGCAGCATCTGCATTTAGTCTTGCTTTTAATGATTCAGTATCTAATACATATTTCATAGCAGTTTGATAACCGCATCTAGGAAATACTTGATTGATATTATCACTATCATCACCCATTAGAATTTTAGCAAAAAGATATTGTTTTGCCGATACTGGATTTTTCTTATATTCTTCTGGTAGAACTTCTACACCTTCTAAATTAAACATTCTAGCATTATAATCATCTCGTAATTGTAGAAAGTCTTGATCGGATGCTATAATGATTTTATTTTTTATTTTAGAATTTTTACACATTGAAGCAATAACATCATCACCTTCAGCATCTGCAACTCGAAGTGTATGGATTTTAAAATATTCTTCTAGATTCAATTTTGGAAAAAGAACATCTTGAGCATAATTGAAAGCATTTTTAACTTTAAATTTATGTTTAACAAGTTTACGATGAGCTTTATACTCTTGATAATATTGCATTCTCCAGTTTGTTTTTAATGGAGAATCCTGACATAGAAATGTAGTAGTACGAATTGTATCAAATTGATTAAAAATTTTATTCTTTAGAATCCAATTAATACTGTCAATACGTTTTAATAAATATTCCGCATATATACGAGTATAATCATCACATGTCGTTAAATCGGGTAAATCATCATATGGTATATCTTTATAATTTTCAGAAATTAATATTTTATTCTCTGAGGTTTTAAACCATTCATTATATGCTCCATGTAATGAATAATATATTAAATAAGAACAATCAATTAAAACTAAACATTCTCTATCAAAACAATCTTTTTCATCTAACATATCAAAATATCCTTTTAATAAATTATACGAAAAAGCTGTTAATAATTAAATTAACAGCTTAAGTTTTATACATGTTTAATTACTTTATTGGTATAAATTCTATGTTATATTAGGTTTAAATTCACCACAATAATCTAATTCAGGCATTGCTATAATGGGATATACAGTTTTTGCAAATGTTGTTTTATATCCTGTTAATTCATTGAAACTATTACCTGATGGTATTGTTATAGGTGGGAATCGTCTACAAAATTTATTTCTATTATCAAAAAAATCACAATTTATACATTTAGCGGTCATATTATTCCTTATTTTTATCATCTATGGATTGTAAATATCCAGTGATATTTAATTTACTAAAATTATTTTGAACATCATTTATATCAATACAATAGCCAGTTTTTAATAAGAAATCTATTAAATTTTGATCTGCGCCTTTTAATGTAACTTTATTTTTTAGTTTATCAAATTCTATAATATTAACATTATATTTTTCGGCGTCGGCTCTTAAATTAATCTCGTTTAAACTTTTTTCATCTTTATCTAGAAGTGAATAATTTAATATTATCTCGTTTTGTACTTGTGCTTCATCTTCCGCTACAATATTTTTATTAGATAATTCTTTAACAGATTCATTATATATTTTTTTAAATTTTATCATACTTTAACCTATTGCTATATTTGAAGAACATTTAGGATTCTTATTATTTTCTAATCTATAAACTAATTTTATTTTTAATTTACTATTGCTAAATGCTTTTATTTCTTTTATTTTTGGTTCTTGTAATTCTGGTTTAGACCAATCAGGTTCTTGTATACATAATAGAGTATAATATAATGCTTTGGCTATTTTTGGCGTTAGGGTTTGAACATCTGCAAGGGTTGGGTCATATCCAAATTTAGAGAAATCAGGCGCGCCTAAATCTATACTAATTCCCAATTCTTCAAAATGGATAATTCGTTTAGCTTTAGCATTTTTATCAACAGTTGGATCTTTTTTACCTATAACATATCCCTTATTAATTTTATTAAATATAGCAATAGTTTCTGGTGGAATATTTGTTGGATTTTTTATTAAAGAATCAATTACAGCTTTAGTATTATCATTATATGAAAGCTCTTTATATATTTTATTAAACTCATCCCATCTTAATGTAGAATTAAAAGCTTTTATTACATTAGAACCAAATGCTTCTATGTCTACTTTATATTTTTTTAATATATTTATAAAACCTTTAATAAATTCAGAATTATTAAAATTTTTGCTTAATAAAACAGCAAATGATAAAATATCAATATTAGCTTTTGGTATTAGTTGTGATAACAATACTGTAACATCACCAGTATACCCTGTTATAAATTCTTCTATTAACTTACCAGTATCATTACCCTTTATAAAACCATCTATTGCTGGAAAAAATATTGGAACGTTATTATATCCCTTACCATTTGATTGAGCGGTATAATCAACTGTTAATTTTGTCTTAGGTTCAATGTCTTTAATTAATGAAAGTAATTCATCTATTTTTTTATTAAAAGCAGCCTTATAAATTTTCTTAGGGAAATTTATATCTTTAATTCTTGCTGCAACATCTTTAACATTTTCAATGCCTTTGCCAATAGCAGTTGCAGCTTTTTGTAAACCTGGGTGTAATTCGTTATATGCTTGATTTTTTACAGCAGTCCAAGCGGCTTTTCCTGTTTTAGCAGCAGCACGTTTAAACATGTCTTTAAATGATGAAGCATTTTTAACATCTTTAGCCTTATTAATAGCTGCATCAGTAGCAACAGGCTCTTGTTCTACTATAAAACTCTCATTATAAAATTGTTTAAAATTATTGATTTTCATTTAATTTATTTATTACAATTTATTTATTTTTTCTATAGTAAAATGAGAATAACACAATGTAAAAGAATGTTTTATAGGAGATGGTTCATTTTGATAGTCTAGTGACAATTCACTAAAACGTTTAATCCATGCATTATTATATGTAACTTTTAGTATTGGTTTTTTATATGAATCTATTAAAATAGCAAAAACGGGTAAAACATTATATATTTTGGGTTTAGGTAAAGACTTTAATGGATTAATAGTACTAACAGGATTAGTAGGTGTTAAATCTTCTATTTTATTCATTATATTAGCCCATTGATACAAATAAAAATAATTTGTCCAATCTTCATTAACTAAATAGCTTAATGTAATATTACGGTCTGTTTGTTGAGTAACATGTGTTGGAACTTCAATGGTTACGCCTTTAAATGATGTAGATGCTCCACCTATAGTAACTTCTGGTATTACAAAATCTGTAAATGGAAAAATAATATCATCGAATGTTGAAGAAAGCATTGATAAAGGAACATCTGCTATCCATTTATTTTTGACACTATATGTGTCAATATATTTTAATAGAGATTCTGCTTGATAACTTGTATTTTCCATAATGTTATCCTATAAACCAGCCACCAGGCATCGCTTCGTCTTTTTTAATTGATTCTTGAAGTTTTTCTAATTCTGATCTTCCTTCATCACCAATTGTTTGATCTATATGCGAACCGCCTGGAAGCGTTACATTTGTAAATTTCTTACGTATATTTCCTAATGTTATTTTAGCATATGCTAAACAGAATCTTTTTACATATTCATTACCATAAAGTTGACTATCTGGTGGAACTACTTCTGCTTGAACACACGTCCAACCTGAAGCACGACCCGCTAAAACAGGATTTGGAAATAATTGCAATCTTTGTGTTATATTATCAAATAAAAAGTCATATTCAGAACACATCATTCTACGTGAAAGTTTTACAAACTCTGTAACGGCCTGAAATGTTGTCCAACCTCCAGAACGTGAAACAGATGAATTAAAAAATGGGTAACTGCCATTTGCCAACATTGCGTTACCAACACCCCATAAAGTATCGCCGCCTGTCATACTGAACTGATCACCTGTTGCGATAGAATAGATTGCAGCGGCTCTAAATGGAGACGTATCAAAGCCTTCGGGTGTACCTTCTTCCTCATCAGCGCATGGATAGGTTGCTAAATCGAAAGCAATATAGCGCATTGGGAGCTGTGCCCATTTAGTCCATATTAATGTTGCATCATTAATAGCATCATCTAAATGTTCTTCGGTTAATTCAACCGTAACCATCGGAAATCCCAATTTTCGCATAATCCATTTCTTTAGATCAGCGCGGGTTTTTATTTTTTGATTTATATATGTTAAAGCTGTAGGTTCCATAATAAGAATATTCTAAACTTTTTATTTATTTATTAAAAATTCTATTAAAATAAAAAAGGTTTAAGATATTACTCTTAAACCTTTTCTCTAATTAAATTTTTATTAATTATCTATTTTCGTCATCAGATGTTTCTGAATTATCAGGAATAGTATCTAAATCTGTAGGAAGGTCGCCATCAGGATTTCCTTCAGGATCTCCCTCTGGGGTGCCTTCTGCATCAGGGTCTGCATCAGGATTTAATTCATTTTCTAATGATTCGGCATCTTCACCCATTGCAGATAAAATCTTCTGTGTCATAGATTTAATAATATCTAATGCCGTAACATTTTCATCATTATAATCTAATTCTTCAGGATTTTCTTCAGGATTTTCTGCATCAGGTTCACCCATAGGATCGCCTTCTTCTGGTGTATCAGCAGTTGGTTCTATATCTAAATCTGAAATAGTACCAGCATCACTATCTTCATCTTCACCTGCTTCTACAACACCAGTACATCCTGCTTTCTTACATAGAGTATCTTCTGCAGCAGAATCACCGCCCATAGCTTTTTCTAATAAACCCATGTCTTCAGTTTTAGTCGCATCCAAACCTATTTTTTTTACATAATCCTGTAGCTTAGGATCTTTATTCTTTAAATAAGCATCAATAGGTTTAACAACATTATCCACTAAATTGCCGTCTTCTTTTACCATTTTCTTCATTGCCATAATAGTTTTCTCCAATAATTTCAATTATTTTATTTTATTTATTAAAAATGACAATAATTTAAATCCATTTTATTATTGGATCTGCTTTATATCCCTTTTCCCATATAAACCAGGCATATGCAACAGCACTACCTTTCCCAAACTCTCCATTTTTAGCACATTCCTGTCTTTTACTGAATACATATATAGTTTTAGGCGGATATATATCAAAAAGTTTGCGTCTTTCTTGACCTTCTAAAAATGTTAACTTTAAAAACATTGCAACTCTATATCCAGGTTTTATTATATCTAGTGCCTTTTCCACAAATTCTTTAGCATATTTATATGGAGGATTTGTAATTATATCTATTTCTACACTATTAGATTCATTAGCTGTTTCTAAAAAATTTGCAACGCTTGTAAAATAAGTATAACCTCTATCTATTAAATCTGTCGATAAAACCTCATAACCATTTTCTAACAATATTGTTGAAATATGTCCAGCTCCACATGCACATTCCCATATAGAAGAACTAAATTTTTCAACTTTTAATAATGCATTAACTGCATCTGGATCTGTTGCATAAAAATCATTAGTTTCGCGTTCTTCATCACAATGACTAGAAGAACCTAGTGTTTTAAAAACTGATTGCTTTGTACCGGTCCAATCTTTACTCATATATTAAACTAAACCTTTCTTTAATCTATGCATAGCAAGAGGCTTCATATTATTGGCGACTCTTTTAACTTCTCGAATTTCTCGAATAAAATCCCAAAGTTTAATTTTAGCCACATGTGGAATTGTTTCATCATCTTGAATCATAATAGTTGATTCTAATTCTGCTAGACATACATTATCAATATTATCTTCTGTGGAAGTTGGATCTGGAATAGAATAATCTTTACTTTCAGTCGGAGTATCTGTTTTTTCAGGTTTTGGTATATCTTCTTTAAAAAGAGATTCCATTATTTGTTTTAGTGAAATTTGTTTTTCTTTACCGCATTTACCCTCTTCTCTAAATGCTAAATTTCCGCCATTTTCATCTGGATAAAGAATAACATACATCCCCTTATTATTACTAGGATTGGATAAACCTGTTTCTCGAATTAATTCTTTTTCTAATACCGTTGCCATATAGTTCCTTATTTTTAATAATTATAATATATGACTATTAAAAAATACACTATATTTAAGTATTCATTTTGGATAAAATAAAAACACAATTACCTTTTCCATCAGCATATGTCTGCCAATTATCTTTTAATCCTGATACATGTTGAATTTTTTTATCAGTATTCCAACCATAAGACTTAAATGTATTTTCCCACCATATTTCATCTTCTGCTATAAGATGTGATATTTCAATATGATATTCTTTTATTCTATATTTTCCATTATCACCCATTGGAATAACACACATTATATTAGAACAAATTTTTGATATATTGTTTAACATTTTTTCTAATTGTTCTAATGTTAAATGTTCTAAAACGTCTTTAATTATAACATGTGTATATTTATTAGTATTTGCAGCCCATGATAAATCTTTAGAACAATTCCAACATCCACTTGGAGCAAAAGATAAGGCATACTCACTTATATCACATCCATCTGCTTTAATTTCTAATAATCTTAATGCTTTTACAATAAAACCTTTGGCACATCCAATATCTAATATATAACTATGTTCATTTAATTGCAATGTATCAATATATGCTAGTGCCTCTTTAATTGATCGAATTGGCATCCATTTATAATTAGATAACCAACCCTTTCCTGATTCTCTTCCACGTTCAAAATAATCAGCATCATAAAACTCACCTGTAAACTCTTTAGACGAACTCGACATCTTTAACTCCTTTTAATAAATTATGTATAAAATCATTATGTTCTTTACCACAATTACAAAAACTACAATTATATTTTAAATCATGTGGTGGATTATTTAAAAGCCATTGTTCTAAATCTTTAATTTTACATAAATTAAATTTTGATGGTATATATCCTTCATATTCAGGTGTTAATTGAATAGACGGGCACGGTAGAAAATTACCGTTCCAATCTATTGCCGCACGTATCCATGCCATATAACAACCCAATGGTTGACCAGTTGCTTTTTTTGAAAAAAATATAAAATCTAAATATTTAGAAACATAAGCGTTTATATCCGACTCTCTTTCTAATGTTGACGGGCGTTGCGCCGCAATTCTTACAATTATATTTTTTTCTTTTGCCCATATATATAAATTATCAATTATATCTAATTTTTCAACATTTCCTATAATATAAGAAGTACTAATATTTATATTCTCTGGAATATTGCTTAACTTTAAATTATTTACGTGTGAAAGTGATTGTAAACTAATTCTTATCCATGCTAATTTAGATAAACTATTTTTTGAAATATTACATAAAGATAACCCGTTAGTTATTAATGATATTTTTAATTTTTTATTACTTGCATAATCAATAGCTTCTTCGATGTGTGGCCATAATAATGGTTCGCCACCACCAGAAAATTCTATAGCCTTACACCCATATTTACTTAATATATTAATTGCTAATTTAAAATCATCTAATGATAATTCCTTTGTTTTATCCTTAATATTTTTACAACAACAATAGCTACAATTACATTGGCATTTAATAGTTGGCCATATTGACACATGAATTGGTGCCACTGTTTTACTGTCACATATATTTTGTATGTGCTGTGTATGATATATTAATTTATGTAATCCGACGGAATATCTATTAAAATCCATAATAACCTTTATACTAATTAAGTATTTCCCTTTTTAAATTTATCATACTATTATCTAACATAGTATATTTATTTAATATTTCATTTGTAAAAGACATAAAATCTGCAGGCCTAAATGTTTGTCCGTTAGAAGTTCCAGCACGATTAACTTTAAATTCTCTATCTTTAAATGATTGATGATAATAATGATATAATACCACTGATTTATTTGTATAAAAATCAGGAGTTAAAGCAGTAAATGCTGATGATACATGAACTTTATCAAAAGTAAATGCAGACATACTACTATTAATAGATGGAATATGTGGATCCGTCCATATGGTATTATTATTTTTTGATAAATTAATAATACTTTTTATAAATATATTATTTCCCCATGGTGTATGTAATGGCGATATATAATTAAAAGTATCTATTAAAGTAGTATTTCTATCTTGTATAATATCTGGCAAAGAAATCATTTTCCAATACATACATAATATATTAACATCAACATTCAAAAGATTTTTTATATCTTTTTCGTTATTCATATACACATATTCATCATCATCAATAAAACATAGCCATTTTGTATAAGGTGTTCTCTCTTTACAAAAATTAGAATATAGGTTATACATCGGACTAAAATTTTTAGAAAAACCATAATCTTCTTTTATTTCACGTACTTCTACTTTATCATTATTAAATAGATCTTTAATAGAATATGTACTATTATTATCAAATATTGTTATTTTATCAAAACCGATGGCTAAATGATAGCTAACCCAATCTATTATATCCATTGGTCTATTATTTTTTGTTAAAACTGCTAATTCAATAGTATTCATTTAATTATTTATTTAAATTTAAAACAGTAAGTCCATTATTATTTTTAAATTCTTCTTTAATTGACCATTCTTTATGTTTATCTAAAAATTCTAAAATTGCAGGATATAATCCTTTATACTTTGGATCTTCTCCCGTATTTCTAAAGGTCATAGTGTCATGTAAAATAATATATTTATTACAATATTTACTAAACTTTTCTAATTCTTTTATTAATAAATCATAAATATGCCATGTATCAATAAAAACTAAATCATATGCCCTATCTAATTCTAATTCTAATTTTAAATCATCAGATTGAATAAATTTATAAATAATTTTTGTTTCAGATATTTCTTTATATAATATTTCAAGTTTATCTGGGGGTGGCATATTAATATCACATGATAACATATATTCAGGGTTTCCTGCCAAAAATGCATATGTCGAAACAATATTTCTAACTCCAAGCTCTAATACAGATTTACATCCCTCTGTATATTTTTTTAATATCGGTAAATGTTCATTTATATCAGAAGGTATTTTTACTAATGTGTTATATTTTTCTAAAATCTTTTCCATATTCTTATTTTTCCTTTATTAAATTATATATATATTTCATAGCATTAATATCAAAAGATCTATCACCACTTCCAGATTTTAATCTAAAATGAAATGTATTATTTATATTTGTTTTATTTATAGTATTTAACATTTCATAATTATATGCATCCATACGCACTATATCATATATTGGTATATTATTTTTTGAAACTAAAAATTCACTTATACTAACATCATCTAATGTTCTAATATTTATTTTTTGTAAATTATTTATAAGTAATTGTACTAAATCTTTACTTATAACAAAACCTGAACCGGAAACAAATTTTACTTTAAAATTGGGATCAAATCCACTAGGTCCAGCTAAAAAATTAGTATTGGGTTTATCTTTAATATACCTATTTAATAATTCTAAATTAACATATGAACTGCTATTAGTTCTATAAATATGTGTAAAATTAAAATTATTATCTAATACGTATTTAAAAGCTAAAAGTGTTTTTAATGATACATTTTGTATTATATCTGGTGTATTTAAATATATGGTTTTATCGTCATTATACATATTAGGGCTATCACCAATATAATGAAAAACTTCTATATCTTCTTTTTGTTTTAATGAAATCCATGTATCTAATTGAGCCTTTTGCATAGAAATATATGGCTCTTTATTACACCCTAATATTAAAACTAATATTTTATTCTGTTGTTCCATAAATCCTATTTTTCCAATATTCTGTACTAAGTTTAGTTAAACAATATTTAGTATCATCAAAATTATCCAAAAATGATAATAACATATTATGATTTAAATCTGACCATTTATCTAAAACAATAAGGGGTAAATCTTTAAAAGATTCTGTTACATAATTTTTAGTAACAATAGGAAATCTATCTAAATATAAAGTTTCCCACATACGATGAGTATCTATACCATTCCCCTCTGGACATAATATAAACATATGATCTATTATATCTGTTAAATAATTAGTATAATGTTCAAACTTTTGCTGAGTAACAATATTACTTATCTTATTTGTAAAATATAAATTCTCAGTCGACTTAAAACATTCTAAACGCGGTGTGCTATTTGTAGAAACACTAAAATTGGCATAAATTAATTTAGGACAACTATTAAAATTAGGTATTTTATTAAATATTTTATTTTTAAGTTGTTCTTGTTTTTTTAATTCGGGAAACCATCTTTTACGTTCTAATCCAATAGGAATACACGTCAATTTTTCATGATAACAATTAATATTTTGGCCATACCAATGAATTATTTTACTATTAGGTGCAAAAACTTTATCAACTAAATCTTTTGTAATAGGTTTATCACCATTATGAGTAATAAGTACTTTAAAAGTAATTTTTGATAAATCTGTTTTATTTAAAAAATTTTCTAATTCATCTATTTTTATATACTGTACACTTTCATTAGAAAGACTTTCAAAAAAATCACCATCAATAAATTGTTCTTCGTTTTTTATTATATCTAAAGACGTAAGCATATTAAATGTTTATATTTAAAAAGGTTAATAAGGGCTGAATTTTATCTATATTTGAAGATAATGGCCTAGGTAAATGTGCATCATATAGATGTCCGCCATTTAATCTATCCATATTTATATTCCAATTAAGTCTATCAATACGTTCTATTGCCATTCCATTATTCCAGGCTCTATTAACAATAATAGTTCTAATATTTCTATCTTTCCAATTAAGATAAAATTCAGAAAATAATGATTCATCATCAAAACGGGGACCAATATTATTAATAGGATACGGTTTTGTTATATCATGATTAATCAATGTCCCCCTAACATTTTTCATTTTTTCTACTAAATCTTTATATTCTAATTTTTCAGGATTTAATATTTCAGAAAAAGTTTTTTGATTTGATATCATATAACAAATAGGAAATTTTATTGAATTATTATAAGCATTTCCACCTAAAACAACAAATTTATCGTCTGAAATATTAGATATAGCATTAACAAAAAACTCTTTATTTAACGGTAACATATCTATATCAGATAACATTATAACTTCATCTTTATATATTTCAGTAGCAGCTATTAACATCCTAGAAGCCATTGCTTGATTACCAGATGGTATATTCGTAATATTAGGTAAAAATATTACATCATCATAAAATTTAGAAATATCTAAAAATTCATTTTTATCTTTATCAGTAACACATAATAAAGTAACTTTTACATCAGGTAAAAGTTTTTTCCAAGCAGGACCAATTATTTTAGAAAATTCCAAATAATCTTTATTCTCATCTGAACTTACAATAATTCTATCTAATTTCATTAAATTACACCTACAGACTTTAAACTAAAACAACCTTTATTGTTTTCATCATATTTATTACCAACAAAATCATACTCATTTTCCCATACTGTTGGGAAAACTCTTTCATTTTTATTTTTAATTAAACTAGAAAATTTAAAAGATGAAATATGTGTTAATTGATTATCTTTAATTTTATCCCATACTAATGTTTTTAAAAAATTTTCATCACCACCATATATATAACAAGACGGGTCAAGCATATATTTATAATAAGTTTCTTTAAACCATTCGATAAAATCAGGTGTTACTTTTTTAAGATTTATTCCCCACATCCCACCCATAATATTCCAAATATGTCCTGGCCAATCTCTCATTATATGTACAGCCATATCTGAACCCAACCACTCATTAACTGCATATTTTTCTCTAATACTTAATCGACTATCGGCATCTCTAAATATTATATTTTCAACATCTTGATTATCAGAAAAAATACTTTCATATCTCCAAAATGCTCCAGCACATGAAATAGTAGGACCCCTTTCTAAAATCTCTATATCATACGTTTTAAGATTTTCTAAATATAAAGGATCTATATTTTTATCAATATAGACCCTAATAATCCAACCAGGATAAATACTTTTTTGAAGTTTAATATTTTCTATTAAACCCTGTGTATACATTGGGATATTTCCCCATAAACTAAAACAAATTAAATTTTTCATACTGTATATGAATTTATTCCTTCGTGTTCTCGTCCACCAACAAAATTATGTTTAAGTGTTATTTCATCTATATTATAATTAGTAGAAAATACACTTACATATCTTTCTGTTATTTGTCCATGTAATCTATACTTATGTAAAACATCAAACTTATCTAAATATCCACTGTTCATTATAACATATAATAATGATGCCATTTTTTCAAAAATATCTTTTTTAACAAGAAATGAACAACATAAATTTGCTCTTTTAGGCATTAAATCTTTTAATGTTAACTTTTTATTAAAAATTAAATTATAATCTTCAACAATTTTTTCTATACAATTATGCATGCCCGAACCAGGATCACCAAATAAAGTATTAGGAGCTCTATCATCTAAAATTAAATATTGTTTTAAAATATTACACATATCATGTGAAAAAAATGATATATAGTCTTTATTTTGACGCACTTTTGTATTTAATATTTCTGTAATATTTGTTCTATTATTATCATTTATAACTTTAAATTCAAAATCATAATGCATAAAACCTATATAATCAAAATCTTCATATAAACCTAATCGATATAAATTATAAATTACTTCTGATTCAGCCCACCATTTACCCATTGTTTTATATCTTGGGATTTCACATTTGTTTATAACGGTAAACTTATCATGTTTTAAGATTTTATCAGAAACATTAAAAAAGACATAATTTTCATTGTTAAATAAAGGATCATCTTTATAATAATCATCAATTATTGGTCCATGTGTTACAATAAAAATTCGCCATTTAGGCATAATCGATGCTACAGGGTCAATATTATCCATATATACTATTCACTTTTTTTAAATTTATATTAAAATTATACAGAATGTTTTATTTTTTATATAAAAACATACTTTTTTATTTATCACTTATTTATAAAAATCGTTTATTTTAATAAATAAAATAAAAATAATTAATAGGAAAAATCTATGAGTATTGAGAATTATCTAATTTTTGAAGCATATAAAACAATGGGCAAAAATACAGCAGTTAAAATCAAAGAAACAGCACCAAAACCAATTAAAATCAAAGAAGATGAAAATGATCCTGAAGAATTGGACATGGATAATGAATTTGATACTGATCCTGCAGGCGTTGAACTTGATGCCGATGCAATGACTCCTGATGAAATGGAAAAAGGTACAAAGGGTACAAATAGATATGGTTCTATTTATGATGCTCCAAAAGGCCAACGTGCAGCATATGCCAATGCAATCCTAAAGAAATATAATAAATGGTCAGGAGCAGATTTACCAGTAGTTAATACTAATAAAGTAGCACACGATCCAACCAATTATTCTAATTTTACTGGAAAAGTCGATTGTAGAGGTGGTACAGGAAATGTTAAAAATGCCACTTTCACCATAACAAAGGGTGGAAGAATATTTTTTGACCAGGGTGTATGGTTAGATGGTGAATTTAGATTGGGCACATTTACTGGTGTATTTAAAAATGGCTTATTTAAAAATGCTCTATTCGGCGGCGGCATATTTGATGGCGGAACAATGGATGGCGGCGTATTTTATGCCGGTGTATTTAAAAAAGGTGTATGGGTTAAAGGTGATGGCACAAATACAAAAGTAAACTTTATATTGAGTGTTACTGATACAGAAGGAAAAACACATAGCAACCTAGAATTAGCAGAACTTTATAATGCAACATATCCAGCATTGAGAAATAAAAATATGATGAAACAGATAAACACTGCTGGTTTTTATTATAGAGACGAAGCAGGATGGTTAAATGAAGAGGGTGATGCTGCATCTATTGATGAATTATTCAAAATAAGAGGTATTATTACTACTATAATGAAAAAAATCGAACGTCAGGCTGAAAGATCCTACGCCAATGCCCCAAGTCCTGAAATGATTGGTAAACCTGTACAAAGAGTTACTAAGAATCCTACAGGTGGCGTTGATGTAACAGGACAAGACGTAGATGATGAAGATGCCGGTAATATCGCGGATATTAAAGCTGGTGCAACATCTTCAGATATGGGTAAATATTCTGCTGGTGGTGGTTCTGATATTGATGCGGGTGATGATTTTACTCAAGCATTAGATCAAGATGAAAAAGCAGCAGAAATTGAACGTAAAAAAGAAGATATGCGTGCTAAAAATAAAGAATTAGGATTAGATCCTGATCAAATTGATGATGAATTGATTGATAATGAACAAGCTATCAATAGAGCATTAACTGATACTGGATTAACTGATGAAGAACCTGATTTGACAACAGACGATCCTGAAAAAATTAGAAAAGAAAATATTAAAATATTAGCTCGTAAAGGTAAATCAGCTGCTGATAAAGCTGCGGCTGAAAAATGGAGAAGAGAAAACGGCATCTAATATTAAAGGTAAATATTAAAATAAAAAAGAGTTTCAGCAATGGAACTCTTTTTTATTTGTATAATTAATGTATTAAAGGAAAAATAATATGTTTGATGATGATATTAAAGTACCAGAGCAATGGGTAGATAAATATAAACCTAATAATTTTGATGATTTAGTTCTTACTCCTGAAAATAGAGAGTTTTTTAAAAACATTATAAAATCTAAAAATTTAACACATTTAACATTATATGGAAATGCTGGTATTGGTAAAACTTTAACTGCAACACTTCTAGCAAAAGAATTAGATGCTATTACATTATTTGTTAAATGCGGTGTTAATGGTAATGTTGACTATGTTAGAGAGCAAATTACAGAATTTTGCCAAAGTAAAACCATTGACGGCGCACTAAAAATAATTATTTTAGATGAATTTGATTCAGCATCTGGTGCTATGTCCATGGCTAAAAAAGATGATGCAAGCGGCAAAGCAACAAATAATGCAATGATGGCTTTAAGAAGTGTTATATCAGAACATGAAGATGATTGTCGTTTTATAATTACCTGTAATTATGTAAATGTGATATTAGATGCTATTCTATCGAGATGTCCACGTATGAATTTATCTTTTACACATAAAGATGTTTTACTACGTATTGTACAAATATTAAAAGCTGAAAATATTACATATAACAATGACACATTAAAAATGTTTCTAAGTAAAGTTATATTGAAAAACTTTCCAGATATTCGTAGTATGATTCATATATTACAGAGATGTTGTTCTTCTGGAACACTAGTAGTTAATTCAGAAATTGAAGAAAATACTACCGATATAGAAGAATTGGCTAAAACTGTATGGAAACAAGTTCAAAATAAAACACGCCCACAAGATATTAGAAAATACGTATTAGATAATAAAAATAAATTTAATGATGAATATAGTAAATTTGCAGGAATTATATTAAAACAAAATATAGATGTTATATCAAATGAACAGGCAAAAAATATAATCCAAAAAATTTATAACATGGAACATGTTATAGATGCAGAAATACAATTTTATGGAATGCTTTTAGAACTATCTTAAAGTGAGTGTTCTATTTCTTTTGCGCGTCTTATTATGTACATATCACATTGATGTACTTTTCTAAAACGTGGCGCGCAAAATTTTCTTAATAAAGCTTTAAAATTACTTTTATCGTCTGCATTCTGTACTAAATATTTAGCATTTATTAAAGCGGTTGCCACATCATTTTTAAGAGCTTCACCATTATTAACATTGTTATAAAATTTAGAAGACATAAATAAATTAAATAGTTGTACATATTCGGTTTTTGTTAATTTATTTAAACTAATTAAAGACATTGTAATACGAACAGGAATAACTTCTAATTCTTTAATATCATCTTCTACTGGCACTTGTTCTTTTTTAACATTTGGTGTTTTGCTATAGTTTCTATTTGCTACTTTAGCCTGATATTTAATCGTTGCTTCTTTTAATCTAAATTTATCAGATTTATGTACTCTGGCATTATCGATAAATGCTTTTAATTGTTCTAATGTAACATATTTACTACCAATTAATTCCATTGCTAGTCTATCTCTTTTCTCATCACCGTCGTCATCGTTAGCATAATACTTAGAAGTAATAAAATCTGCAAATAGACCATTGTATATATCTTGGTCAATACGATTATTAACAATTAAATTACATAATTCATCAATTGGAAGGTTTTTAAATCTTTCAATAACTTCGGGACTAACATCCTCATTTAAAAATTTTCTATAAGCTTCTAATAATAAGATTTTTACTGATTTCGCCATAATACATATCCTTTATTTTATTTATTACTAAAACGTTTTTTTAATAAATAAAATAAAAACATTTTATTATGAACATTACAAAATTATATCAATTAATTGTAGAGAATACCGGTGAAATAAATAGATTAACTGCCAAATTTGGACCAGAATCTGCAGAGTTAAATAAATTCTATTTTAAAACTCTTAGAGGTAAATATTCTGGTGGAACATTTATTAAAGATACTAATGTAATATTACAACGTTTTAATAATTTACAAGAATGGGAAGCTTTTTTAAGACCATGGTTAGAACGTGAAGATTATTATAATGCTAAAAACAAAGCAACAGATTTTGCTTCATTATATAATGCCTTATCTGATAAAGATATATATTCATATGATTTTGTAATTAATAAAGACAGACAACCTGAAAATGTTAAAAATATTTTAAATACACAATTAGCATATGATATTATCTATAATGATGATACATGGCTTGTTGTTACAGCCTTTCAAGCAAATTTAGATATAAGAGATCCTAGAGCAATAAATGCATCAAAATTCTTCTGTAAAATGAAGGGTGTAGATAATAGTAAGGGTTCAAACTGGTGTGTTGGTTGGAATTCGGGTTCTAATTACTTTGGACATTATACTGTAAATGGCGGACCACATTATATTATCATTAAAAAGGGTCAAACAAAATATAATATTCAATTGGGTGGGGGCGAATCTGACAATAATAAACAAGATTCAGGTAACAGAAATCTCCCAGATGGTGGATATAATGTATTTCCGCCTGTAATATTTAATAAAATATTTGAATACGCTACAAATAAAGGCTTCAATAAGGTAAAGGGTAAAGATTTAATACAAAACTTTTTAAGAGTATTAAGAGTTAGAAATTATATTCATCTTTCAGAAGTTATAATGCCTGGTGATAATACACAGGAATTTATTACAAGTATTGCTGATAATAATATAGAAAAATTCAAAACATTAATTAAAACAAATGATGTTAATAAAATAGTTGTAAATGAAAGAATTCAATCAGATTTCCAATTAAACGTTTCAACCTTTACACCCTTAATGCTTGCATATATATACCATAGTACTGATATATTACAATATTTGCTTACATTACCTGGTATAAATATTAATAATGAAGAAATATCAACAACAACACCTTTAGGGTTTATAATAAATAATTACATTCAAGGAAAATTTCATAATAAATATCCAGAAGCAAAAGCTCATACTAATTTAATGTTAATATTAAATAGTGATCAGGCAAATTTAAATAATAAAATTTATGCTGGACATAATATATTAACCAATGTTATTAGTAAATGGACTTTTTATGATAATTCTGAAAGTACAAAGGCCCGTAAATTAAATATTATCAATATATTAATAGAACGTGTGAGCTTAAATAATACTCGAATTAATAATATGACGCTATTAATGTATATCTTTTCAATGCAATTACAGGAATTATATCCATTATTTATAAATCATCCTGCTCTAGATATTAATGAAAAAGATCCAATTCTTAGAACTATATTTAGTTATCTAGTAGATACAGCAAATCCAACAGGATTAAAATATTTATTAGAAAACTGTAATAAGAAAATAGATATTACAGGATATAAATGGATTTTGCGTTTAAACGGTACTGTTGGAACAGATGCTGAAACTTATATAAATACATATAAGAATAAAGCTTAACAAAAAGCATTTCGTATAAAGTAAGAATCAATACCCGAATTTTCTAATAAATCTATTTCGGGTTCTTCATCGCCGAAAAATGGATCTATATCGGATCTTAATGCTATTTTAATTAATTCTAAATCTGTTTCTGTTGGTTTAAGAGTATCTGTTACATTTTCAATAACCAATTTTCTAACTTCATCTTTAGTTAAATTATATTGTTCTAACGGCAATATTGTTTTAGGGTATTTTACATGGTCTTCTGTTATAAACCATTCAGTAACAGTGTAATATTTTTCAATATAATCTTTACTTAAAATATATAAGAACCATAACATACACATAATATGGTCGTCTTTTTTCTTCTCTCTACCTTTATAAACAATATGTTGGGCTGTTGGATATTTTATAAAATTTTCAGCGTCTATTAATATATTTTCATCATGTATTTCTATTGTAAAATATTCAGGTTTTAATGAAAATATCTCTCTAGCAAATAAACAGGCTTTTGATTTTATCTGTATATGCGACATTATTCCAGGTAAATTGTTTTTATTAATAATTATAAAATTTTCATAATTATGAACAGTTTTAGTTAAAGCGTCAAACATTGAAGCTCCACATGAATTTCTTTCACCTGCAATATATGGATTCTGGTACTGTGCACACACATAATTTATAACATACGCAAATTCTGTTGGTGTTATAGTATTGCTTGAATATTTAGCTGCCATTTTAATCCGAGTGAAGTCCGTAATATCCCATATGTATAATACCGAAGAGTCGCCACCTGTTCCTTCTGCGCAGTCTACGGATGCCATATACGTGCGATAGGGGTTAAAGGCATAATACTGTACATAAAATAGATCGTTTTTACGCTCATCTTCTGCATTAACTAATACTTGTTTGCCGTTATTCTTCAATGCATTTTTTAATTGACGCATTTCTACAATTTTATCATCAGAAATAAGTTTATCATATGAAGAAGCCAAAAAGCTATTGCCATATTCTTGATTAAATGCGTCCATGCTTCCCAAAGATTCAATCTGAAGAGCTTTCCATTTTTCATCTCTTCCAGGGAATTCCCACCAATCAATTCTAAAAGGAACCCATTTTTCTCCATTATCATCGTTTACATTTGATAAAGCTTTTTCATAAAATTGATGAAACATTTCACCAACGCCATTTGGCGTACTAGTAATAATAACTTTAGAATTAGGGTCTGTTGAAATAATAGGATATACAGCCGTAAAGAAGGATCTTTGAAGATTTCTAGGTACGTGTGCAAATTCATCTAATAATACCATGTTCGCAGAATAACCACGGGCAGCATCTGATGATGTTGCAGCAACTTTAATACCCGAGTTATTACCAAAACGCAATTCTGTTTTATTCAAAGTTGTTAAACCACTCTTCAACCAATTAGGTAAATGTTCATAAGCTAAACGCATACGATCCATTACTTCAATAGCACCAGCTAATTTATTAGATACAACCATTACGCGTTTTTCAGCATTAAAAATAACATAATGTAATGCTAATATCGCTAAATTAGTAGTTTTTGCAACCTGTCTAGAACTTAATACAACGACGCGTTTCTTTCCAGCAAATAAACGTAACATGTCTATTTGTTTATCATATAGTTCTATTATATGTTTGCCTCTTTTGGGTGAAATGATAGTATAATATTTATTTGCAAAATAAATAATATCATTTTTGCATTTCATTAGCTCATATATTCGATAATTAAATTCCTCTGGTGTAATATTTTCAGAGGCATGAGCTACTTTTAAATTCGTATTACCATTTAAATAATCTTTTCCCATAGAAACTTCTTTTATACATCAGATACAGCCATACCACCAGGAGTATCATCAAAATCTTCTTCATCTGATGATACTTCACCTGACGCTAATGCTGCAACACCTGTATTTATTTGTATTGGTTCATCAGTATCAGTACCAGAATTTTCACTAATAAAGGGTTTAGACTCACTAATATAGTTGGCAATTTCATCATCAGATAAAATTAAATTGAATATATCACAAATAGGTATTTCTAATACATCTTCTTGACATATATCATTTTGGTCTGTAATTTTTCTATGTAATGAAATAGATGGAACATCTTTATTATCAGAACATTCTAAATAAAACTCTAATTTTTGATCGCCACGTTTTAATTCTATTTCCATCTTACCATTTTCAGTTTCGCCAAATAATGCCCATCTATCTGAAAAATTCAATAACATTTTTAATGTATTATATAGTGGCGTATCAGCTTGTATCTGTTTTTCAGTATTACCTGTAATAGTTGTAATATTTGTATCAACACTTTCATTTGTTCCTGCTTTTTGAACTACATCAGTTTCCCAATCTTCAAAACATCTATCAGAACAAAATGCGTGTTTTCCAGGCATTTCTTTTTTACACCATACACATACACTTTTATCACCAATTATTGGTTCTTGTGTATCTTCTTGACAATTATTATCATCAAAAGCTTCATCTTCTTCTGAAACAGAATCTTTACATTCAACCGTTATATTTTTTAGTGTAACTTTTTCGCCAGATTTCATTGCATCTAATTTATCAATAATCTGTTTATATAATTTTTCAAAGTTAGCCTCATTATCTAAAAATGCTTTAGATGCAAGTAAATAAATCAAGTTATTTGTAGCTTCATCAACATCTTTAAATACTTTATCTTTATATGACCATGATCTATTATTTTTAGCGTTTTCGGATTCTATAGATTCTTCAACAGCTTCACCAATTTTAGGTTTACCTTCTATATTGGTAATTACTTTTTGTTTTCTATTTAAGATATTATCTTTTTTCTGCATTACTTTATCTTTTATATCTTTTCTCATTCCGCCTTCAGCAGGTTTAGTAGGAGTTTTTGATGAAAGTTTAGGTAAAGGTTTTTTATCTACAGGTTCTTTAGGTAAAGGTTTCTTTACCATTTTATCTTTTAATGGATTTTCATCTTTTAATGAATCGGTACCCTGTGCGGCATCTTTTGCCACAGTTCTTTCCATTTTTCTAAGATGTGTATAATAAAGTGGATCTTCTACTAAATGATCGCCAGCTATTTTTTTACCAATAGCTAATGCTTCTTCTTTCGTAGCATCTTTATTATTTTTTACATGTTCTGTATATTCAATACGTTCACCCATTATTAATTGTTTTTCTATTTCCTTAACATCAACACCATGCATTTCAGCAATATCTTGGGCAGATGCTCCATCAGATAGTCCACCTCTTAACATAATATTTTGTAATTTTCTAAATCTACCTGAAAAACTATTATCGCTCATATTTAAATTCCTAATATTAACTTTTATATTATTTATTAATCTTTTAAAAAAATAAAAAAATAAGGAGCTATTTTCATAGCCCCCTTATTATCGGATTTATCGTGTTTTATCCTAAATTACGTACTTGTTTTGCTACTTCTAATGCCTTCATTTGTTCTTCTGATGCATCAGTATTAGTATAATCCTGTTTTTGTCCTTCTTCATTTTGAGTTGTAATACCTACAACTGTTTTAGGCTTAACTTTAATAACACCTTCAGATGCTTTAGCTTGATTTTCGCCTTCAGGTCTAATAAGTTTATTAACATTTACTTCTTCAGGAGTCATTTCTCTGAAATTCCCACCTGCACCTGTTACATATACTGTATTAGGACGTTTAATAGGACTATTTTTGTTGAAATAAAATACTAGATAATCCCCTTCAACACCATCTTTAGTAGTATAACGTTCTTGGTTCTGTGAAAGCTTCTCACCTTGCCATGCAGCTTTACCATGTTGGAAACGTTCTTCATCAGGCACTCCAACTTTATCTTCTTTTCTAGTAATTCTTTCGGCGCGGCTTGCTCCACCAATATCTACAACTAGGAATGATACTTTATAAATTGGAAATAGAGGCCAAGGTTCTTTATTCTTATTTTTATTAGCTGGACAACCAGGCATTGATACCATTGTAACAGATGCATGACCACCACCTTGTAATTCTATAGCATAAACCTTATCCATTATCTGTGAGCTATTAATAGGTGCACTACCGGGTCCAATACCCCATGCCATTTCAGTAATCTGTTTTGGCTTTTTCATTTCTTCGTATGCTTCTGCAATTAAATCAAGTTCTGTCTTGTATACCATAATCTTCTCCTTAAACTTCTTTATTTTATTTATCAATTTTTCGATTTAAACTATTAAAAGTTCTGCTATTATTAACATAGGTTTTAAAGTTTTTTTCTTCTACTATTAGTTTTTCTATAATCGGGCGCTGATAATTATAAATATTTTCTAGAGCTTCACTATATGTAAACCATTTGCCTTCTATATTTTCAGGTTGACCTTTATGAACACCCTCTGTAATTAAATTACAAGAAATAAATTTTTCAGTACCTTCGCCTATATATTTATACACATTAACAAATTTAACAGTGTCTTTAAATTTTGTTTTTACTATACAAAAAGGATTATCATCTAAATATGCTTCCGTTAATAAAATACCAGTTTCTTCATTGAATTCTCTAATAGCTGCAGATTTAGATTCTTCGCCTTCGTCTATTCTCCCCTTAGGAATTCCATATAATAAATTATTGCCATAAGACTTTACTAAGAAAATCTTATGGTTTTTAATTAATGCAATTCCTGATGAATAAATAGTCATAAAAAAATTAATACTTTATTTTTATTTTATTTATTAATTTTTTTAATAAATGTTTATTTTACAATAGCATGTGTTAGTATGTTTTTTCTATCCTGTTTGATCGGAATTCTATCACGACACCAACCACCACAATCATTACATACATAACGTTTATACGTTTGAACAGATGTTTTCTGATAGCCTCTTTGTGTAATATTAGCACTACCACATTTTGTACATCTCATTTTACTAAAATCTGTTTCATATAAGCTTACATTAGGATGCATATCATGCCAAGGCAATAGTTTCTTATATAACTGTTCTGTGACTTTAACATCATGCATACAATAAGTAATCATTTTATCCCATGCAGCTGGAACACCATTTAAACAATCACGCCATAATGTGAAAGGTTGTTTGTCTTTTACTTCTATACCTAAATAATGACTTGCTGATTCTAAACTATTACTAGGTAAACGGAGTTTTTTCTTAAGAATTTCCAATGTATCGCAAATTTTATAGGTAGACGGAGGTGGGAGACCATAGTATATAAATCTCGCGTTTAAGGTGCCTATATCAAAAGACCTTATATTATGCCCAATAACAATATCGGCCTCATCCAGGAGCGCGTGGGCTTGCTTTACGACTGCCCAATCGTTGTTACGCTCTCCACGTTTCCATGCTCGGCTTCCAAACAAGCCGATAGATTCAACAGGTTTATCTAGCCACGCCCAAGCTATGCATAATAAATATCCTGGTTCTTTAATTTGTGTTTGTCCAACAGTCTCTTTAAAACGCTTCCATATATATGCAGTTTCCGGAGCGGTTTCAATATCTAATATCAATATTTTTGCTGACATTTTTTACCTTTCATTGAGTAATATATACCAATTATACCTTTTTATTTATTTAAAAGCATTTAAATTAAAAGTATTAGTTATTTTTTAAAAATTTCTAAAATTAGTATAATTTATAATAATTATAATTATAATAAGGAATTCTATGCCAGTTAAAAAAGAAAAAAAACCGTCAATAAACAAATTGCAAAAAAAGATTTTAGAAGACTATAAAAAAGAACACGTTTCGGAAATTATTATTGATACGCCAGAAAAAAAAGTTGAAACTCGGGGTAGAAAAACAACTCAATATCTTACAACAGTCCAATTAATGGACCATTTAAAAAAAATGAAAGAAACAGGAATAATTTCTGAAGATTTAGGTAGATGTTTTATTACACTAGTGCGAAAAATAAGCGGACATTCTAATTTTAGATTTTATCCGATAGATATACAGAAAGATTTAGAATCTGCTGCTCTTGAACGTTTAGTTGGATATGTTCATAATATCGATTTAGATAGACCAAATTGTAAACCATTTGCATATCTAACAGAAATCGTAAAAAACTCACATTTTTATTATTTAAAAAATCATTATAAACAATTAAATATTAAGAAAGCTTTAGCTGAACAATATTTACAAGAAATGGCCGAAGATGCATCAATGGATGAATCATGCCAATATATTTATAAAGCTTTTAATCAACAAGCACAAACAGGTGAGCATTAAAATACTTTTTAGAGAAATTAATCTCTAAATTAAAACAAGGACACATACACACATGGAAACAAACCCAAATCCTACCGCATATGGTATACGGTTAGAAATATTAAAAATGGCACATAACGATTGCTTTCAATTATTTGAGCAAAAGCTACGGGCTCTTGAAAATAGTAAACCATTAATACCGGGTAGCGAGCATAATGTCGCACGGCTTGTTCAAGTTACAGACGCCGAAATAAGTGCATTATATCCTACAACTGAACAAATAATGGATAGAGCAAAACAGTTATATAAATTTGTTTGCGAAAAATAAACGCATATTATATAAAAAACAAAACCTGCTTTTCAGCAGGTTTTTTTATTAATTATAATTTGTTTTTTAAATACTTACTTAACTTTTTTAGCTTTAATTTGTTTAACTAACGCTTCAACTTCTTTTGATTGTTTCTTGCTCTTAGCTTTAGATATTGCTACTGGGCTACAATCATCACATGGGCCAAATGTATCATTAAATGCTACTGTAAATGATTTAACAACTAAATTTACATTTGCTGTTGATTCTTTAATTTTAGGATATTTATTTAGAGTTAAATCTATACCTGAAAATATAAAACCACTTCCCTGTTTAGCAAGAGGCGCATATTGAGGTTGTAGTTTACCTTCCGCCACCAATTTATCAACTACTTGACTTACTACCGGTGTAGCAGCAGCAGCAAATGTTTGATTTGTAGCAGGTGTTACATTTTCAATAGCCTTAGTAATCTCATAAATAGAAGCCTTTACCTGAGTATTTGTTGCAATAGCAGGTACCGATAATACAACCAATGCTGAAGCTGTTCCAGCAAAAGCAGCGTTTTGACTAATTGTTGACGCATCCATATCTGATGTTTTACAACCAGTTCCCAAACATAAAAACACACATAATAATCCAACTAATAATCTCTTCATTTTTTTCTCCTTATATTATAACTAATATAATAAATTATACCTATTAAATATTTTTAATTCAAGTTATTTAAAATATTAGTTATTGTACATCCATATAAAAATTGTTCTTGTACTTTTACCCATGGTATTAAGGCAAAACCGAAAGAACCCCAGGATTTACCCCAACTATTTTGAATAAATACACCATCAGCATTATAGCCACATCCTAGAACAGCATGACCCCCAACAGAAGAACTAGCATTTTGTATAGATAATACAGGGTTTTTATCATTTAAATTAAACCATTCCTGAGTAATATTAAAAGCACACATTACTACACCATATTTATGTATTGCAAATTTTATATCATTTAAATTTTTACCAATAACTTTTATATTTTCATCTGTTCCTGGTAAATGTTTAAAATTAATAAGAGCTTTAGCTACAGCAGTAAGTGTTGTTCCATCTCCACCACCTAAACCATCTATAGTTTTTGCATAATCATAAATTTGATTCATGTCTATTGTACTAGGATAATTATCTAATCTCCATCTAATATTTTCAGCATATTGCGATGCGGTATATGCAGCACATTTAGATGTTTGACCTTGATCCTCTGTCACTGTACATAAATCACGGGTATCTATCATATTAGGAGCAATAAAATTAGGGGTTGCTCCAAGTGCAGGCAAATCCTGTAAATTATTAGGTACTAAACAATATCCAACTTTAAATTCTTTCATATTAATCCTTTAAATTATTTATTCCACCATGGAGTAAAAAATGGATATGATGGTTGATTCGCAGTATTTGTAATAACGTTAGTATTTGTATTATCAGTACTGTCATTATTATTTGGAGTATCCGATATACATCCACCACTTAATAAACATATAACCATGCTTATTACTATTATTCTTTTAATCATAAATATTCTCCTATGTTAATAATGGTTCTATTACTTCTTCTACTTTTGGAAGAGTTGTAATAACCACAAATTTTTTATATTCTTCAAGTTCTTTTTTTGTCTTTGGGTAGACCATAAAACCAAAGCCATGTACTGCTAAATAGCAATTATTTCTAATAAGCCATGCTTCCTCAAAAGCCTCTAAAAGTTCAAGGAAAAGATCATCACATTCTTTCTGAGGTTTCATATTTGTTGCATACAAAACATCATGTATTGTTGCAGCCGTAATTTTACGTACGCCTGCAGGATTTCCTATAGTTGACCAGAAAAAACGAGGTATTGATGTTAAATCATAATCAAAATCTTTTTTAACTGTTATTACTTCATTATAAATTCTTACACTAAAATCTTCTAATAATAACCAACCATCTGTACCGTCATCATCATAAATAAAAGGTTGTAATTTTGGTAAAATACCTCTACTAGTTTTACCTATTTTAGAATCAACCCAAACGCCATCTATAAATGTTCCTATACAACAATCTTTTCCATATTTCATAATTTCTCCTATTTTAATTTATTTATAAATTCCCATTGTAATGGAATACCATCTAAATTTTTTCCTGCAAATGATCTTTTGCCTTTTGCACACATACCGATTAAACCACCATCTATTAAAGTTTTTATAGATGCATCTTTAATGGAATTGAAAATTTCTCCAGTATTAATACATTTAACGCTTTTACGTTTATTTGAGCGATCACTCAATAGATATGCGCTCATTTTTTTTCTAGTTTCTTCTGTATGTTTTTTATTTTTATTCCAGGGTATTATACCAGCTCTAGCAATACTTATTCTTTTTTTATGTTCTTCTGAAAGTTTTTTATTTGAACAAGATTCTCTAATTTTTCTTTTATGTTCCTCAGAAAGACGGCGACCCTTTTTATAGGAACCTATTTTAATTCTAGTTTCTTTAGAAACATAAAACTTGGAACTACCACCACCTTTAATATTATAATTATCAGATCTTTTAACAAAATCTTCATCGACCAAATAACTTTCCCACCAATAAGCTAATTCAGCACTTCCAAATTCATACAAAATTTCTCGTCTAAAATTATTATATCCATATTTTTTTATAGCATTATGAAATGAACGGTTACTTGTATTTTTATTTACATTACCCTGTCTATAAATTCCATTACCAATATATCCATCTTCAAGATTATTTGTAGAATGTACACCTATATAGATCTTGCCATTAATAAGATTTGTGGTTTTATAAACTATATTATATGTTTTTTCCATTATATCTATTTATTTGTTTATTTATTTCTTTGGTATGCCTAATAAAAGATCAATTCCTTCGAAGTCACTCTTAGAAATTGTTTCACCCGTATTTGCTTTAGAAACAATCTTCTTGTAATATACATGTATTTACTCCTGCAATTTTTATTTCTATTCCATCTGGAAATATTGACATTTAAAACTCCTTTATTTTACTAGAGGAATAGAAAAATCTATTGGAACATTGTTTGAAGAATTAGTTACAGGAGATTTATACGGAAAGTTTCCTTGAATTATGATCGCCTTATTATGATTTCCATAAGAACGTGATGCTTGATCATCACTAGTGGCACACCAGACTACGCCAGTTGAACTCGATTCATCACCTAATATATATTTATTATACGTAAAGAGATTCAACTGAGCATTCCAAGGACTACATCCTGACACACCTACTAACATCATACATACTAAACATATTGCTATTAACTTTTTCATATTATATAATTCCTTGTGCTTCTGCCATTTGTTTAATTTTCAAAGTAACTGCTAACATAATTTCTGCAGTATACATTGTTATATCTTGTCCAGTAACTGGACTTTTAAAAGTTAATGTTTGTGCATCTGTTTTAACAGAATCTTCTAAATTATTAATTCTAAGAGTTCCTTTTGAACCTATGAATGTATCAGGTGCTCTTAAAAAAGTACCATCTTCGTTTGCTTGTACCTTTTCTACATTTGCGATTAATGTTGATCCAATATTTGGATTAGGTGCTGTTATTTGAAGATTTGATAACCAAAAACTATTAAGATTAATTGGTTGTTGATTTATTACTGTTGGGTTTGTTAATGGTATTGCCATATTATTTCCTTCTGTTCTATTGAACGTTTATTATTTAACTATAAAACTTGAGTTTAATCTCATCTACTATTTGTTGATTTGCTTCTATTGATAAATTAAATGTTCTTGTTATATGTATAATTTGTTCATCTAATTTATTTTTTTGTTCATTTAGTTTAAATAAAACATCTTCTCTACGTTTTATTAACGAATCTAATTTTTCTTGTGCTTGTTCTAATGCATTCATATTATTCTATTAATCCTAATACATCATATGTTTGTGGGAATATATTAAAATTATCAATATAAAATGTATTCTCTGTATCTGCATTAATTATTGTAATTTTTAATATCGTTATATTGTTTTTAATTTGATTTGCTATATTAGATATATTCCATCTAATTGTTTGCCATTGATCTACATTTGTAATATTTGGTGTTATTTCAGATACGAGTGTTTCTGATGAAGTAGGGTATTTAATTATTACTATTCCAGCGCCTCCGGCCATACCTGCGTTGTATTCGCCTCCTCCACCGCCGCCACCACCTGTATTTTCAACACCTGCCGTTACACCGCCATTGAAATTTCCTTTACCTCCACCGCCCAGGCCTCCAGTAGATTGAGTTGTACCGCTGGAATGTGTAGCACCACCTCCACCACCTGCGTAATATATAGGCGATCCTGTTATAGAAATTTGTGAGCCATTACCACCATTACCGCCGTTTTCATAATTTCCATATACGTCTGTTGTATCTTGTCCTATTTCACTTGCGCCACCGCCGCCAGCTCCGCCATATGTTATTACATTTGTTACAGGACCACCAGAATTTCCTTGACCAACCGTACCTGTACCTCCAGTAGAAATATCAATACCATTATATTGGGCGCCTCCTCCACCTGATCCACCATTTGAACCTTTACCATATAATCCATCAACTAATACAAAATATGCACCACCAGCACCACCACCTACCGCAGTTAAATCATTAAATATGCTATCTTCTCCATTTACACCTTCTACTCCACCAGTACCTACAGTAATAGGATAATTATTTGGTGCTATATTATAACCTGTTTCATGTATTAATCCACCTGCTCCACCACCTCCGGCATTACCTGGACTATCACTTCCTTTTCCTCCTCCACCACCTCCTGCAACTACTAAAACTTCTGCAGATAATTGATTAGAAGTAGAAAAAATACCATCTGAAGTAAAAGTATGAATAGTATTTAACCCAGGAACTATTGAAGCATCTTCTGTTCCATTTCCTGCATTATAAAGTGCTGAAATATCTACTTGAGGAAGTATACGAGTATAGATACGAAAATCATCAAGTGATCCATTAAAATAAGGATTATATATTCCTGAGCCAGTATCATTTTGAATTCCTATTACTAAATATGGCATAGGATATATTCCAGTTACTAACATACCAACATCACTACTATTTATTAATACACCATCAACATATATTTGTTTTGAAGTAGCAGACCAAGTACTTACTATATGATGCCAATTACCATCTATTACATTACTACCTGCTACTCTATCAGGAGAACCACCATTTCCACTAAAAACATAGAAATATATTATCCCTGATGAATTAATATAAAAATTACGATCACAATAATTTCCATTATTGTAACCTCCAGCTGAAAATTGAGATACTCCCTGATCTGCAACAGTTGTTTTTATCCAAAAAGAAATAGAACTATCATTTCTAGGTAAATCATAATATATTGCTACGCCATCACTACTTCCATTAAACATTAAAGCTCTATTAATTTTTCCTGATGCATCAGTGATAATATCAGTATTTTGTTGTGCTGTTCCATTATTACTTGCTACAGTATCTTCTACAATAGTATTAGAAGTATTATCATTCATCTTATAATGAGCAACTATACCAGTAGATGTATCAGAAGCATCAGAAGTTATCGTACCACCTGTAGGAAATGATCCACTATATAATTCTAATTTTATATTGCTTCCAGTTCTTGAACTTCTAATATCAAATTTTAAATCTTTTACATTAGTTAAATCATTTGGAACAGTAAAAGATTTAGTAAAAGTAGCAGATAAAGCAACAGTAGAAGCGACTGCTTTTAAAGAATAATCACCTTGAGTTTTAATTGTTGCTTCTGAATATGCAACTAAATTTACTGCATCAGAAGTACTATAAGCAGCCCTCGCTAAAGTATCTGAAGCATATTCCATATTATCTATTTCTAATTTTGCCATAATTTAATTTTTAACTCCTTACATATTCAAATGAAACTATAAACTTTAAAACGTCACCACTAATACCTGTATTTATCCATCCAATATAATCACCTGCATCTACAATTGGATTATCAAAACTAGATAAACTTACATTACTTGTCAATAATGTCATATCAGTACTATTTATCTTCACTGGATTTAAACCATTACTATCACATTCAGTTAACATTCCTACAAGATTAGTTCCGCCCGTTTGAAAACCATGTATTCCGGTAATTGTTAAATCATATGGAGCTCTCCAGATAGAATATGTAGCAGAAAGAGATGGATTAGTTACAACAAATGATTTTGTTTGTGTAATTAATTTAGTAAGTTGTGCATCTACTGTTGTAGTATCATATGAAATAGCAGTTGCGGGATGTGAACTTGCTGCATCTCTATTAATTAGGGCGGCGTGATCTGTAGAAACTGCTGCAGTAGGAACACCTGTTTGTACTGTTCTAAAATCTGCTGCTTCAATAAATACACCTGTTGGAGTACCAGAAGTTCTTTGATAAATTACTCTATAAATAAGTTTCCATTCAGCTGTACTTAAATTAATAGTTGGTGATGCAGCATTTCTTGCGTTAGTTATATTAGTATAATCGCCTTGACTTATAACAGTATAAATAGGTTCAGCTGGATCATTTGTAGCATATACCCAATTTGTTGCATATCTATTATTTGTAATAGGCTGCAATGTTCCAGATCCATTGTCATAAGCGAGAACACCTCCAACCAATCCTTTTGCTGCAACAGAATTTCTAGTCATTCGCATTCCACTTGTTGCATTTCTATACCATAATGATGTAGTAGTTTGTGTTGATTGAGTATCAAAAGCAATATCTTCATCATAAATTTGACCCTGAGTAACAGATAACGCAGTACTAGTAAATATTCCAGTTAAACCACCATGATACATAGCACCAATATTAAAATGAGCCCATTTATGCCAAGATCTATTTCTCTCGAATGAGTGTCTTTCATCAGTTAAAGTAATATTACTTCCGTCTTTAAAAACAATAGCACAAGGAGCATTTTCTCCAGAAGATAAATCCCATGGTTCTGTTGATATTTGTAATGTTCCTGTATTATCAATATAGATATAAGAAATAGTCTGATCGGCCGTAAGTGTTACAATTTGAGATGAGTCTATTGTATGTTTACCCGTTCCATTTGTCCATATATTATAAGAAACATCAGTAGGTGCAATAATTATATCATATTGGTCTAAAATTTCTGTGTATACTGCTAAGAAGTGTGAGTCGGTTCTATTCTCAAATCCTGAATATTGTTTATAATCATTAATATTCTTATCAAAGTCAAAATATCCAGAAGTATTATGCCAAGAAGGAAATTGACCATCAACAGTTAAAGCAATTCCATCAACATCTGAAAGATCTTCTAATCTAGGAGATATTCTTATATTAACTGAAATAACACCATTAACTGTGTGTTTTACTTCAACTATACCAACAGAAATAAAAGTATTTGGAGCTGAAGGCGGTGTAGCAGTAAGTTTTCCAGGATGTGCAGCATCTACATATAATTCATCGCCTTCAGTATATGCATTTGTATTTAATCCGTGTACTTTACCAATTTTTGTAACTCTAACAAGATTATTAACAGTATTTCCTCTAGTAACAACGCCTATACAGGCATTTCCTATAAGTGAATTTGTTATATCAGTTAAGCCAACTGCTTGTCTATTTCCTGAAACACCTTTTATAGAAACAACATCACCATCTAATAAAGTAACGCCTGCAAGATTTGTATAACAATCTACTACTTCTTTTCCAAGTTCTAAAGAACCATCTTCTACGCCAAAAGATAGAGTATGTTCATCAGCATTATAAACCAAATCACCTTGAGCAATAGATGTAAGACCAGTAATAGGTGTAAAAGATAATTTATCTTGAATTAATGCTGAAGATAAATCTTGGCTAATAGAATAACCGTTTAATATATCAACTTTTGTAGACAAACCGCTTGTAGAAGTTGTAATTAATGTTCTTATATCATCATGCGCTATTATAGAATTATTATGACTAGAAATAGAACTTGTTACAAATGTTTCAGATGCATGTCCACTTAAAATATATCCAGATGGAACATTTATTTCAGAAGAATATATAGGTAATCTTACTACAGGTCTATCAGCAAAAATATCACCCCAGCCCTGTGCTGTTGGATTTGTAACAAAACTTGTAACATTTGGAGAAAATCCATATGTACCATAATATGATGGAGCATCTCCATCATAAAATACACCGGTAAGAGCTGAGCATGAATAAAAGGCGCTGTCAATATTTTCAACTTTTCCAACATATGCTGTTTTTAAATTAATACATCCTTCAAAACATATATCAAAAGCTGTTTTTAGAGCAGGAAGATTTATTGTTTCTAATAAAGGTTCATTCCAAAAACACATAGAATCTATATGTTCAATATTACTAGCATCAATTGACGTTATAAAAGATGGTACATAATTATCATCTACAATACGAGTAAACGCATTAGCTCCTATACGTGTAACAGGCAAACCGTCTATTATATCTGGAATAATTATAGAGGTGCCGCTTGGCCCAATATATTGTGTAATAGTAATATCATTTCCATCACTAGACCAAGTAAAATTATTATTTATATAATCAGAATTTTTCCAAGTTGAAGAAACTGGAGCATATGAAGATAAGCTATTTGAAACATTAGTTACAGAATCTCGTATATCACTATGAGCAACTATATTAGTATTATGAGAAGATATTGCTGATGTTACAAACGTTTCTGTTGCTAAGCCTATTATACTAGGAATATTTCCAGATAAATCGATAATATCTTGTTGAATATTTTCAATATTTCCAGATAATGTACCAATATCTTGTTCAATATTAACAATATCACCTGATAATGTTTGAACAAGAGAATCTACATAAAATTTTGAACTTATTATTTTGTTTGCCATAAAATATTATTCCCCTACGAAAATTGTGTCTGGATAAGGTGCTATTGTTCCAGTTGTTTCTGCTCTTGTTTGGGCATTAAATATACCGCCATAAATGCTAGCACTGTTATTTACAAAACCATTAAATGTTCCACTAACTATATCACTATTATTAATTACATTTCCAGTAAATATACCACCCTCAATAGTATTGTAATTTTCTACATTTCCAATAAATGTACCACCATAGATATTTCCATAATTTACAAAATTACCAACAAAATTACCACTATTCATAATACTATAATCGGAATTTACATTTAATAGACAAAAGCCTGTTATATTTGTAGAGTACATATCAGGAATATAAACCTCTCTACTTACACCAGTGGCATATGCTAAATTATAATCTAAATAACCTTCTCGCCATGGAACAACTGTAGGGTGTGCGCCGGTTCCATCGATATTAGCACTCCAACTATCTAATTCTTCCCATGCACCATATTCCCCAGCTCCGGTGAAATACCATGTCTTAGGATTTATTGCCCATTTCGCAAATAGATTAGTATTAAAATTAACAGTAAATGTACTTCCAGAAGAATAATTTGTTCCTGTTCCTCCACTTAAAGTATTCCAATCATTAAAAATATATCCATATTTAATAAGATTTCCAGTATTTCCTAAAACAGTAACACTAGAACCACTAACATAAGGACTATTTAAATCAACTGGAACGTTTCCTAAATCATTACCATTTCCAAAATATTCTAGAGTATATGTTACTGGTGGATTTATTAAGTCTTGTATTAAAACAGGGTCTCCTATTACTAACATTATATCATCGTTTTCAATATTTGTTTCTAGCCAAACCTCGTGACAATATTCTGAAAGAGAAGGCGTTTTATTTTTAAGATAAACCGTTGGCATATATTTCATTTGATTTATTTGACCTAAATCATCTAAAATCAAATATGAACTTAACGGAAGATTACTATCAATTATATTTCCAGAAGCATTAAATATTGGAAAATTTCCACTTGTTGCAGAATAAACTTTATCAATTTTATTATTTAATGCTGATAAATTTTCAGCAGATAAACTAGAAATAGAACTTGTAACAAAAGATTCAAGAGCATAACTACTTAAAATATTAGAATGTGCAGTTAAATCTATATTATGAGAAGAAATCGAAGATGTAACAAACGTTTCAAGTGCATATGCAGATAAACTATTATAAATAATGTTTACCGTAGATGTTAAAGCATAGCTACTTAAATCTTGATCTCCTGTATTTATTCCTGTTAAATTTGTTGCATATATATCTCCAGTAAAAGTAGCGCCAGTAATAGGTGCATACTGAGACATATCCGGATTAGGAATTGAAGATATTGCAGATGTTACAAAAGAAATAGTAGAATATGCGCTAAGGCTATTATTTACATCTGTTATAGATGTTCTAATATCTTGATGAGAATTTAAATCTATATTATGTTCAGAAATAGAACCCGTTACAAATGTTTGTAAAGCATATGGCGTTAAATCTGGAATATTGCCTGATATTTCATCTACTAATATATTTAAATTTTCAACATTTCCTGATAATTCTTCTATATCATTTTCTAAATATGTTAAATCTTGGTCACCTGTATTTATTCCAGTTAAATTGGTAGCATATATATCACCATAAAAAGTAGAACCTGATAATGTTGCATAACCGCTTAAATTATTAGATAATTCATTAAATAAATTAGTATAGTCTATTACAATAGAACCAGCAGATAAATATAAAGTATTTATATCAGCACTTAATTCTGAAATAAATGTTCTAATATCTTCATGTGATATCGGAGATATATTATGAGACGATATAGATTCTGTTACAAAACTTTTTGTAGCAAATTCTATATAATCAGATATTTGAACACTTAATACAGGTGCCGCTAAATTTGAAACTTCTACATCTATCTTACTCGCCATTTAAAAATCCTTTAAAATATAATATTATTTATTATATTTTAAAGATTAAATAGTAAACATAATATAATATATTTTACTAGAATATAAAAAATCTACAAATAATTTGTAGATTTTTTATATTATCAAAGACTAAAATTTTAAAATGAAATGTATTAAATTACACCAGTGACCTCGGCCATTTGTTTAACTTTAAGAGTTACTGCGTCTATAATATCCGCAACACTTAATTGTATGGGCTGACCTGTAACTCTACTAGTTATAGTAACAAGTCCCATATCAGTGGCACATGCTTTATATAAATCATTTATAAAAATACGTCCTACTGTACCTGTTGTATTATGTGGAGCTTTTGTATAAGAGCCATCTGCATTTTTCTGAACCTTTTCAACAGTTGCCATAAGTTTTACTTCTTTATTTGGATCAGATGCTGATATATTTAGATATGATAACCAAAAACTATCAAGATTTAATGTTTCTGATGTTACTGTTATAGGGTTTTGTAGTGGAATTGACATATTATATTTTCCTTGTTTTAAATTTATTTATTACTTTCTTCTATTTTTACTTCATCTTTTTTAAGCGCGTCTAAAAATGGTTTAATCATGGTTTCTTTTACTTTTTCATATATTTTTGCCATTACTTCTATTTGAAGTTTTTTATGATTAAGTTTATCCAGATTTGGTATACCTTGATATACAAAACCACAACAAGCAACTCTAGCAGAATTCATTATTTCATCAATATTAAATTCTTGTGGAGAACATAACCAAAAACCGAAACGTTTATCACATGGATATCTTAATGCATATGTTAGATCATTTTTAGCCAATCTAGCAAGTCTAATACCTATTTCATAATCCTCAAAACAGTCATGCCATGCCGGGTAATTTTTAGCAT